CACAAACTTTACAGGTATTGAATTGCATAACCGACTCCGTTTTGTTTACCATGTATCAAGTATAAGTTCAAATGAACCACAAATCAACTTTTATTTGCTTTTACAGGCGGGCCGCTTCTTCAGCGGTTTCCACCTTGTAGCAGAGTGGCAACGGTTCGCCGTTCTCGCCCTTGCAGAAGTCGTCATGGCGATTGGCATGGCTCAGCATTTCAGCACAACCACGGCAGTAGAATTTCATGCTACCACGATTGTACCAGGTAGCTGATGCTGGCCGCAGGCATGCGCTATAGAAGCAGGTGCCGCCATAAAGGCCAGCATCGGCCGGCTTCTTAGGCCGCTCATAGCGCAACGTGTCTTCACTTTTGGGAACCGACGCCCTGGAATTGTAGGAGGACTTGGTGGATTTGGATTTTACTTTGACGAGCTTGCCGTTTACGGTAGTGTATGCCATTATTGTTCGTATGCCAGGATGGCGAGAGGTTTATCACCCAGCACAGTTGGCTGGCCTTTGATTGCATTTGCGAGTTCATTGCGTGCCGAATCTTTCATCGACAGTTCACCCATTACCTGCGAGCGTGCCGTCTCGATATCACTTGCGACCGCAATAAAGCGGCCAATATCAGTGTCCCACAGGTAGACCGTCAAAGCATTGGTTGCCATATTTCCTCCAAGTAGATACCACATTATAGGTTCAAATGAACCAAAGATCAACAAAAAAGCCACACTAGGTGGCTTTTAGGATCACACGCTGGTACCAGTGACATGAAACCTTTACGCGCCAGAGCACCATTTCTGGTAGGTCTACACTTGGGCACTCCGGAGCTCGTGCGCTTCTCCGGATAGGTTGATAGGACTATCTCAACAGCAGGCGATTTACGGTGTCCACCGCCACGTTTCCGTGTCACCTAACCGCATGGTAATACGTCTGGTACTACCATGCAAGCTTTTTAGTCAGCATCAAAAGCACTGACGTATACTGGGCGACCCACCAGCTTAACCAGTTCCGCTGAAGCAGTTGCACGATCAAAACGGTTGCGGATACGTGGGTTGGTGCTGAACGTGTAACCGGTGCCCATGTGGCCGGGCTGGTATTGGTACGACTTGCCAGCTTGCAGATCTGCAACGATCTTATTAAGGTCTTCTGGAGTGAAGAAACGCTTGGCAGGGCCCAGGTTGAATTCGCGGGAATTTGCCAGACGTGCTTGAGCAGCTTTGACACGCTCGATTTGTTCAGGAAGCTCTTTGGCGATAGCCGCGGCAGTATCGATATAAAAGCTATCATCGTGGCCACGGCGGCTGAACGTGAATTCTTTGCCTTGTGCTTTGTACTTGGTATCGCAGCTTGGCGCACGATCGTTGCCGTTCCAGAAGCTGAATACGACGCTCATACCTTCGCCTTCGCGGATAAACAGCATGACGTCTTCCTCGCCGGGAATCACCATTCCGTTGTATTGTGGAGCCAGAGTTTGCAGTAGGGCAGTTACTTGATCACGAAAAGTTGTCATATTACCTCCTGTTTATCATGTTCGTATGATAAGTTCATTTGGTGTTTTAGTCAAGCATCTCGCTCGAAAAGGATGACTTCCGGATGACGTGCTGCGGCAGCAGTCATCATCCGACGCAGATACAATTCGCCGTCGGGTTCATAACGAGAATTCGAGATGTTTCGTTTGCTGGACTTAGCATATTGGAACAATGCCTCAACGATCGCTTTGGAGACACCGCCCTGCTTGTATTCATCATGGGTGCTAATGTAGCCCACACCGATGGAATTTTCATGCCAAACAGTCGTCTCTGATATGGCCGCAACGCCGACCAATTGCTCACCGCGTAAAGCCGCAAAATAGGTACGACTTTGAGTGTTCAGGTTGTGACGATTGAAGTTCCAGATATGATCGCCGACGTCAGCGTCGCGAAGGATGTAAAGGTCTTCGTAGGTCTTAATGATGCGAACTTCAATTGGCTTAGCCCAGTTCGCATCAACTTCACGTTGCCGTGCTTGCGCCTCAGTGCCGTGTTCTGGACAGTCTGGATCTTCAGCGATCCAAGGGCCACCAATAATATAGCATTCGCACATGATTCCTCCAAAAGTTGATTACATTGTACGTTCATTTGGGCCATTAATCAACTTCTGGTTGAGGCTCAGGGACCAGCAAGTGTGCAAAACGCAACTTGAACAACGTGGAGGCAGCGTCATTGCCATTAATGCAAATGGGAAATATCATTTCAAAATTAACTCGAGCCGTCCACCAGTCAATTTCTTCACTGGTAGGTTGGGATTCAAACCAGTTATATATTTCTGGGTTAAATACATGCCAGCTGTCAACTGACAGATAAAATTTATTGATTGCCATATTGATGATGTAAAAAAGCCGCCCGAAGGCGGCTTAGCGGATACCACAGTGAGGCGCCACTCTCAAAGGGGGTGCGTGTCAAGGAGTCTTCGTACGCACCACCAGACGAAATGTTTCAACCCCAGCACTTAGGCTCGTCACACCACTATAGTAACAGGTATATCAAGCGAGGTCACGAGCTTTGCGGATATTTTCCGCACAGTCCATGAATTGTTGATACAGCTTTGGATTACGGAAGGCTTCGATCTCGCACAGACGAATTGCAATCTCGATGTTCGCCTTGGAATCCAGTTCAGCCGCTGCTGGGGTGGCGAAGCTTGCTACCGGGTCGTTTTCCTTAGGCTTGACGCCCATCTGGAATGGAACGCGGTTTTCAAACGGCTTAACCACCAGTTGTGTGATCTTGGCATCGGCTGCCCAGTAGCAATAGCCCGCACCTGGATTACCAGGCTGGATTTGCTTGCGTTGGATCAACTTGTCGTTGGTGAGGTCTGCCAAAATACCAGTTGCCGTTTCCTTAGCACCGTGGCCCAGGAGTGCAAACTTGGTACGAATTCGCATTGACGTGATACCGGGATTTGTTTCGATCAAGTCCAAGATGAAATCAACTTTCTCTTGGGCTTTGTTTTTGATTGCAAGTTGAGCATCCGAGATACCACCGGGCAATTCAATACGATCGTTGTTGTACCAGAAGTAATAACCCTTGTGGAGCTTGTCGGCGTCGATCGGCACACGATAGAAAGTTTCGGTCTCGACCAAGCGAGCGATCAAGCTATTGACGCGATTCTTGAGCTGTTCGGTCAATGGTTCGTCGGTGGCGCCGCAGCGTATATCGAACGAAGTTTGGCCTGGGTTTGCTTTCACGTAGTCGATGATTTTCGACTTCAGGGTTGTGGAGTCCATTGTTTCTCTTAGTTAGTGTTGAACAATTGGTGCCAGTCTATACTGGCATTGTGCCAAACACCAAAACTAAGATTTCAACTTCATGCAGAAACTTCGTCTGCCCAGTCACCCGACAACGTGGCACCCTTGCGACCAAGCGGGGAACGCTCCAAAACGCCGTCTGGCTTGACCCATGCCACACAGTTGTCCAAAGCTACACCGAAGGCGACTTTGTCTTGGGCGCGACTGGTTACGACACGGATGATATCCCAGCCAAGCTTATATAGCTTTGCGAAGGTTGCAATTTGCTGATCGGTGGCGAGGTTTTGCATTTTATCTTCGCAGATCCACGCAAAGCGAGCATTGATGCCCTGGCTACCGCGCACCATATCATGCGTGAGTGCGGTGATAGACAGTTTATCTTCGCGGCTTACCTTGAATGCAATGCGTTGTGCCATTTGTTGCTCCGTGTCTTTAACGTAAAAACATGATAGCACCAAATGAATCAAAGGTCAACAAAAAGGCCCACCGAAGTGAGCCTCTATTGACTGGTTACCAGATTACTTATTGTTGACCGCCAGGTAATGGCACAGTGGAATCATTTCATTCCAGGTTTCGGCAATACCTGCCAGCGTAGTGCTTTTGCCTTTTTTGGCCGAGAATTCTTTCGTCCAGTCATGGATTTCACCGTTTACCGCATCGAAGCCTTCCTGCTCTTCCATCACGTTGCGCAGTGCATCCTTGGCGATATACCGGCAGTTGGACAGGTTGGTGAGGTCGGCAGTAGTGCGTTGTTCGACCATGGTGAATTTGTTGCCCTCGATAGTGTACTTGGCGTTCTGGCCTAGGTTGCTGATGGTAAACAGCACTGCCAGCAGATCAATTTCGGGATTGGTCATACGTCGATCAGCTTTTTTCAAAGCTGCCATCTTATCAGTTGTAATTTCGCCGACCTTGCGAGCTTTTTGCACAAGATCGTACCAGGCTTGCTGCACTTCAGGTTTCAAGGCCGATGCAAGCTGACCTTCACGCGGGTACAGATTGATGCCAGTGTGGCTTGGTGCTTCTTTGTGGTAAACGTTCAGGGCGATATGCGTGCGATGGAATTCAATCGTACCGCGCAGCGTGCCATCGGCCGAATCACCTACCGCCCGAGTTTCGTAAGATGGTTCCAGGTTCAGGCCCGCAAAATCGAAGCCGGCGAATATCTCGGCCGCAAATGCGTTCGCCTTGATGTTCCAATTACGGCCATATTCGATCATGGCGTGTTGTTGAGCCACATAAGCGGCCAGTGCGTCGATGTCACGTTCGAGCGATTGTGGATTACCGCGCTGGTTCGAGAATTCTTTTGTGTCGACCAACATAGCCTCCAGGCCTTTGTTAACCGTTTCTTCGTAGACGATGCCATCCATTTTGGTGGGAATATCGTTATGCTGGACCTCTACAGTCACGTTATACGGCAATTGATACGTTTCTGGGTAGCGAGTACCAAACAGACTTGCGGTTTTAGCTGACATCGGCTCCTGGTTCAGTTTTTTGAAGAATGCGGTCAGGATGTCTGCTTGTGCTTGGGTCAGATTTGGGATCATGTTTTACTCGCTAGTGCGTTTAAGATGTTCCTATTATAGATTCAAATGAACCATTAATCAACAAAAAAGCCACCCGAAGGTGGCTTCTTGAATCAAGTATTTGATTAAGCTGGGTCTGTTACCGTTACCGCGATAGTAGCAGTCACGGTATTCAGTGCAGTGCTCGTGATCGTAATCGTTGCCGAACCAGCAGCTACCGCAGTCACCAGACCGCTTGCTGATACAGTTGCAAAGCCAGTTGCGGACGACGTGTAGGTGACAGTCTGAACAGCACCAGCCGGAACAACCGAGGCAGTGATCTGACTGGTGTCACCGACCACCAGAGTCATAGTGGCTGGTGAACGTGTGATGCTAGTTGGAGCAGGTGGTGGGGTTGGTACCACTTCCAGAGCTGCTTGAGTTGCCGATGCCGAACCAAGAGTCCACGACAGAGTTGAGCCATCAGTTGTGTTGCACGAAGCCGACATCAGTTTCGATACGTAACGAACAGTGCTCGATGCATCAGTGATCTGGATGGTTGCTTGACCAGCAGCCAACGAGGTTGCTTGTGCGGTGGTGACCACGAGGTCAACGGTGAACATGTTTGTGCCGTCAGCGGTAACCAGGTACTTGACTGGACCCAGTTGCTTGACGATGTAGCCGGTTACGACTGCGGTGCCGTTATGGAAACGAACACGAATTTTACCTGGCTCTGCGCCAAAGTTTGAGTTGTTGATTGGACGACCCATAAGTATCTCCTGAAAAGCCATTTCGCAATGACATGATTATGAGGTATTTATGACTTTTCAGTGAATCGTCGCTGAGGTTATTTGCCCACAAATCCTTCGGCTTTGATGGCCATACGTTCACGCCCCATAGCCTTCAGGAGACGATCGGCGCAGGAATGATGCAGCTCAACTTGATAGTGTGTGTGACGGCCAATAGTCGCCGTCGCGGAGGAGATCACCTGCCCATGGAATTCTGGTACCGGACTGTTATTGGCGATGGTCTCGATAGGATGACCACATGCGTCGCAAATGACTTGGATTGCCATGATATTCCTTAGTCGACTAGATGATAGGTGAAATAGATATGACTGCCGTTTTGGCGTGTCATTTTGCGAGTGCGAGGATGTGCAAGACCACCCAGGGTACAAAAGTACAAGTAGGTGATTTGGTTTGCTGTCGTGCAAGGCATCATGCGCTCCTTAATAGATGTTCCATTATAGAGCCACATGAACGAAAAATCAACTATTGTCTTTCCCTCGATTCGTCTTGATGATGAACCAGAAATTCAGTCCACACGTTAGTACCAGGGCAATTGTTGCCACCGTGACTTGGAAAACTACGCCCGCGCACTCGGCCATCATTACTTGAATTTCCATACAAGTGTCTCCTGTTATTTTCCACCAATATAGCATGATATGGTATTTAGAAGACAAATAAAAAAGCCCGCCGAAGCGAGCTTTTTTGAGACTTGGATGATGAGGTATGTCTCTACCCCCACCGTTTAGGCTGCTACAGCCTGACGGAACGAAGAATCGTTTGCATTTACAACGTGCCGACTTTTATTTTCGTGAATCATCGACTTTCACGTGTTGTCATCTTCGGCTTATTCACCCTGTCGAAACCAGGTCAGGCCCATCATATAAGATTCTCTCGCTTACGTCTCGCGGGATACTGCGCTTTATCCTGATAGTGGCCAGCGAAGTTTATCATGCGCTGCTGGTCTAACCTACCGAAAATCTATATGGTGGACCTGTGGGGAATCGAACCCCAGTCCAGAATGCCTCTACGTCCAAATCTGTCAGTTGCCTGACCACAACAATGTAATGCGCCTATCAGGCGGGGTAAGCCCCGTCATCAATGCGTATTGGTTAGAATACGTTTCCCCTGTGACCGCTCGAAGTGTCACCCCTGTACTCAGTACCCTAACCAATAAACATTTGCAAAATCGTTTAAGCGTGAAGGGAGTCGAACCCTTGAGCGCCCTGCCGCTACGTTACCGTAGTGTCTGACTCGAACAGACCACTAGGCTCTCCATGCTCTAGTATGTACTCAACCGGGAGATGCCTACCACCCACTGGACCTAAACTTTTTGCTGGTGACACATTACTGCATCACCAAGACCACAGTATATGGCAATCCATACATGCGGTCAAGCATTATTTACCACTTTGTTTAATTCATATGCGAATAATCATCTGCCATATGAGTGCGCAGCTTCTTCAAAGCCGCCACCTCAATCTGACGAACACGTTCGCATGAAATATTGTACTTGTCTGCCATCGCCCGCAACGGCACACCAGCCCCTTCATCATTTACCAGGAAACGTTGCTCGATGATATACTGCTCGCGTTCGTTCAACTTTTCCATGTACTTCTGGAGGCCGGTTGTCTGAAGTTCAACCATACGCATACTGGACAATACGTTGGTGGGTTCCAGCGTGTCGTCACTCAGATAATGGTATACGAAGTCATCCATATCAGCACTGTCAAGGAACTGATTGGTTGGAGGCACATCGATGGAGCTATCACCGCCACGCATACGCATTTCAACTTCACGCACGTCTTCTGGTCTGACCTCCAACGCATCAGCGGCCCATTTGATCTGTTCTTCGGTCATGCTGCGCCCTACTTCCAAACGACTACGCAGGTTGAAGAACAGCTTGCGATGAGCTTTGGTAGTGAAGCTTTTCACTATGCGAGAATTGCGAATCACATAGTCCATCATCTCTGCTTTGATCCAGGGAATCGCATAGGTGGCAAAACGCACATTCTGGGCGGGATCGAAGCGATGAATTGCTTTCATCATTCCAATACTTCCTTCTTGAACTAGATCATCTTGGCTCATGCCGTAGAATTTCAATTGACGGGCTTGGCTCATGACCAAACGCATATAGCTATGAGCCAGTGCGTCAATTGCCTTTTGATCATTGTTTCTCACTCGTACCCACAGCGCATCTTCTTGCGGCGGGGTAAGCATGGGAAACCGCATGGCGGTGCTATGGTAATTGTCAATGCTGCTGAGGTTTACCGTAACACCAAGGTTCAATGGCTTATTAATACCAGTAGCGTCAAGTTTCATTCTTATTCTGCATTATTGTAAGTTCATGCAGTATAGAGCAACAATCACTTGACGTCAATGCCGTATGAATATTACATGCGAGAATTTGCCTCAACGGAGATATAGTTCTTCTCTTCAGTGGTCCAGCGCACTTTGACGTTCGGGTATTTTGCCTGAATTTCATCAACGATTTTCTGCATCTTGGCACCCCATTCGTCATCCAATTCTTCCCAGTCGTAGTCTTGTTCGTCACCATCTTCAAGTTCAGCATCGACCGGAATCTGCCAACCACCCCAGTTACGAACCTCGAAACTATAGCCCGTCCCTTCTTTTGCAATATCACGCCATTCACCAGTATAACCTGAACTATACCCAAGTTTTCCAGACGACATTGCCGATTTCATCAAGGAACGAATCCGTGATAAAACGTCTTGCATTTCTTGTGGTGATGCTTTGGCGATAGCCTGTGGTTCAGCTTTTGGCTTAGGTGCTTCTACGGGTTTTGGATCAGATTGATCTTTCAAGGCAAGATTACCCTTACCATACGATACTCGCCCACGTCCTGGCACCATTTGAGAACTAGTCCATTCCCAACGCCCCAAAGGTTGATTGGTCTCTGGATTATAGTACATGATGACTTGATTCTTCTTACCTGAACCATAGCTATGCAATGACGGCAAGTTAGGCGCATCAATATAGGCGATTGGAACATCGCCAAAGGTTTGCTTTATAGCATCTTTAAGCTCCCGAATTTCAGTCCAACTGGTATATTCGTTAAATTTTGGATTGGTGGGCAATGGTGGAAGTTCTTTCTTGGGCTCGGGTTTTTGTTCCACGGCTTTCGGTTCAACTTTAGCTGCTGGTGCTTTCGTCGTTGGCGCCGCTTCTTTGCCTGGTTTCTTCGCAGGCATGAACGGTTCTTTGGCCAAGACGTATTTGAATCCACCACCGTCTGGTGTTCGGAAACCCACAATACCAACTTTTGGATCCATGTAGTAAACCGCACCACCAGCTTGTGGCTTGCTTTCTTTCCACGCGGTAGCGCCCAGCTTACGTATGCCAGCTTCAAATTCAGCTTTGGAGGAGAGGGGATTTGCGAGGTCGAACTTGTTCTTGTAGTTCGCCTCGAGGATGATTTGATTGTAACGCATGAAATACTCCCAATTAAGAGAGTATTTATCCGTGGCATCAATCTACTGATTTGATGTTTTTCAATCGTTGCTGCTTGATTTCTTCTTCACGCTGGATTCCCCAACCGATCATTTGATCAGTAAATGCCTTGCGCATTGCAGGGTTTTCACGGAACTTTTTATCAAATCGCCAGACGAATGCTCGATAGACGATTTGATAGTCAAACCAGGCAATCAAGCGAGCGATCATATTATGCCACAATGTTGTGACGTTCCATTGCGGCCTGGATGGCATCAAGGTCAACATGATGCCGTGCAATCGCACGTTTCAGTTCAGACATATACTTGATGTCCCAGAACAGATTGAATTCGTTTGGCAAGTGCGGATCGCGTGCTTGCGGGAAGTCGTTCAGTTCAGTGCGCGGTTTCCAGGACTTGAATTCGTCCATGGATACAGTATGGCCACCAGCCTCATCGTCGAAGTAATAATGGATGCGTTGTTTGGCACCATCATAGCCATAGGTCTTTGCAATACGACCACATGGTAGTTCATAAAAAATACCTACGGTATTCATTGTTATCTTTCTTGCCTCTTTGGGCATGTTGTAATTCGTCATGAGACGTCATGGTTCGTCACCAGTGCGACAAACATTAACGGGATGACCCAAGTGTCAGATTAGTCTCGCCACTCGCCTATACCATCCCAATTGGATGATAACACAGTTCTGGCAACTGAGCGAGCTACTGGATGATTGAAACGTGGATCGGATATGATGGCATAGAAGACGTCCTGCATGTCTTCCAGATTTGGCGGGAGTTGTTGACCGAATTGACGTACTTCGTTTTTGAATTGAGCAATCTGCGCACGATTGTGGGTTTTAAGCACTTCATAATCGCAGATCACACACTCCATGAGAATGAAGAAGTCGATGACGTAATATAGACGTTCCTGAGAGATCACAGTGTAATCAACTCCGTGGTTTCGCCTGTTTTCGGATCACGCCACATCACCTTGCTACCAGCGTCTTGGTGGGCAAGGATCGTCGCCTGCAAGGCCAGGGCTTTGCGCACGACTTCGGTGTATGATGATGCTTCGGTTTTGTCCTTGAGACGTTTTAACCGGTCGTATGCACTTGCGGGTAATTCCAATTGAACACGCGTCTTAGCCATTGTGTTGCTCCGGCCACAATTCATTGATACGTGCGATGAACAGATCAATGTCGCGGAATACTTCGTCAGGGTTGGAGAAGGCGATGCAGTCTTCTTGACTTGACCGCCACAGTCCATATACGTTCAGGATTGGGCGATGTGCAATGGTGTATTCTTGCCCATTGTATTGGAAGTCGAAAAACGCCTCAGCATTTGGATCATATGCACCATCGCGTATGATCGTTAAGTGGGGCAGCTCCGCTTTCAACCTATCATCAATTTTCATAACTGCCTTTTTGTTAGGCACCCCGGGTGGAATCGAACCACCGACCCTTCGATTAAATATCGACCGCTCTATCGTCAAAACTATTCAACAGGTCAACAGCGGGACGTCACTCGCTATCTTGCTGTCTAGCCGTTTATTCAATTCCACCGGCGACCGTCGTCACCTTATGTGGTACCTCTGAGCTACGGGGCATTGCTTGGTTAAAAGATGATTGCTCATCTCTTGAATTCTTGGCGTCAACTGCCGGATTCGAACCGGACGACGGAATACACTTTTGACCTCTATGAGGCGGGTATGCCCTTACTTTCACCGTTAGGCTGTCCACTTCTGCCCATGCCATTCAGCAAAGACATATCTGCGGCGTTCGTTCTGCCAGACTGAACTAAGTCAACAAGTATGGCGGGGAATTGAACCTCCAGTCCAAAATGAGCAGCACCATGGCGCCGTTTCACTTGGCCCTAGTTTCCTAGGCTGCTTCCCAAAGCAGCGTCGACCATACAATGTGGGTTGGAGTAACTTGGCGATTTAATCCGGGACTCTGCATTCTTGCCCGACTTCATGTTTCGCCACCTGAAAGCTAGTTTGTCTAGTCCTCACCACGGAGTCAATAGTACAGCAAACCACGGAAGTTCGCAACACTATTGACACCACATTCACTTGCGGGGTTTCTTTATTGCACTGAAAAGTAGCATCAATGCAACACCGGTAAGGAACATCACCCAACTTTCAGGCTCTGGAACAGGAGTCGTAATGGGTGGAGTGACGATTGGCGGAACAATCGGTGGAGTAATTACAATGCAGCAACCACCGCCACCACCACCGCCATTGTCGATCGGGCTCCACGGAGTGAATCCGTGCCAACCGTTACCGCCAGGATTCACCAATGAATTGTTGGGCTCACCTGAGCCAGTAGTGATACTCCCTGGGGCAACATTTGACGCACCACCACCCCCGCCTCCGCCACCACCTTCAGTTGGTTCTGCGGGTTGTTCAGCTTGTGCTTGAGCAACTTCAGCAGTTTCACCACCACCTTTATGTGAACCAGTAGTTACCTGGGTTTCCGGCAACCGCTTCACACGGCTGATATTTTGGCAAATAGTTGGTACCAGGATACAAGTTTCGCCCTCGCAGTACACCAATGCTTCCTCTTTACGAGTGGGTGACCATTTGTCACGAGTTGTTGCCAGACAGATTTGCGGCTTAGCACTCTTGCCACCAAAGTGCATATCGGTGATGGTCGACTCATATGCGTGGATGCCAGTAATTCGATCTTTCGTGATGGTCACGACTTCATCGAACTGCTTTTTCTCCAAACGCTGTTTGAACTTAGCCCGCAGTTCAGGCGAAAGATCACGATAATGATCAATCGCATTCGAGACGGCGCCCTTGTAGGGATTGACACCTGGGTTGTCCCACGAACAGGTGTCAAGTATTACCGCTTGGGAACTGGCCATGGTCCCCAGGAACAAAAGTCCCATCAATGCCTTAAAAAGTTTCATATACAATTCCTCAATTGGTTGCCCTATATATCATATGGCGCAATCGAATGGTATATTAAAATTATGCTAATTCATAAAACCAAATCATCAACTATTTGATATTTGCCTTGATCTGGCAACCAAATGAATGTATCATGTATTCATTAACTGGAGGGAATATGAAAACCATCTCGGCAACGGTAACTCAATATCAAGCAGATGACGGCACGCCATTCGACAGCGAAGCGGCATGCAAGCTGTACGAGGATGAACTGAAACGCACCTCCTACTGGATCGTGTACTTCAATCCAGACCTCACGGAAGGGCGGGGCACGCAGTATTCCACGGCATTCAGTGTGGTCACGCCATACGGCAAGAGTGATGCGCAAATGTGGATGACGGACTACTGCATGCAGAAACATGGTCGCCCAGTGGCATTCGTGCAAGGCGCATCGCCATGCCCAAACTGGACTCTGAGTGAGCTCGATCGCAAAGCATACGAAGCCCACAAGGCCCGTACTCCTGATCGTTACAACCAGCACACGGTTGGCGTGTTGAAGCTGAAAGGTGACGACAAGCTGCACTACGCCTTGACCTTGGTCAAATAGTCGTAAAAAAGCCCCTAGGCTAGGGGCTTTTTGTTTGGTGGCGAGAGGAGGGGTCGAACCTCCAATGTGCTACACATTGACAAATATGCGTGCTCGAGGATCCGGATCCAATTGGCCGCCCTACACTCGTCAACTTAGAACACTCTCCAGCTCATCGGCTGGCGTATCTACCAATTCTACTACCCCGCCTAAAATGTAATGGTGGATGACCGTTGGTGTGCTATTACGCCCAATGCTCAACGGGTCTTGTACGACATCGCGCTTACTCTAATCCCTTTACCCTCAGCGCTTACCTAGGGGCCGTTATCCTTCGGCATCCTGTAGTCATGGGCTACGCCCCATAACATGATGACCAATTTCCTGCCAGCTGGGAAATTGTTGCCATCTTATCGTACAAACTGTACTTGTCCTTCCCCGGTGGATTATGCGCGATGATTGCCACCATCTGAAGCTGGGATCGCTTCCGCCCTTATCCACTTTGCAACTCTTTAAAGGATGGCTGCTTCTAAGCCCACCTTCCAAAAGTCATCCACCATTACATTCATGTGCTTTGTTGGGCACCATCCGCCACCCCCATCGGGTCAGCATCCACAGCGGGATTACTAGGGACTCGAACCCTTCTTCGCTTGACTGTACGGGCCAAGCTAGTACGCTATCATGAACCATCTGCATCACTTACCGCGAATAGGCGATGTTTCCCGTTCATGCTTCCCAAATTAATGGTTTTTCACGTAGACGACTGATGTCCAACAAAGCACATACATGACACTATACTGCTGGTTCAGCTACCAGTCAAGCATTCTTTTCTGGTAGCTGAACCTTAAATGTCCCACGGATTAGCCCAACGCTGATATTTGCGATCATCGATGAAGTCCCGCAGGTCTGGCTCATAGTCGGGATTCTGGAGGTGACGCACCAGTTCGTGCTCGTTATGAGCCCTTGCCGAATTCTTGCCACCCTTCACAGCATACCAACCATAGTATTTCTTGCTGTCGCGATGAAAGCGCCAGTAGCCTTCATCCAACTCTTTACCAGTCTTCCAAATGCGTGGGAAAGCCCACACGGTATCATGGCGACCGGAATTACCATTCCACTCATCTGGGATGGTGGTCAGGTACCTTTTAATGTTGCTGCTGCGCCCGATGCGCTTTTCGCCTTTACGGCGGATGGTTCGACTCATGTTAGATCTCCAGTAATGGTAACCTAACGAGTCGATTTCTCCTTGTATGCGTACACTTTCATGTTTCGCTCCAGTTTGCCGCCAATCAGGCTAGCAGGTTAAAAAAATGCACTGACTTTATCCTCCGCGGCGTATCAATCCTTTCGGACTAACCCACGAATGTGGGTGATCGGCGCGCTGCTATGGTCAACCCATAGTGAGGTGCTACAAGTCTAGCTTGGGTGGCATAACCTCCCCAGTGCCAAAGTGGATGCTGAATTTACCGCGTATCGACCTAGCTGGCTTACGGGGAGCAACTCAGTTACTCGCCACCACTGGTCACGTGGTGCAACAATTCTAGCATGGGGCAAACACTACGTCAGCCCCTGCATCCAACATGTTCAATAATACGGCAAATGGTTCATTGAGTCAAGTGAATATTTCAACAATGTTGATAAGATGTTGCTCTGGTGCTGAATAGCCAGTCTAATGGCAATTTTAGGAACTATCATGACTCCCATCATTATCTTACTGGTGCTCATCCAGTTGAAACACTACCTCTGCGACTTTCCGCTGCAAACCCAAAATCATCTATCCACGAAGGGCATCTACGGCAATCTGGGTGGTATCAGCCACAGCGTCAATCATGGACTTGGTACCTATGTGGTGTTTGCCATCATGGGGCTTGGTATGGTTGAAAACAATCTGCAACTAGCGATCATCATGGGTTTGATCGATGCTGTGATTCATTATCACATTGACTGGATCAAGACTCGCTTCGGACAAAAGGACATAACGAAAAAATCGTTCTGGAATCAACTGGGGCTGGATCAATTGGCACATCAACTCACGTATGTGCTGATCATTGGCTTGTATTTTAACGAGATCTTGAAATCCTGATTCTGGCTATTTCTGACTAGAAATCAATCAAGTTTCAAAATACCTACCTGGAGTTTACGACATCAGGTGTTCGATTTCTGACATAATTCTTCAAGAAATGATATTTCGATGATCCTCATCTTCCTCAAGAAGATCTCTATCATTGGTTATAGTTCGTGAAGACTATAAGGGGTTTGGTATATGGCTAGTATTCCCATATGGCGTATGTGTGATGCCTTAGTGAGTTGTAGTTGGTTGGTTACCTATCGTAGTTTCAATATCCACCTTATGGGTTTTGTTGGAGTTCGGGATATCAATTATGCTATTCGAGTTTTCTATAAGGGGTTTGAGGATCGGTTGAGTGGTAGTGGTATTTGTGTAAGGAGTTGTGTATGGGCGGGTGGTCCTTCGTGTGAGTTGATTGTGAGTTTGTGTGGTAGTTCGAGTATATTGAGTGATGACGAGTGGATTCGGGTAGTATTTTTATTGGGGCGGTAAGAGATATGATTGCGGAGATTGTGTATCAGAAGTATCGTCATGGTGATTCGATCAATGATGACGATGTTCTTCGTGGACTTGAGGTTTATTTGAGTGCTCAGGCGGCGTTACGGGGATTTGGTCCTGTGTTTCGTTTGAGTATAGAGGAGATTGATCGTGTGGTGGTATGGTTGACTGATATTCGTGCAGTGCGACGGTTATGACTATGGTTCGTCATAGATCGTCACCAGTGTGTCGTGTAGATTTCTTTAGTGTGTTGGGGTAGGGTCATGTTATCTACGGTATGGGAGTTGATTGGTGAGGTTTGGCTGTATTTGTTTTCAATGCCCAGATTAATCGTGTATGCGACTATTCCGGTCGCATTTGTGCTTTTGGGTAAATGGTTGTATGACAATCGCCGTATACCGAATTCTATAGTGATTCAGGATATCACATATGGTGCAGCGTCGTTCAATTGTGTAGTGGTTATGATTAAAGTTGATGGTAAGTGGCGTCCTGCTGTGAGTCAGGACATTGTGCATTTACCGCCTTGGGAGATGAAATGACAGAAGATCAAATGGTAGTAATAAGGAAAGCTCTTGACAATGATGATATCGAGCTAGTTAACAGCATTGTGGGGCCGTTGTTGGAGATCAATCCCAACGATGTTGATGCTTTGTTTCTTCGTTCCACCTATACGATGGGTGATGAGACCGAGGAGGAGTTTGCGCTTCGTACTGTTGCGATGATGACGCGTGCCTGTGATTTGGGTTATGCGCCAGCTCAGTACCAGATGGCGGTATGGTTGCATGCTGGTGAGATTATGGCCGCAGATTTAAATCGTTCTGGTCATTTTGCGAAACTTGCGAGTGATGCCAAGTATCCGCCAGGTATGTTTGAGCATGGGCGGAATGTTTTTCATGGCACACATGGTAATATCAAGGATGAGCGAGCGGGGATTTCTTTGATTGAAAAAGCGGCAATGATGGGTGATTCTGATGCTGCTTTGTGGATGCTTACCGTGGTATACGACGCGTAATCGTCACCAAACTGTCTAGTGGTGGGTGTTTAGGGTCTAGGTCATCCACTACCAGACTATCACATGGGTGACATTCTGCCCTTTATTGTCTTGCTTTCTTTGCAGTGTCAATCATTCGGTTGAACTTCTTCAGAATTTCTTCTTTTGTCATTCCAGCATGGAAGCAGGTGGCAGTAGCCGAGTCAAACGTTTCAGCTCTCTTGGCCATTTCTTCCATGACCTCTTGTTGAGTTAGTTCTCGGTCGGACATTATTCTTTGGTTCCTGAAAAATTGATATGAAACTGGCATGGTAGGACTTGTTCTTTGCTCAAGAACAGATCAATGAAATCCATGTACATATCAACCGCACATTTGGCTGTACATGGGATCAAGTATGTGAGGTGAACAGCCGTCAGTTCTGGATGATCGTATTCGTCGATCATCGTGGTGACCTGATAGCCTTTCAGTATTTCGTTGGCTGTCTGCATCAAGGCTTTGGCGTGTGTGGAGTCAACCTTGTATTTCTTGAGTGCCTGTTTGAGTTCTGGGGTCATCGCTTGATCTCAGCATGCTTCATTGTTTTGCGTATTGGGGGTGCGCCGCAAGTACGGCATTTTTGACATTCTGCAACCATATCACGATCGCATTTGTAGCACCAGAAATAGCCACCTCGTGGGTATCTGGATTTGAATCTATTCACCTTGCGTGTTTGCTCGGTCAGTTCTTTCTTGTAAGCCATATACTGTCTCCACAACATCCTGTAGGGCGTCATATTCCTGCGCCTCCATGGATTTATTCCAGATATCCATATATGCCTCATTTGCGTCCTTAAACCCTAGGGCGGTCGCATAATCGTCTTCGTCGAATGTGTCCATGCCACCATTTTACTTAGTGGAGCCATGATATCAAATTATAGGTTACGCCATTTCCATCGTGAGTTATTGCAGCCATCTGCGTGTGCTTTGGCATACCAGAGGGCGACATTAAGGCTATTGGTGGAGCTTGGGTCGCCGATCATTGGTGTGAATCTACCTCGACGTTTCGTCTTATGACGCGTGGCTTGCGAAATGGGATAGAGTTTGTATTCGTACCGGAAACCGTAATAGCCATTGTTGAACATGACTATTTTGACTCCCTTATACATGATTGTCTTCATTCGCTTGAACAGTGCGGCCTTGGGCCAAGACCGTTTCTTATAGAGGCGACGAGTAACTAGTTGTTGTCCCATGATGAATTTGATTTTTAATAGTCGTAGAAAAGGGCGTTGCCGCCCTTTCGTTATTTGCGATCTACCAACGAGCGTTCCAACAATGCCTTAAGACGCAACGTAGTATCTTGATCGAACACCGTGGTATCCCAATGTCCGTATTTGCATTTGTAGCCAAACACGTATTTGACGGCTTTCCACACACGGATATACCATGGATCAAAGTCGTTCAAGAATACGCTCAAGTACAAGTCACCGTCGTCGGGTTCGTATTGGAAGCGGATAGTATGTTCATCGCTGTGGCAAGAACATTCAATATAGTGGTACTCAGTTTGTTTCAATGTTTTCTCCAGCGTGTTGCCCCTCGTCTGAACTATTCAGATTTCTTCGGGGCCACGCATGTGTAGAGATTCGTTCATATTACTCCTAGCACCAAGTAAGGCGGAACAATGCTGCACCTTCTTCGGTTTCAAATTGAAGTTCACCGTGGGGGTCAGACCAATATCGATTGCCTGTGGTCAATATAAGATTTACCCATTGACCAGGGCGTAGCCGTTTGGTCAGCAAGCTTATATTTTGGGCAGTCAACCATTCGTTGATTGCAACCAGTGTATCATCATCGGTTAAAAAAGTCACGTAGAACGTTTTCATGTTTGGCGCATTGGTTATACGCCATCCAATATCAGTCAACACCACAAATGACCCCAAGTTAGTTTGAAGAGAGTCAGATCTTCTTCTGTATAGATGGAAGTTTCAATCATTGGGTTACCACTATTGAAACGAGGACACACTGTAGCTTCTGGCAAATTGACCTTGAACCATTCCATATACTCGCGTGATTCTTCCGTTGTGGCGTAGAAAGCCCAAAAGTACCAATATGGCAGATCATTATCGTAAGCTTCTTGATGCCCGTAATTTTTGATCAGCATTATGGGCATCCTGGTCTCAACACACTAACGATTTGACCACGAGCTGGCGTCCAACCACTTTTCCAAGAGTTTGTGACGTCACCATCGGAAGGATTATTACCACCACTGCCAGTTGGTGTTTGATTACCACCCACAAACGAAAACTTACCGTTGTTCGCAGTATAGCAAAAATTCACGTGATGGAAACTCCACAATACCAAGTCGCCGGGTTGCATATCGGCAATCGCTACTTGCGTCATTCCCAACGATGGGCCTTTAGCAAACATCGCTTGTGCTCCTGCTTCTTTGGCATAGGCGAGGCCGCTTTCTTTCAAGGCGAAGTTCACAAAGCCCGCACACCAAGCAGTTTGATCTGACAACCATGCGCCGCTTTGTGGGAAGCCCAATGATTTCCAGATGTTCAGGATATTTTGGTTAGACTGACGACCACCCTGTCCTGATTCACGCCACAAACCATTGGATGCTTCTGCGAGTATCTTTTGCAAGAATGGAACAACCGTTGCGGCATGTCCGTTGCTACACGTCTTAGGAGGCTCAGGATCGACCATGCCAGTCGTATCTGGAGTACCAGCATAGTTTTCCTTGACGCCGTTTTCGGCAGCGACTGGGTTCTTGTATGCTGATGGGTTCGAGACATAACTGTTGGTCTTGGCCGTATTCTGCGACTCGACTACTGGATCTGCCTCAACGGGAGGATCAGCTGGTTTAGTGAATGACTGACTGACGGTCACGGATGAGTCGCCAATATCACGGGTGCCACTACCTTGAAGAATAGTGGCACCGCATGAGAGTGGATCACCCACTCGTGCAGTTTTGCGCCCATTGGTTAGCGTCAAGCTTGCGGTTGCCGAGATAGTGACAGTACCATGCCCTTTCTTGCTGCATGATGCCGTATCACCATCTCGTGCCACACCCTTGCCTTCATCAGTCGTATCTGAGCTAGCGGACGTAATTTGTCCTGTCACTTCAGAGCCGTGACCAATCTGGTCACCCAAACGAGCGACTTTAGGCATTACTTGATCAGTGAACCCGCCGAAGCGATTTCAATGCCACTGGTGACAGTCAGGTACTGCTTGGCAGCATCTGCACGAGCTGCGACTGGAGCAGTCACCATATGACTACGCAGCACTTCGTAGGTAGTGTGCATGTCGTCGTCGATGCCCATGCTGAATGGGGCAAAGGTGACGGTTGGGTGACCGGTTTCTGGATCACGTACCAGCATCAGCACGTATGGGCGTGCCAGTGTGTACACCTCGCCTTCATGTGAGACAACCTTGGTGATGATTTCCTGGCCATTGACCAGTTTTACAGCTACTACTTCGTTTACGATGGATTTCTTCAACAGCATTTTATTTTCCTTTTTACAGCAGACCAGCGGCTTTCAGTACCGCAGTGGCTTTTTCATAGTTACCACGAGATACTTCGATGGTAGTCAGGGTTGCTTTGCGAGCAGCGGCAGCGGCTTCACGAGCCACTTGTTCCAGGCGTTCTTGTTCGGCTTCCTCTTCTTCGCGCTTCTCTTGCAGTTCACGGGCTTTTTCGAGGTCAGATTCAAACATGCCTTCCACGAAGTCGTAGTCGAAGTCGAGCCCGTAACCAGTCAGGTCGTCGTAATCGAAGCCTGCCAGTTGACGTTCGAATTCAGTACGCACATCAGCACGCACCTTGATGGTCTCGCTGTCGAGACCCAGTTCGTCCAGGTCTACTTCGTAGCCCAGTTGATCCATGATGTTATCCAGGAAGTCTTCGAACAGCGAGTATGGTACATCCAGGGTCATTTCGCCGTATACGCCGCGTTTTTCACGACGCTTCAGGTCAGCCAGTACAGCAGCGGTGTCCGGAGCTTGGTCAGTTTTAATTTTTGCCATTTTGTTTTTATTGTAGTGGGTTAAGAGATTGCAAGTATGCTAGGTAAGACTTGATGCATCAATATTAATGTTGGATGCAAAACAGAAATGCTTCATCATCTGGTACGTTAAGGCCAAACTCAAAGTTCAAAAACGTATGAGTCTTGCCTTGTGTGCCGTAATGATTGCCACGGTCAATATTTACACATGGATATTTGGCTTGTGGCCACTCTCTACGGAATGATTCACCCATGTATTGAGTGACCATATCCTCCACTTCTTCAAGACTTAGGGCCTTGAAGTCAAAGTGGGCGAGTGGTAGCAAGTGATACGTGAATGCGATTTTATGAATGTCCATGAGGTCCTATTTCTCCTTTGCTGTATGGTAAAGATGACAGAAAGTTAAGTCAAAATAAAAGCCCACCTGAGTGGGCTCGTAAGGTCAACTAGGATTAGAAATCTTCGTCAAAGCCAACATCACCACCAATACCGATGCTGTATTCAGCAACTGTACGTTCGAAGAAGTTGGTAACAGCTTGCATGTCTTGCAGTTCCATGAATGGGAACGGATTCTTGACATTGAAGCGTGGTTTCATACCCAGACGTACCGAGCGAATGTCGGCAATGAATTGCAAGTATTGCTTCATGTCAGTCTTGCTCATGCCTGCAACACCCAGATCCAAGGCATCTTCTGCGAACTGATATTCGCAATCAATAGCTTCGTCCAACATTTCGTTGACTCGTTGTTCCATGCTGGCATCCCACAGATCTGGATACTCTGCACGCACGGTATCAACAATCTCAAATGCAACGTTCATGTGGAACGATTCGTCACGGAATACCCAGTTTGTGCCAGAACCCAGACCATGCAACAGGCCACGTGAACGCAGGAAGTACACATACGCGAAGGCGCCGAAGAAGAACATGCCTTCGATAACAGCAGCAAATGCGATGAGGTTCAGCAAGAACTTACGACGGTCGTCTTCTGTGCGGCATTCGTCAATCTCCATAACACTGTCGATGTATTTGAAGCAGAAGTCAGCTTTCTTTTTGATCGACGGAATGTTGTTGATTGCATCAAATGCGGCAGCACGTTCGGATTCGTCTTTGATGTATTCATCTAACAGAGTCAAGTAGAATTGAACGTGCAATTGCTCTTCAAACAGTTGACGGCCGTAGTACATACGGGCTTCTGGGGAGTTCACGTGCTTGTACAGACTCAACACCAAGTTGTTGCCCACGATGGTGTCACCGGTAGCAAAGAATGCTACCAAGCGTTTGATGACGTGGAGCTCGGCTGGGGAAACTTTATCACGCAGGTCAGCAATGTCAGTGCTGAACGAGATCTCTTGAACTGACCAGTTGTTAGCTTGGGCATTGATGAAGTGTTGATAGAATGCTGGGTATTTCATAGGACGCAACGTTAAGTTGAATCCTGGATCTAAGATGGCCATATATCTCCTTTTCTTTCTTATCTTTTAGGGCTTTTATTTAGTAAACAGTGTATCGAAGATATCTTCTTCGATTTCATACTCAAGCTCGATTGGTTCCGAGTACTCTCCCCGCAGGTAAATGGGGAAGTCAGGAACCGGCAAGGTCGAGACGTCGTAGTCTTGGCCAATATCGTAGCTGAGTGAAATGTGTGGTTTGTATTCGTCAAAGTCGTATGTGGCACCGGCTTCCATTGCTTCTTCGAAGCGTAAGCGCAAGTACGTACTGTCGTAGTGCCACACCAGACAGCGAGCACCGGATGGGGTGTCCCAGCCCTCAATGATTGAATCGGTAGTGTCTACCGTAATGTCAATCGAGTGGTTGGGTTCAAAGTCATTTACGGGTACCTTGCTGTACACGATTGTGGTGTGAAAGCCAGGTGACTTGATTGGATTTGGTATATTATAGTCAGCCAGATATTTGGCGATTCTTTGATTTGTTTCGTCATCAAAGTAAGCGGCAACATAGAGGCCGCTTGATTGTTCTTTGTCACTCATTAGAGACCCTTATTGTTCTTGTTTTAGTCTGAGCAGCATCTGGAATGTCAGATCACATGCCTCATCAAGATCACCAGTAAGCTCAATCTCCGGAGCTTTCTTCTCGATGGTGTATTGGAGATATTTTTCGTTTGTGAAACCTGGTTCTATACCAACCACCACATTTTTGTGGCCTTCTTCGCCAATGATTTCACCCAATTCAAACAACGTAGTCAGGCAATAGTTACGCTTGGTGTCAACTGTTTTATTTGCCAGCCATGCCAACTTAACGCCTTTGCCGCCTGCTCGTGCGATGTGAATATGTTCCCAATCCACCTGTTGATAAAAGGTGTCATCGTCAAAGTCTTTCAAGTCTTTGAACTGTGGTTGTCGGGGATTGAATACTACCAATTCCAAGTCTGATGAATCTTGCTGTGCCAGAAACTCCAGACGATTCTTGGCGTATTCTTGCCATTCCCAAGTCCCCAGGATGGGTCCAATAAGGAATACCGAATATGCGTTGGCGGTATGGGTTGGTTGGAAGTTTGGTGCGTCTACAAAGTAAATTTTTGCCATATTGTTTCTCTCTCAGTGTCACTATACTAAAATATTTAGCTCACTCAAAATAAAAGCCACCCGAAGGTGGCTCTTTTTTAACTTGCCATCAGATCAAGTGCAGGATTCGCAGATTTCTGGATTCTCTGGTGCCTGTTGAACCTGGTTTTCAGTTGCAGCAGTTACCTTGTTGATCTTCGTTGCCGAACGACCACGCAGGTAGTAGGTAGTCTTCAGACCTTTGCCCCATGCGTACATGTACATGGAACTCAGAACGGCAATACGACGATCTTCCGCAAATTTGTTCAGATCCATGAACAGGTTCAGGGATTGACTTTGGTCGATGTATGCACCACGTGCAGCAGCATGATCGATGACCACTTTCTGTGGAACTTCCCATACAGTTTTGTACAGTGCGTACAGCTCGGCTGGCAGGTCAGGAACAGTGGTCAGGCTACCTTCGCTCAGTTTCAGCTGATTGATGGTGTCTTGATTCCAACGACCCAATTTGATCAGATCTTGAACCAGATACTTGTTCACAGAAACAAACTCACCCGACAGAGTTTCGCGCTTCAGCAGATTGCTCTTCTGAACTTCGATACACTCTTCAGCACCAGTAATTGCCGCGATAGTTACCGTTGGAGCGATAGCAATCATGAGGCTGTTGCGCAGACCATACTTGGCGATCTCTGCTTTCAAGGCATCCCAACGAGTGGTATCGGATGGAGTAACACCCCACAGGTCGAATTGCAGTTGACCCTTAGCCGCATGTGTGTGCTCGAAGTCGCGGTGTGGACCGTGTACCTTAGCCAGTTCGCATGAGGTTTTCAAAGCCTGGTAGTAGATCTCTTCCTGAACTTGTGCCGATAATGCGATCGCTTCTGGGCTTTCAACAGGCAGACGCAGTTGGAAGAACAGATCAGCCAGACCCATCAGACCCAAGCCAACTGGACGCAGACGTGCATTCGAGGCTTTTGCTTCTGGTACTGGGTAGAAGTTACGATCAATAACACGATCCAGGTATTTCATAGCAGTAGCGACATTCTTGTGCAGCTTGGTAATATCCAGTTTGCCATTTTTCAGGTAACCACGACCAATATTGATCGATCCCAGATTGCACACTGCCACTTCACTACCCTGGATTGCCTCGACGTCAAACGAGTCAGGGTTCAAACCAATCACGTTGATGTTACGTTCTACTACTTCCTGTGGAGTCAAGCGCATAAGCTCTTCTCGTGTCAGGGTGACGTATTTACCGCTTGCTGTAGGCTCGATGATCTCCGTGCAGAGATTCGAGAGGTGAACTACACTACCATTCACTGCACTGTTGCACAGCTGATTGGAGCGATCTTTGAAGCACATCCAGCCATTACCGGTCTCAGCCAAGGTCTTCATCATACGAGCAAAGATTTTTTGGGCTGGCATCTGTTCATGGTACATCTTTGCTTCTTCCAGCTCCAAATAGCGAGCCTTGTAAGCATCACCGAACAGGTCGGTCAGCTCTGGTGCAACCGCTGGATCGAACAGACTCCACATTGCACCATCTTTCACACGTTCCATGAACAGGTCAGGAACCCAGTTAGCCAAGTTCAAGTTGTAGGCACGCTTCTCTTTCTCGCCCACGTTGTCGCGCAGTTGCAGGAAGTCCAGGATATCCGGGTGATGCGTTTCCAAGTACACGCAAGCCGCACCTTTACGTTTACCGCCTTGGTTAACTGCCACGATCGAACCCGACAGTTTGTGCAGCCAAGGGATGACGCCGTTGGATTTGCCATTTGTGCCTTTGATCAATGAACCGCTCGAACGAACGCGCGAGTACGAGAAGCCAATACCACCAGCGAACTTACTCAAACGTGCCATGTCTTGGGTACGTTTGTAGATATCACGCAGGTCATCCATTGGCGAATCCAACAGGTAGCATGACGACATCTGGCTGTGTACTGTGCCGCTGTTGAACAGGGTAGGCGACGAGTTCATGTACTCCAGGCTTGACAGCAGGTTGTACATTTCAATCACTTCAACGGCATTGTCAGCCAAACCAGCAGCGACGCGCATGAAGAAATATTGTGGGGTTTCGAACACTTGGCGGTTGGTTGGATGCTTCAACAGGTAGCGATCGTATACGGTTTTAATGCCGTAGTATTCGAACAGTTGATCACGTTCTGGCTTGATAGCCGCATTCAGCTTGCGCTTGTTTGCTTGAACGAGGTCCAGGGTTGCTTGACTGATCAGACCGTTGTCGTAACCAAATTGGATAGACTGGCTGAACGACTCAACGCCTTGTGCTGCGACTTCCTTGGCAACAAAGTTGCTTTGCAGGATGGTGGTCACTTTGTGGAAGATAGGATCTTCCAATGCGAAACCCAGGGCAGTTTGGATCGACAACAGATCCAGTTCGCGAGTGCTAACACCGTCATACAGCCCACCTACGGTTTTAATTGCGATTTTGGTGTAGTCAATCTCACCGAGGTCACCGCAAACTCGTTTCAAACTACCAACGATCTTATCCAGGTTTACTGGTTCAAGTTCACCATTACGTTTTTTTACGTGCATGAATATTGTTCTCTCTTCTTATTATTGTTTTGGGAATCTATTTATATTTTCGACCACATATCTTGTTTCCATTGATATGCGTACTCGACTTCGATATTTGCGTCCAAGTCATGTACTGGAACACATTTGCCGTAACTATAGTTGAGAACAATCAGGTTATCAATTTTGACCACAAAATATTCTGACCCTAGTGCATCGGCTTCACGAATCATGACCAGTTGCAGGCGTTGTGGATCCCAGCCACTGAAACGCAGGGTTGCTTCAATGCCTACGGCCACACTGTTGATGCAGTATTGGCCTTCGTAGAGCATCTCCCAGACAGACATCCATTCTTTCGGCGCAGTGGGGTCAATTACCCATCGATCAAATGGGCATTGCTGCCAGAATTCCGCAACCGCTTGGAGTTGTTCTGCTTCTGGCATAGATGGCAATGAATCTCTAAACTCGCTCCAAGCGGCAAGGCGTTGGGTCGGAGGTAACTTGAAAGAGTTCATGGTATTTCCTTTATTGATGGTTTATTCTTTCGCTGCTTGTTTGGCATAGAAGAGTTCTACACGCGCCTCCCACATTGCCAAATATTTGTCAAACTCTTCGCCTTCGATAACGAAGGTCTTGAACTGTAAATCTCTACTTACCATAAAGATGACCACAGTTCGGATGTCAGTACCGTAGAGGATGTTATGTGACAACGCATATGCACATGACTGCAAGAAGTAGTCGGTGATCATGTCTGCGGTTTTCATCTTACTGGCTGTCTTATAGTCAGCGATACAGGGCTTGCCTTGATATACGCCGATCAAGTCAGCGGTACCAGCCCAACGTTCAGGATAGTAAAGTGGACTTTCAATGCCCCATACTTCATCCATATGAATCAAGCCGTTGGCGATAATGGTGTCGGCCATATTTCGGGCCATTTGACGAACAAGGTTTGAACCCTTTGGGCGATCGATCTCTTGAATATGGCATTCCAAATGTTCGTGCATCAGCGAACCCAATCCCGTTGCTTCGTCGCGGATTTGATTTGCTCTAGACTCGCCCACAAACTCACGCCAGGCTTGAAGGCCCGCATTGTCTGATGTGCTGGAGAGGATGGTGGTAACACTTGGGAGTGCGCCAAATGGAGTCACGTAGACGCGTTCTCCTGTTGGCTGTGTGGATCGTTCGAGTGCTTCATAGCAGTAGTGGTTTTTGATTAACATGATTATAGGTAAGGTTGGTTAGAGTACAAAATATCTACCAAGTATTTACCTTCATGAAAATCTCATGCCGTCAATAAAAAAGCCCGGGGTCTCCGGGCTCTTTCATTGTGTTGCTGCTTTTATCGCTTGTTTTGTTGCAGTCTTGGCTATCTGACTTTGTTCCTTTTCTGCCTGTTGATCACTGACCGATCGTTCAGGCCCAGACAAACTAGGATTCAAGTATATCTTATCGCCCTCAATCTTCTTGATCAAAGGCAATTGATTAGGATCCAGAGCCTGCATGATCAATTCACGATCGATGTGAAGACCGCTTGGGATGGTCTTCAGTTTTTGAATGACTTGTTGGAAGGTCACATATTCAACACCACTAGCAGCGATGGGAGTCAACATATCCATGATGGATTGCTGGAACCCATCATCTGGACCTTCTGTGATTATTTCATGATATCGCATTGATTATTTGCGACCTGCATATTTGGCCATGAAGCCATTTTCCAGGTGACGACCTTCACGTACCAATGCGATGATGTCTTCAGCATCTACACCGAACTGTTGAGCGGTTTCCTGGATCGCATCGATACCTTTCATGCCATGTTTCATACGCATTACGGTTGCGGCCAACAGGATTTGATCAGGGTCTTCTGATTCACGCAGCATATTGATAGAGCGTGCCTGAATACTTTCCTTCTTGGCACGATCTGGAGTAGGTGCATCCGAGAAGACGTCATCCAAGTCACCATTCGATACCGCTGGAGCGGCCGGGGCTGCTGGAGTTTCTGGAGCTTCTCCGCCTGCTTCAGGTGCTGCTGGTTCAGCTGGCGCCGCAGGTGCGGTTGGCAGTTCTTCGCCAGGTACGCCGGCGTTGGTTGCCATATCATTGCCTGAATTTTCACCCGTAATGACGTTTTGCATCTTATCAATATTTGCGCCAATTTGATCCTTGGCACCTTTAATTGCAGCCACGACGTTCTGCAAGGCAGCGGTGGCATCTGCGCTCAGCTGTTGCGAGAATTCAGGGCCAAAGTTCATACGAATGGTATCCAACAATGGCATGATGTTGTTAGCTTCAAGCTTGGCGATTTTTTCGGCCATATCTTGCAGTGTATCAGTAACGGCTTTTGCGGCCAAAACTGCTTCTGCTTGGTCCATTTCGTTTTCCAAAATGATTTTCTTACTCATTACTTTCTCCTGATGGTTTTTCTGCGTTTAGGCGCGATTTCATATAGGTAGATCCTGAGTGCTTCAGTGATCAATACAAACTTGGTATACTCTCTACTCTGCACGCCTTCATACAAGGCATGTTGGCGAAGTTGCTCGTATGATTTCAAAGCATCACTAGCGGCTGCTTCGTCGAGGAAAGCATCCTGTGACATTCCATAGGTTTTCACCAGTATGTCGACAATCTGTTGTAATTTGCGTTCTGAACTCGAACTAAAATCCGAAACGTGCATGAAACCTCTACCTGAAAATTATTAGGTATTTATGGTAGGCGCAAAAGAAAACAGCCAAGTTAACTTGGCTGTTTGAACAATGACTACGGGTGGTTTACACCAAATTGTTGATCTGAACAATTTGTGCCTTGTGCTTGAGAGCCAAGGCACGACTTTCTTGATAACGATCGTCGGCCACACATGCTTCAAACCGATTCTGAGATTCGTTCATGCGGCGGGCTTTGCGTTTGAACAACGCTGCTTCCTGACGCGCACGAGCGTATTGATCTTCTAGAGTCAACACTTCCATGACGTGACGATGGTTGATGCCCATGTTCTTGTTCAGCATCTTGGTAATAGCCAGTGCTGATTCATACAAGGTCAGATCACGAGCGATTGGCTCATTGGTCTTCACATTGACGATATCGTATGTTTTGTTGCCTTGATCTTCGTATACCTTGATTTCCCATGAACCAACTTTGACACCATCTTTGGTACGTTCGGTAACCAGAGCGGTGTGGAATTCACGGTCGGTGTCTTCATTTTCAGTGATGCGTTGAACACTCATGCTTGCGCCTTGATTAAAGCGTCGCAGGATTTCTTTCATGTCGTCCGTGCCGTCAGTTGACGTACCGAGTTCACGTGACGGAGTAGTAACTCCATGACTCTGATGTTCAGCGATATAGTCTTGTGCTACATCGTGTTGAACATCCTGATATTCGCCGTTAAGAATGCGGCGAATACGTGCCATTTCTTCGATTTCTTTTACTGAAACTGTCATTTAGAATCTCCCAATATTCTCTAAGCCATTTTGCACATAGTATACTTTGTCGTCGATTTCAAGTCTATTTAAAAGCCCTCGTGACAACATCTTACATGCAACTTCGACTTCACGTTCGTCAAGCTTTTCTTCCAATAGGCCATCGAGAGCACTATCAAGGATCGTCTGCTCTTCTTCAGAAATATCGAGACGGAAACCGCCAGCAATTTCAAAGTATCGCATTATTTGCCCGTGATAGAATTGCCCATGCGATCAATCTGCGACATCAAATCAGCCATCAGATTACGCACTTCGGCAAACTCGCTTACCTTGATATCACCCAGGCCTGCTTGGATTTGTTTGAACGACATGCGAATGTGTTCCATGGTCGCCCATTCTGGCAAACTGTTACTGATATCGTGGTTGACTGGTTCTGGAATCTCTTGAACTTCAACATCATTCAACGGAACATCAACGACTGACGAAATCGTCATATCGTCGTCGCATTGAATGATTGGCATATCCATCTCATCTTCCATCGGTGGACGACCAGCGAGCGTTAGCAGACGCGGCAGCATGGAATCCATGCCGGTCATACCCATAACACCTTCCTCGATCAGATCGGCGTCGAGGTCAAGGTGTTCCGTATAGTCAGTGCGTCCTTTGTGTTTGCGTTCAGCCTTATCCTGAATCCCTTTTTTGCTAGGGGTGGCTTTTGGTTGATACTGAGGTAACGCCAAAGCTTTAGCCATTGGGTCACGTGGTTTAGGTACAGGTGTACCTGGTTTTGGTGGTTTCTGTGCCATGTCTTTAAATGTCTGGAGGTTTGTATCTACTGATGCGCGCAGCTGAGTAACTTTACGGCTCAACTTATATGCGACATCGCGATCTGCGCAATCTACAACAATCACGTTATTGAGTCTATTGGTATATGGAATATTTTCATCTTCCAACCAATCAACCAATTGATCTTTTGCTGTTTGTGTTTTGAACTTAGCCGTATATTCCAGACCTTCGTTGGTTTTACGGAAGTAAGCGCTCTCACGGATAGGATCAATGAAGTCAATGATCGATGCCTTATCGCCTTGGCGCACCAAGTCGTTAAGTTTATAGATGTCGTCAATAGGAATGTTGGCCAGTTTTTCCTGAACTTCATCTTCAGTTTTGCCAGTCAATTTGACGATTGAGTCGATTAGTGATTTATCCATAGGTCCCGCCATTTGTTTGGATTATTTAGTCAAAAAAAGAAGGGCCATATGGCCCTTCTTTTTAGCTAAAACAGATTACTGTGCAGTAACAGTGATCAGAGCAGCCGCAGCAGCCAGATCAGCAGCGTCGCCAGCAGCAACGATTGCAGCAGCCAAAGCAGCTTGCAGACGGGCTACGTCAGCAGCGCCAACGTGTTCCAGTGCGAAGGTGAAGCCTTGGGTGTCGCCGTTTGCGTCAGCAGCAGTTACTGGCAGCATGGTCAGGATTACTGGCTGTGCGAAAACGTTAACGGTTTGCACGAAGTAGTCCAGACGTTTCTGGCCAGCGGTTTCTTTCTCGATTTCACCAGCATCAACACCGCCAGCTGGCAGAGTTGGGTTAGCGATCAGGCCTGGTTGAACATCCAGCGAAGTTTTCACTGTGAAGAATTCCAGACGCGAGCCCAGATGACCACCTGCTTTAGCGGTGAGGTAGGTTGGTTTTGCCATAATGTATTACTCCAAAATTAAGGTTTAACTTTATTTATGAATGGTTGATAATTACAGTGCGTTATAACGAACGACTGATACGTTATCTGAGGAACCATGGGTGAAAACGAAGTCCATGACTCCGTTCAACGACTCAGCCAATGATGGTGTAGCACCACTCCAAGCACCAAAGTGCTCAAGGGCGAACTTCATTACATAAACTGATACTGCACCGGAACCGGCTACTGGTAGATCCGATGGTGCTGTTTCCAATGATACTGGCTCAACACTCACAATGATAGGCTGTGCGCGCAAACCAATAACTTCAATCAAAGCATTCAAACGAGTTTGTGATGTAGTCCCGTAAGCACCTGGAGTAATATCCAGCGTCGTACGAATAGTGTAAAAGTCGAGCTTACGACCGAAAGCTTCACTGTTAGTGGCAGCGTGCTTACGGCCCAATGATTCCACCGAATCAACTGGGACAAAAGGTGATGCTGGTTTTCCCATAAAAACTCCTTACGAAATTATGTATTCTGTATTTAGTTAAAACTTCACTTTATGAACGTTTCAACACTACTGGTTTCTTGGGCTTCTTACTCGTCGTTGTCGGGTTGGTAAAGAATGGTGCTGCAACGGTAGCCACCGACGCAGATGCAGTGGCGCCCGCAGTTGCGTCTTCTTTGATGACCGGTTTTGTGATTTCGTTATATCTCATATTGCCCTCGGCGGAATAGGTATGTCCATTTCAGTAAGTTGGCGGCAATATAGATCCCATATGAGATCACTACACTGGATCAAGGTGGGATTTTCTCGTATACGCTTAGCCACTTCTTCGTAACTATTTACGTCTTTTTCCATTACGCCGCACCCAAACAACACTTCGCATATCTGATCAGGATTGTCCCAATGATGTTCACCCAGATACAATAGCTCTGGGAATAAGGTTGAGAAGTCAGGAGCCACTGCATCGGTCACTCGTACCATTGTTGCAGTAAAGCCATGCCCGTCTTTGCGTGGTGGGCACCATCTTGCACCATAATGCAAACCAGTATCACTCATGAGTGTATACCCAATTCTAGCCACAACTCGACCATCCCTGATTGCAGTCACACTGAGGGCTTTTGCGACGGCTTTGATCAGTTGAGTTCTATGACTGCCAGCATAGTTACTAGTTGAGGGATGTGGTGCCCAATTGGTGAATTGCAATAAGGTGGCATTGCCTATCATGAAGTCAACTTGGCAGAACTTCCGACCCTTTGTATTCGGTATTGCGACCCTACTGTACACTTGGCTGAACTGTGGCTGCACCTTCACGTTATCTTGACCAAAGGCAGTCTTGAGACGATCAATGAAATCCACGTATGAGTATTCCTTGTGATTGACTGCTAGATCAATATCGCCGCATATTGATTTCTTGCCCGTACTTCCCAGCAATGTGAAATTGATTGGGTTTACGAGCTTCCGTTTGATAGAGCGAATCACACTGGGAATCAGTGTCGCATCTATGGGTTTTGTGTTGTTAAATGCGTTACCGCCCATTGATGATTCCATTAAGTTGATCACGAAGACTCAGCACAGCCTCCAGATTTCGTGCGTGAACCCATTCATCCAATGTTGCCGTCTGTGGGTCAAGCAAGTATGCATCAAAGTGCTGTTGTATTGATGCCAACGCAGCATATGACGCTCCAACGATATCTTGGGTAGAATCTCGTGTGTGTATGTCCATGACCGTCATATCGCGCATATACGACGATCTCATCAGTTTGCGACGAAGTCCTTGATTGTGAGTATTAAGTGTGGTGAAGAATGCCCGGTCCACAAGCTTCAACTGCCAGCCACTGTTATGACGGAATACCAATCCTTCAATTTTAGTTGGACCAAACATCGAAGTTCGTCCACGCACCAGTTTATCCAATAGAGTTTCGTAATCGTATGCTTCAAGTGACTTGAAGGTATCTAGCCACTCAGATGATGGAATCTCTTTCAGATCGGTCATCTGCCAATCAGTAGTTCTGGTCTTCTTAATATTGCGAATACCATCATCGGTGCTGGGATATTGGAAGTTTTTGACTTGACCTTCAGCATAGAATCCAATGTCATCAGGGTGAAATACCACGATGCGATTAACTACCTGGTCGTACTGAATTGTATTGGGATGATTGACTGAAAGGATTTCAGCTTTGATCTCAGCATTGGTGCCGTATGTTGCCACCAATTGATCCTCGATTGATTTCAGGAAGGTATGTGCTTCGCGGAAGTCAGTAGTCCAGAAATTGAAATCCCAGCCAGTTGGTTCGTAGACATTGAAACGACCTTGACGAATTGAAACTTCGCCTTCTTCGATATCAATTTGAAATGTAGAGCCATCCACTTTTTCCTGACATATGAATTCTTCAGGATGTTCAAGGAACAGTTGTTGGCGCTTTTTGGAGAGTTTGTCGTAATGTAAAATGCTCATGTACTTGATAATACATGAGCATTTGTAGATTGCAAATTAAGCTGCTGGTGCTGCTGGTGGCGTTTGCTCTGGTGCCGCCGCTGGAGTTGCCGCCGCTGGTTTAGGCTTTGCCGGTGCTTTGGGCTTTGCTGCTGGGGCAGGGGCGGGAGTGCGTTTCTTGTAATCGTTGAAGGCAGTCTGCATTACCTTACGAGCCAATTCCTGTACCTCAGGATCGGTCGCAGTAACCTGACTGCCTAGATTGGTGCCAGCCGGGAACGCATTCATGAGTTCTTTGTCACGATCACTAAACTGAATATCAACACCAGGTGCCGCTGTGCCAGGCTGTTGATTTGCTGCTGGTTGTGCTGGGGCAGCCGCAGGTTGCGGTGTTGTCGCGGCTGCTGGTGCGGGTGTTTGTGCCTCGCCTGGTGACGATCCAGGAAGTGGCTTACGAGTGACTGGAGCAGCTTGTGCAGGTGATTCTTGTTCGGGAGCAGCTTGTTGTGCTGGAGCCGGTTGAGCCTGTGTTGGTTGTTGCGTATTCGAAGACGAACTGGTTGGAGTAATATCAACAGTTTTTTGAGCTGCTGATTTTGCTTCACCAGATTTCAAAGCACGTTTTGCCAACTGATCGAAGAATTTACGCAGTTCAGAATCTTGAACCACGTCTTCCATTACCGTTTCAATACTTTCACGAGTAGCTTTCTTGGCCTGAAGCTTGTTCTTCATAGCGATCTGATCTTTGATCTTCTGATCATTCGCTTTGGTGGTGTCATTCTTAGCCGCCGCATCTTTCTGTGCTTGCGATTGCGGAAATGGTTTACGGGTAGTTTGTTGGGCTGGCTTAGCACTTGCACGGGCGTCACGTGCTTTTTGTGCGGCAGCATCCAAGTGATCGTTCGCCGATTTTGGTGCTTCAGCGGCAGGAGCTTGACCTGGTGCATTGGCTTGTGGGGCTGCACCATTTGCCGGCCCTACTGACGGCGCAATGAACTTTTTCAGTTCGGCGGTTTCGGTAGAGGTAAAGTCTTGGCTGAAACCCATTTTACCCATGAATTGAGTAAAGTTTTGTGCATCGAGTGGTGAATCAGTTGAGGCTGACCATTCTTTCCATTGCTGGAACATAGCATCACTCAACAGACTGGCCGAAAGCTTGCCCTTAGCAGCGCCACTACCAAGGGCACCAGCTGCCGCATACGCGCCTTGTTTGGCTTTGGTTACAAGCGAATCCCAAAAGCCTTCAAACAGGATGTGTTCATTTGTCATTCTTTGGTTCTCTGATTTGACGAATTTTACGGCAGAATTTCTCCGTGTCATCGTTCTTGATTGCACTGAGCAATCGTTTGGTTAAGTCGTCTGCTGTTTCTTTATCGAAACTGTCTTCCACCAGTTTTATCAAATGGCGAGCACTGGCGATTACTTGTTGCGCACGACCTTCGATAAAGGTGTTTTTGTTTTTGGTAGGCACATAGGTGTTGAGTTCGTCAACTATGCTTTTGAACTGTTTGTCCATTTTTAGCCTCTTAATCTTTCAAGCAAATTTTCAATCATTTCGGCTGCGCGGGACATTCCTGACTCTACACCATCAGCAAACTCCCCAGGTTCCGGGTCACGGTAGCTGCGGAGTTTGAAGATGAGTGATCGGATCTGTTCGTCAACTTCAGAATCCAATACTGGTACTGAAGCCTCAGTAATCATGATATCCTCGCGAACGATTTGTTCATTTTCGGTAAGCATGATACTGGCAATCTCAATAAAGTTTCTGATTTTTTCGTTGTTCATCCGAATTAAAGCAAGGGTTTATGGTCTATTTATGAAGTAATAAACCACGTAATAACTGCTACTATTACTTATTGCGTACCTTGTTCAGGATGTCCATCATGTTAGCCCTTACTGCACTCGACTGTGGCATAGGAGCCGTGCCTGCACTTGTGGCTGGCGTATTGGCTACCTGACTCTTTTGTTTCAAGTCTTTGGTAATGTCCGCATTCGACTTCACTTCCGTGATATCACGATCTGGATCTGGATCAGTAATCCGCAATGTACGTTGATCGAAGCCCAGTTCAATACGATGGCCCACACATGAAGCTGAACGTGCTTTCAATACTTGCAACTGATACTCACCGCGTTCCTTCATAGCCATACTGGTGTAGATACCAAACACGTTGTCGGCGGTGTTGATCTTGGAAATACCACCAGCAATGTGGCTGTGATCAAACTCTTGAGCCTCAACGGAGGCACGATTCAGCTGAGATGCGGTGGCGAACAGCAAGTTGTATTCACTCGCCAGTGCGCGCAATTCTTCAGCCACGAATTTATCTTTGACGAACATGTCAGACGGATTGATCTTCGCATTGTTGGGATACATCAAATCCAGGTAATCGCAGATCACAGCAGTAGGTCGAACCCCAGTTTGAATTTCGTATTCTTTCAGATAGGCTCTGAGTTCGTTGGTAGTAGTACCAGCTTCACTCATCTTCTTGATCTTGAGGTCACCAGCTTTCTTACCGGCCATACGCACCTTGAGGTCAACCTCATCAATCTTGCGGAATACTTCCTTGGTACCATATCCAGAAACCATACTATCCAGACGAGCAGCAACCAGGTTTTCGGCCAACTCAAGCGAGAAGTAGATCACGGTATGACCCATGAATGACCAGTTCAATGCTAAGTTTTGCAGGAACAAACTCTTACCTGAGCCTGAACCACCAGCGAAGATATTGAGTGCGCCTTTGGTGAAGCCACCATACAGTTTGTCGTCGATTGCTTTCCAGCCTGTAGAAACCATATCACTACGGTCCAATACTTGTTGGATACGAGTTTTTGGATCATCAAAGTAGCTAGTACCAAGATCAGTCGTAAGCGTGATCGTCAGTGCTTCTTTGAGCTTGGCTTCATATTCGGCATAACGACCTTCAGTGATGAGATCTGCTGCCTCAAATGACACGTTTTCGATTGCTCGGTGTCGGCAGAAGCCTTCAATCTCAGCCATAAACCATTCTGAGTGTTGAGGTTGAATATCTTGCACGAGATCAATTGCAACTTTGGTCTCAGCTTTGACTTGATCCGCAGTTGGCAACGATCGATACTCGTCGCTGAAGCTCATGATATATCGGACAGCTGGCTTCAGACGATCGTGGAAGTATTCATCTTTGATGATGGATCGCGCCCGGATGAACGAATTGGGATCGCTCATCATGAAATTCAAGTACAGGGCTTGCAAATCAAGGTCATAGTTCTTGACTTGCTCGCGTTTATTTTTATTGTTTTCGCTCATTTATTTCATCTTTTTTCTTGCTAAATTTATTCTCAACTTGTTGTCAGTCGCGCTATCAATTATGGTTCGTACCGTGTATAACTGGCCATATTTGATTACAGCATCGTTGGCGTCCTTTACTTCGTCATCCCATTCTGGGAAACTGACCATCCAGTCATGCTTCAATGCCAAGTCAACCATTTTTTGTCCTGCCTCATCTCGGTCGGGAAGGACGATGATTTGCTTGCCTGTGTCTTTAAGCCAGTATGCCTGTTGATCTGAAAGCTTTGCACCTTGTGTGGATACTGCATCTATGGCCAGTGCGTCAAACTGACCCTCGACCAGAACAATAAATTTCCGGTCTTTGTACATGTTGATGTTGTTGAACAGAAAATGGCCTGGTGTATTAGTCATATAGCGCGGCAGTATCGTGCTATCGATTGCTCGTCCGGTCCAACCAACTATTTTGTTTCTCCAGTAGAATGGTATAATCAACCTACGATTCATACTATTAGTTTTATCAGGACTCCAATAAAACTCATTGTTACCAAAAACGTGATCGCCACGTGTCATCGCGTAACTGACCACATCCAAGAAATCTGAATCTTCGCATTCCATTGATGCCCATTGGCTGATTGGCATTGCATCGGCGGGCAATTCAAGTTCAACAAAATTCGGAATGAAGATAGGGCTTTCGCGTTCGATAGCCCCTTCAAAATTTTGTGATAATTGCCACGCGGTGAAATTCAGCTGTTTGATTTCAAGATCATTCGCGCCAATGTTCTTCAAAAAATGTCTAATGCCCGTACCTATACGAGAACCAGGCGTCCATCGGCTTTTGAAACCACAATTGAAACAGTTGATAGAAATTGAACCATCGGCAAAGGTCCTAATACCACAGCGCTTCTTGGTATCAGGGCGTGCTTCGCCTCGGGATAAACACATTGGGCAGTCAATATTGACTGATCCATTAGGTGAGCGTTTTCGCTGACCTGGTAGGAGGTTGATTAGTTTTTGGCTGAGGAAGTCGTTTTGCATAATTGATAAGTCTCTAAGGACATGATACGTAGCAGTACCAGTTCTATCAATTTATAAAACGACTTGATTCAGTTCTTGAAGAGCACCTTGCTAACGGTGCCCGTATTTGTTGGGTCTGGAATATAGATGAAGCGCACCCACATGAGGCTTCCCTGGAAAGTCATAGCTGTGATACCGGAGACTTGGTCCAAGGTGATGTTCGCCCCCTCAACATCAAACCAGCCCATATCATCAGTTGGTAGGCTGTTATCCAGACTAGCCTGCACTTTGAACAAGCCCTTAAAGTTCTGGCTATAAATAGCAACTGTGTGCTGACCCGCACGATTGTCACGTTGGGCGGCTCCTGGTGTGCCGCCTGATACTCGGTAAGGAATACCCGATACTGGTTGATTGGTTACGCCATATGTTTGATGGGCAAACTGATCATCACCAATCTCGTAGATGTTGTTTGGGGGTGGTAGTGGGCCAGCCTTTACTTCCAGAAAGCCGTACGATGACCGATTCTGGTCGCAGTAAATAAGGATCTGAGAACCATCTGTTCTCTCAAGTACCAAACTGTATGAGTAGTATGCTTCAGCCCACTCACCAATATCAGATGGTGAAATGGTTAAGCGGCAGTGGCCGCGAGCATCGTTGATGACTTGGAGATTTTTTTGCAGTTTGAGGGTTTGGGAATCTGAATCCACGACGTACATTACGATCGACTTGTTTGCCAAACTAATTGGCCGACGATCGATATCTTTGAGTAAGAATTCGATTTCATTGGTGACGTTTTTGCTCAGATCGAAGTCGATGCGGGTTGTGGCGGAGTTGACTCCGGTCGCTCCAGCTCGTGTGATCTGCGTCACTTGCGGTATTTGATAAACAGTAAGACTTGGCATTGTTGACCTCGTTTTTACCTATTTAGCGGAAGCGAAAATTCATTTCACTAAATACACCACGACTATAAGGACTAACCTTCATGAATGAAAAAATACAACAGATCTTGGATGCGTTTCCGTTCTTGAGTTATGGCGTTTTCGATGGCCGTGACTACTTGGGTATCATCCAAAATTCTGATAACAAACTGCTGTCTATCTATTTACTAGATATGATCCCAACTGAGGAACTGCGTCAACAATTTCTCAAGTGTGGCGAAGAGTGGTGGTGGTCAAGCAATCGCCAGATTCCGATCAACATCTTTCTGAAAGATCAGTTTGCAGTTTATCGTCCATACATCAAGCACTTCTCGCGTAAGGACTTCAATCTGGTGCATGGTCATGCCGTAAGCTTGGCTGATACTATTGCCCGTCGAATCAGAAAGCGTCAGATCACTCTGATCCGTAAGATATAATAATGGCACCTTAGGGTGCCATTTTTTATGGAAGGGGACAGCCCAACAGCTTGATCTTTATTGCCGTCCAATCATCCTCGACTCTGATGTGCCATGAATTAATGTGGCTGTCAGTGATGGGCGGAATGAATTTGAATGGAATTTGATGCTGCCATAACCAGTTCCGTACATCCTCGCGTGCGATCCATCCTGAACCAATATTGATGTCGGTCATTGATGTAGTTTGAACGGTACATGTTCGACCGTTGCTCCCCATGCTATTTTAAACATAGTTGCCAAATTCTCATCTGGAATGTCAATCGTTAACCAGCCATGCCATGGAATAAGGGTATAGTCAGTATCGAGAAAATTTACAGCCAGCCATGTGTGAATTTCTTGTATAGTTTCAAATGTTCGTATGACCACCTTAAAGATCATACGAACCTCGATAGTAGCCTCGATTCAAGGCAAAACACACCAAATAGTTGTCGGCGTCTCGTTGATCATCAAATGACACCAACATCTCACGTTCCATATGCCAATGATGGGACTGTGCGTTCAATTCTATATTCCATCTTGCCGTACAGTTATCCGCGCACCAGTCAATCGTACTATGAATGAATGACTCTTTCTGCACATCATCACTAACAAACGGTTGGGTGACGATTTGGCAAGCCTTATCGGACCATAACGCAAAACGTCCTGCATTCAATTCCAACTCATTGTCAGCCAAATACATGACTGGCCGCATGAACATATAGCCATTGTACATACCACCAATAGCTCTGAGCATTTTACGTTTCGGCAACACTTCAAAGTACGATACCACGTCACTCATTTTTTGCTCCATGATTTTTCAACAATGGCATTCAGTTGGACAACAATTGATACCGCATAGGCAACCGCATGGGCCTTCTTGTAGTGATAGCTACCATCAGATGGTCGCTCCCATATTTCGGCATCAATTTCTGCACGAGATTTATGTAACAGATGGCGCTTGGCAGGGCGAATCAATGCCAACACCACTGACAAATCTTCAACTGATTTTGGCTTAATGATATTAACGATATCGAAGTGGCTATGGATGTGGACTAACATCGAAACAATGTCTGGATCATCCAGCAACTCCCATGTTGGCTCCATGGCCAGTAATGTCTCCAGGTGTTCTGAATCTCGAATGTCGGTGTAAACCGTATTGTTGATGAAGTCCATCTTGAAGTATCCCATATCTTCAGCTTTGAGGTATGTGATACTGGCTTGATCTGTCAGTGGGTCGACTGGGATATTATGGAAGTACACCCCAGTATTATGTCGTGTGACTTTGCCCTGATGCGACATGGTGGCTGGGATATGTGGCAAAACGCTCAAGGCCGCGTTGCGGTCCTTGAGATCTATATCGATGTCAGTTTTGAGGGTCATTCTTGTCAGTGTTGTCAACTACAATTTTAAGACCAGATTTTGGCGCAGCAGGCAAGGCCAGCATTTGCTTGCGATCCGAAATCATGGAAATATTGAACTCGAAGCTTAGTTCATTGGAGTTGATACGCATCACGCGCATTTGATCCACTGCTGCTCCGGTTCTCAATTGTATGCAATAGGCCAAGCCCATCAATAAAAAGTACAGGCTTTGGATCAAAGGATTGTTTTCGTCAAAGTGTTCTTTAGCTTTGACCTTGTTGTCGCGTGATGAAAAGACAGTCAGGATCAGCATCTTGAAGTGCGCAGGTTCAAGTTTACTCCAGGTATCCTTACCAGCAAAGATATCCCATGCTTGTAGTTCAGTCAAGAGCGGATCTGTACTTTTCCATTTGTCAATCACTGTTTTAAATTGTGATTCATTGAACATCAGGGATGATCGTTTGTTGATAACGTAGTCATCGATTATGCAACTGGTTGCCATAAATCTCCTTATAGTTTGTCAATTTTGTTATCCAGCTCACGTGCCAGCTTCGTGATATGGTTTGACATCTTGGTAAGTGCCAATTTCAATTGGCGATTTTCACTGGCTAGCTGATTTACACGAGTTTTCAACGAATCAACTTCCTTGGATATTTCCTGAACATGACCCACCGTCGGAACAGCAATCGCTTGTTTGTTGATCTTGATGATCGTCACATTGCGACGTGGTTCCAAGCTTTGCTCGTTTACTTGAATCCGTTCTTGGACTTTTTCAACTATCTTTTTAGCACCGTCACCACTAAACATAGCAGCAACAATGCGTGAGTCATTTTTGTCAGTCATAAACCTGCTTCCTTTAGAAGTTCTCTGATGAATTTCACATCTTCTGGGTGTTCCTTCAATTTGCGATCCCAGAATATTGGGGTGACATATTGTTCGATTAAGACCATTTGTTCTTCGGTCATACGACCCAAAAGATCCATTGCACTATCGGCGGTGTACAGCAACCATGGGCTCAGTCGGCCAGCGCGTATGAGTGCGGTTGCTGAGTTAGTATTGACCTTGCGGAAGAAATCGTACCAGGGCTCGTTGTTGTCAGTTTCCCACTGCTTCATAATGAGAATGTTACGTTCGAATGCAGCATCAGCGGGTTCACGCTTGGCCAACTCACGAACAAACTGCTCATATACAAAACCAGCCTCCCAATTTTTCATGGGGACTTCAGCCTTAACCAAAAACTCCACAAAGGCCTCAGGGTTCAACGCCTGGATTTCATGCAAATAACGACCGAACCGAATGAAGCCCGTATAGTGCGGACTATCCATAAAGTCCTGATACGTGCGTGGTTTGTTATTGCGATATGACACCTCGTAAAACTTCCGAAACACCAAAAAAGCCATACGTGAATACTTGTCGTCCTTATTTAACCAACGACGTTTCTTCTCACAGATGTGATTCAGCAACGTGGTACTTTTTGAGAATGACTTATTGCAGAATTCACAAGTGTTTTCCGCATCCTCATTTTTTGGTTTTTCGGGCTTTTTCCGGCTTGCTACCAGTTTCTTTGTCATAGGTGTCGAGGGTGGTTTTAAGCTCGTCGTCTGTGGCGCCGGTGGATTTAACGAAGTTTTCAAAGTCGTCTCGATTCATAGAGTTGATTATCATGTTCAGTTCATCATCGTTGGCACTTGGATACCATTGAAGGAAAAACTGTTGTAGCTTACTTATCTTTTTGCGCTGTGACATAGCCAGCCATTGATGCCGTTGAACCTTACCAGATCCACATGCTGCCATCAATTTCCATTGTAAGTCAGGATAATCTTTCAAGTTCCAGAAGTTGAGGTTCATGATCTCGTTTGTGAGGATCAAGTGATAGTCGCGCATTGGTGAGCTATCAGCCACTGTACTAAACCAACGCATCGCCACCAAGGGTGAGAATGTACTGGCCATTTCTGGAGTCTGCTGATTCAGGTAATCAAGATTCTTCAAGTCTGCATTTTTCATCTCATCAAAGATGTCAAGGCCAGGTTTCTTGGCAGGCTTGGTGCCTTTGTTTTTTCCTACATGATCATCGAAATCGAATTCAGAATTGTCAACGGTCCAGCCGGAGAACATAAGATTGTCATTTTCGGACGATGTTGATTTTTCACTCATTTGTCATACTCTATGGGGTGATTGAATAAATATTTGTACAAGATACTATGGCAAACATGAGTATCAAAATTGTTGTTCCTGAGTCTCCCAAAAACACAGGTGAAAAAGCCCTTGGTTGGTTCCAAGGGCTTTTTCTTTATAGGACTTTCCACGCATCGAACAATCGTCCATCAGGGTGGTAATACACATAGGCGGTATGTGTATGTTGATAAATCGTGCCCAACAGGTCATCTGATCGCGGAAAAGGCCAAGCAGTTTTTGCTCCAGGAGTTACGGGCATAAGCTCATCACCAATACACCATTTCTGTGTGACTCCTGGCTGAGTCACAATCGTTCCTGGCTTCATACAATCTTGGTGATGTCCAGCACTTCAGGCAGTTTGTTGATGTCTTTGACAACGAAGATACACAGCGGTGATTCGCCATCTTCCAATGGAATAGCCAACACATGCCCATACTTCAGCTTAGGGAAGAACCAGTTTACATCTGGGTAGATGTTGACGATTTGAATGTCAAGGAAATGTGGCATGTAGCCATCTAACGGGTTATACGCAAAGGCGTCAAACTGACGATCGTTGATGTTTTTGAGTTCCAAAACTTCCATGGCACCAGACTCTTTGTCGCAGATAACAATGCTCCAATCAAGTGGCAATTGAATGCGATATGGGCCCAACTGCAAGTCAGCAGCAGGGCGTGGGAAGTTGTCAAGGAAGATCAGTGGAATCCAGTAGAAGTCAACATCTGCGGGGTCACTGTAATCAAGAACACAATAACGAACATCATCGATCTCGTCGGGAATGTTATTCATTGAAAATGAATTGTTTGAGGGTAAGAGGATATTCATAGAACCTTTTTGTTATGGTTATGACTTGATATTACTTGAAGTGGTATCAGGTATCAATTTCTACCTGATACAGAAAAGAAAAAGCCCGGAACTTCCGGGCTTTTATCATTCGGCTTTCGCTTTTTTGGCTTCCGCTTTTGCTTTCTTCTCCAATGCTTCAACTACCACATCCTCGACCTTAGTGGCCGCGCTTCGGTAATCAACCTTGGACAGCGTAATTGGATATTCGGCATCACGATAGAACTCTTTCCGCTTAGTCAAGTGCTTGGCACTGAACTTCATATTGCTGGTAAGATCCCAGATGTCAACCGCATCCTTATCGTTTGCTTTACGAATACCACGACCGATGGTCTGAATAACCCTCACGAAGCTCTTGCCAGGCTCAACCATGATTACGTGAAACAATCGAGGTACGTTCAAACCAACCGCAGCCACGCCATATGTTGCAATCAATACTTTGTTGGTTGCCGTTTGGACTTCCTTGTATTGATCCACACGATCTTGGTTCTTGGTGCCGCCATTCACGAATGCACTATCTGGAATCATGCTTTGGAGCAGTTCACCAGTTTCGATCTTGTTGACCAGAATTAACGTGTTGCCTTGTTTTGCAATCTCTTGTGTGAGCTTTGCCATCCATTCAATTCGCTTGTAGTCGGTAGTCAGGTACATACTTTCACTCGCGTAATCGTTGTACTCAACATGACTGTCATCTGTCTGAATAGCATGCACGTGACATTGTGCCAATACACCTTGTTCTTGCAGATCGGATGCACGGATCTCGCCTACAATCGGTCCAAGGCTTGACAACAGTGTCATCTGCGCGTCTTCTTCCTTCGGAATAGTACCTGTGAGGCCGATTCGAATTGGAATGTGCGCCATGGGCCCTACCAGCAATTCTTTTAAAACATTGCCTTTTGCGCTGTGGACTTCGTCGACGATAATTGCCGCAACACCGTCTACCATATCCCAAATCGTGAACTCTTCTTCAAGTGCATCCTTGCTGTTTTTCATCAAGGCTGATACGCTTTGCCAAGTACAGATCGTGTGGGTACGACCCAGTTCTTTCCGTTCGCCAAAGAACACACCAACGTCAAGGCCTAAGTTCACATAGTCTTCTTCAGTCTGTACCACCAAGCTCTTACTTGGAACGATAACGATCGACCGACCATATTTCTCGGCAAGGATGGACAGCGTTGCAGTCATCAGCGTTTTACCCGCACCAGTACTGATACTCTGGATACATTGCTGATGCTTCATGTAGCGATTGACTGCATCGACCTGATAGTCGCGCAGCATGATTGGTTTACCTTCAGCCACGTGACCTTTTGGCCATACGCGATCAGCCAGGAACAGCTCATCAACCTCTTCGAATTCGTAGGTGATTTGTGGACGCTCATCTTGAATGTCAACTTCGTATCCTTCACCAATTACGATCGGCAACAGAATATCAAGCAGGTTCAAATATGATGCACCACTCACTTGGAAGAACGAGATGGTTCCGTCCCATCGACCCAGTTTGAATGCTGGTGTATGACGTGCATGAGGGAGGAAAAATTTCACACTCTCAACCAGTTTACGGCGAGTGTGAGGATCAAGGTCAACAAACTTAATGTTGACTTGATCAATGATTCGTAATGTACATTTTGCCATTTGTTATTTTTGTTATGTGGTCTCTTTCATGATTCGAATACTCAGCAGACAGCATTATCGTACTGTGAAGTATTTATTGGGTGGGGAGTTTGTTTGATAGAATCAAACATGACACAAACCTGAGTTATGATACTTGATAGACTCAGGTTTGCAAAATTGAATTAACGGTATTTGTTGAAGGTGTAGTGCGCGGAAAGTTCATACATGTCTACCTGAAGCTCTTCAGACATGCGTCGTACGGCCTCTACTTCGGCTTCGTTTAAGGTAGCGATTACGGTACGATTGGTTGCAGTTTGGGCGCCCATCGAGGCGGCGATGTCCAGTCGCTGTCGATGCGTGGCAACGACTTCGGGACTATTGAGAAAGCGGGTTTGGGATGAGTTTAAGATGGTTGGCATATGATCTCCTATATGCCAACACTACATGGATCACGAGTTGATTACAAATTATTTCTCGCAGTTTTGATAGCCCAAACGAGCCGCCATCTGAAACGGCAAATGGCCATCTAGCATGAATGTGGTCAACTCAGCCAATTGTGCATCCGAGAGGCGATACCGCGAGTTACAGAGTTCATACAAGGCGTTGTGGGATTGAACTGAGCCAGACTTGTTGCGATGATAATAGGCCATGGCTCCCTTCTCAGCAGCCAATTGAATAAGTCTAGCCAATGACAAGAATTCAGGCTCCATACCAGCCTGTATGAAACCCTGCATGTCAGCTGTCGTCAGTATGTGTTCATTTTTCTTCATTGTCTTCTTCAAAGAAGTATGCACGCGAGGTCAGCATGTCAACGTTCACATTGAGGATCTTGCCAATTTTCGATGGCAATACTGTTGTCAGACCAAGCCCGGCAACCTGCGACTTATTGGTGTTGTCCGGGGCCAATGCGCGGGCGATGCGATTACTTGAATTGATGGCATCGATCATGGCAACTACACGTTTTTCCGTTGACCAGTATTTGATACGATTAACTGGCGTATGCAGATCCAAGTAGAAGCCCATCACACAGTAGGGGAATTCTTTGGCAAGATTTTCCAATGTGTAGCTCAAACGCGGCTTATTGCGGTGCTGTTGACGCTGACCGTCGTCGTTATTATGCCATACCATGAAATCGTAGTGATGGGGCACAAAAATCAACACACGATCACGCGCATGGTTTTTCATTGTCATCAATGTCTTGTCGTCCTTGACTACAATGACCTTGGCCGTGATTGGTTGCAGGGGATCAACAACTGTCTGATATTCGATACCAAAATGCGGTAGCAGCACTTCCCACATCACACTGTCTTGATCATCCAATATGACAACGTCTCGTCCACTAGACAATGCCCCAATGAGAACTATTTCGCAAATCTCAAGATCAGTCATGGATCCAATTACCGCACGATAATCAGTATCGGCAATGAACTGCACGACCTCTTGTTGCCTTGCATTCAGCTCGTGATTGAGATTACCAACTAGCTGTTCTTTGACAAATGCTGGATCCAGCAGGTCGCGAGTTACATGATTCATAATCCGCGGGTCGAGGTCGACCGGGATGATAGAATTCAGATACGAGAGACGACGTGCCACCTTACCCGACATAGGGATTTTGAAATCCAAATTCATACTACTTGGCCGTTCATTAAATTGAATACAACATGTGCAAGGAGAGGATTATTACAGATATTCACGTATACTGTTTCTTCATCATCATCCATCACCACGGTACTTGGTTGTGTCTTGCTATTCGTACAAAGGGTCAGATACTCAGCAGTGTCATTATCAAAGTTGAATTTGTGACGACGAATAACGTCGAATACGCGCTCAAGGTTATCTTCAACTACGGGCACAATCCAGATGCGTTGCTCTGGATTCCAGCAGGTATTTGAACCAAGCTGCGACTTTTGATGAATGAATGGTTGCTTGACTGACAGATTGCGCAAATCGGAAACTACCGTGGGATCACGCTTGAAGCGGAATGCCAGCTTGTTCATTCCCACATAACGTACCTCGCGTGGCACGTTCGTGCTTTGATACGGAGTTCTTTGGTAGCGGGGATTTTGAATGGCAGCAGTCACATCGTCACGCGAAAGTCGCATGACCTTGGCCAAGCTAGCCAAGTGATTGCTTGCATTCTTGCAAATTATTTCACTTTGCTTGGTAGACAACGCATTGCCATTTTGCAGATGTGATGCCACATTGCCAACAAAGTTCGTCAGCCAGTTATCACGAATTGTTTGATTAGCAACCAGCAGCGTGAGGCCACGGAGTAAATCTTCTACTGAAGTCATTGACCTTATCCCAGTTAAAAACGCCACCATAGTATAACATCACAGTGGCGTTTCAGTGGTATCAGTTTGCCACATTATCCAACATTCACTTGGGCAGCTGGCGTTTCCTGCGAAGCGATGACCTCAGACAGATCAATGATCTTGGGTTCGTATGCTTTTGTCTTGCCGCTGTCGGATTCGTCACCAGGCACGCTTGCGACAAGTTTGCGCTTAGTGAACGTAGTATCGTTCAAAAGAGCGCGGGATGACAACAGGGTCAAGTCTGCAACTCGTGCCCAATTACCATGAAGCAAACACAGCTTACCAATCTTCTCTACTGAGCGAATGCTAACCTCACGCAGGTTAAGAAGATTCTGGGTGAAGTAATCCATGGTCTCTTTCACCTGCGGCGCAGCCAAGCCCAATTTCTCCAACACATCCTTGTCTTTGCACTGGTGCTCAATCCACAAGAACTTGTCACGCAGCGAGTTCATGGTCAGATCCAGATAATACGTGCGATCCATCAAAGCCCGTAAGTGTTCCGTGAGAGCATTTTCACGCTTACTATCAAGATCATCGAAGTTGATATTGGTAATAAAGATGATAGATCCCTTGAATACAAAGCGAGGCGGAGCTTCCATGCGATTGATGTATGGCGAGCTCCAGGTGAGTACGCGATCTTTGCCGGAAATGTCCATTGCTTTCTTAAGCAAATTCAACGAGTCCTCGTTCTGCAATACGCTATCGCAGTCGTCAAATACCACGACTGACCGTTCTTCGGCAGCTTTCCACAAAATATCATACAGACCAGTTGGGCTTACTTTGCCGGAAATGAACTTGTAGCGAAGGTCGAATTGTTCCGCATATTTGGTTTCATCTACTGGTTCCAATTTCTCACCCAAGTAGGTGGGAACAAAGTTCAACCGCTTCATAACGTCAGGTTCGTACAAAACATTCATGAGCGAGTTTTCAACACCCCAGCTTTTACCAACCCCGGGCGGACCACTGATGATAACACTTGTGATGTGACCCTCAGCGGCACTTTGGACCAGATAGTTCATGGTGTCAAAGCGTTCAGCAATACGAGCCTTAATGTATTCATCGTCGGGTCCATGCAGACTATCAATGAAGTCATCCATTGTGGCATCTGGTGTTTCAACCAATACCGTGGGTGCTTTCACGATGTGACTGATCTTAGGCAATACTTGCAGCTCGCCTTCCGTCACAGCAAAGTCACTTTCGCCGTTGATGAAGATTTTGAACACTCGTTTGGGAAAGCCTTTGACTGGCACGCCGTCAACCTGGATATAGCGCCCTTTCTTATTGGTGCCGATAGTGCTGTCAATGAGAGGGAATTGCACATTCAGGATGTCACGGAATTTTTCCTTACCAGTGCTGAACTTACCGCGATGTACTGTTACTAGTTTCATAGACTGTTAGTGTTGGGTTATGGCACCATTAGACAACATGGAGTTGAATCATACAAGTCGCAGACATGAATAATCAATGAATAAATCATTTGACTTGCAGTAAGCCATTTAGTTTCAATATGGCCGCGTTTGCATCATCGAGCTGTAACCAATATCCGTATCGCCCGTTAGGCTCGTACTTACTGTCGGGGAAGTGGCGGTAATGGTAGTCGTATGGATCCATATCGTGTTCGTGGCCCGCCGTTATCGACCATCCATCACCCATTTGTGGCAATCGATAAAGTTCTGAAGTGGCTGGCCCCACGTTAGCAACCAACCACTGCACTAAGGCAATATCACGAGCACTCACACGCCAATACCGCCTCTGTTCCTTTGCGTCAAAATCGTAGATGAAGCCAGTCGTGTACCTGAAATTTGGTATTTCAAGTTTTACTGTAGCGTGGTGTTGTTTTGACACTGTCGATTACCTTCCAACGAAGATCGTGACACAATAGACGAATATAGTGCATGACCAGAATGTTTACTGATTCCATAGTTAGCACCAATTCGCCGTGGTTATCAGGTCGAACCAATGCAGTGGCTAATTGATCATCCACAAACATTTCTTTGAGACGGATCATCCAGTCTTCTGATATGCACACTAAACACTCATAATCTTCACGCCGCGCATGAGCGTTATCGGCCAAGTCTGATATGTTGAGATCGTACATCTTGGTGGCCATCTGATAATAATCTTGAACCTCTTGCATGGTTTTATTGCAATAAAATGAGGTCTGCAAACGAGTTACATCCATGGTGAGGCCAATAGTGACAATGTTCGTCAGATCAGTCGTAGAAGTGTCCATAACCACCAATGTGAAGAGTTGCTCTGCGATCGTATGCCCGTTTCCACTGCAATTCTGGGTCTGACAAGCTAGCAATAGCCAGGAATATTTCACCATGTTCGTCAGTGCCAATCTTGTTGTCGGCGTCAACCAAGCTCAAAATCTTTTGGTTATCAGCAAACAGTTCATGGAAAAGATCCATGAAATCATCACTCAAAGTGCTGTCTTCATAGTCTTCACACTCGCTCGTAATGTCGATGCCATGGGCTTTCATAGCAGCATCGTACAGTTTTTCTACCGTCTGGGTGTCACGATTACACGCATAGGTATGATTGACAGTTGAGCCATGCCCATCGCCACCTGGATCGCCCATGACCAGAACGACGCTGTGTTTCAAATCAGCAGTAGTAGCCATATCCGCCCACATCGATTGTATTATTGTGCGTGCTTTCTTCTTTCCACACTAGCTCTGGATCCGACAGACGTGCAATCTCCCAGTAAATTTCCACATGAGTATCTAAGTCGATACGGTTTTCACCGTAACCAGCATCCTCGATCAACTTGAGGATTTCTGGTTGATCTTTGAAGACCTCATTGAACTTGGCCACAAACTCATCGCTGAGGGTATTGCATTCATATTCCTCGCATTCGTCCACGATGTTGATGCCATATTGCTTGACAGCGTTGCCATACAGTCGACGTACGTCAGCGGCTGAGCGATTGCATGCAAAGGTTGTACTATCTGATTGTCCATGACCATCGCGACTGGTGTCGCCAGTGTCGATGATGATGGTGTGTTTAAGAGTAGAAGAGTCCATATCCGCCTATGTAGTGAGGAGTAATATCAGGTTCAGTGTGAACCCACGTTAAATCGCGATCAATCAAACGAGCAATCATGAAGTACAATTGAACATACGTGGCCGCATCCAGCCACAAGATGTCAAGCTCGTCTTCATCTGAAGTACCAAAATTTGCATCGTAGATCCTTTGAAAATCAGCATCGTCTTTGAACACTGCTTTGAGTTGATCGAGAAAGTCATCAATCAACCAATCCGCCTCATGGTTATCGCATTGTTTAGTGAGGTGCAGATCATACATGGCACTGGCCATGGCATAACTGCTACGCACTTCATCAATTGTGCGATTGGAGCTATAATGGCGAGTTTCACTTTGGCCATGACCAGTGCCATGTTCTGAGCCGATGCGAAGAGCGATAATATGTTGTGCCATTTGATGCTTGTTTGTTTGCGATATCACAGAGTAGTGGGCAAACATGGCAACACAAAATTAAGTTGAAATTACCATAATACTAAATAGGTAATGAGGATAGGTGAAATTTATGAGACGATTGACTAACGACGAATTTGTAACAAATGCCAAACAGGTGTATGCAGACCAATACGATTATTCATTGACCGCATACACGACAATGATTGTCAAAGTCAAAGTACGATGTAAGAAACATGATTACGTTTTTGACGTGGCCCCAGTAAAGCACTTGAGTGGACGTGGGTGCCCAAAATGTAAAACTGAAAAAATGTCAATACTGCATAAAATAGACACTACTGAATTTATAAAAAGAGCTCGAGCGGTACATGGCACTGAGTACGACTATACAAATACGGTATATGTGAATAGTGCTACCAAAGTTGAAATACGGTGTGTTATACATGGCCCGTGGATGGCATCGCCCAATAATCACACAAGCAAAGCGAATAAATGCGGGTGCCCATCGTGTGGTCATACAAAAATTTCAACAAGTAAAATCAAAACAACTGACTGGTTTATATCGCAAGCAAAATCAATACACGGCGATAAATTTGATTATTCAACTAGTCGGTATGTTGATTGGGCCACCCCTATATCGATTATCTGTCGTATTCACGGAATATTTGAACAAAAAGCCTATCAACATTTCACAAGCAATGTATGCTGTCCACAATGTACCCCGTCAGTAAGCATTGGCGAAACTGAATGGTTGGACCACATGAATATAGCGCCTGACTTTAGACAAAAACGTCTGTTCATCAATGGTAGAAACCTGTCAGTTGATGCCATAGACTATCGTACAAATACCATATACGAATACTACGGAGATTATTGGCATGGCAATCCAGAAACCACTCACTTAGATAAAATGAATGAACATGCCAATGCTACATTTGGTGAATTATATGCCAAAACTTTAGAACGTGAGAATTTTCTAAAAGCAAATGGCTACAACGTTGTAGCCATTTGGGAAAACGATTGGAAGAAGCTCAAGTTACAATGAAGCGTCTTCTATTCCGGCGATTCTGAGCTTCACGACGTTGGATATTTGGTAATGCAAGTATTCAATACCTTTACTGATGCCCAGGAATTTGTTACGCAGCAATGCCACATGATTGATCATCAATGCAAGGTCAACCACTTCAGTATCACCAGCAGCAAATTTGTCAGCATCACTAGATTTCAATTCACGATCGTATTTTTCCATGTAGAAACGGAAACGGCCAGCTCGAACTTTATCCATACGAATGTTCAGGTACTTCAAAATAGCTTCGAGCTCTTGAAGCTGATTGAATCGATACTCAGCCATACCAGGAAGCTTTTTGGCCATGACTTCGATACGACCCACGACATCTAAATCCTCCCTAGCCTCAATGAGTTGTTTCTCATAGTAGGCAAAGCAATCGACCAGGGGAGTTAGATCATCTGGGTCGGCAGTAATTTTATCATACCAACCGCTCATGATTAATCCTCTCCCGAGTAACCGTCTTCGTCGTATTCGTCAACCGACTCTTCCACTTCTTCTTCATACAGCGTCTTGTATGCTTCTTCCAAATACTTGTCTTCGCCGATCAGATCAGCCATATCTTCGATATCGAAGCCATATTCTTCAAACGCACGTAAATGCTGTTGGGCGATCTCCGCACGTTTTGGTGCAGGGATGATATCCCGTACAGTTTCCCAAATTTCAGAGATCAGTCTTGCTTCGCTATTCATCTTGTTCCTTTTTTATTATCAATGCGGCCGAATGTAAGGACCGCACACATTGTTGGTGATCCGCAGATCCATACCATTTATGATATCAGCAATGTTTGTCTATGCGTCATTATGCGACATGGCAAATTTACGTCAATAAACTTTTTGTTCTTTTCATGTCTGGAGGTCAACGAGATCGTCACCAAACACGACTTTGATGTGGAGATGAGGCCAACATCATTCGCCAATAAAAAAGACGGTAAACGTTTACCGTCTTTCCCATTAAGCAAGTTAGCTTAGTTGGCCAGTGCAGCCAAGTCGTCGTCGCTTGGGGCTTCCAGTTCAACGATGCCTTCAGCAATTACACCATCAGCATCTGCTTCTTGACGAGCATCAAACTCTTGCATCATCTGCATCAACAGTTCATCGCTGATCTGTTTGCGGAAGTGCTTGTGTTCGACACCTTTCATGTCAATGTACTTCAGCTTATTGCCGTCCTTCTGGAACACGCCTTTCTGTTCGAAGAACTCAATCAGACCGCTGTATGGGTCCATACCAGCTTCGTATGGAATCTTGATTTCCATAGTCTCGAATGGCTTGGCGTAACGCGACTTCATGATCTTGATTGCAGCACGAATACCGTTAACTTCAGAAGTCTTGTTGCCGTCTTCGTCTTCCTTCAGCTTACGTTTGTCCATCGCAACAACGATCGATGCAGCGTAAACGATACCAGCACCACCTGACATTTTTGGATCAGGGTCAAACATGTCTTGTGACGCGTAGGTGTGGTTAGTTGCGACCATACCAATGTCGTATTCACCGAACATGTTGGTCACGTTTGTAACCAGTGCCTTGAGGGCTTTTGGCTTACGACCCATGTCGCCCTTCATTTCACCACGTTCGAACTGGTCGACGTCAGTTGCAGTCATCAACATACCCAACGAGTCAACAACGAACATGACTTTCGGACGATTTTCCTTCGGCTCGCTTGCGTAGTTGCTCTTGTAGTCTTTCATGAAGTCACTGATGATTTTTGCCACATCATCAATCATGGAAGCGCTAATACGCAGAATTTTGTCTTCAGCGGTATCAACACCAAGAGCTTTCAACCATGCTTCGTCCAATGCGTTTTCGGTGTCGATCAGCACCACGAAGATGCCCATCTTTTGAGCTTCGCGTACGACGTTACCCGACGCGATGAAGCTCTTACCAGAACCCGAGGCACCGCCCAGGATGGTACTTTTGCCCAGCGGAATACCTTTGAAGAAGGAATTGCTGATCAGTTTGTTCAAGCAATAGTTGCCTGTAGGAACCCAAGTTTTTGGGTCATTAAAGCCAGTGCTGATATTCGGGAGTGCTTTTGTGAGGTCCTTTCGGAATTTACTGAGATCAAGAGGTTTCATTTTTGCCTTGTTATTTTTGTTATAGTGACTCAACTTCAAGTCATGTTTCATGATAGTGTGGTATCAGCATTCACTCAATATCTTTTCAGATTTTCCTGACAGGTATACCGTGAGGGCAAACATGAAAAACTTGAAGGGATGAAACTCAAAATAACGGCGAGAGGTTTTCTCGCCGTTATCGTTACCAGATTACTGGTTCAGCGTGCGCTGTTTGATACGCGCCAGGATGTCCTGTGCGTTTGGCTTAGCGCCGTCAGCTGCTGGAGCCGAAGGAGCTGGTGCTGCTGGTGCTGCTGGAGCATTGTAGCTTGGTGGTACAAAGTGGCTCGAGACCGACTGTGCTGCTGGAGCCGCTGGGGCACCACCACCATCACCACGTGCGCCGTTTGCACGGTATACCGCGCCGTACGATGCGGTGTCGAATGGACGACCAGCCAGCGAGTCTTCGAACATCGCTTTGATCATTTCGATACCATCTTTGTCTGGACGGGTGCCCAGGAAAGATTTCAGATCGTACAGACCAAACTGATCAATTGCACCCAGTTCGTCAGCACTCAAAGCGCGGGTACGCATCGACCACGACGAAGTGCCGTAGTTGGCGTATTCGCCTTTCTTGATTTTTGCCAGTTTGAAGTCACGGCCACCAACGTAGTCGGTTGGCATGTCTTCCATTTCTGGGTTCATCAACGAGTTCTTGATGATTTCGTAGATCGATGGGTTGATCACGAAACGACGGATTGGATTTTCTGGAACGCTTGGCTCTTCGAACGGGCTAGCAACCACGAAACCTTGGAACAGGAACGACTTCTTCTTGTAGTAGGTACGTGCCAGGTCTTTCTTGCTGTCATCTTTCCACCAAGGACGGATGTGAGCAGTGATCGGGCAAGCATCGCCGAACATGTCAACGCAAGGAACCTGAACTTCAACTGGACGGTCATCGCGACCAACAACGCCCTGGAAAGGCAGTTTGATGATCTGGCGTTCAACCCAGAAGAAAGTGTTGTCAGGATCTGCGTCAGGCAGGAAACGGATGGAAGCTGAAGTGTTCTCTGGAATGTTCCAGAATGGGAAACTAGCGTTATCGCCACTGTAGGCGCCGGTAGTTTTGGTGTCGGTTTTTGCTGCTTGAGCGAGGAGTTTAGCTTGGATTTCTGCCAACGATGCCATATGAATTACCTTTTATTGTTATTTTTGTTTTGTTGTTTTTGTGTTTCAGTTTTTACTACAAGATCAAGTATATTTTAGTTTTCAGGTTTCGCAAAATAAAAACTACCATCTTCTCGATAAATTCTTTTCTTACCTGTTGTCGGACATTTCTGTCCTTGACGAGCCAAAGACAATGCATCTTTTTGCTCTTGAGTATATCGATATCCCTTATTGCTATGCTGCCCAATATGAGTTTGACGTAATTTCTTCTTTGTTTCTTCTGCCACTGGAGCGACCCGGTTATACTTGGATCGATCCGCCTTTCTCATCTTCTCTTTTGTTTCTTCGGTATGCTTATGGCCACTAGTGCCTTCTCCGCCATCAGTCAAGTTTCTCAATGGACCCTTGCCAAGATCTTTTCTACCATATTGCGCAATCAACTCTTTTTCTTTCAAGAATGCCAACTCTTCAGTTAGGTCTTCCAGCAAGTACACAATGCCAGGTTCAAGTCCGTCTGCACGGATAGCTTTGATGGCACTTTGTTTTGAGTTGCATTCACGATTGGCTGATACAGTTAAATGATTCGTTGCTCGATGACCATGACCTTTCCCAATATAGAAAATTTCATTATCTTTGCGCGGATCAGTTAAAGCGTAGACGTAAAACATACGTTACGATTGATAGTACCTTACGATACTAGATGATGAGAGAGTTTTCATAAAATTTGCCTATTATTTGTAGTTGTTTGCCAATTGAAGAATTTTCTTCTTCAAATCTATTTAGGAAACCGCATCATATTACATGTGCAGTTATCGTCTACTTGGCGTTGCAGTTGTCTTAACCACGAATCAATTCTATACAGTCACATCATCTTTCGCAAATTAAATTCTGATTCTTTTTAGATATTTCTGACACTCAAAAATATGGCCCGGGATCACCGAGCCATATTAAATTCACTACCGTATTACTTGAGGCCAGCCAATGCCTTCATACGTTTGATGTAAGCCAGTTGCTGCTCTTCACCATTGCGGCCACCGACTTCAATCTCATCTTCCAGACTCTTCTGCTGATCGCGTGGAACTTTAACTACTTGTTCACTTTCTTCTACGCCAACATCGCCCATCTTGGCTACATGTACCTTGCCGTCATCATCAACGCCAATCACGCCCCAGCCACTATTCTCTTCCATGAAGGCATTTGCAGCAGCATCAGTATCGAACACGTAGGTGTTGAATACTTTACCCCAAGTCTTATAGGTGCCCTTGGTCAAACCACTACCGGCCGCATCAAAGTAGTCGGTGACGCGTTTATCCAGGTAATCTGAAGCAGACAAGCCGTCGTCGCTTTCTTCCATCTGACGATCCTTCCATTGCTGGTATGGATCATGGCTAGAACCATGCAGATCATCAGCCCCTTCACCAGCATCTGCACAGCCTTGTTCCAACATGGCGCGTTGCTCTGATGTGATCGACTTGGTGATATCTTCGCCTGTGTCATCACGAGTAATCTTGGTGATATTCACCATAGCACCACTTGGTTCATCGCGGCCGCCATCGTGATATTCGTACGTGTATTCAACAGTAACATCAACATCGTCAGTCTCGTAGTCAGGATCGTCAACTGGCAGTTCCAATGTCGAATTGCGAACCTTAGCGTGTTCTGCTTCTTCCAACGGTTCTGCGTCATCTTCTGATTCCTTGATTGCCATACCAACCTTAGCCAGTTCATTAAAGGCCAAACGGGCAATAGCTTCAATGTCGTCAGCCGTTTTGCCCAATTTGGCAATCATTTTGCTGACCCACTTTTCTACAACCGCGTAGGTGAGGTTGGGCAAGCCCATGATCTCGTGAACAACTTTACGGGCAGCACGTTGATCGCTGATTGGTGCTTCTGCGGGACGCATATCTTCGTCCAATGATTCGTTGGCTTTGTTCCAGATATGACGATCAATTGCTGCTTGATCATTCTCTTCTTTGGCATAGGCCAGATAATCTTGGTAACATTCATCTTCAACAGTCACGAGATCTGCTGGATTGATTTGACCTTTGATGTCTTCGTTTGTGTCTTGGCGATTTACCGAACGAATAACTGCATAGCTGCCGTCATCGTCACCATCAACATCATAGTGAACCACAACATCAATGTCGTCTTCCTCTGAAGTTGAAACCAGGGTCTTCAATTCGAATTGACCATTTTGATCACTCTCGACCATTGGAGTATCACATTCAGCCATTTCACTTTCGTCGAAATGTGCGTGGAAGCATTGCGACGTAAGGTTGTATGAGTCAATGACACTCAATTGTTCTGGTTTGATGGTTTCACCAGTATCCAGACGCGTAACCTCAATCAGTTCGATTGGCGAGTCGTCGCCATTTTCCTGATAGGCATACGTCACTTCGACATTTACCGGGTGTCCTTCGATGTCCAGAACTGCCTGTGCTTTATCACGAGCCATATCGATAGTTGCTTCGCTACCTTCAGTCATGACGTCGCCATCTTCGCCAATCTCACCATCAGCACCATCGGTACTTTCGATTTCTTCTGCTTCAGAGACGTCAGCATCACCAGCACTCATTACCGTAGTGGTGTTGCTTTCTGGTTCATGCTCACAGTCATCTTGCGTTGCAGTTGGGAAGCCATACAGGTGTTCACGAGCACGTTTGAAATGTGCATTCATGATCTCACGGTGTTTACTTGATTCATTCATATTTTTATAATCCACAAATTTACCAATTGACTTCAGCTTTTCAACAAATACATGAACAATTGATTTTTGTTCTTCTTCTGTTTTATCACTGAAATTGGTTTTAACTAAAGTTGTTGCACGATCGAGATTGATCGCACCATAATTCTTCATTCTGGCTATCAAGTATGAGGCGTCACGGTCAGCCTCAACATCGACCAACGGGCCCATAACAACAGGGTGTCGTTTGCGTTTGGCTTCAAGCTTCTGGTACTCAGTAGCTTCATCAACACCCATATTGTCGCCTCGAATATTACGACGAGCAAATTGGTGAATCTGTTTGGCTAAAGCCAACTCTTCAGCATGTTTCCGTTGATGTTCGCCAGCTGACATACTAGACGCACGCTCATCGGCAGCGGCCAAAGCATGTACGTCTGGGGTTTCATTAACTGGGGTACTGACAAACTTACCATCCAGTTTCAGGTATTTAACGAAACGCAACAGAGTATCGTGAATATCTGGGCGACTTTTCTCGCCATCATACTTACGATGTACTAACTTGGTAGCACGGGACAGATTTATTGGCTGATACCTACGCATCTGATCACGCAAGTACAAAGCCGCTTCTTCATTGGCTTCAGCATGGATAGTTTCATCGTCCATAGCAGCCAATGACAGCTCATCCAACATGCTTTCATTCATCTTGCCTTCAGATGCTAGAATTTCAGATACACGTTTGGTCACATAGCCCAAATCCTGTGGGCGATGGCCCATCATAGACAAGACACGCATGATCATGCCTTTGACATTGTGAGGAGTGATATCCGGATATGCGCCGATCTTGTGGGCAATCAATTGTGCGACGTCGTCGTCGCTACCATAATCAATCATATTAATTCCTTTGAATGGTACAAAAGCCGACTTAACGGCCTTTGTACTCTTGTGCAGCTTATTTACTTCTTGATGGCACGAACCGAATTTGGATCAATGTTTAGGCTAGAAGCTTCAAACCATTTTTCCTGACCTTCGGCTGTTGTAACCAAAGCCTTGGATTCATTGATGCTCTTGCAGAACAGCAATTCACTTTCACCCAGGAGCTTGAAGAATGTGCCAGCAGTCAATGCAACAGACTCTTTGACCTTCTTGCTTGCAGCCAGTTCCTTCTTGGCTTTGTCCAACTCAGCCTTGATTTCGTGACGCGCAGTTGGGAAGTCATCGCAGTCAGCATACTCTTTCTGGAGTCGTGCCACTTTGTCTTCCAGAGTTTCCTTGCCTTCAGACACTTGTTCGCGTTTCTGCTTGGAGCCTTCCTTGCGCTCTTTATCAGACTTCTTCTTGTCTTCGGCATCATCATCCTTACCACGCTTGAATGTCTTGCCTTCAGAAACCATATCACCCAGTTCGGTGTGAACCAGAGCAGCCAAGTGTGGCACATCAGATTCTGCTTTGTCGACCATAGTCAGGTAACGAGTTACCATTGCTTTGATCTTTGGCATAGTCAGATCAGGAGTGCCCTTGATCTTGTCGGCGATCTTTTTGGCTGCAACTTCGTCGCTCATACCCATTGCAGCTTCATCGATTGGTTGCTTCTTGGCATCACGTTTCTTCTGGTCGTCTTTCTTCTTGGCTTTGACGTCCACTTCATCATCGTCATTGCGTTTGAAGCTTTTACCTTCTGATACGCCTGATTTGTACACGCTGCCTTTCTCGCCATCCCATTCACCGATACCCTTGGTCTCGCCGCGTTTGTATGGGTTAGGGCCAACCATAGCATTGCAAGTTTCTTTGTCACCATCAAACCACACAGCAGCGTCGGCTTTCTTTGCAGCAGCTTTCCAACCAGTATATGTGCCGTATTCGTTTTCGCCCATATGATTTTTAGCTTCAGAGACTTTCTCGCCCAATACTTTAGAGGTGAAGTCAACACCCGCGTAACCATTCGCTGCCGAATTGTTCACAGCATTGTTGAGATTCTTGACCAAGGCTGCGATGTTTTTTGGATTCTGGTTGATCTTCGAGTTACCCTTCTCGTGTGAGTAGCTTGCGCCAACTTCCAACGTGTAGCTATAAGCCTTGAGCAATTCAGCGAGCGTGCCTTCTTGCTTGTAGGTACGATCGCCCTTTGTCTTAGTGACTTCGTAGCGAGTTTCCTTGCCTTCATTGATTTGAACACTTTCAGTCATGGCCATCAGATCTTTTTCACTGACTTGCAGAACGGTATACGGACTGATATCGTTACGATACTTGATCTTGATATCAAATTTCGTTTTACATGGACCATCAACCACCGATCCCTCTTCAGAAAAAGCATACCATCCTGGTTCGGTTACCTGGTCAATCAGATCTTTCATTGCGCCTTCAGTCAATGACTTCTCAAAGCCAAAGCGGAATGCACCTTCAGTCATAGCTGGTTTGAACTCGAAGCTTGAACGCATTGTTTTCTTGTCTTCGCCATCGACATTCAGAACCCACTGATCTTTAGGATTAGTAGGCACCGTTACGACAGTTGCAGTCTTACCCTTGTACTTACCCGCAGTGGTAACAGTTACGGTGTCACCAGCCGTCGGCTCAGGGTCAAATGCTTCGTGAACTGGAGTGGCGTCATAGATTGCTTTCAATTCGCTTACCAGTCGTTCTACGCGCTCTGGTGACAGCATGTCAACACAGTCGGCAATCGACTTTTCATTCTTTGGGTCAACGATATTCAGGCACGAGTTCAACACGCTATTGAATTCATCGCGACTACCTGGTGCCACACTAGTGTTCATGTGTTCGATGTCGGCAATTTGTGTCGAGTAATCTTGTTTCGGACCATCGTATGGTTTTGTGAACATACTTGGGCGCAGATCCTCGTCTACTTCTTCGCCTTTATCACGTTGACGCGCTTCTGCGGCAGCTTTGTCAGCTTTCCACTTGATATCTTTTGCGCGCTTCTTCTCATCAGCAGTGCGATCGATATTACTGGAAGCCAGACGGCTTACCTCATTGTAGGCACGCGAACCCACACGCAGCGCACCTTCATCCATTACTGGGTCTTCCGTGCCAGTGATCACGAAACGTTCGTCATTTTCATGGTCAGCAATCCAGTCGTCACGGGCGGCTTCGTCATCGAATTTCTTCTTGAATTTGCCATTAATACCCATTGTACCAAATACGATCCACTTGTCTTGTGCCACTGGTGGAGCCATGTCTTCCATTGCCATTTCTGGTTCTGCTACATTGACCGACATCAGTTGCGGGGCATCGAAATTACGACGTGAGATCTGGAATGGTTTACCAGCCAGCATCACAACATATACGCCGTCAGGATCAGTTGGCACCTTTGCAATGACTGCACTCTTACCAAAGTGATCACCACGAGCTGTGATCGTTACCGTGTCACCATCTTCCAGTTTGCCCTGGAATGTTTCTTCAACTGCTTCTTCGCCAGTATCGCCACTCATGTCGTCGTCTTCGGCAACCGGCTTGCCACCAAACATGTTATCTGGGTCGAACGATTCCAGCCAATTATCAAACTGCTTGATTGCTGGGTGATTTGAGCACTCGCCCAACGAATGACCTGGCACCTTGAAGCGTACGGTTGCTTCTTCCATATCGTCCATATCTTCGCCCATAACTGCCGAGCCAACTTCAGCATCGAGTTCAGTATCCAGCTCGTAGCACCACATACCAAACTCATGGTTAAGCTGTGCTTCTACGGTTGGATCGATTGCTTCGCCGCCGCCGAAGTGTGGGAAGAAGAAGACCACATAACCCTTCAGGTCGACGCCTTCGATGGTCAATGCTTGGTTGTTTTCAACAAAGTCACTCATGATGCGATCAGTCAATTCTGCTGGAGGCATTGCACGAACCAGTGGCGCATCTTCTGGGATTTCAGCTTTGTACATTGGAGTAACATCTTCAGCCAGATCCATACCGTCGCCTTCATCTTCCGACAATGGTTGAGTCAGAGCTTCCAGAGTTACCACGCGGGCAACAGTCGCGATTGCATCTGCATTTACACCTTCGCCCAGCATTTCAGTAACACGAGCGACGCGCTCATTGATAGCATCAACATCTTCGCTCAGTTGTTCGCCAGTAACCAAACGGGCTGCTTCTTTCATGTAAGTTTCTACCACATACAGACGATCGAACGAACGTTTGAAGCCGTGCATGGATTCAAAAATAGACTTACGCAGTGCCAACACTTGAGTAACTGCTTCTGATACTGGTTGTTCAACTTCACTTGATGCATGAACTTCAGCATCGTTTTCATCGCACCATTTATTCATGGCCTCTGAGTTCTTGAAGATCTTACGCCATGGTTTGCTGGTGAGACCTTTTACGCCGTATGCTTCGATTTTTGGTTCTTTCTTCTTTGCTGCTTCCGCGATACCAGGCATCACATTAATGTGACCGGTAACTTGGGCCAGATCGCTGAAGTCACGGGCCATACGAATGATTTGCGAACCAACTTCATCCGCAAAAGTACCGCCGTTGCTAACGTGTTGAGTCATAGCACGAGCACCGCTCAGCATGTTGACTGGGAAACGCAGACGTTCACCTTCTTGATTCTCAACGAAAATAGCTTGAATGTGACGACCACGGTCACCAATCACTCGCTCATTTACACGCGCACTGTGGCGCACGATCATACGGGCATTTTCCAGCTTGAGGTAAGAGCTCTTGCTTGTGCCGTACAGACCTTCCATAATATTCATGTGATTCTCCTGTTGTTCTTCGATTGTTGCTTGCATGGCAAAATCTTTTGGTTTGATTTCCTTGTTATATTTCTTCACATGAAACAACAAGTTTGATTGCACGGAAATTGTGCGCAGCGTATCCAACAAGCCCTCAACTTGTGAGAGGTTGAATGACGGGCTAAGGTAAAATTTCAATGCACTATTATCGCCATCTTCCACAATTGATACCAAGAGATTATCGCCAATCACATACATGCGGCGCGCATCTCCCGGCTCAAACACTCGTGTGCCATTCTCGTCGTAAAGGACGATTTCCTTTTCATACGAACGGAGGATCTGGAAGATTTCGGTACTGAAGGCGTTAAAGTCGATCATTGCTATCCTGGGAAATAATAATATGTTTTATTTATCAATTGAACTGGTAGTTCTACGGATTTCACATAATTGCAAGAGGCATTGAGTCATCATCTTCTGGACTGACAATCTCTTTCAAGCTTTCGCTGTAATCTTCGTTAAGCCAACCAATAATAGCATCAAGAATACGTACCACCAATAAGGTGGCTGAAATCAAATCATCATGTTCGCCACTCTTAGCCGCATAGCTGGCGCCGCTACTTACGAAGTTCTTGAATTGACGAATCAGTGATTGACTGTTGACTTGCATACGGCCACTTTCCATCAATGATTTCAGCTTACTGCATGCACTCAGTTTCTTCGCATTGCTGGTGTTCAGACCCTTGCGGAAACGACCACGACCCTGTCCAGCCACACGTTTTTCACTCACAAAGATACCTGGGAAGTTATGCTCACCCGTATCTTCAATGATTTGCAGTACAGCTTCGCCGATACTGTTGTTTTCAACAGTCCAGAATATCTCAGGCTCTCCTTGTTGTTCTGGATTCTCCAGCAGACTTTGATTCAACATCAACAAGGTTTGCATGAGAATTTTGATCTGCCCTCGTGGTGGAGTTTTGTTGTGCTGCCACTCAGCAACTTGAATCATTTCAGGTACTTGAAATACCTGAATAGCCGCATAGTCACCACCTGTACCCAAACATGGATCCAATCCCAACAGGAAGGTCTTATTTGGTTCAGGCTCGCAGAACCAACGTACTTGACCGGTATAGAATTCTGGTTCGCTGTAACGCAGTTGCACCAATGTCAGAGCATCAATTAAGGTCTCGTCATCTGATACGAATTCGCATTCAAATTCCTGTTGGAATCGTGCGGCACCCAAACTGGCGCGGAATGGTGCAGCCCATGCTTCATCTCGATCTGGGTGACGATCCCACTTGACCTTGATAGGAAAGAAACCATTTGCACCTTCGCCATTTGGCAGCTGATTACCAAATTCGTCAGTATTTTGATTTGCTCCACGCCAGATCTTAGCAAATTGGTCTTCGTCATTCTTTGGCGTTGATGTGATAATGCAGCCACCACCAGTAGCCAGAACAGGCTGAATAGCAGTCCAGAATTCGTTTGCCATACTTGGACGCACGAATGCAAACTCGTCGCAGTACAGAAGGGTAATGGACAGACCACGACCAGCATCGGCGGTGGTTGCACGCGCAGTAATGGCCGAACCATTGTCGAATGAGATGGTACCTTTGTTGTACTCCATCACACCAGCTCGTAAATGGTTTGGGCATTCCTCGTAGCCGTATCGAATACGGTCCATAATCTCCATAGCCTGATTGAACTTATTAGCAGCAATCAGAATCTTGGTGTCTGGGACAAACATTGCACGCCACAGCAGATATGCAGCAGCCACGGTAGTTTTACCCATTTGTCGTCCAGTCAATGATACACAGAAGCGATGATTGTGGTACGCTTCAATCATCTCGTGCTGGAATGGATACAACACGAGTGGAATAGAGCCCTTGATTGGGTGCTGAACTTTCAGGAAATTCTCGATGAAATAAAGTGGATCATCCAGGCATTTTTCCAGTTCTTCTCGTTGTGTTTTGGTGAAAGGAACCTTACTGTGTCCTTTCTTGGTGAGTTGATACTCGTTAGCCATAAAGCCTCACAAATCAATAGTCGTTAAAAAAGGCATCATGGATGCCTTTTCATATGGTTGACTTGTATTTAGTCGCTCAATTTCGAGATATACTCAGTCAAGCTAGATTTGAAGTCATTGATCAAGCCGTTGAAGTGTTGGGCAGCAACCTTACCCTCAACATCGCCATCTTTCATAGCCTGGTTGTACATGCTTTGGATCTTGGTCTTCATCGCGGTCAAGTCAGCATTCAAGCTGCTAAGGGCGTCAACTGATTGTTGTGATGCACCGAAGAAATTATTCACGGCCACATCTTCGTCAATTGATTGCTCACCGCTTTCCATGACGTGCTGGTAGTAAGCCATGACCTTCTGTTGGTCTTCAGGCGTGTTGCCTTCAGTCTCCAGCTTGTACAAGAAGTCAGTTGCATCAGTACCGCGCAGCATCACCGAGGTGCCTTCTTGTGTATCGTTAATCTGGATGTTACCCAGCGCATCAGTCGTGAATGTGAAGCGGCTATCAGTTGGCATATCAAAGAATTCGTTCAATTCTTCTTCATCGCCATCCGAGGTTAGATCTTCACTAAGCTTCATACTCAGTTGATCGACGATCTTGGCACACATATCAATAGCTTGCGACTCATCAACTGCTTGGCCGGTCGCTTGCTTGACCAATTTCATGCAAGCTTGTGCGCTCTTGAGTCGAACATTACCAACAGCGATGTCTGAATCGGAAATGCCGATGTTGTTCAGAATGCCATGTACTTTGTCCAATACATCATTGGAGATGATGGAACCCATGTCTGCACGTTCGTCCACTTCTTCAGCAGTATCGTCAACCATTGGGTTGTCACCCATGTTGTTGGTGATACGATCTGGCATATCAGCACGACCTTTGAAGGTAAAGGAACCAATAGTGTCAGCGCCTGCTGCCTTTGGTGGGGCCAGTGTGGTGTTCTCCTCAACCTTGCCATAATTGAGCAAGCGTGCGAGCAGGGAAGTATTAATTTCACTCATGTTTAACCTTTACGAATAGTGTTTGGTGTAGACGCCTTGACAACTTGTTTGCCACCCTTAGTCAAGTATGTGTGCTTGACGGTGTCGCCGGAATTGTCATAGTTGCCCGTTGGTGCTGGCTCTTTGGCATCAGCATCTTGTTTCTTGGTTTTTGGTACTTTGATATCACGATTGAAATCATCAGCCTTGACATCGTTCTTTGGCATATCCATCCAGGCGAACAATGGAGCGGGCGCGTCAACTTGTTCTGGTTGGTGTTCTGCTTGCAGAGTTTTCAAGTATGAGAGCAGGCGATTGTTGTAGTCATTACCATAATAGTTTTGACCATCGGCTGTTTGCTCTGCGTCTGAATACACGGAGTCAGTGCTCAAAAGAGGCTCGCGTTCCAGTCCTTTCTTTTCAGCATTGGCTTCAAGCTCGCGCTCTTGTGCAATGCGGTTGCCTTCGATTTCAATTGGTTCGTTATCGCAACGAACGACTACATATTTTTCAGGAATATTCATGATGTTACGAATATCCTGTTGCATGATGTACGAACTGCATGGCAAGGTGGTTGCCACGTCGATCATATACACTTCAACATTTTGCAGGTCTGAGAAGTCCAGAGGATTCTTTTGCAAAATGGAACGTGATGGTTTTGAGATGCTCAACAGTCTGAATTTCGTCAAATACGCGGCGATCTGAGCAACAATTTCAGAAGTCAGTGGCGATGCTGTTTTGATACGATAGTTATAGACCTTTTGGCTCTCGGCTAAGTATTTTTTAAAATCCATGGAGTGCTCCCGTCAATAATCCTATTTAGCGTACCAGACGGAATGAAAGTATGTGTTAACGATATGAGCCAAGTGTCATACTCCAATAGAAAAAGGGCCCTAGGGCCCTTCTCGTCAATCCTGTGACCTTTTACTGGCCGCGAATCTTTTTGATCAGATCATTTCGATCGGCAATGATTACCGCTTCTTGCTCAATTATCTCGTTACCTTCACCTGACTTTTGACGCAACAACGCTTTCAGTTTCTCGTTTTCGAGTTTAAGCTTCTGTGCTTTCAATTGCGCATCACGCTTTGAATTCTTGGCATCCAGGGCCAATTTGTACATACCAGCTGCGGTCTCAAATATACGACCAGCTGAACGAGTGTCAACGTTATAGCCAAGATCCATCAAGTCTTGTGCATGTTGGAGTGTCTGGCCATAAATGTCATCAGCACTATCGGCGTGATCTTTTGCTTCGACGACGTCTGGGTCTTGACGGACTGTAATTGGAGATTCCAAGGCAGCAGTCAAAGCATCAACGTCAGCATTACCTTCTGCTTCCAGCAATTCATCCTCGGTGAGCGAATCATGATCATCCGTTTCACGAGGAGCCTTTAACAGATCTTCCAGTGTTGGCAAGTCCAAGGCTTCTTGAATAGTTCTACTCATTTTCGTTTATTTCCTTTGGCAAAGAGCTGATCTTCAGTTAACACACGGAATGTCAGGCCATGCTTGGCACACCATGCAGCAGCGGCTTGCCATTTGGCTTTGTTTACCGCCAATGTTAATTTATCTCGCTTGCTCTTGGCACGATCGTCATATGCTTCCTTGGCGGGTTTGATCTCAATCAATTCAGCACGACGATTACCAGTCTTATCTGTGAATACAACCATGAGATCTGGAATGTAGAAAGTCCATTTGTTCGTCAACGGATGCAAGTAAGGAATGCTGAGACTCTCACTCGCCCATTGAGTTACATTTGGATGTGCATCCAGAACACGGAATACCGACAATTCCCAGCTTGACCTAAAAGTGATAGGCAGCGTTCCAATATACTTGGCTGCATTTACTGGTTGATAATGCCCTTGACTAAACTTACTCATTATGCCCAATCCGAATAATCATCGCCGTCACTAATGTCGGGCAAATCGATTGTACCAACTGCACTATCTTGTAATACTGAAGTAGAGTATGAAGAGAATGCAGATGATATTGAACTACCATTTGATATCTTTTGCGCTTGACCTTTGGCAATATCATACAACGATGAACTAACGCCAGTACTCGAACCTGGGTTACTTGCCACTTTACCGATAAGGGTATTCAGGGCCCCAGGGATCTTACTGGTTACTTGATTCAAAGTGGACGTAGGCACGCCAGGAATAGACAAGCCATTAGTCAATGACGAGATCGCATTGCCGAAGTTCATATTACCAAACGAACTCAACACAGACGAGGTATTACCTGGAAGCTTTGACAGCAATGCTGTATTGCTACCAAGCGCACTTGTGATTGATGAAAATGCGGAGGTCAACCCAGCATTTTTGTTTATCGTATTACCAACAGCTGAAAAGTTATTGAATGCGTTTGAAATTGATTTGGTTTCAAACGGCAAATTTGACGAACGAGTAGCCCCACGAGTCTCGCTCGTGGGCTCGTAAACGTCACCAACGAAGTTACGATCAGTCAAAAGACTCTTAATGAAGTCAGAGGCTTTCGCATCTGTCATTGAGACTGGAACGTTGTCGTTGTTATAGATGATTGTTTCGTACTCCAATGTCATTGTAATGCCATGACCATGCACACTGCCGTAATCCATTTCGTCCGGGTCGAAACTGGAGATTTTTGGATTGATCAAATCAAATTGCGTGTATGTACCATTCGAGAACTGATAGCACTCGATTTTAGAGAAGAAACCCTTCGGCGAATTTCTAGTCGCCTCAGTTTGCTCTTCGTTTGGAAGAGTTAGGCCAAACCCTGTACCACCGGTGTTCTTGAAGTCAGTGTTTGTGAGATCATAATCCCAATCATTAGCAGTGGTCTTGCGGAAATCACCAAAGTAGAATGCCGCATATTCGTGCCACATTTGCATGACCATCTGATCAGAGGTATCATGAAACTCAATCTTGACTGCACCAAATTTGATATTGGTTTGAACTAAACGTTTTTTGTTATACTGATTAAGCGATTGCATATCAGCAGAAATACGTGGGCGATCAAACCGCTTAACGGCAAACTGAAGGCCAGTTTCCCATTTAGGCGGAGTGTTGGTTGTCGTCCCACGCACAAAGCGGATCAAGAATAGGAACTGAGGACGTGGTGCATTGAGGGCATACTTTCCGCCATCAAAGCGATCACCATCGAATCCAAAAATTCGATAAGCTTGTCCGGGGCTACGCTGAAATAGCGGTGCCCCTTTGTCGTTCGTAGTCTTGGCCATCTATTAAACGCCCGAACCTGGCAACAGACTCGAAGCAACGTTTGCTGGCATAAGTTCGCCTGCCTGGGTTGCGATATCGTAACGAATATCCAGATCAATGTGCATAGCATCGCTGCTGCTGTAATCCAGATCGCCATACGAAACGCCAGTCAGGAAGCAACCTTCCAGGTACCATTGTTCGATAACCGTATCATTACCACCGTCCATCTGTTCGATGTACATGTTGAACTTGTAGTTCACACCAGCCAATGGGCTGGTCTGCTCAAAGTGGTTCTGTTGTTTCTGAACTTGGTGACCCACCAATTTGGAAACACTGTTGGTTACGTCGTCGCGAACGGTGATCTTTACTGGATCCCATTTTGGCTTAGACATGTAGTACGCGATCGAGTTGTAGCTCTCGACCTCTTTTTCCGCGTACTTGACGCCAGGGCGGCTGGCAGAAATGACCTGTTGGGTCAATTCAATACCACCTGCAATCGGACCAAAGTTGATCACGCGAACACGGAACTTATATTTTACTTTTGGCTGAAGGATGCTACCACGACCGGTACCACCGCCCAACGGAACGCCAAATTTACTCAAAACCGTCATATGAAATACTCCATAATGAAACTAATGTAGTATTTATGAATGGCGATGAATCAGTAAAATGACAATATTTATATGACACCAGAACAGTGCCATGGAAGTTGTCAGTATGCCGAATGCTTCAATTTAAAGCTAATCAATGCTTTTCGGGCACGGTCGAGTCCAACCGGCATACTGACTTTGCTCTAGCCTCTTTCACCTGTCATTTCAGGGACAATCGATACCCCTCGCTGCGACGCAAGGCCTACCTTTATGTGAGTCGCACCCACCTCCCAGTCTCCGGTATCGATCTTATGGGTTCAGGAATAATTCCTTGCCGGCCACCCTTACGGATAAAAACATTATACATGCTGGACGCCATCCTGCAATTATTTTCTTGGCTTCTGGCTATGGTTCAATTCTATGATCTCCAGAAACACCAAGTACGGATTGTCCGATCGCGGTGGTTCACTGGGAGAACGATCTGGTGATAGGCGAGCTGGACGAATACGCCCATACTTGCGGGTTTTTCGCAAGAAGTCGCCATGACCCTTAAAGAGACGTTCGCAATAGAAAGTATACGATTTCACATGCCTGACACTGACATGTTGGCGATTGAATCTATAGCCCAAAGACTCCAGGTATTTGGTCCACTTTTGACGAACCGTATGTGCATTACCACTATCAAGGAACACGGTCTTCTTCAATGTAAGATTGTGGATGCGGATTTTGAAATTACGAATGGGCATCTGGCTTCTCTCCCTTAAAATAATGGTAGAGAGCGGATAAAAATTCAGACAAATGGAGTATCATCGTGACAGTATATTGAAAAGAGCCATGAAATCATAATTGATCTCAATACCATTTAGCCAATAAAAAACCGCCCCTAAGAGCGGTTTTTCTGAGTGCTGACTATTAGGTCAACGAATCGCCTGAGTTACGGATACGAACTGGCAAGTAGATGAACTCAACCGACTTGATCGGTTGGATGTACATGTCACACCACAATTCGTTACGGTTACGACGTTCTGCGGTGTTGTTCGACGTATCGCAAACAACTGCGAAGTCTTCCAGGGCGCGCAGACCAACCAAACCAATCAGGAAGCGTTCGATAGTAGTCTTGAATGCATCACGAGTCTGCAAGTCATTCTGTTCGAACAAGAACGGCTTGGAGATATTGTCCAACTGGTAACGCAGGTAGTTGGCCAAACGAGCAACGTTGATACGATCCAAGGCGCTAGCAACTGGGCTCAAAGTCTTCTGTCCATACACTACCAGACCACGATTCGGGATGTAAGCAATCGGGTTGATCTTGTTCTGGTACAAGACGTCGCGCTGACCTTGGTTCAAGATTACTGGCTTGTATTCACCTTCAGAAGTCAAGTAACCAACTGATGCTGCATTGGTAACCAAACCACGGTTGAAACCAGCAGGAGCGAACCACTGATAAGCAACTTGGTCATTGTACGCAATCGTACGCAGAGCAATGGTCGAAGGTGGGACCATAATTTCGGTACCATCAACGTTAGTGCTCAGACCCCATGGGTAATAGACACCCACGTTCGTGTTGCTAGAAGTCAAACCATCATCGCCGTTACTTGCGGCATTGTTGGCATTCGTTGCCCAACGTTGGATCGAAGTGCTGTCTGGTGTCAGACGTGCTGGGGTGTCACCAACAATGAACGAAACTTCTTTCTGGTCAGTGTTGAGGGTGATCATCTCATCGATCAGTTCTGGGTAGCCAGGAGCTGCCAACAGGTTGTAGTAAACCATTTCCGAACGGATCTCTTGATTACCAGCCACCACCGCAGCCATAGCACGAACAACCATAGTACGCTGAGCTTTACGGCCCATGTATGGTGAACCGTCAACTGCATTGCCGCTTGTGGTTACCCAACGACCAACATTGGTTACTGGTGGGAAGACAACAGTGTCCAGACCAACCGTGTAAGTGTTCAGCGAAAAGTCGGTGTTCGCATCGTAGCCACCTTCAGCGAAGTATGTGCCTTTCCATTCTTTGACGTTGTAGGTACCAAAGCGGGTGTTGAACAACAGAGTACCAGCCGAGTGTGTACGTGGATCAACGCAGTCTGGATCAACGAAGTTACTCAGAACCAGATCGTTTTCGCTTGTGCTGTTACGAACGTAGTCGATAGTTGCACCAGTGTAGTTCGGACCTGAGTCTTGACGTGCATCAGCAAACACGATGCCGTATGGTGTGGTTTGATCAGTATTGTCGATCAGAACCCAACGACGGGAGTTGGCTTGATAGCGATACAGTTTTGGGTAGTTTTCCAGATCGCTGGAATCCAACCACAGATCGTTGTCAACCAGTGACGAACCATCCAATTGATAGTTTGGTGCCGAGCCAGCAATTTGCACGCCGTGCTTATCGGTCATTGGATACATCTTGCGATAACCCAACCACTGATCGCCATCACATACCATGATGTCAGCTTGGAAATTGGTGTTGAACCACATACGACCATCTACTGGGTCAGTGGAAGGTTCAACGTAGCTTTGTTCGTAAACCAACTGCGACCATGCACTACCTTGCCATACGCGCAATTGTTGACCAGCCAATGGATTTTGACTTGTGCCTTCAACGTTGTACTTAACGTAAACGGTGCCGTTAGTTGGTGTTGCGCCCAGGGCGGCGTTTGCGGCCACATCATCCGCGTACATTGGCGCATCAGCGACAACGAAAGCACCAACGGACGAGCTGTAGTATTTCACTACGAACTTAGTGCCGCTGTTAAGAGCTGTGGTCTTGATCCATACGTCACCAGAAATGCTTCCTTGAGGAACACGATTGTGGGTAGCATAAGTCAGTTTGACGCTTTTGGTGACGCCTGCTGACAACTGCATGGATGCCAATGGGGTGCCGGTAACGTTCTGGAGTTCAACACTGTCCAGGATGAAGTTAAAACTGATACGACCAGCCGAGTCATTGGTTGCAATGATTTTATTGTTCAAGCTTGGTGCTGCTGCGATTGCGGCATTGATATCCGTAATGGCCTGTTGAACGCCGTTTGAAGTCAATACGATCACGACACCATTGATACTGAACGAATCGTTTGGTGTGATGTTGGTGATACCCGTCGAGCCACGGATGATGTTGCGGGTCATCTTCCAGTTATTGGAACCAACCAGATACCACACGCCGTTCAATTTCTCGAACATGCGGTTAGTGGCTTCAATGGTCACAACTGCGAAGTCGCCGTCTTCACCGAATGCAGCTTGTGGGAAACCAGTCGCGATGTCGTAGTTTGTTGCATCGCTTACAACCAAGATTGGTTGTTTCAGGAATGGGTCCAAGCTCGATGCGCCAGTGCTCTGGAACACACCAAACTGAGTGTTGACCAGATCCAGCCAGTAAGTACCGTTCAGTGGGGCACCACGTGGGGCTGAAACACTTGCATCCAGTTCTGCCAGATCGATGTCTGCACGAACCACGTATGCGGCGTTGTTGATACCCAGGAATTGGTATGCAGCGTGCAGACCATATTCATTAAGTTCATGGGCGTGAACTGGTGTACCTTGCACGGTGGCAAAGAATGGATCACCGAATGTTTGATTCAATTCGCGTTGGCTGGTAGCCAGGTACAGCTTGCCGGCTTCACTTGGGACGGTGCCAGGAGCGATACCAACACCAGTTGGCGATGCTTTGTTATTGCGTGTTGCAAAAACGATCAATGGGACCGTGCCGGGACCGGCACTACCATAAATGGCTTCATTGATGATCTGTACATCTACGCCAGGTGAGACTAAAGTTGCCATAAGAATTCTCCTTAACTGCTTATTGGGAATATTTATTCACCAAGTGAGGATTCTTCGTACAAAAAGGCCTCGAATATTCGAGGCCTTTTCTTTAGTCCATCCCAAGAATCAAATGGGTTTCACATAATCCATTAGTTTCCTGATTGCGTCCTTACCATTTTGTTTCAAGTCCCTGCTACCAATACCAGCCCAAATGCCCGTAGGCTTTGGTGGCGCTTCGATTTGATCCCATGTTGACCCATTGTATTGGAACCAAGAGTCTTGATCCTGATCAAACACATAGACATTATGGTTACCTGGGTGCAGTTGAGTGAACATCGTGGTCGCCCAAGCCGTACCGCCTTGCACCACATTGTCCTTGATCGTCGTCACAGCATAGCAGCTTGACGACCATGCAACCTGATAGTAGTTGCGTTGAATCAATGACTTGACCCAAGGCTTACCAGGTGGATGTTTCTTCAAAGCCACCGCCGCAACCTTGATTGCTTCATCGGCTTCTTTCAACTGTGCATCATTGAGACGCACCAGCTCTATTTCAGGGGCTTGACTGCGATGCCCACTGAAGCTCCAATGGATAACATTGTGACCGATCAAGCCAGCACACATTCCCCATTGTACGTCCGCACCATCGGCGCCACCTGATAGGCAACAGTTGGCCATTGATTGAAAAAGTTCCTGCATTTATACCTCAATAGTGAATACTAATTTCCCAGCCTGGAATGAAAATGGTGCTTGATCCCTTACACCATTTCACATAACCAAACGGCGAAGGATGACTTGACGGGAGGCGTCGTAACAGCGCTACACTCCAACGTTTGGTTATCCGCATACGTTTCATTTCTTTCGTGGGAACAAGTATTTGAACTTGAAGTCTTCATTTATTGGGTCACTGACATCCTCGAACGCTTTACGACGCATCCTTCGATACCGTCGCTCACTGAACATCGAGTACAGACCGCCAATCAATGCAATACCAACTTCAACAACGACGCCCAACAACCAGAAACCAATTATGATTCCAACAATCCATTCAATGATTACTACCATTTACCAACCTCGCTTCACGTCGTGCCATACTTCCACGATCGAATCGTAGACTAAACTCAGAATCCACATTACCAGCATCACTGACAGCCCCAGGAAAAAGAACACGTATTCAAACACCCGCTTCGCAACTGTCCACGATAATGCCAGCAAGATACTGGCACTCACCAACACACCTGCGATCATAAGAAATTTGATCACTTACCGTCATCCTGGTTACGTTGTTCTGCGGCCAACACACGTTGCTCTAACGCATACAAGCGAGCTTCAAATGTCATCCAAACTTCAACCATCGAAGCACCACGAAGCTGGGCATTGATGATATGTTGACGTTCATCCATGTTTGATTTAAATTCTTTCTCACGAATCCGATATGGCGTTTCGGGTGTTTTTTCCTCATAGCCAAGAGCAGTGCGGATCATCAAATATGCTAGACGACATAGCAAATATGCACCAAAACCCATTAAGCCAAATATGATGACCATCGCCACAATAGCACCTGCACTCATTCTGCCGCCTTTCTTATAGCCGACTGAAGGTCAGCAATTGTTTTATCATTTTCGATCAGGGCATCAACGGCAATATGATTCCATGCCCATTCACTTGAGTGAATGTGTGCATACTTGGTTTCCATGATTGTCTTTGCACCTACTCGCACCACCTCATCAGTGCTGTTGATACGTACTGATGTTGAGAAGAATTCAGGCTCATCGCCTTTCTTGATTCGAACCAGTTTACCACCAAAGCGTTGCACCAACGACGTTTCGTTTTCGTAACGACAGTCAGTGATTACCACCTTGTCGTGACCGCTGTTGAGAATACGACGCTCCACATTGGAAATCCAAATGTTGTCGTTGAAATTGGCCCTGATAATATCAGTTCCGATTCTAGTCATTGCCAACCTTGGTGTGAAGTTTGGGATGCCCAATTCTTTTGCCCACCAGCTGTCGACTTGCTCTCGCCATTCCCGGCTTTCCTTGGTGTCACCAATGAGCATATGGCGCGGCCAATCGAACATGGCCGACAATACATCCTTTAGCGCATCTGCGAACGCATACTTGACGTATCCGTCGTCAATGAGTGCTTGTGCTGCTGTATCCTTTCCGGCTCCTTTGAAGCCCAAAATACCTACGATTTTCATATAGAGTTCTCACATTTAATACTGCCTTGCAGTCAACTATTTTACAGAAAGTTGAATGTGATTCAATATACTTACTCGTTATCTTCTTCCTGATAATCGTCGTCGAAGACTGCATCATCCATCAGCGAATTATCGGCCGGGTATGAGCGGGTATTTTCCGTGTACTGATCCACGTAGGCATCCATGTTCACAAATTTGGTATGAGTACCTACCAGTTTGACGCGCATGCAAAGGTCATCATCTGTGAAGAAAATCCAGTCGTTGTACTTGCGGTAATGACGACTGCTGAAACCCAAAGTCTTCATGGTTTCGCGGAAGGAAGCGTATTCGCTTGGGGGAATTTGTGCCGCGTATTTGAATTGATATTCTGAGTTGCGATTGGCTAATTGCTTGAAACCAGTAACAAAATTACGTCCGTAGTCTTTTTGCATGGACGCCAATAGCTTTGACAATTCGACAGTGGCAACCGGATCATATGCACATACGACCCTGGTTATCACCTCGAATGCGATGACTTGTGCTGTATCGATCCATTTGTGGATCCCAGCACGTTTATTGCTCAATTGTGCATTGATTGCCGTACCAACATCTTCTAACGATCGGTATGCAATCCCGTTGGTGCTAAACTGAGAACTGTAACCAGTCCAATATTCGTTTGAATCTGACTTCTTGATTTTGTAGTGGATCATTATTGTTATTATTGTATCTCACCATGATCCTCCTTGAAAGGGTTATTGGTAGACCAGATCTTAAACATAACCTGATCCTCCGACCATTCAAACACATACAGGACTTTGTCATCGTGTTTTTCACCACGATACCACCAGCCACTCGTGTGCTCAATCAGCCACTTATCAATAAAATCCAATTGGATCGCATCGATATTAAGCTTCAACTTCATCCAGACAAACGGCGGCTTTATATCGCGCCATTCATCCCCACTTAGTCTCTTACCCATAAACCCTTTCAAGGCATCTGGCAACTTGTCTATGGCGCTATTATGCTCAGCAGACAAGGTATCGTCAATAAAGAAACAAACTGTATTACAGTTCAGTTACCAGCTTAAATGCTCTTCAGCAATTCATCGATCTTCTTGGCTTTGTCCAGCACCTGTTGCAGATCGTCCTTACAGATGATGCGCATGCTGTAAAAGATCGGATTACCGTTGATCCCACGAGGGCCAGCCTTGTCGTAATATTCGAAGCAGAAGATCGAGCCCGAGTTTTGCAGTTGCTTGCTGGTGATTTCGTCCATGAAGAACAACGGCATGAACACCATGCCCAGCATGCTGATATCGCTGTCGCGAATCATCCACGAGCCGAAGATCTTGTCGGCGTGGTAGTCTTTTGCAAATTGGGAGAGTTCTTCTGGAGTGTAGCGATGGACTTCAGGGTTAGCTGGAACTTCGCCGTGTTCTAATACTTCGATGGACATATCGTCTCCATGAACCAAAAATCGTATGGTACATGAAAACGATATCATTTACAAGTGAATCAGGTCATTTTACAGGTGGATCCGCCAGAAACCTGGGTTGTATTCACCACTGATGGCCATAATCCAAGAACCGTTAAGGAAACGCAATTGCTTGCTGGTGCGCAAATTAACCAAGTATTCACTGGTGTGGGTTGTGTTCGCGCTAAATGAAACAGTCCAACCAGTCATCGTATACTCAATGATGTCGTTCGCATATGCGGTAAGATTACCCCAAGCTTCACATGGCCCAATGTCTTCCAAGACGAGGTAACGCTGCCCAAGCGTCGCTGCCGGCAATTGCACACCTGGAATGTGAACCAATGGATCAATCAAGCCATTGACTGGTGGTTGAGTATTGGCTGGTAATGTGTCAATGTCAATCTGCCAGAACAAAACATTCGGACGACTACTATCAAGTTGAATGGTACCCACGATATCAAGATCATCTGCTTGTTCGATATCGGCACGAAGTCGCAATTGTGATTGAGCTGGAGTAACGGTGCCATATTGATACAACAGGCGTTCCCAACTTGGTACTGGTGCATTTTCTGGTCCCAGTAGCGTAACTTCACCACCGTCAACACTGATGTGATAGTCACCAGGAGTAACAATCACTCGACCAACCTGTTCAGCATCACTCGATACGACCATGGTGTCTTCTGAATTCGTGGCGTCAACCGTACCAGCATAGATGTTGGTGACAATCTGTTCAATGACACGCTGCTGTGTGACCTTAGCTGGTGGGCTGATCCACAATGGCAGTTTGAAGATAAACGTCATGATGTCGATTTCATCAGACGTACCAACTGGCATCGATCGTGATGACCACGCAATACTGTCGAGGGTCATAGTAGTCATTGCTGACCAGTCCAATGGATTATCAGAGTTCTGAATATCAAAGCCCACATTGAATGCCATAACGATTTGCTCAAACAACATGTGCTTCTGATTCTCGTTCGAGGTCCAAATATCAACTTGAAGTGTCATATCCATTGGGTGAGGCATCATACGATCAACGGTATACTTGGCACCAGGATCACTCGTGTATTTGCCAGTCGTTGGATCGACGGCCAATTCATGAACATGCAAGGTACTGATGTGTCCAGGATTTTGAGTACGTGATCGGTCAATTGCCATATCCTTAATGAATACGGTAATCATTGGTGTACTCAACAGCGAGTTTTCACTGTTGTTCTGGATGATCGATGCTACTTGCTTGTTCTGACTCGCCATGCGACATGGCACTACCTGGTAACGAGGAGTACCATCAGCATTCTTCCCGGCTTCAATCTGAAAGCCCGAGAAGGCACGAACTACTTGGAGCAGGAAACGGCGTACTTGACCATCGTAGAAAAATGGAATCGCATCAAATGCCATGGTTGTCACCTTGTTGTTTTAGCGCTTTTCTTTTAGCATGAGCTTCGCGCATTTTTTGTTTGGTTTCTTCGGGAAGTTTTTTCCCTTTTTTTGCCGCAGACATACGATCTTTCATTTCTTGAGTCCGAACCCAAGCACTCATATTCTGTTTGGCTGTTTCGTCTCGTTTCTGCCCTTTCAATTTTTCTACACGTTTAGTAATCCATTCGTCACTTTGTGTCTTACCTTTGTGTGAGTTACTTTTTCCTCGCATAGCATCATGATTGGCAGTCCGTTGCAATTTAGCCTTTTCACTAGTCTGCAAAGCAACTCGAATGTTATCTAAGTGTTCTTTACTTTTTACTTTGCCAGTCATCAATGCGGATATTCGTTTGGCATTTTCTGCTTTGAGTCTATCGTACATTCGCCCTGAGATTTTAGTGTCAAGTCTATGAACCATATACCAAAGTGCAGTGAGCATTGGTCCCTTATGAATTTTGGCCAACAATAAATGAGCCACGAAATGTTCCCGGGCTGTCAATTCAACAATATTGCTTTCGACATCAGTACCACCCATTGATTGCTGTATTATGTGGTGACGTTCTTTATAACCGTTAACGGTTTGACGTAATTTCGCCTTTTCAATTAATGCTGAATATATGTGTTGATAGTTCATATCACCTCAATAGAATGGCACCAGTTGGTGCCATTCTATTTACTTACTGCCCATCGTAGAAGAAGTCAATTAGAGTCATACGATGTGCTTACCTGCTTGCAATTCGGCCAAGGTCAAACCACCGGTGTATTGGACGTGTGCCAATTCCTTGAATGACTTCCAACGGCCTGCCCATTCCAAGCCAACAGATTCAGCCAACTCACCGCAACGAGTGAAGGTCTTTGTGTCATTCCAGTTGATCTTACCGTTAACCACTGGGGCAAAGTCCAATGCACAACGATAGTTGTGATACGATTGACCCGCTTTGGCATTGGTCACAATCGCACCTTTGGTGGTACGACCCTGGTTATACAATGCGGTTTGACTCTCGAAGTCACGATACGTGGATGTGACGATTACGTCAATGCCTTCTGCATGACATGCTGCGATAAACGCAAGGGCTTTTTCTTTAACGACCGGCAACAGGTCATCAAGGTTTCTACTGTTAATCATAATGATTCTCCTTAGAAGTCAGCACGCGGTCTGATGGTCGCGCTGAGTGGTTGTTTCTCATCAAACGTACGGGCTGGCTCAACATTGTTGGCAGCGATCGTGGTTTGATTCTTGTTGTTGATAAACGACTTGAGCAAGCGATGGGCCATACTCCAATCTTCCTGGCGATAATCAATCTCAATACGAACCCACTTTGAACCCATACGCTTGAACAAGCTATGTGGATCATAATCGGTGCGCAGGAAGAAATCGCCTTCAGTTGGTCCAATTGGGAAACTATTACCAGATCCAACCAATTGTGCGTTATTGGGTGGTACACCATCGCCAGCAAATACCCATGGGGCCTGAGTGGACAACTCGTCTCCTGGTACCACATAGAACTGACGCGTGTCGAAGTTTCTAGCACTGACGTGCTTCTTGGCTTCTTCCACGATGTCATTGTTGAGACCCAACTGAGTACCAACATTGCTCATGATGTCTTGCAGTTTGGTGTCTGTCTCCAGGCCAAATGGATCGATGGCATTCTGATCCAGAATGTCCTGATACTCCTGACTAGCCGTCATAGGCTTGACTTTAACTCGCCACACATGGGAGAACCAAGTCTGGCTATAACCCTCAGTAGAACGGGCTGCATCTTCCACCACGTAGAACTTGTTCATGGCTGGCTTATCGCCCAACGCATACTCGTCACGTTGGTGTGGCAATTCAATTACATCACCCGACATCAATTTTCTACCCAGGATAGAAACCATGTCGTTGGTGTGGAAGAAGATAGTGAGGTTGTCGTTATCCAGGAAGAGACCAAATTGGCGAAGATCGAACTCAGTATCCTGAATACTGTAAATGGCCTTCAACTCAATGATGTCTGGTGCATATCTGCGGTCACGATTCTCCAAGAGCAATACGTCTTGGATCAAGGTCTCACCACCATCGTAGCTCTGGGCTTGCGTACCGTCAGCGTTGAGGATAGGTGTAACCCCATCGTCTTCGAACAATGGCTGACCTTCTACGACGGCTCCGTTGACTTCCTTGGGCCCCAGGTACTTGTGGATCCAAGCAGCAGTGCCACCGATCTGAAATTGTTCCCTGATTGTATTGTCCAGGAACTTGAAATCATTCTTTTTGAGGCCATTGCCCCATATGCTCAAACGTGGCATATCCACCTCATATGAAAGCCATATTTAGTCGTATGGTGCCATATGAAATAATGGTGTTTTTGAGGATTCTGATCGATTTCCTGTCAAGTTTTTAAAAACCTACCTGGAGTTTACGACATCGATATCATTGTTTTTTAGTGATTCCTCAAGAATCATAGTCTTCATGATCTTCTTCTTTCTTCATGAAAGTATCAATCATTAGGCTAGTACCAAGAGACTATATGTGTCATACCTGAGTTCTTGTCTAGTAGTTCTTCCTCGAGTGGTAATGCTGTCATATCGGGATAGTATTCGTAGCTGGTGTAGTTCCTACTTTCCAGCTACTTGATTGATGGACTATTGGGGTTATTTTGTTACCTGGGGGTTATTTGTGTGGTTTGTGATAAATATCTTGGTATCCTTTATGGGAGTTTGGTATATGAGTGAGATCAGGAAGAAGTTGATTACCGAGATGCAATTGAGTCTTGGTAGTGGGATGATTGATATTGAGTTAGATCCGGAGCATTATGAGTTTTGTGTTCAGGTTGCATTGGATCGATATCGTCAGCGGAGTACGAATGGTGTTGAGGAGTCGTTTATTTTTTTGGAGATTCAGCCCAACGTAGCTGTGTATTATTTGCCTGAGGCGGTTCAGGAGGTTCGTAAGATATATCGTCGTGGATCGGGATCGGCTGGTAATACTGGAGTGGGGATTGATCCGTTCAATCAAGCGTTCATCAACAACATGTATATGATTGGTAATCCGTCGAATACGGGTATGAATTCTGGTGGTACTGGTTTTTTAGCCACGTATGAATTGAGTATGCAGTTTCAATCTATAGTTGGTACCATGTTTGGTCGAGAGGTCATGTATACGTGGAATCCGGAGTCCAAGAAGTTGACATTGCATCGTAAGTTTACGGCTGCTGAGGAGGTGTTGTTGTGGGCGTACAATGATAAGCCGGACGATATGATTATTAGGGATCGTATGAGTAAGGTTTGGATTCGTGATTATGCGGTTGCTCGTGCCAAGGTCATATTAGGTGAAGCGCGTTCGAAGTTTCAGCAGATTGCTGGTCCTCAGGGTGGATCGTCTTTAAATGGTGATGCCATGAAGGAGGAGGGTAAGGCGGAGATGGAGCGTCTTGATAAGGAGTTGACTGATTTGGTAGACCAGAGTATGGGGTATGGCATTATCATTGGATGATGTTATACTGGCTTTTTTGATCATCTGGTGTACCATGACAGTATTTCATTATGATAGATTCAGTAGGCCACCTGGTATGGAGTTGCCATATATGTTTCAGTATGTGATTGATCTTCGTCGGTTGTTGACATTAGATCAACGTCTGGCTACAGGCTGGCAGCAACAGTGCTTGATGCAGGATATCAAGAATGCTATCGTTAATTATATGAGGCAATTTGAGGATCCATACACGATGGATTTTCAGTTTGATTACGTGTATATGAAGACGGTTGGTGATGAATGGTTGGTTCTTAGTAAATTGGCAGGTCATCCATGGTATCGTGCGATCATTGAGACCAACGTCATAACACCAGAGTGAAATATCCATTGTTGTAAGTCAATGTGGCTACCAGTATACTGGTAGCCATTTTACCATTTGGCACAAATATGGAATACGATTTTCTGATCAGTGATCATAGTGAGTGGGCGCATCCAGAGTATCAATACAGGGTCATATACCATTTGGGTAAGGAGTATAATTTTGGGTATGCGGGCTATAAGTCTCAAGCAGATCTTCAGATTATGCAGGATAGCAACTATACTAAAATTCTGGGGTATTTGAACCAGATGATGGTTGAGGATGCCTATAAGGCGGTTCGTATGGTTGACTTATTGATTGTCTACTGTAATGAGTGGATTGATGACGTCACGTTGAAGCTTGCATGTGGGGAAGACATTCATTTCATCAAGCCTGCTTTTGTTGAGAAATTGGGGTTACCTGAGACTGAGCATCAGGCAATTATTCGTCTTATGGGTGGTGCATGAAAGCCAACAAATATAATCCCAAGATTCCAGTTCGTTCGTTTGGCCTGCCACCTGATTGGCTGCATCCTGAGCTTGCGTATCGGGTTACGATTGATATCAAGCCCAAGATTGTTAAGATTCAATATCCACTTGGGTCTCAATACTCTTACTCTTTGGCTGGCCACTATATCATTATGAGTCCCAGCCATTTCAATGAGTATGAGTATGACGAAAACAAGGCGCAGGTGATCAGGGACGTGTCGTCATTGTTGCCAGGTCGTCATGCCGTGCATTCGATCATGAAGGATCGGGTGTTGGTGTATTGTGACGAATGGATTGATCCTGTTGTCTTAAAGCTCGCCAGGATTGAGAATATGGGTCGTTGGGCGATTGAGAATCGTCGTCATATTCCGGATCAGAAGATCAATCATTTGGCGAATAGTTTAGTATCGAGGATAGTATGAGTGAGATTGAGTGGTTGTTGTTCTGGCCGTGTTGGTTTTTGACTCGGATGTGGATCACCCGTAAGTGGCCGTTGGGACGAACGATTACGGTTGGTTTCATCATATCGATTAGCATCTATGTCGCATTGTTGATTTTTGCATTTTGCTAAAAGGATTTTGCCACCTTATACTGAGTGCCAATTTACCTAAGGAGCAGTTATGGAAGCCAAGCATTATAGTGCAATGAAATCAGCCGCTAGTTTGGCATGGCGTGCTGGTATGGATTTGAGTGAAGTGGATGATTTCTCAGGTAAGGGAACGTGCATCTGGTTGAACGACACGCATGATGTCCAACTGTGTTTTTTCATACAGGGTACGGATGAGACCAATATGCGTTGTGGCTTTATGATTCCAAGTTCAGAATCAGGCCTCATGCAGCTTTTGGATCATCAGATCACCGACTTGACTATCCCCATCTATTTGGATCATCAAATGTTGAATCACAAAATGAATCGTACTACGGTTCAACGTGGTGAGCGAGTGAACTCGCGTATCTATTTGAACTATCAAGATCTTGACCTATCATTTGACATGGACACTGATGGCCTGGCGCGTGTCATGAGTGAGATTATGTTGTCATTGGAGCCTGCCATTCACACGTATGTGACCATGCGTGATCTTCATATGTTCAACAAAGCCTACATGGAGTTGTTGCCTTGAACTATCAAACCTTTGATTATCCCTTCTATCCAGAAGGCTGGCCGCATACTGAGTATCAGTATCGAGTGACTTTTCGGACGTCGTTAAGGGAAGATCAATGGCATTATGACGCGGCTCATAACGAGGCTGATTCGTATTTGCATGCTGGTAGGTTGACGGATATGATCACCAGTCATTTGCATCTTTGGGAAATGCGTACTGAGGTACGGGATGGTGGGTTGATTTTGTATTGCAAGGAGGTTGGATGGTTGGCCATTTTGAAGATGGCCCATGGTAGCGATCTGAAGTCGCCCATCCAATCACTTGCTCGTATCGAATCGTGGAGTACCCATGAGCGGCCGATATCAAAGCACATGGATTTGTTGAATAAATAAAAACTTTCAGGATTCCTGATATCAGGTGGTTATGGACTGGATGCGGTTTTTACCGTGTGATCGAACGGCAAAGATTCCACGACAGTTAATTGAGTTGCCCCGGTGCGAGCTGGGGCAATCTCCTTTGGAGCTAGCCATTCAGGCGGTCAATGATATTGTGGCCAAGTATCCAGCCCCCTATACCTTGATGTTGAGTGGTGGCATTGATAGTCAGGCGATGTTATATGCTTGGGTGAAAGCTGGAGTTGAGTTTAATACCTTGACGTTTCAATATGGTCATTACAACCTTCATGACATAGAAGCCCTTCAGAGATTTGTTGATGCATTGGCATTACCAATCACATTGACCTATATGGATTTCAACGTGATATCATTTTTGGAAAATGAATACGATCAGTATGCTACCAAGTATGACTGTTCGAGTCCCCAGATTTGCACTCATATACGGTGTAGTGAATGGGTCAAAGAGGGTACTGTGGTGTTCAGTGGCAATTTCGTCATGAGTCCCACAAATGGTGGTCCCATGTTGAGTCATGCCATATTGGGAATAAGGCGATATGCCGAGATCGAGCAAAGATCGATCGTGCCATTTTTCTTCCTGCATACGCCACAGTTGGCATATTCGTTTATCCCGTATGAAATTCGGGGTGCAAAATCTGCTTATGAAATGAAGACTGGTATGTATAGGGCAGCAGGCTTTCCCATATTGCCGCAAGCTGACAAGTATACGGGATTTGAACGTATCAAGGATCAATATGACAACATTGACGTATCGCTGAAAACCAAACTTCAATATGCAGAAAAGCCCAGTACCAGGCCCTTTGATCTAATATACCGGTATCCATATGAAACTAAATTCAATGACCCAAGAGTAGATTTTATCTTCTCTTTCCTAAAGGATAAGCCATGAACTATATTATAGACTTTGAACCACATGTTAGTGCTGTGCAGATCAGCCAATACATGACTGACAATAATCTGACTGTGTTGTCAGTCTATGATCATTTTGAACACGTCTACGTTGTCACTGGTGCCATTCCACCAAAGACTGATGCAGTTGCGTCCGTTGTGATCGATGACACACATGCCATTAAACTGTTGGATGTAGTGCCGATTACCGACGATGCCCCTGAAATTACGTTTGATCATGACGATCAAAATTGGTGGAAAGTAGTAAGCTTGATTCAAACTGATCTTGATGCGCCTACAACAACTATGAAACGCAAAGGTCATAGTGTTAACGTGTATCTGGTTGACAGCGGCATTACCGCATTGCATCCAGAATTTGCGGATTCTGATATCACAAACTTGTTCTCGGTGAATGGCACCTTTGACGATCTAACGGGTCATGGTACCGCCTTGGCGTCCTTGATCACTGGTAAGACTTGCAGTATTGCCGACCCAGCCCTGAAGGTTGTTAAGATCTTTGACAATAGTGGCAATGTCAAACAAAGCCAATTGTTGGCTGCAATGGATGCAATCATTGCTGATGTGGTGGCTAATCCAACCAAATTAGCAATTGCGAACATGAGTTGGGCAATTCCACGTAATGAATATTTGGATGCCAAAATTCAATTGATGATTGATCGTGGTATCGTTGTTGTTGCGGCAGCGGGCAATAGTGGTTTGTCAATTGACGACGTTACCCCAGCGGCCATTGATCAAGTGATCACGATTGGCGCGTATGACCAATCGTTCCACCCATGTGACTTCTCCAGCTATACTGGCACATCTGATCTGAACTATACTGAGGGTGCTACCAACAATGGTGCATTGGATGGTTGGGCACCTGGTGAAAAGATCTACGTCGCCAATGTGAGTGGTGGCTACAGCTATGCGGTTGGTACCAGTTTGTCGGCTGCTATCCATACTGCCATTTGTGCATATAATGGCATGCAGATGTTAGATGCTGATGGTGCCGTACTGACCTGTATCGAAAGCATTGTGACTGATACCAAAGCGATGTCATTGAGTCGTAAAGATTTGATGGTATATCCGGATAGCAAATATAATGACTCAGTCAACAAGGTGTCGACTTGTTTCAATGTATTCACAGCTAGCCAGCGTGTCCCTAAACTGGTTGAGAATATTGCATTCACGGTCGGCATTCCAAACTGTCGTCGTTTGTTCCATCCATTGATGACTGCAAGTTATGAAGTATTGGGTGAAATCCCGGAAGGTCTGACTTTGTATCGTGGTATGCTTTATGGTTCGCCGACAACTGATCAAGTTGACTATGAATTGAAAACATTTGAAGTGGATGTTACCACTATGGATGGGCATACAATAAACCAGTTGGTGAATATTCTGATCAAGCAACCAGAATACGACCCGACCTTGTTGCCAGCGAATGATCCAGTATTGTCAGTCATGTACATGACTTGTTCTGGTTTCACATGTGGTAGCTGCGGTGGTAGTAATTCGTGTGGGTGCGGTAATACCAAAGCTGGTGGTTGCGAATGCCTGTGCCTGGGCTGCGATTGCCCGTAATTCTCTAGGAACATATGGATATTAGTGTTATTGGCGGCGGTTATGTGGGCGTAATCACCGCCATTTCCTTGGCTCAAATGTATGATCACAAGGTGATTGTAGTTGAACCTGACGAAGAAAAATTAGCCCATCTTCAACGTGGCTTGATGCCATTTCATGAACCATATTCTGAGCCTGTACTCCAGAGTATGGTTTACCGTAGTAGGCTGATGTTTGTGCCTGCACTCACGAGTCAATTTGGAACCATTCAGATCATTGCTGTGGGGACTCCTGCCAAGCAGGATGGTTCAACTGACCTCACCCAAGTATTTGATGCTGCGACTACGATTGCTCGTTTGATGGATCAAGACACCATCATTGCAATCAAATCAACGGTGCCGGTTGGCACTTGCGAGAAGATTGAGCAATTGATCAGCCATATCTTGATTGAACGTGGAGTCGTGTATATGTGGGAAGTCATCAGCAATCCTGAATTTTTGAGCCAAGGTCGTGCGATGGCGGATGCTCGTTCGCCTGATCGAATTATCATTGGTGCCAATACGTCATTTGGGCGTTTATATGGCAAAGTATTCCAGCACTCAAGTGCCATTGAATACGTGAGTCAAAAAGCTGGCGAGATGATCAAGTACATGTCAAATGCCATTCTGGCTACTAAAATTTCAATCATGAATGAAGCAGCGGCGTTTGCTGAGCATCATGGTATTGACATCATGGAAGTGGTTGATGGTGTTGGACGAGATGAACGAATTGGAATGTCGCATTTGACTCCAGGCATTGGATATGGTGGGTCCTGCTTACCAAAAGATGTCAGTAGCTTGCTTCACCAAGGACGCGAAGCCAATACACCATTCACTGTTTTGGAGACAGTTAGCGCGATTAATAATGATCAACACAGTCAGCTGTGTAAAAAGGTCATACGACGTTTTGGTGACGATCTCGTCAATCTCCGGGTCGGTATTTGGGGTGTATCTTTCAAACGTGATACCGATGATATGCGGAATGCCAAGTCGATTCCAATCATCAAGTTTTTACTCGAGCGTGGTGCCACTGTTGTATTGCATGATCCCAAAGCAGTTTTCACTTGCATGGACATTATGGATACTGTATTATCAGCTGAACAAGTGAACCGTCTTTCGTTTAACATGGACAAGATGGTTGTTGCAACGAATGTTGATGCCTTGTTGTTGTTGAGTGACTGGGAAGAATATGACAATATTGATACCATGCGCTTACTGGGCATTATGAAACAACCATGTTTGTTTGATGGGCGTAATTTCTGGCAACGAGATTACATGATCCAAGAAGGTTTCGAATATCACGCTATAGGACGATAACATGAGCAACGAAGCACAGTATCAAGCTGGTCGGGAGTATGCGGAGTTTTGGATCCGTACTGGTGGCGATTTGGTAGTTCAAGACAGCCCCGATAGCTGGTCTGATGCTAAGTGCAACGGCTTTCATGATCGTCTTACCGAAGAACGCAACAAATAATTGAAAGCACATATGAGCAAACAAAACAAACCAGCCGACAAGCCAAAAGAACCATCTGTGATCGCAGATCGTATCGTGATCATGGCTCCTGAAGCCAGCGTTAAAGCCGGTCTGCAATTCTTCCGTGACAAGGTCTCGGCCGAAGATCAGGCAGTGCGCGAAGGTTACAAGCCATTGTCGGTGCTTGACGCTAAAGAACTGCTCCTCGCCCTGCATGCGGCTTGCCGCGTGGCCACCGGTGCTGAACACACGAATGCACTGATCCAAGGGCAGAAGCTGTTGGACCGTCACGGTATCAAGTAATGGAACGCTTCGTCCTAGAATATCAGCAGTCTGACGGGTGTACGTATTCATGCACCAATACACTGCCCGTTCAGTATTCTTCCGGTGAAGCTTTACTGGTCGACTTAGAGACAGCAATGCGTAAGGGTGTGGACGACCAAGTGTCTGAAGTGAAATTTGCTGGTTATGATTTCTACCCACCAGATTTCTTCTACGTGGACACACGCACCCAGGCGACGGTCTTCTCAGGCCCCAAGATTCTCACCATTGATGAATGGTTTGCAGAAAATGGTTGATGACAAGATTGTGTATGTGGTCCCCGAGGGGCCATCTTGGGAATATAACATCCAACATGGTTTCAAGATGCGTATTCGATTCACGATGGATCGGACACAAGTCAGTCAAATGGGCCGGGCTACGATCATGCACCCAAGATCATTTTATGATCATACTAAGGCTCGTAAAAAGCTCTACGAACAATACCGAGAGGTTGCAGCCAAGTTATTAGGGCAACGTAAGGTTGGCTGGAATGCTCGTACGTACAAGACCAATGACAACGATGTGTTGATCTATTGCCATGATTACGATTGGTTGGCAGTCGCCCGCTTGCAAGGCCACGAGTTCATCGTGCAGACGCTAACCGCAATTGAATATGTGAAGGAAGAAAATGGGTAACGTGTCATACGACTATTTCCGCAAAGACCATCCTCAATATCCAGACGAATACGGGGATCGTTTCAGATCAGTTTACGTCTGTAGTGTGCCTGGAGTTCACAACAGCACATTCTCGATCTATGCGGATGAACTGCGGCTGATTCGTGAGCTTGCTAAGTACGGTGAGCCAGTGTTCATCGACTGCGGTGAATTGGAGCTGGTTGACAAAGTAATCAAATGGTATCCGCAATATAAGGACAAGGTGCGCCACGATCCTTGGTATGAAGATTCCATTAGCTTCGTCGCAGTATCATCCGCGAAAGCCCCCGGCTTCTAACCTGGTTTTTGGTATTTTTGCCAATTCAAGTATACCAGTCATACTGTCTTTTTACACAAAGGGACAGTATGAAAATCACTCATGCAACTGCCGCTCAGGCAAAAATCCGCAACATCTATCACATCGACCTCGAAACTTATCACGGCGATGCCGATGGTGACAGCAAGATCACCATCAAGGTAGCTCCTGAAAACATCAAACAAGTCATAGCCGAGATCATGCTGGTTCAAGCTCAGTTCCATGGTCGTGGTGGCTGTCGCACCATGTACGACCAGATGAATTACTTCGGCATGACGTATGAAGCCTATGAGGCAAATGGCGACACACATGATGGTTATTGGGAATGGTTTGATCGTGAGGGCGACTATCCATACGACTATGAATCGGGTCAACAGAATTACACGCTTAGTTCATATAAGATTTGGTGGTACGATGACAATGGCGTCAAGTTCAAGGTAACGGCAGAAGATGACACTGGATTGCTGGAAGAATTCAAAAAGATGAATGAAGCATTTCATCTGGGTAGTTATGCTCATTGGGAAGATGGTACTGAGGGCATCGATGACATGTTCGCAGAGTATCGTGCATCGGCCATCGAGCTTGTTAAGAAGCACATTTAATTAAGCTGGTAGACTTGTAATAGTGTAAAGAACTCAGGTATGGGATAAATATCGTAGCAGTCCCATACCCACAAGGTGCAATCATGGTAATTTACCCAAGTTCAAAAGACTTGTTTCGCCAATATATCAATAGCCCAGAACGCAAGTTAATGTCGTTCCAAGACTGGCTCCAAAATGTACTTCCAACACTTCCCAGACCCTAATTCATTTAACTCTTGATTTTTCACTTGATTTTTAGTACCATATGAACTTCATTGGAGGACTTATGGCAACGAATCACGTAGGGAAGATCAAGGATCGCGCACGCGAGGTTATCACCCAACCGGATAGCATTCCGACTATCCTGGACATTCCACCGCCGGATCATACGTTCCAGTATCCCAAGGTGGATGCAGACATGACGGAAGAACAGCGACGCCGGGCATTCGCCAAGATGGAACAGATCGCTGAAGCGGAATCTCTTGATCTGCTGGCTCGTGTGATGGTACATCGCTAAACCACATTCACTTCATAGTTCTTGACTCTTTGTATTATGGCATGTATTCTTACATGAAAATAATAACAATGAGAACAAGAAAAATATGTCAATCTGGAGCGTAGATGTAGAATCTGACGGCCCTTGCCCCGGCAAGCACTCGATGATTAGTTTTGGGATGGTGCGAGTTGATGATCAACTTACTACCACGTTTGGTGGCCGCCTCAAGCCAATTAGCGATATTTGGGTACCTGATGCCTTAGCGGTGTCTGGATTCACCCGCGAGGATACACTGTTGTTTGATGACCCTGCGGTTGTCATGCAGCAAGCAGCAGACTTCATTGCTGCAAATAATGTTGGGGATCGTCCAGTTTTCATTTCCGATAACAACGGATACGATTGGATGTTCATGCACTATTATTTCCACATGTATTTGAATCACAATCCATTTGGTTGGAGTTCACGCCGCATTGGTGACTTCTACTGTGGCTTGCGTAAGAATTTCCGGGCAAGTGGTCGTGACTGGCACAAATTCCGTAAGACCCGTCACACACATGATCCGGTCGATGATGCAAAGGGCAACGCTGAAGCACTCGTGGGTATGTGTCACAAGTGGCAAATTGAATTGCCTGGTGTCACCCTGCAACCATTAACCAATCCAGTTCAACCAAGGCAAAAATGAATCAAGAACAAAAACGAATGCAGGCACAGATTATCGCAGCATTGGGCGTTCAGCCGGTGATCGATCCTGTATTGGAGATCATCAAACGTGTGGGTTTCCTCGCGTCGGCGCTGCGTGCTGCAAACAAAGAATCCTATATCCTGGGTATAAGCGGTGGCGTCGATTCGACGACCTCCGGTCGCCTGGCAGTTCTGGCCTGTGAACAACTCCGCGGCCTGGACTATCACGCACAGTTCATCGCTGTGCGTTTGCCGTACGGCGAGCAACGTGACGAAGCAGATGCGCAACGTGCGCTTGACTTCATCAAGCCCCACAAAGTGATCACCGTGAACATCAAGCCGGCTGTCGATGCGATCATGGCGTCCATGGATCTGGCCGGCTTGACTGACAAGCAGATCGACTTCCTGAAAGGCAATGTGAAAGCGCGTCAGCGCATGATCGTGCAATATGCACTCGCGGGTCAGTACAATGGCCTGGTGATCGGCACCGATCATGCCAGCGAAGCACTGATGGGCTTCTTCACCAAGCACGGCGATGGCGCGGCCGACATTGTGCCGAAAGCCACGCTGGAAAAAGAGCAAGTCCGTGAAGTAGCGGCTGAGTTGGGTGCGCCTTCTGAGCTGGTTGGCAAACCACCAACTGCTGACCTGGAAGACCTGAATCCAGGTTTGCTGGACGAAGTTGCGTATGGCGTAACCTATGCGACGATCAGCAAATTCCTGCGCGGTCTGGACATCAGCGAAAACGATGCCGCAATCATCATCAAGCAATACTACAGTACCGCGCACAAGCGTAGTCTGGCTCCTGGTATCTGAAAGGAAACAATATGACCAAAGTGACACACCCCGTTCCCGACTATTACTTCTTCGTGCTGATGCGTACCGATCTGGCATCCATGAATCCAGGTAAGGCTGTTGCCCATGGCGCACATGCTGCCTCGATGTTCGAGATGGCCATGAAGGAAGTCAAGGATCACAAGATCCAGGCTGCATTGACCAAGTGGCGCGAATCGGCCGGCACGTTCGGTACTGCGATCACCTTGGCTGTCAACGATCGTGAACTGCATGAAAGTGTGGACAACCTCACCGCTGCTGGTTACCTGGCCGGTGTCGTACATGACCCCACTTACCCAATCACCGATGGTCAGACGTTCCACCTGATCCCGCTCGACACCTGTGGTTGGGCGTTTGTGGACAAAGACGACCCAGTTGCCAAAGCTCTGCGTGCTCGCCTGAGTCTGATGGCGTAAGCGAGGTCGTATTCAAAAAAGCCCAGCAGTGCTGGGCTTTTTTCATGTATGATTGCTTCATACATGATGGTGCCATATACTCGCAAGTATGGAAATCATCGAAACTATTCCCGCCTTTAAAAAATATTGGTCAGACGACCATATCAGTCACCATTTCAAATATGGAGTTGTGGTCCGGTATGCACACATGACGAAAGCGATTGACGCTTTCGTGACTATCTACTGCGGATTTGACAGTACGGTATGGACCTACCGTAAGACCCACACGGTAGGTGATCTGAATATCGTATATGTGCATGACTTGGATTGGCAGGTCATTGCTAAACTGCATGGGATTGACTTTATTCCAATGGTCACTTCAATCTTGGTGAATCCGAGGTTCAATGATGTATGACGTGGTAGTCAAACGTTGTCTGGGGCTTGGGCTTGGTAAGTATGAGGTCGTGATTCCGCTCACTTACTTCAATCAAATATACTCGGTATCCATGTATGCGCCGACATTCAAAGATGCGTATCATGATGCCAAAGATCATATAAGCAAGCAGCCATATTTGAAAGATGCGAAGTTCTACTATCTGGATCAGGATGCTCAACGTAGTAAATATGATCTATGGGATGATGGCATTGTGATGATGTTGATTCTCTTATTGAGTGAATAAGATCATGTTTGAAGCTGCAAAACAAGAAGAGCGAGAGTTGATGAATGCTCGCATTTGGGAAGATGAAACCAAGCATCGTTTCCAATGGGCACTCATTAGTGTCTTTCCCTGCAAGGTGAATGGTGACACTGGCTGGCGTCACCATATTGAGAAGCTATTGGGACCTGAAGGTCAGGAATGGGTGCTTGGTAATTATCAAGGCTACATCAAACGAGCAGCCGATTATGAGTTTACAACGCAGATGGAATGGTGGGATGAACCAGCCATGCGTTGTATTGTGATCTACTGCGATCACACGCTTGACTCCATCCAGGTACTTGAGCGATTGATCGATGGTGATAAAAGCAACTTCACACCATCATTATTGCTTGGATTCAAATCACCGCAATACCTTGATGGTGAGCCTTGGCAAGATCACATCATCACCAAGACCTTGTTCATGGGGTCTTGAACTCCGATTCGTATTCTTCAACGAATCTATGATGTCCCATCATGTTGATCATCTGGGTAGCCCAAGATTGATCTCTGTCTGGATGAGCTTGCCAATTGATCTTCACCTTAGCAAAGCCATTATTATTCCCAGTCCACAAATCATAAAATATTCCCTTGGGCGCACTCGCACCTGAGGTTGCCAATACCACTTTAGTTCGCCCGGTGGACAAACATGGTTGTATGTTTGTCCAAAATTCTTCCATCGGGCTGTGTGAAATGAAACCCATGCTATCGATATACAGAGATGATATCGTATGCCCCCGCCCGCAAGTGTTAGATGCCACCGCAAAATGGATAGATGAACCATTGTCAAACTCAATGGCCTGTTTGTTGTTCATTAGAATCTTAGGATAGATGCCTAACAGATGGTGATGCATGAATTCAATTCGTCTACGATGCTCTTGCGTCATCGCGTAGGTACGATCAACCATGAATATTTTTCGATTAGGCTGTCGTAGGGCATCCCACAAAGCACTAGCGCTGAGCATTGATGTGGTACCAAGTTGACGTCCTGATTGGATGATCACTCGATCGTTCTTTTGGATGATATCAAGGGCGGCGGTCTGGTAGTCGTGTACCTGGAATGGGATTGCACCCTTTATAGGATGTTGAGTGAAGCAGTTTGCCATAAAGAGTGGCAAACTTTCCAGTTGATCACTGATGAGCAGATAGGCTTCTATCTTGCTTGCACAAACTATCAGTTCGTCAATGGCTACGGTTGGGAATAATTCTCGAGCTTTAGAGAGTGCTCGCTCTTTGATGTCAATATTCATATGTCCTCATAATGTCAGGTTGCATTACAGCCCAGGGATCGTTTACCGTCCAAGGTCACATATTTAGTTGACATCTTGCCACTTTGGTAAAGGTTGCAACATGTTAGAATGGCAAAAATAATTACGCAATTTTGCCATGCAGCCAGCCGTCACATCTGAAGTCCAATTTCAAGCAATCACTCCCGAACACAGTAATCAAATGATTTGGTACGGGCGCATTGATGTGTATACCGCCAACGGGTCACGCCTGTTGAAGCAAGAATTTTCTGATCACGAATTCCAGAAGACCATTGAGTGGGCTCGTGATTGGCATACTACTGAAGATCTGGTTCCCAGTCGGGTGTTGTTGATCCCAGTGAGTATGGTTCAAACTTGGTCTGGCATTCACAAAGTGCATCATGATGCGAAGGCCGTACCAATCGATGACCTGTTCGACGATGACTGTATTGTTATGGCAAGGCTGTCCATCATATGAGCAAAGTCAAAAGCGCCATCATTGAATATACGGCGGCGAGATCAGTATATCAATCGTATTGGTCAGTGAACATCTATCCAAGCATGGATGGAATTGCTATGCCATTTGTTAGGACATTGGATCAGGTCATCACATACTTGCGTAAACTGGCACCAACATATGACATACACTACGAGTCAATTAAACTGGTGACACACGGTGTGACGAGTAATGGTGAGCATGATCCAAATCCCATCCTCATCAATGAAATCAACAACATATGGGACGACGACGAACTGACTGTATTGAGATTGCGAGTGGCATGATGTATGACATTCTCGTCAGCTACATGCATCATCTGTCGCATCCGTGGTTCGGCATCATGGTGCCATGTGGTATGGCTATTGATACCAACATCGACGACTTCATACGCGCCGTTACCTTTGCTGACATAATTGAACGGACCAGAGTAGCGATACGGGCTGATTCACGATCATGCAACAAAATCATTTTTACCAAAGGTCCCGTATATGTTGAAAATTTTCCTGACTTTCATACAGCCGAGCGACGCATCTATCCATCAATGCTGGTAGTTGATGACATATGGGATGATGCTGCCTTGGCTATCGTACGATTGAGTATATCATGATTCCATATGGCCACTACCTGCTTGACTTGGTAATTTCGTATCGCCCCCATAATCAAAAAATGGGTCCATGGTTTGCTAGATGGTACGTGGCAAATCAGATCATCGATGATGCATATATCTACACACACGCGCCAACATTTCATGACATAGTCGAGGAGATGAAAAAGTGGTTAACACGCGATCAATTACCACTTAATCGCATCTTTGTCATGCGTGGCATGTTAAATGAAGATCGGCATGTTGACTTCATGAGTGCTGCCAGAAAGCTGCAAGATGGTATAGTGGAGATTGACTCATTGGAAGATGACGATCAATTGGTTTTGGCCAGACTTTCAATTGCGGAGAATTGATTGAACAAAGAAGTGATAATTGTGTCTAGCCATGACGGGAATCGAACCTGGTCCGGCTTTGTGATCAATGCAGGCGATAATTCACCCAACGAACACATGAGTGTTTACACGGCGTCGTTTCACACTGTATTGTCTGGTGTTAGACAATTGGTGGAAGAAAACAACTACAAGGTGTCTCGTGTGATCTTAAAGGTGGGCCCCCTCAGATCGGACAAATACCCCAAGTTCTTCCAAGATCCAAGAGTCATATACCCCGACATGTCCTTGATTGAAGACTTGTTCGATGACAATGAGTTTGCGGTTGCTCTTCTTAGCTGTCAGTAGGCGGATCAGTGGGCTTAACCTTGGCCACCCGTTCATGACTGTGCTGTTGACCCAGTGCCAGTTTGATCGTCGATAAATATGGCACCATTATGGGTACGTTATGACAATATCAGATTTAATCGTTAATTTTGGAGATGTGATTCAATTACGGGATCAAGGCTTTGATATACCCAAAATGCAACGTGTGTTGGATGCAAGTGCTGAATGGAAGCAATATAATCCACGTAAGCCAATCAATCGATTTGGTCTATCTATCACATCTGCTGATGGCGGCTATTCAGGGGTCCCTGACCTAGACTCGTTGCGCGAGTACAATACGCTCAACGATACCGCATTCAACGAGCGCAGCTTCCGAACCAGAACTTCAATTTGTGATGAACTTGAGTTGCATCCTTTTTTGGATTTGTGGAAGCTGTGGTTAGGTCGATCACACTTTTTGCGGATGGATGCCGGTGGTTTCTTTCCACCACATCGTGACAATGGATTGACATTTCCACCGAACACTATTCGAATTCTGGTGCCAATTCGTTGGCAGAAGAATCATGCTGTTTGGATACAAGATGGTAAAATACTGCATCTGGAAGAAGGTCAGGCGTATTTCATCAACACCATGAAAGAACATTCGATCTTCTCGTATCAGGATAACTCCATATTGATGGTGCTGAATGTGGCAGTAAGTTCTGAGACGATATTGCAGGTAGCACAGAATGCAAAAGTTCTTTGATGACGATTGGCTGACGTTCCAGGTTGACTATGATGGACTCACGGTAGGTCAGTCCGCATTGATATGGAAAATTGCTGACGACATCGGAATGTCAGCAGACGTCGGAATCAGTCGTATGGTCGACGGAATTAAAAAAATGCAGCTGGGCATCAACCCAGTCGTATCGTTGAGTGGTGGGGTGGATAGTCAAGCGGTATGCTTGCTGCTCCGTGCAGCCAATATCGATTTCAAGATAGCTATCATGCAATATGAAAATGATCTCAACGATATGGATGTCTCGAGTGCGGTCAGCTTCTGTGAAACAAAAGGGTTCAACTACGAGATAATCAAATTCAATGTTATCCCATTCCTCACCCAGGAACTTTCAGTATATGTTGCACTGTATGAATGTCCTTCACCACAGTTTGCAGTTCACTTCAAGTTTTATGAAATGTTGATGACACGTGGTGCGTCATCTATCCTTGCAGGTGGTAGTGCTCCATATTGGCTCAAAGATCGTTTGGTGTATCCCATCACCATATCACAAAACGCATGGACGGTATTTGCCCGCAAAAACGATTTCAATCTATATGGAAACGTGCTGGGTTGGAGCCCGGATATTGCTATACCACTTATTAAGAACTCACCAAACGTCAATGGATATGGTGAGACTCTGACTGGTAGATACGCATCTAAGATCGCCGGTATGCTTGCGGTTGGGCTTGATGTTATCGCACAGCCCAACAAATATACAGGGTTTGAAAAGATCAAACAACTATTTGCCCAGCACACGGGTGATCCACTATTCTTTGACAAATCGTTCCGCTATCGGTTTTTCAGAACACATCCTGATTTAGCTGGCGTATTGCTGCCCAACCTACCGTTCGAGACCGCAATCAAAACTCTATGATTTCAAAATTAGGTAAAGATGCGTCGTTCGATATCAAGATGTCTTCGCCTAAATTATGTTGACTAGTATATGACACAGTTAAGATGAGATCATTTTCATCTGGTACAGATCTGATCAGGATTTTCTTTTTGGTGGTATCCCATGCTACCGTCTCTTGATTGTGCATCGTCATATAATCGTCTACTTGAAAAGCGACAGGCCAGAATTCTGAAACGTGTTCACCATTCATATACTTGCTGATTCGTTCTTTGATCAGGAAACGTCCAGGTACAGTTAGTGATAATTTATCCTGGTTATCAAGTATGATAGGCCAACCCAACACATGCTTGAATTCAACTGCATCATCCACCACATCATCGGCGAAAAATACATTGGTCTTTTTTGCATTGGCTTTTAAACGAATCAACACACCAGACAGCCACATATCGTAATTGGCCAAGCATGAGTATTCCAAGAGACCAGGTGCGTATATGACTTTCTTACCAGTAGCTGTTGCCACTTCTTCTGCAAAAAAGAGGCTTCGTTTATCGTGACGACTTATATTACCAGATACCAATATGTAATCTGGCTTTTCCGTGCTACTAAGTGAAACTACTTCGGAGATTTGTTTGTCTGCAAATTCAATCAACTTGAGTTGTAGGTTTCTGATCACCAGTAGTTTCATATGGATGGTTTCTTAGTTTATAAATAAAGTATTATTTATTTTAACCACCGAGAACACTATGGCCTATAACACCAATAATTTCATAAAATCCACCACATTTATGGACTTAACTAGTTCGGCACTGTGGGCTCAGAATCGTATTGTGAATCGATATCGCCCATTGATTGCAAATCCTTTGATGGCAAAGCTGTCCAGCGATACTCCGGTAGAAGTCATTGTAATGGACTCTGGAATTCAACGCAATCATGTTGAATTCGCGCAAGCAACAATTGAAGACCTGTATTTTGTGCCAAACCTCCTGAACATCAGCGATGAGACTGGACACGGTACTGCAATGGCGTCTTTGATTGCTGGTGTAACTGTTGGGGTTGATCCAACTGCAACCTTGAAAATTGTCAAAATCTTTGGGGCAAGCTACGATACTTCCGAGGCTGAAATATTAGATGCCTTTGATGCAATCATTGCCTATCATGCATCAACACCAAACGTCACGAAGATTTTGAACATGAGCTGGGCAATTCCTGCCAACGATTCAGTTAAAATCAAACTCAAGATGCTATCAGACGCTGGCGTGATATTGGTGGCTGCTGCGGGCAACTATCCTCAGTGCATTGATGACACTCTGCCGGCAGGTTTCGCCGGAGCAGTCACGGTTGCTGGATCGAAGCAATCTGACGAAGAATACACGCAAGTATATGGTGTCAACAAGAAGATTGACATCTATGCACCAGCCGAACAGGTTTGTGTGGCGGCATTTGAAGACAACGTTGGTTATGCGACCACTGACGGGTCATCTAGTTCGGCGGCTTTGGCTTCTGGTGTATTGAGCCTCACGCGCAAAACATTTGCCCATACCGTATCTAGTGATGATGTGAAACTGGCCACGATGCAAAACGGTACAATTGGTGCCTTATTGGTGAATGACCGTGTGAGCTTTACTGAAAACCGTTTGTTGTATCGTCCTGATGTGAACTCTGTGCCTAGCGATCAAGACTATTATGCAGGTAACATCACAATTGGTTCAGGTGCGGTGATCAACGTATCGTTGAATACGTTTATGCCAATCGAACAGTTTGAAAACATCTTTGACAAGTTGACGTTTGCTCTTGAGGTTGATTCTGAGTTTAGTTCATCAATTAGTGTTGGCCCACAGGGCGCCCTGACTATCGTTGACCCAGTATCGTACGTTCTTCCGCAAGACAGTGTGGTGAAAAAGGTGTCGTTCTATGTAACAGCCTCGACCACGACTATCACTATGACATCGCCAAAGATTCACTACTTCTTGTCATCAATTGATAGTACAGATCAGGATATTGCAGCCCTTACCGATCAATTGAATTCACAAACATATTTGATCCCATTGACATTGAGTCAACTTAATAACTTCAAATAAGTTATGATTGAACCAACCAAAGTTGCGACCGTCAAATGCTCATTTCTCCTTAACGAAGTTGACGTATTTGAAATCAAAAACTTCTTAACTGACGCCGAGTTTGCCCGTATTCGAGAGTTCATCGAAGCGTATATTGGGCATACGGGTGTAAGTCAAAATGGTGACCGTCGAACCATCGTTGATGACGATGGGCGACGTGTTTTCACTCTTGAATATTATGGTAACCGTCCGTTTCGTCTAGTGTGGAATTTGGGCCATACTCCAAAATACTGGCAGCAAAATCCATCAACCATCAATGAGTTTTTCAACAAGGCACTACGGGATAATGTTCATCCTTTGGTATATCGTTATTTGATGAAATGCAAGAATGAAATTGCTTTGTTCCAAGGTGATTGGCTACCCATCAGATGTGTCATCAATGTGTTGGGAAATGGGCTGTGCCTTGATATACACGGTGATGGTAATTTTCACGAAGTTGACTTGGAAAAACCCGCACAGGTTGTGAGCACAACTCTGTATATGCGATTGCCCGCTGCTGGTGGTAAATTGTTTTTCTCTGATGGGTTCATGATGACCCCTGAAGAAAATAGCTTAGTCATGTTTGACGGTCAAGCGGTGTTACATGGGGTATCTGAAACACGAGATCCCGATCCAAATTTCATCCGCGTCGCCATGACAACCAGATGGTGCCGTATTCAAGACCTGCTATTCCCAACAGTGACACCAATGCTGTATCCCCCAACTGATTTTGACGCGGGGATGTGATGCACAATCCGCTAAACATAAATCAAGCTTTCTTATTTGATCTGTTGAGTCCAGATGGTGAGTCAGTCATCGTGGAAGATATTCCACAGGAGGTGGCTGAATGCTTTATAGCCGAAACGTTAAAGTATGCTGAAGATGAACCACCACAAGACTCAACATGGCCACGAACTAGGAAGCAATCGAAAGTTCAGATTGTACAGAATACCGATTACCTGAAGGTCGCTGCCCACATAGCACAACATGCAATTTTGAACAACTGGAAAATCAATGGCGAGATGTCAGTGTCTGACTTTGGTTTCTTTTGCTATAAGGCCAATTCGCACTTTCCCGCGCATTGTGATAATGCCAATATTCTCGATGATGGTACCGTTGAGTTCTTTTCTGAACATCGCAAAATAACGTGTATAACCTATTTGAACGATTATGCGATTGATTACGAGGGTGGCGAGCTTTGCTTCCCCGAGCTTGATTTGGAGTTCAAACCAAGAAAATACAGTATGATCATTTTCCCGTCTAATGTATATTTTAGGCATGCGGTAAACCTCATAACCAAAGGCGAACGAACCATATTCGCTTTTTTCCTGGATGTAAAATAATGACTTTTGATAACCTACTTGCTGACTCTGGTCCGAGGATTGGCGTTTTCGTATCAGGTGGCCTTGATAGTGCTTTTCTCCTTTACCTGTTGATGCGTGAAAATCAAACGCTTGGTAAAAAGATAGTGGTCTTCACCGTTCCCAAAGCAGACGGCAGTGTTCATTATGCCTCCAAGGTAGTATCGCATATTGCCAACATGTTGAATGTGGAACCTCCACAAATGCTATTGGCGGGCGATCCCAACTTATCCCACGACATCATCGTATTCAGTGCATGGTGGTCAGTGTCGATGCGAAACCTGGTTGATACTATTTTCTTAGCTGACAACATTACTCCCGATCTGGAGCTTTCTGGTCTTGCCCCAGTTCGTTCACGAGTCACTCATCTTATGGTGAGACAGCCACTATTCGATTACACGAAGGACATTTTGGTGAATAGCATTTTTCAGTATGGAGTCGAGTCATTGATTGACGTTACGCATACTTGCACGGAGCGCGCCCGTGGCCGCTGCAAAATGTGTTGGCAATGTAATGAACGCGCATGGGCATTCACACATGCGAACCGTGTTGACACTGGCGATGAGTAACGATATTCTGCTTCCTGATTTGTTGGATCCAGTAGCACACAATGAACTAGCATTCGATGCTGACCGGTTGCTATCTGAGTTTCAACAAATGGCGAGTATGATTCAACACAGTGCTTGGTATAGGATCAGTATCAACTATTCATATTATGACGACGACAATGCACCAATCGATACCGTATTTTCTCCTAGCTGTGAGAAACTCACAACCGAGTTTGATAATTTGGAATCCCATAAGACCTTACAGTTGATGCAGTCGTGGAATAGTGATAACATCCTGAAACCCTTTCAGGGTTCATACACTGCGTCAGTTGTTCAAAGGTTGGATTCATATTTCCGACAATATGGCGAACGTGTCACTATAGCCAAATTCACAATCTTGCATAGTCGTGAATGCTATGTGGTTCATAGCGATTTTATGCAATATCGATATCATGTCCCGGTAAAGACAAACGAACACGTTTACTTTATGGCTGACCGAGTGCTGATTCAAATGCAACAGGCTGGCAAGCTGTACCGCATAAGAACGGATAACCAGCACACAGTTATGAATGCCGGCAACGAATCCAGAATTCACTTGATCATAGACACATGCAAACTCTAAACATATTCAAATTAGACACTCAATTGGTATTTGATGCCAATCGTTTATGTTCTGAATTCCATCACTTCACAGCAACCATACCCAGAAGAGCCAGTCAACCTCAACGATATTGTGTCAACTACAGTGAAATGGATGTTGATGATGAAATGAGTTTGATTGCATTTACGAGTGGGAAAAGCCCAGCATTGGAAGAGTTGAAACAAACTATATTGGGTGATTACGAGTATCAATACGACGACCCCGCCAGTATAGCGTTCTTGCAAACGTGGACACCAGAGAATTTGTTAAAGGTGTATCACGGTACCTATACGGCCGACGTAGTCAAGCAAGTGGCTGAATGGGTAAGGGCCCGAGGTGGCATTTTGGGACCAATCCAATATTTTGAAATTCCTCCTTGCTACTGCTACATCTATCATCACGATAAGCCATCATTTTTCAACCTCCACATACCAATTCAAACTCAGGTTGGTAATTTCTTCATTGCTGAAAATGAGCTGGGAACCATGCTTGATGCTGGACACCTATATGCTCTGAACACTACTGGTTATCACACCGCTCTGAATTCGTCCAAGCAGACACGAATTCATCTCGTCTTTACCGTTCTGAATAATTCCCTGTAAGACATACCACCAAATACGCCATTTAGTTGGTGCTTTGGTGTCGTGCCAGTTCAATCAATCGTGCTATGCTATGGGCGATTCAAATCAATGGGTTTGGATCAATTGGCGGTGTTGCCTTGGCAGCTCGCCGTTTAGCCGCACGTTCAGTTGCTTCGCTGGATGTTTTGGCTGTGTGGCAAGGATGACACAGTGTCTGGAGATTACCCATCTGCCAGAAAGACAAGTCACCCTGTGCTTCGATTAACGGCTTGATGTGATCCATATGCCATTTTGGAAGACCTTTGCGGGCACAAATGGTACCACACGATTTGCATTTGCCTTGGTCGCGTCTCCAGACAGCCTGGCGTGTTTTCGTGGGCCAGAAGAGCAGTTTGTACTCGGCGACGCATTTGACGTGCCAACGCGCTTTGCTGACTTTACCGCGAGCAGTGTTGCCGATAGCTTCATTGCACCAACGGCATGTGCCCAAGGGTGCAGTTTCAAAGTGAGGGGGAAGGGGAGGGATACGATGTTTACTCATACGGATATTTATGACTGATATACGGCTAGTGCCATTTACAACAACAATTACAATACGGCAGTGTGCAGCGAACGTATGGCATTCTGAAGTGAAGGAACAACATGCAACCAGATTTTCCGTTTCGTATTTTCGATTCCACCACACGCTCGCTGAAGTGAGAACATATTACGAGAATGAATACAAGATCAAGTTGACTAAGGTTCAGTATATCTTGGAAGCAGACGGCGACACCAAGACGTTAGAAGATGATGCTGACTGGGTTATGGCAACATTGACATACCGCCCATTAAAGGATCAGGCATGAATCTTGGTACTATTCAACCTTTACGTGGGCGTAGTGCAAACGGTGAATGGGTGACCTATTGCGAGATCATCGTCTTCATCAATGAGTCACGTTGTGATAGGACTGGCACCATTATGATATGGGATGACGTATGGGAAGCCATGAAGTCATTTGATACCAAATATGGCGACATCAAATGGACATGGCAAGATTCACATGGCGAGATTGAACTCGATACTGACGCAAACTTGATTTTGTGGAAACTGTCAAAGTTCTGATCGAATTTCAAAATACCTACCTGGAGTTTACGACATCAGGTAGTCATTTCTTGACAGGATTCCTCAAAAATCCTCATATCTATGATCTCAACAATCTCTTGATTGTATCATCATTGGTGTCCTTTACTCTTCATAAAAGCATCGAGGTCATCCATTGGAGTATTGTCAGTATTGGGTTTAACCATGTTGTTCATTGATGTTTTGCTTGCATTGGACTTCATAGCTTTCTTACCTTCGTTCTCATCACGGAATAGTTTCTCATCGAACTTATAGAATGCACGATTCAGCATTAGGTCATCTGTATTTGCTATTGGGTCCAGGATAACCAGTTGATCGTCTCGCATGATGAAGTTTTCGTCGTGTAGGTCTAGGGTGAAGCCCAATTGTTTGATGTCATGTAGGGTGGTCAGGAACAACTTTAGTTCATCGCCCAGGATATCTGGTTTATAGTTCATGTGATGATAACCGGACAGGTATTTGGTGAATTGGGTCAGGATAGGTATTTCGGAGTCTTGTAGGCGATCGAAGTAGAAGAGTGCGGTAGCCAGTTTGATGGTTGTTATATCAACTTCGCCGTCGTCTATTTCTGCGAATTGTTCTTCATATGGTTGGTATTTGAGGTCGAAGCGATAGTTGAGGATTGATCTATTGCTTGCCAGTTTTTCCATTTTGACGAAGTTCACATAGTCTGGTGCGTCAGCGTGTCGGATGAAGAAAGCTGGCATCTTTTTTATCTGGCTAGTGAACTTTGGCAATAGTGGGTTGCTTTCATGTGTCTTGCAGTATTGTACGAATGCTGTGTATGCTGAGTCCAGAAGCCAGAATTTATAAACGGAGTCACCGATCATTACAGCGGCGCCGTTAGCGCCTTGTCCCAGGAGTTTGATAGGGCCGTTGCCGTAAGTTGCTCGGAATTGGTCCAGGACTTCGGTGGCGGTCATATCGTGGAAACGTTTAACGCCTGTGAGTTCCATGAGTTCTTTGTATCGCATTTGGTAATTCCCTAGAAATCAATATTTATTATGAAGCAATATCGTATTAGTCAGACCAAGTGGACGGAGCGGATGTTTTGGACGTATATGATTGATGAGCGTCGTGCTCGTGGTCCGTATTTTGAGATGACGATTGTTCGTTGTTTGCGGGAGATCATGATTGATGTTGGTGATATGCCGTTTGTCATTAACATTGACCTTCCAGGGATCAAGGAGTTATTGGAGGATGAATCGCAGGTTGTTATGGCGATGTTGCGTCATACATAGTGGCAAATGGGGTTTTGATTAATTGGATGGATATTGTTAGCATTGCCACATGAACAGATATGCTTTTATAAAGACAATGGATAAGAATGGCTGTTTCGCCTATTGGGACGGGTACATTCTTCGTGATGGTGAATCACTGATGACGGCTGTATACCATCGTAGATCCAAATGGTGGGTGCAATGCCTCATGGATGCGTATGATATCATGATCGAGGATGGTTACATAGCTGACCATATTGAGTATGAAGTCAATTTGTGTGAACCAAATGGTGTAGTGATTACGACGATTACCAATGAGGGTGATTGGGCGTTAGCGAGATTAACATATGAATAAAGTTTTGTTTCCGAGTTTTCAACACACGAGTGGAGTTGGCGTGTATGCCCATGGTATCAATTGGCCGCGAGAAGATGGCGAGTTGTTGCGGTATTTTTTCAAAGATCGTGAATCGGTGTTGCGATATTTTGCCAGCCGTCTGTCGTTATTTCCAGGCGTGGAATTTTACTTCGTTGATCCGGAAGGCAATGAAAGTCTTATTACGCCCGACAAATGGATCAATGAATAAACTGATTCTTGTTGTTCATCCGTTACCAGGCATTCATCGTGCCTGGACCAACCAGTCTAGTATTTGGTGTGTATATGGCCCAAACAATAGTAAGTGGCCTGTGATCAATGGTCATGCTGAGATTGCGTATGTGTACAGTTTGCGGGAAGTCTATGACCGCTTTATGACACCAGAGGGTCAGGCAAAATATGGTGGTCCGTTTGAGACTGTTGTTCGTATTGAGGGTCAACCGGAAGATGTGCTGATCAGTGATGCTGATTGGGCAGTTGCCATGTTGAAATACAGCTAGTTGTTATCTGGCAACCATACCAGTACCATGCTGGTATGCACACTTTTATCATTGCCAAAATGCCCGCAGACTCGTTGGGTTGGACTTCGTATACCCTTTGGAGTACTGAGTCAATTGACACGCTCAAATGCTGTTATGATGATGGTGTGGGCATTGTGGATCATTTTTCCGAGTATCACAAATGGGCGAAAGCCATCTACGACAATCCAGGTGCGGGTCGTGTGATTCTTACCGTTGATAGTCAGACCATTGATCATCAGACTGGTAATCCGGGTGATGATATATGTCATGTTGAAATTACAAGTGATGCCGATTGGGCTGTTGCTGTTTTGAGTTATCCAATTGCATGAAAAAACCCACCATTCCTCGTTTACCATTTCGTTTTATCCATATTGAGTTGACTAGGCCAACCCTGCGCCTCATTTATTTCTACCCCAAGTGGGAAGTATCTGGATATAGGGGTGAGTTGACGCAGTTTCGCAATGTCGTTAATCGTGGTGCCACATTACGGGAAGTTAAGACATTGCTCGATGCTGATCCATATGTTGTTTCGACCACTCAGATAACTATATTGGATGGCGGACGTCGAATACCGGTTCTTACTGATGAGGATTGGGTTATGTTGATCTTGGGAGAGTCGCCGTCTTGATGGTGACTTATGAGACGAATAAAGGTTAGAAAGTTTGACATATATCAGGAATTTAGCTCAATAGCGTGTTACGACCGGCATTTTGCCTTTCATAGCTACTGGGTGTCATTGCGGGACTGTTATGACGCACTGGTGACGAATGGTGACGTCTCTGGACGTTATAGGATAGAGATTAAGCTCGAAGGCGAAACAATGGTACTTGAGGATGATGGCGATTGGGCAGTTGCATTGATAAAGTGGAGTCATGTTAAGTTTTGATTATTATTTGATGCTTAGAAGCGATCGTACCGTTGATGTGTACGATCGCCACCATACTGCCCATGGTACGTATTCATCGATTGCTAAATGTCAGGAGTTCTTGATGCCTTGGGTTCTATCACGTAAGGAAACGGTTGGTACAATATCAGATGGCAAATGGATTCCACTAATGGATGACGGTGACTGGGTGATGTTTTTATTGAGTCGTTCAAATGGCTGACACTACATCCAATTCTCAAGGTTGGTCTCGTGAAAACGAAATTAGGATAGGTCCTTTCATTATTGATGGGGTTTGTTGTGCATGGGTTATCTGGGGTCATGACCGAACCTATACCAAATGGATACAAAGTTTGAGTTCGTTGGTTGAGTGCAGGGAGTATTTGATGACACGTAATCTTTTGGGTGATGTAACATTGAGTATTATGGATTATCCATCGTTCCAATTGGTGGATGAGACGGATTGGGCATTGGCTATGTTGACGCACGGACGGTAAAATGGTTGATATCCCACATGTAACGCACATAACGGTGGTTGAAGGGCGGTTGGCCAACTACCACAATATTGAGTGGATCGTTGTGATTCTTGATCCTTACTTGCTCACCGGCTTTACCTCGATTCGGGAGATGTATGAGCACCTGCGCGATAAGAATTATTTTGCGGGCGAATTTATGATGACGATCAAGCATGGCTCGTTTGGTACTATCAACATCACCCATGAAAATTTGGAAGAGCAGATGGCGATTGCGTTTTTGACCTTATGAATCAAGTCTACATCAACGACCTCCATCATCATGATTTCGTATTTTTCACGGTGCGTCATGGGCCGCATTTTGGAAGCATGACGACCAAAATATTCAACACGTTCCATGACGCATGTCGCTTTGCCCTAAACTCCCACGACATTGAGCGCCCATATGAGGCATCGGTGGTTATAGGCAACACCTTATACAAGCCCGAGAATGAAGAAGATTGGGCTATTTTGTTATTGACCGCATGAAACCAAGACTCGAAATTAGGCTAAGTTGGTCGCAAGATGTGTTTCAAGTCTACATCGAAGATCGAATACAAGGTCAAGTGGTCCATGAATCTCGTAGATTCATGCGTCAACAATTGGGCTCATTGGAAATGGTGCCAGTTGTACTGCAACACTTGGGCTTGCGAATAGAAGATCATGCCTGTTATGTGATACACGAAGGGGCATATCGTCGTGTAATAACCAATGATGGTCCCGCACCACCTAGAGGTGGTGGCCTCCAGGGTGCTGATTGTTTTGAAACCTTTGATGATTTGCGGGCATTGCATCACAAATATAATCCCACCATACATTACGTCAACTCCATGACCCTAGTAATTGAACGCAAGAACGGCTACTTCCAGATTCGTCAATTGGGTGGTCCCACCTGGCATTGGCCTGAAACCATGCAGGAAGCCAAACGTCTAATGCTTCAAAGTCATCCTCGCTATCAACATGGCTATGTTGTTGATGGGGATTTTCACGAACTCGAGACTGATGAGGATTGGGTCATGGCTGCATTGACGTTATGATTGAACTGAACATTTATCCACGCATGTCATGGAATTATGACCAAGGCAAGCAGACTCTGAACTATGTCGCACAAGTGTTCAATGGTCGAGAGATTCGTATGGCTCTGAGCTATGATACTGTTTACGAATGCTATACCGCCTTGCGTGAGTGTGGGTTCCTTGAACGAGATTATACCGCTTGTGTTATGATCGATGGGGTGGTGCATCATCCGACTGACGATACCACGTGGATGATGGTATTGTTGAGTAGCTAAAACATATTGATACCGTGATGTGGTATGCCTATCCTGTATTTTTAACTACAAACCACATCATACACCATCATGTCAGCTCAACCAGAACTCGTGCCAAATCTGCACAATATCATCACTCTGCCAGATACCAAAGCTCCAAACAAAAAGCATCCCAGTAACAAAGACAACTTCACCTACGGGATTGTTACCAATCTAATCAGTGACGAAATCAAAGATCATTCCATCTTCACTATGGACAACTCTGCTCGTTTCAGTATGACGGTCACTCGTCCGGTATGTCTGGGTACGCAGGACAATATTCCAGGCAGCAACAAGAAAAAGAACAAAGCCTACAATGTGGCTGGCGTATACATTATCTGGCAAGTGAAGCGTGCTGAAATTCTCCACTTTCTCCTGAAATTCGACAATGGTGATTTGGACTACATGTTCAAGAACTACGCTTGCTATTTTGGTGAATCTGATACTGCAAAACCAAGCGATGGCATTGGTGGTCGGGTCAACAGTCTGCGTCGTGATGTTGTAAAGCAATTGGCTGCAAATGTGGCTCCTGCTAGGTCAACCAGCAAAGAAGCCAGTGCGTATAAGCTTGCCCAACAGATGCTGGCCAACTATGCGTTGTATGTTGAACCAAATGCTGGTTTCACTACTGCGGTTGATTGTCTGTTTGCCAGTTACGTTGATATTGCTACCATCCAGGGGTATAATGGCCAAGCTGTTGAGAGTGACTGGGTTGAGCGTACTCTCATCATGACTTACAAACACAATGGTTTACTGGTGAATCAAAAATAAGGAAGTATATGGGTAAGGTGGTACATTTGATCTTGAATAAGAAATCAAACCATTCGGATCAGATCTTGATTCTGGAGCATGGGTATCCAGAGTTGGTATGGGATCATTCGTTAGACCTTACCCCCATTGAAGCCTTGACAGAGGTTAAGCGGATATACTTGCATCACATTGAACGTGGTAATCAAGTATTGGTCAGCACCTGTCATGAATACCGTCGTAAGCAAGATGGCAATGAGTTGCGCCCCCTCGACGTTATGGATGACGATGCTATGATTGTTGAGGCATTGAGTCGATGAATATCACTTTTGAACCAATCAGTGCAGACTTCAGAGATACAGGTCACTCGACATCCGTTACCTATATGTCATCAAATACCGAGAGCCGCGTCGTCATCGGGTGCTTGAATCTTAAGCTTGGCGTTAATTTATGGCTCCATGATATGGAACGTAAATTTGATTACTTGGCCGATTCTCTGACCGTTGAATGGCACGATGGTGAAGTTTTTGCCATTAGATCTGAATTAGATTTGGTTTTGGCCTTGCTTCGCTTTTAAGCCAAGTAGCCAAATTTCCTTGCATTCGCGATCGCATCAGGGCTCATAGCAACCGGAATAGTTGTTGCGCCCTGATCCCGTAGGTATGAGAAGCGATGTCTACCATTACTAAATGTCACACGTCCTTTTTCATCCACATACGCTTCACTGGCTTCGACGGTCTCGCCAGTTTTCAGGAATTCACCAAAGCCCTGATAGCGTTTACCAATTCCTTGTGTACCACCTGTACCAATATAGAATTCAGTGTCTTTGCTCCAGGCATGGTTGAACGGTTGCACCAATATGTCTACCAGTGTGTCCTGGTGACGCTGGGACGACAGGCTGAGCTTAAAGGGAATCGGTGTGTCAGATTGTGGCAATGACACGCTATGTGACCGCTCGTTTATGATTTCTGTGTATCGCATGATTGGTTCCGAAAGTTGATATTTATGCGTGGTGGGCCAAGGCCAATTGAGTCTGAAAAGTTGAAATGCCGCATATTGAGGCTTGCTGGTTATTGTATACAATATGGCACCAACACAGTAATCAACAACAACAAAAACTACAAATGACTACTAGCCCGCAACCACAACCACAACACGCCACCATTATTCAACTGCCAGTCAGTCAACCAGCAATCAGCAATGACACTTGGATTTCCAAATACGAAGGATGCGGCATCTCGATCAAATTTGGTAAATTCTTGAAGTTGCTTGATCGTGATGCATGGCGCCACTTCAGAGATGGCAAGGGCATTTATGCCCTGTATTATATACCAGACGCGTTGATGACTCAGTTGAATACCTTGCCTGTAGTAAACGAACATGTAATTTATGTTGGTGAATCCAGTCATTGTTTATACGGGCGTTTCAATAAATTCAAAGCCACTTTGAATCAATTGATGCAACATCGTGTAGCTAGTACCGGAACCACGGGTGGCTCATTGATTCCTCGTAGTAGTCATAGCGCCGCCTCTCACTTCTTCAACGAAGTGAGCGCCAGCACATCTGATGTATACTATGATAAGGACACCCACGATTTTATTCGTGTTGATGGTTATACGCTCATGGTCAGGATTGCAGTTGAACAATCCAATTGGATTTATGACACCGCAGACCATGAGCGTTCGTTCTTGACTGCCGTGAAGGCAATTAATCCACCACGTTTGTATAATATCAAATAACAGAACTAAGCCAAGTAGCCAAACTTTCTGATAGTCGTAAAAAAGCCCGGATATCCGGGCTTTTTTGTTTGTCTTCAAAGCGACCACTAGGGTCGCTAATGATTACAGGAACTTCAGCGAAGCGGTGTTCATACCGACCAGACCCAGGTAGTCAGCAGCGTTACCCAGTGACGAAGCAGCGTTCGTCAGTTCCAGGTAGCCGTAACGGGTCATGAACGATACAACTGGTTCGAAGGTGTTTGGATCAATGATCACACCGCTCGAGGTCAGTGGTACGTATGGGCAGTAGTAAGCTGCGGCGTCGATCTCGCCTGGGCCTTTGTAACCAACCAGAACTGGGGTGCTATCGCTAGCGTACTGGTCGACGTAAACGCGCATCGAGTTGTTCAGCATACCAACGAACTTGGTGTTAGTTGGAGCTTCGAACGTGCCTTCGGTAGTACGGGCGAAAGCCGAAGTAGTAGCCGATTGCAGAATGGTCAGTGCGGTTGGGGAAACAACAACCCAGTTACCTGCGCCACGACGGGTACGTGCAGCGATCAAGTTAGCTTGACGGTTGATCAGAACTGCCAGAGCAGCGTGAACGTCACCGACGAAGGTTGGGGTGCCCGAAACAGCGGCTTGGTCAAACACAGCGGTTGCTGCACCTGGCAGTGCGCGCAGGGAAGTCAGGATTTCCTGGTCGATTTCGGCGGTAATTTCTTGCGCCAGTGCAGCCATGATTTCTGCTTCGATGTCGATACCTTGTTGAGCTTGCGAATCTTGCGCAGCTTCAAAGGTCCAACGAGCGCTCAGACGACGTGTTTTCGCCTCAACGACTTCTTTCAGAATCTGGATGCTCAAACGCTTACCAGCAGTACCTTCCAGGGTCGAGGTTGCTTCAGCTTTTGGAGCTGTTGCATCGCCGTTACCCGAGTAAGCACGAGCGATATCGTATGGTGACAGTGCTTCTTTACCAGCGGTAACGCCAGCGAACGAATCAGCGTAACGAACGCGCAGGGTGTGGATCTGTGCCACTGGCGAAGTCATTGGCTGAACACCAATAATTTCGTTAGCGATCACGGTTGGCATCACACGACGGATAACCGGCAGGATAACCTTGTTCAGGGTAGCGATGTTAGCGCTGTTGGTTGCACCCGAAGTTGCATTTTCCATCAGCTTCAGTTCACGATAGGTATTATCGAGAACGGTTTCCATCATACGCTTCTTGGTTGGGTTTACCGAACCATCTTGATTGTGAGTCAGATCTTTGCCTTCGCAGAGCATTTTTTTAGTTACTGACCACTGGGATTCAAACAGTTTACTCATGAGTATAACTCCTAAAAATTACTTTCTAATACCTGCAAGCTTCAGAATTTCTGCGGTCTCTTTGGACACTTCTTCTTCGACTTGTGGTTGGACTGTTTCAAGCAGTCGATTATTTCGCTGATCGCCAGTTACAGCTACGCAGCTCTTCGGCTTAACAGATGTCTCACTCAAAGTTTGACGTACTGGCAATGCCACCTTTTTGCTACCCTCATTGAGGACTGCTGGAAGGTATTTATTAAATGCTTCTTTTAACTGTGCGGTTTTGACAGTTTCCAGCAGTTCTTGCATAACGGCGCGCTTTTCGCGACCCAGTGGGGTCAGGAGTTCGCTCATTACACGATTACGTGCTGCCGACTCTTCAGCCAGTTTGGTTTTGCGGGCAGCCGCATCCATAGCTTGGTGAGATTCGGAAAGTTTGCGTTTGACGGAGCTCAGTTCCGAGTTCAGTGACTCGACGACTTTTTCCATCTTTTTAACTTCGGTGCCTTCGCTGAAGTACGAGGTCATGAACTCTGTAGCCACGGCTTCAAAGATACGGCGACCAAACATATTCTGACGATTGCGTTCCAGGTCTTCATGCAGTTGCTTCATTTCCACTTTCATGGATTCAGTAACTTTCTTGTCGACCAGTTTTGCAGCTTCGCGAACGAAGTTACGCTGGGTTTCAGCCAACTTAGTACGGGCTTCTGCAACCAATTCAACCTTCTTAGCAACGAGTGCTTTCTTGTCTTCTTGGAATTCACGCAGTTCTTTTGAGACTTGACCGACAACGAATTGATCGATCTTTGCCACACGTTCAACCATAGCTTCTTGCAGTTTGGCGCGTTCGGTACGCAGGGACTCTGCGACTTGTTCACGTTGTGCTGTCAATGCCATGTGTTCTTCGTTAACCAGTTGTTGCTTCTGACGGAGCACGCCCATCTCTTCATCCAACTTGGTTACTACAAATTTGCGCATCAGAGCCATTTGTTCGTTCAAGCGTTTCTTGTATTCGGCTTTGTTGGTAGCATTAGCTTCTGCCAACTTGACTTTCATACCACGAACTGCTGCACGGTCTTGAGCGAATTCGGACAGTTCCTTATTCAGCTGCTTGACGATGAACGATTCCATGACTTTGGCGTGTTCACGATTACGAGCTTGGTACTGGGCTTTGATCGTTGCATTAGCTTCAGCGAGTTTCAAACGCAGAGCCGCAGCTTGACGTTTGTCTTCGGCGAATTCCATCAGTTCGGAATTCAGCTTTTGCATTACAAAGGTTTCCAGGACTTTGGCGTGTTCTTGAACGCGAGTCTTGTATGCCACACGAGCATCCTTAACGGCTGCGTCGTAACGGGCTTGAGATTCCTTCAGCTTTTGGGCTTCAGCGATTTTCTCAGACTCGTATTTCTGAACTACATCAGTGAGCATACGATCCATTGCTTCCACGAGTTGTCCCTTGTCGTGCTCGAAACGTTGTGCCATTTCTTCGCGGATTTGTGTTTCCACAGTTTCGCGCAGAGTAGCTACTTCGTTGTCGATACGAGCATCGAAACTCTCTTGGAGAGATTTCTGGTCGTCTTCACTGAGTAATCCAGCTTCAAACAATTTCTTGATAATGTTATCCATGGACCACTCCCTTAATTCTTGAGATTCTTGACCCAACTCATCAATTCCTGTTTCAGGTAATCTTTGGCGCGTTGGTCATGTTGTACTGCCTGAGCGAGATCTTCTACAACCTTGCTCCGCTTGTTATTTAGCGTCTCGTAAACTGGCACTGGATAAGCATTTGGCGCACTTGGGCGAGCCACGATATCCACGGTAACGATCTGGAAATCGGATACTTCACCGCTTTCGTTTACGTTACCAGAACCTCGGCTACTAACACCAAGCTTCACACCACTTTCCAACAAAGTTCGAACGATATTGCCCATAGGAGTTGGCAAGATTTGCAGCTTACCCATACCTGCTGGACCATCCATCCACATCTGAGTGATGATGTGACTAACACGATCCAAGTTAATATTCAGTTCTGCTGGGTGATCCAATTCACCACAGATCGAGAGGTCATCGGAAATTTGTTGGTTGATAAAATCAACCGCACCTTTGATCTCGCTAACTGGGTACACACGCTCATTGTGATTTTTAATACCACCCTGAATAAAGATACCACTCATGTACAGCTTTTTACCGCCGGGTGTTGAGTTGTCATCTTCGTGCATCAATTGCATCTTGGCCTTATTAAAGGTCAAGTGTTCTTGCAGGAGAACGCCACCTTGTTTAATATTCATATTGCTACTTCCATAAAAATGGTTACAGGTAATCAGCGGTCAAATATTCAGACATGATTACCTGTTGAATACTAAACCAGCTTACTTCTTAGAGCCCAGGAGGCTCTTTTGACCAGCTGGGTCAGCCGACAGCTTGTTCAGTTCTGCCGAAGCATCACCTTCCTTCTTAACAGCCGATTGACCAGCAGTCGCAGTTGCTTTTACGTTCGAACGAGTTGCGATCTTCTTAGTCGAAGGAGCGTTTTCACGGTCGTAACCACTGTGCTCATCCGATTTGATCTTCACTGGAGCACCAGCCAGACGCTTGTCAGCCGGGGTGTTCAGTGCTGGCGAAACGGTGTTCTGTTTGAACTTACCATTGCCTTGTTCACGACCGTCGCCACTTGGAATAGCAACTTTTTCCAGTTCGTCAACGATTGATTCGGACAGGTCATCGAACGAGTCATCGCCCATGCCCATGTCATCTGCTGGAGCAGCCATGTCGTCACCCATTGGGGCAGCGTCCATTGCCAGACCACCATCCAGACCTTCTTCGTCGTCATCGGTGGAAGCCATAACGTTGATTTCGCCATCGGAAGTGGTGGAGATTTGCACCATCGCTTCTTCGACTTGTTCTTCGCCTTCAACTTCGTCACCCAGGACATCTGAGTCGCCGCCCATCATTGCATCGAATTCAGCAGCCAGACGTTGGATGTCAGCTTCCAGATCCGAAACACGATCTTCGATTGGTTCTTCTTGTTCTTCTTCGCCTTCAGCCTCTTCGCCGTCGCCTTCAACATCATCAGCGGTCAGTTCGTCGGTTGCAGCTTCTTCGCCTTCTGGAGCATCAACGGCGGCAGCGCCGTCATCAGCTGCTGGGTCCAGATCATCTTCGGCCAGTTCGTCTTCGGAGAACATTTCGTCAATTGACATAATGCCTTCCATGCTTTCGTCCAAGATGAAGTCTTCACCTTGACGCAGCGACTCGTGGATCTGGCGTGAGCGTTCCAGAATAAAATCATGGAACAATGTATCTGCTTTATCTTTTTCTTGATTGAGCAGAGCAATCAGTGCTTTCTCTAAAATCATTCGCATTTTTAAGTCTCCCTTTTACGCTTAAAAAGTACACAACCGAAATTGTGTTCTGCTTTATTTAGCAGGCACATAATTCGACGGCAAGATAAGAGCGAAAAAGTGGTGTTTTTATCAAAAGTACGCAGTTAATTCGACCACCAGGAAGATATGGGTCGTAAAAATGGCGCCTCGCGGGCGCCATTTATGTTATTGATGTGAATTAGATGGAACTCAAAAACTCATCAACTTGCTGGTCATTGTCGAAGCCCAAGTCTTCGTAGTAATCGCGTTCGCCAGTATTGATCGTGGTTGTGAGCCCATAGTAGTTACCACCCAGTTCAAAAATCTGGAGTGTGTACTGATCTTCCATTTCACAATGGATTTCAGCCAGACAGCGGCCTTGTGTGCGAATCTCCACCAAGTTGTCTTCGTTCTCACTTTTCTGACCACGCCACTCGTTATACTTCAGAAAGAAAGCCTGATGCTCTTGCTCGCTTGTGAGGTGAATTTCAGGGGCTGTTTTCATAGTCAACAACGCATCTGATTCTTCAATATCGTGTGATGCCAAAATGACACAATCAAGAGCATCCCAGGCGCGAGGAGAATTAGTCATTGCCGGATTGATGAATTCAATTGCATGTGGGTACTCGTCTTCTTCACTGTCGTACAACCACTCGTAGTCGGTATGCAAATGGAAGTTCGCATCGAGCAAGAACTTGTTGGCCATTTCCAGATTGTTATCGTGTGGTAATTTTGCTGGATCCAATTCGATGACCATCTTGGCGTCGCCTTCAGTCAAGCCAGTGTCTTCCTGCTCTGCATCGATATCTCCAGACAGCTTATCATCGTTGTCGTCTTCCGTGACTGGCTCGTCAGCAATACCCAGATGCTCGTTTACGAACGACTTAAACAAGGCATTGGCATCCTGACCTTTGATTAGTGCCTTGAGTGCTTCTTCAAAATGTTTACTCATATTTGCTCCTTACATGAGATCGCCACCACCATCATCTCCGTCTCCCGAAGGAGCACCATAGATGACAGCCAGCACGTCTTGTTGCTTCAAAGCTTCAAGGCGCCGCAATGCTCGCAGTTTCTTAAGTTTGTTGAGATCACGCAAGGTCAGCTTTGACTTGCGTGTGTCAGTGATATTACGGGTGTTGATCTTATCGGCGGATGGATCATAATGACCACCCAAGTCAATGTTATCAAATTCAAACAGTTTCATTATGCCTCCGGAGCGGCTGGTGCTGCCGCTGGTTGTTCAACGGGTGCCGCTTCTGGTGCAGCATCGCCACCATCATCTGGTGGTGCTTCCATGGTGTCGTTATCATGCGAGAATGGATCATTGTCATTTGGCGCACGAACACCAACACTTGACAAGCCTTCTTGATCCTCGTCATTGCCATCGTTACCCGTGGCTTCTTTGACTTTGTCTGGATTCTCTTCCATCCAGAGTCGTTGATTTTCCATCAATTCTTCTTGAGTGAGATTCAGGAAACGAGTCAACTTGAAACGTTCTGCCAGTTTCGGATTGTCTTGAATCTGAACATAGACAGCCATCTGTGCAGTATCCAGTTCGACTTGACGGTATTTGGTGAAGTTTTGTGGCGGATTGAACGTAAGATCAAACAGGTCGTCATCAATCACGATGCCACTGTCTTTCAAATATGCCTTAAACTCTTTGTTGAACGTTGGGATCAAGAGGCTTTGCAGACGCATACAGTATTTGTTGAACAAATACTCTTGAATCATAGCTGCGCCCATCTTACCATCATTGAACGCTTGACCGCCTTCGTCTCCAGTTGTTCGATAGGCAGGCGGAATACGCAAACCATCACGCAGCTTTTTGCTGAAGAATTCAAGGTCAGCCAGCTCGCCAATGTTTTCACCACCAGGAAGTGTTTCGACACTTGAACCACGACCATCCAAGCCTTGGGCGAAGAAATAATCGTCCATGATTGAGATTGGGTTGTAGGCCGCATCCATGATGTTTTGACCACCGCCACCACGATTTGGAATACGACGTTGGTGAATCTCATTCTTGACTCGTTCGACGTGGGCTTGCGCCATCATTGGGTTCATGCCACCTACGTCAATCTTGAAGATACGACGCTCAGGCGCTCGTTGAACGCGATATATGATGACTGAATCTTCCAACAGTTCTTTCTGTTTGAATGTCTTGAAGATAGGCTCGAGGACACTGGAACCAAATGGCCAGTTAATATCCATACCGACGCTCAGACTCAGGTGGATAACATGCTTGGCATCAACTGTATTGCTACGATGAGTAGCACCTTGTTGACCACGCATATTGACGCCCTGTCCAGCCAATTGGAAATCTCCACCACCACTATTTGTATGGAGTGGACCCCGAGTCAGAGGGGATGTTGTTGAACCCACGCCATGGTAATCGCCCGGATCAGTTGGGATGGTGCCAAGCTTTTGCTGATTAACAAAATCCAAATCTTTGATGATGTATTCAACTGGCTTACGACCTTGAGTTTCGTCTACTTTGATTAGTTCAACGTTGTAGTGGTCAATCCACAGCCACTCTTTTGTTTCTGGATCGCGAACGAAGAATTGGTCACCGTTTTTGATGGTGTTGCGGAACATATTCCACAAACGACCACGGAAGTTGTTGACTTTGATCCACTTTGCCAATGCAGTGCTGACGATGTTTACTTCAGTCTCGTTGGCACCTTTGTCGTAGCGCACCGTAAATGGATGTTCGGATTGTTCTTCGGATTGGGTACAGAAGTCAGCGATGATATCCAGAGCAGCGTTGATTTCGCTATCACGATCCATGTCATCATACTGCATGTATCGTTGCAAACGATTGGGGTGTCCGGCATAGATTTCTGGCAGGTAGGAAGAGTAGTTGGCCCCTGATGGGTTACCAACTGCTCCTCGATCCTTGCCATTGTTAGTTTGTACTAATTCTGGAGGTGAATCCAGTTTTACGGTACGAAAGTGTTTCTTCCACGACATAAAATACCTCTTTAATGAGCATATTTATGGTAAAGAAACCACTCAACTTATCAAATAATGTTGCCGGCCACAGTTTCCAGATTACGATTGCTCTTCTGCTGTTCACCGATCAAATCACGCATACCGCCAACCTGTTGTTGGGTACCTTGATTCAAGTTATCCATAAGCTGCATCATAGCGCCCTTGGTTTCCAAGTTGTCTTTTTGCAGCTGAAGTGCTTGAACTTTCCATTCGGACTGTTGGGCTACCAAGGCATCAGTGTTGATCTCAGGTACCGATAGAGCATCCGGCTTGGAAGGGCCGGCATAACTTGCTGTTGACATCTTGGCCGCATTGAACATGTCAACGTTTTGATTAGCCATTAAGTCAACTGGTGTGCTGACGTTCGCAAGGGCAGTCTGACTTGCCGTGTTGAGATCTGTGAAGCTAGTGTTGACATTCTTCGTGTACTCGTCGAACTTTTGTGTGATCGGAGCAGCGAGATCTGTCTTCGGTGGTTGTACGGCCTGATTCATGGAATCCAAAGCTGCGTCGTTGCCGCCCATCAGAGACTTCCATGCACCTGTGATGCCATTCTTGATCGAACTCCATCCAGACTTCAACCAGCCTCCAATCTTTTTCCAGCTACTCCAAACTGCACCCACATACCATTTCACACCAGCACCGATTGGCCCCAATGCATCACTCGCCTTATTGAATGCACCCGCGTAATCAAAGTCCTTGATTGCATTGATGCCATTTGAAACCACACCTGAGATGCTATCCCAGTTGTTGAAGATTGCAAGTACACCACCACCGAATACAGTACTGATTGGACCCAACATGGCACCAGCTTTACTCAAAGCTCCAGAGTAGTCAAAGTCCTTCACTGCACCAAAAGCATCCGAGGCAAAGCCTGACAGTTGTGTCCACTTTGAACCCAAGTAGTCTACACCAGCACCGAATGCGGAACCGATTGAACCCAGCATACCAGTCACTTTGCTGAATGCGCCGGCATAATCAAAGTTCTTTACGGCACTGAACGCACCAGTAACCATACCCGTGAGATCATCCCAGTTTGCATAGATGACACCAATACCAGCACCAACGGCTGCGCCGATTGGGCCCAGCATGGCACCCATACCTGCAAATTGTGCGACAGCCTGAAGCGTCTCTTTACCCTTGAAATCCGGAGCAGCATCAAGCAACATTGATGCACCCATACCCGCGATTGCACCCACACCACCCATACCAATACCGCGAACAAGTGATCCCGCACCTTTAACCACACTTGTGCCACCGCGCATCAAACCACCAGCGACTCGTGAACCCATCATACGACCCGGCACTCGACGAACGGCACCAACAGCTTTAGATGCGCCGCTTTTCGTAGCTGCCCATCCACGCGACAGGCCGGATCGTGTTGAGGTTATAGCACGCCCGGCAAAACTACTCGTACTGGTGGCTGCACGTCGAGTCATATCACCAGCCGCGTGGCCCATACGGTACATGCGACTAGCCTTTGGTGCTTCAGTTACGTGTGGAACATGTGGCGCAGATGGATGAGGAAGCTCGTGGGGCACTGCATGATTGGCATGTGACGCCGCGTCCATAATTTTACGTGCGCTGCTGGCACGACCGGTACGACGTGTTCTACGACCTTTCTTGCCCTTTTTGCCTTTCTCATTCTTATCATGGTCGAAATCAAAGTCATTACCCTTGCCGCTATTGTTCAGGTCAACGACCCGCAGCGCCGTGCCGTTACTGAATTTTGCAAGCGCATGTTCGAACGCATTCTGGATATTATTTTGAGTCAATGGGGCACCTTCTTTCTTGCCCCCAATACCAAATTTCTCACCCAACAGATCTTTTACTCTACCGCCATATGATGCGACTGCACCACCAGCCATTTTGGCAGTTTGCCAGGCGGCCCAGGTTACCAATGCAGCACCAAAGAAGCCAATCTTGTCAGTCAGCCATCCAAACTTCTCACCCAAGTATTCAACGACAGTCAGCACTTTACTACCGAAGCTGACCAGTCCTGCTACGCCATTCGCCAATGCTTCGCCGAATGCAATCAATTTCTCAGGTGTGATATTGTCTGACAGGAATTTACCAAACTTTTCTGCCATGCCCTGAATCTTTTTAATGAACTCGTCGAATGCTGGATCATCCGCGAATTTTTCAAAGCCTTTCATCAAATTTTCAAGGCCGTTGTAGAAACCAGTACGCAGGGCGCCTGAAACCTTGTCAATGATCACACCCAGATTTTCCAAGAACTTAGTAATGTTCTTGGTTTGGGCCAATTCCTCTGGGGACTTCTTGGCCAATTCCTGCATCTCAGAGATCATATTGATCGCAGAGGCGGCCGCCTTGTTACCGGATGCCGCTTGGAATTGCAGCGTGGCCATGTTTTTCATACCCTCAGCCACGAATTTGCGGTTGAAGTCAGCCGCATCTTGGTCATTCCAGGTATTGTTGGCCACCTTTTGCGCCATGTCGTCCATCAGGTTCGTGACGCCAAACAAACCAGCCTCAATGAATGTATTACTGGCATCACTCATTATCGCACTGCCACGGCCGGCAGTTTGAGCCAACATGGTACTAAGTGTCTTACCTGCTTCGCCCGGCAATGCAGACATGTAGATGATGGCCTTGTTCATGGCTAAGCCGTAATTGTTCTGACCATCAGAATTCATCTGAAGCAATCTAGCTCGCAGGGTCTCATCCCGCAACGCACCTGCTGCCATCTTACTGATTGCCTCGGTAGACATACCAGTCATCTGGGCCGCTTTAGCTGTCTCGATGGACAGTGACTTCATGTTGGCGGTAGTCTTCTCGGTAGTCTGGTTTGACAGATTACCATACAGACGTTGTGTTTCCAGGTACGTGCCCAATTGAGTGTTCAACTGTTCACTAGTGAGACCCAGTTGTCCAACATCCATCAAGCTGTTACGCAGACTTTTGCTCATCTCACCAAACGCATTGGCACCAATACTCGCAACCACGGTACTATTTTGTTTCAATGCGTTGGCAAAGGTTGTCAGTGACATATTGGATGCCGCTGCTGCCTTTTGCATCTCCAACATGCTGCCACCAAAGGTTTGACCAATCTGTGACAGATCCTGATACGTTTTGGTTGCATCGCTCAGAGCTGACACCATTGCAGCCATTACGCCACCAGCACCGAATGCAGCGCCGAGTGCCGAGATTGCGGTTGATGCACTACCAGCCGATGAGCTGAGCTTTTTGAATCCGTTGAGTGATGACGTTAACCCAGTATCAAGGGATTTCATTTTCTTCTGGAGAGAACCAACCACTCCACCCAAGGCTTTGTTTTGCCCGATCAGATCCTGAATTACCTTGGCGTCACCAGACTTGGAGGAGCCACCAGAACTTTTGGCTGATTTCTCACTGGCTTTGGTGTTTTTATCAGTCGCACTTGACCCTTTGAGATGCGCCCGCGTATTCGCGTTGAGCGCATCAATCATTTTGTTTAAATCGTCGCTGGTAAGATCGGCCATAGGTCACCTGGTAATGGTTCACTAATATTTAGTCGCACTATTAAGTAGGCATTTAATTCGACTTATAAATAACCGCAATAAACTCCCAAAGAGGAAAACATGGAAAATAACAACCCGTTAGCAAAATACTTTAGACAACCTGGTTTGTCGTGCCGCCTTCCAAGTCGCGGTAATTTTCAAGATAAAGGCAATATCACTTTCACGGCCACCGGTGAAGTGAATGTTATGCCAATGCGTGCTGCTGACGAACTGTTGCTCAAAAGCCCAGATGCTCTGATGAGCGGTCTGGCAATCGAGAAAGTAATCGCCAGTTGCGTTGAAGTGCGCGATGTCATGCAATTGCCAACTCAGGATATTGATACATTACTGTTGGCAATTCGTTCAGCTACCTACGGCCCAATGATGGGTATCAGTGCGGTTTGCCCTGAGTGCGAAGCTGAGAATGAATACGAAGTTGACATCAGTCATGTACTGGATACGATCGTTGAATTGGAAGAGGAATATGTGGTACGTCTGGATGATGCTATTGTTGTATATCTGCGTCCTTTCAACTTCCACAATTCAACACAAGCCAGTTTGGTTGCATTCCAGGAAGCCCGTAAGGTGCAAATGGCCGACAACGATCATACGAGCGATGAAGAGAAACAGCGGCAGCTGAATAGCAGTTACGAACGCATCAACGTCATGAACGTTCAGATGGTTGCTGACTGTGTGCAGAAAGTAGTTGTTCCCGAAGGCGAGATCGTTGATCGCCTTCACATTTCAGAATTTATCCATAACGTGCAGAAAAAGTGGGTGGGTATGTTGGAAGATAAGCTGAAGAATATCAATGATGCTGGTGTAAATAAAACACATCCAGTTGCTTGCACGGCTTGCAACCATGAGTGGGAAACTACCGTCGACTTCGATCCAGCTAGTTTTTTCGGTCAAGACTCCTAAACACTCCTCCTGAAGGCATCCCGGGTATCATTACCGGGATGGAAAAGGAACAAAAGGAGCTGCGCCACATTATTCACCATTTGATGTGGGCTATGCGTGGTGGACTGACTAGAGAAGAAGCTTGGACCCTTTGCTACAAAGAACGAGCTGAGCTTTTAGAGGACGTTAAAACCCGCATGGAAGGAGTGGAAAAGACTGGTTTACCCATTATATAAATGGTATCGGTAGCAACAAATTTTATAAGAAGAAAAGTTTCATGACATCAAAAGCAAAAATCAAAGGTAATTCGTGGGAAAATCAACTGGCGAAATATCTCAGAGTTCTCTTCCAAGGATCATTCATCCGTGTGCCAAACTCTGGTGCATTCATTGGCGGTAAAAATGCACACCGCAAGGACAATATGTCCGACAACCAAATTCTGGCAGCTAAGGGCGACCTTCAGACACCAGACTTCATGCCCAAGCTCGTGATTGAGTGCAAGTTCTATGCTGACTTCGCATGGCACAGCTTGTTGACTCCTGGCTATGTGCCACAGCTTGATGCCTGGATTACACAGACGAAAGAGTGTATTCAGACTGGTGACTTCTGGGTTGTGGCATTCAAGATCAATCGTCGTGGTACGTTCGTGTGCTTTGATTACACGACTGCTATCGAGAATAATTTTGCATTGGGCAACCATTCCGTGTATACCAATGCTGACGGTAAGTACATCATTACCGATCTGGAAGAAATGTTCAACAACAACAAAGATACCATTCTCAAACTTTCCGCGTAAATGAAACGTTCAGATAAGATCATAAACTACAAACACGGCGCACGCCGCGTCAAAGCAAAACGTCGTCGTGTAAAGGCCCGTAAGCCAGTTGAAATTAAAGAGGTATCGAATCTGAACTTGAATGTACCTGACGACTTCAACTATGTGATATACTTGGACAAGACGGTTGGCTACAGTAATCGTCTTGCTGCCACGACCGCCATACGAGATTTTTCAAACCATGGTTTTTGTGGCAAATGGAATTTCACTTATAGCGTCAACAAGTATCGCCGGGGTGTGAAAATAATGGATCGCTTGTATCTGCAAGATGAAAGCGATTTGGTGATGCTAAGATTGTGTCACAACATTGCCGTTGATCGTATTCATAATATCATTCGTTAAAAAGGGGAGCAACTGCTCCCCTTTTGTTATTTCTCGCCTTCCGCGTTGAACTTCGTAAAGCCATTCTCTTTCTTGACCATCAACACATTGCTGACTCGAGCAATCAAGTCTTCTTTGTGACTGATCAGGAAGATTGACTTCTGACGTTCAGCTGCCATTTTCTTCAACAAGCCCAATGCTGCATCAGCCCCTTGTGCATCAAGACCATTGTCCAAGTATTCGTCAACAAACAACAGGTTGATGTTTTGGTTCAACGATTCCCAGACATCACGGAATGCCCAGCTTGTGGCCAGAATAACACGATTCATTTCACCACGGCTCAACTGTTCAAAGTCGAAGTCGCGGCCCATCAGATCGATCTCAACACTGAGGTCACTCTTGAATGTTACTTCATGTGGCAAGCCCAGTTTTTCCAGATAGTAGTTGAGACGATGATTCAACTGATTACTGTTTTGGTCAACAATCTTCTTACGGATGAACGAGTCTTTGTTGACCAGCAGCTTCAACAAGAAGTCCTGATGCTTCAACAGCGTATTCAGTTCCACCAATGCTTCATCGTCAATTGGCTGAAGGCCAGTGCTAGACAATGTGGTAATTTGTTCCGCGTATGGATCAACACTGCTCTCTTCCCTAAAGATCGACTCCAGGATGTTGTTGATCGTGTTTTTATGTTCCAAAGCCTGCGCGAGTGTTTGATAAACAGTGCGTGGTTCGTCACCAATCGTCACCAGACCGGCGTTCAGCTCATTTATGTACTGGTATGACGCTTCCACGTCTGCAACAGCACTGGCGAGCTCTGGTTCCAACGCAATTATCTGATCCTTGATATCTTGGATCATTTTGTCATGCTTGGCATCATGGATCTCTTGACCGCACGTATGGCACTTGTGCTCTTCAGCATGGGCCAAGTTTGAAGCCAGTCGGCCCAACATCGTGTCTTTGTTGACCAGATCTTGCTCTTGACGACGCAAGTCTTTGCTTGCTTGGTTCAACAATCCAACGAGTGTTCGATAGTCGGCCAACTTGTGGTGACTATCAATCTCGTAATCGATATTGAGGTTTTGCAGTTCTTCCAATTGACTCTCAGCCGATGCAATACGACTGTGACGTGCATTTTGCCAAGTGTTGCTCTTGTTCGTCAGGTCGTTGATCGTATTATGGATCTTTTGATTGCTGTCCTGTGCTGCCTTGATTCGATACTCTTCCTCTTTGATCGAGTCTTTGGTATTCTTGATCAACTCTTTCAAGTTCTCACTACGCAGACTGATCTGAGTAATACCCAACAGCTCTTCGATCAACACTCGCTGATCACCTGGGCGCAGCTTCAGGAATGGTTCCGTGTATGTGTTCATTGCCACAATGTGACGGAACATGTCGTGACTGAAACCCAGAATCTTGTTGATTTCAACCTGAGTGTGTTTGCCCTCACCCTGACCTTCATCAGTCTCAGGTTCCATCAATTGCGTGTCATTGATAAAGTACCGGAAGAACTGTGGCTTGCGACCGCGTTCAATACGGAATTGTTTGCCATTCACTTCGAAGGAAATGTTGACAACCATATTCTTGCCGTTGATACTGTTGACCAAGTTGTCTTTCTTGATGTTGCTCAGCGGGATACCAAACAAGCCAAACGAGATGGCTTGCAGGATGGTACTTTTGCCCACGCCGTTACGGCTGTTGACACCACCAACGTCCATGTTCTCACCCAAGATCAGGGTGAGTGATTGACCGTCAAGGTCAAGTGTCTGTGGCACGTTGCCGACAGACAAGAAATTGCGCATGGTTACGCTTTTGATATTCAACATTTACAAGAGTCCTCGATAGATTTCAATCAACACCTCGTTGGAAATGCCGCCACTCTGAACGGAGTTCAGGCCAGCTTCAACAATCTGATCGATGGACTGGAATACAGTCGAGTCGTCAAATTCTTGATCTTCAACGTTTGCTTTGTTGATTGGTATAAAGTCGATTTTACGAGCCCTGAAGTGGGTTGTAAAAATGTCTTTAACGAATTGTGCTTCATCGTACGACAAATCGATATCAATGCTGGCGCGGATGTAGCTTTTGTTGACCACGAATTGCTCTGGAGTTTCAATCATCTCGCTGAGTTTCATAGTGCGATATTTAGGAGCGTCTGCCCACTCCTTAAAGATCGGCTCTTGACCCCATTCCAGGAACATGGCACCACGGTCGTCATCCCAGACGTCACCAAAATTGAATGGGAAGATGTTGCCAATGTAGATCACCTTACCGCGTGCTTGTCGCTTGTGGAAGTGACCACTAAACACATAGTCTTGATGCACAAAATGTTCGTGATGCAGTTCGCCATGATCTGGCATTTCAGTCATACCGTTCATGAAGAAGTGCGGCAACTCAAAGTGACCGAAGATGTATTTGCTAGTGATGTTTGGAATTGCTTTCCATTCTTCATTAACCAACCACGGCATGATCGTCACATTGCCGATAGTGAGTGGTTCTTTGACCACCACACAGTTCTCAATATTACGACCAAACTCAACCGAATTAATGCTGCGATTGGTACGATACGGCAAGTCGTGATTGCCTGTAATCATGAAGAAGGTTTTGAATTCCTTCGCAATGCGTTCGATGTTATTCAGACTGAAATTCATAGTACCAATCGAGATGGTATTACGATGATCGTGCCAGTCACCCAAGCAGATAATCGTATCAGCCCCGAACGCCTTTGCTTCGTCGATAAACCAGGTAACGAAGTCTTCGTTATCTTGATTGGCCACTACGTCATTGCCTTTACGACCCCAGTGGACGTCTGTCAGACACGCCACTTTACCAAATAATTGGTTTTCACCATACTGCCACAAATCCATTAATCATTACCCCATTCTTCATCAACTCCACCACATTCTTTGCACCAACCAGGACCATCACACGCATAATCCATTTCGTAGTCGTCATCTTCTACGTCTTCCATGCTTGCATGTTGATCCAACAGGTCATTGAAGTAACGGGCTTGATCATCAGTGAGCATAGGCTCTGAGTCAATGAATGCCAGTTTCAATTCTTGATAAGTTGGGTCACTCGACACCTGAAAATTGCTTCCCAGGATGTCTTTCAATTCTGTTGCTATTGTGTTTAGTGTAGTCATGTTGATTTCCTTTTGCCAGTATTTTGCTGAAAGATACTCTACTTCGCATTATTTTTATCTGAAAACTAAAAAGGCCACTTACGTGGCCTCGTATTACTCTTCTTCGTCTTCGTCCGGGAATGTGATACCATTGTCAAAGTCGTCTAACTCAGCTACCTCGTCAGTGGTTTCGCTTTCTTCCAACTCTGCGATTTTATTCAGAACATCCAGATTGAATTCATCTTCTTCGTGAATGGCAGCAACCTGATGTTCATGCTCGTAGCCTTCCATGATGGTATGAGTTACTTCGCCGAATCCACCTTCCATATGTCGACGCATGCCGCGTTCATATTCAAGATCATTCTGGCGAGTATATGATGGGCTAGCACCATTCATAATCAGTATATCATCGCGCATATTTTGACCACGTTTCTCTTTATTCAACACGTGAGTAAAGCAGTTTTTGACTGTGGTGGTATAGAATGCGAATGGGTTATCAGACTTGAATTCATCAAATTGCAAGCCGATTTGGCTCAATTGAAGCAAGGCATTGTTTTTCATCTCATCCAGATATGTGTAACCGCGCCAATTGCTTAGGCGTGAATAACGATCAACCAAAAGGATGTACATGCTGGCAAGCCGGGAGGTCATCTTGCCTTTGGTCATATTGAACTTACCGTCAGTAATTGTACCTTCCCAGTGACTGCGCAGAACTTCCACCAGTGAACCGTCATCGTCGACATAGAAGTGTTTGAACGGCAGGAAAGGTGTACGGGTGTGATTGCCATTCTCGCCCTTGCCTTTACGTTTACGGTGTGGGTCAAGTGGGATGTGTTGGGAGGTCATGACCCTAAAGATCAGTGATTTGGCTGAGATGGATTCGGGCAATACTTCGTAGGCTTTGATTTCAGTTTGTGATCGCCCCGCATCGCGCAGGACTTTTTTCCCCGCTTGCGTGGTCTGATGTGCTTTTTTGGCTTTGGTCTCCTCGATAAACTCGGGAGTGATATCGAACACTGATGCCACAATTGCATCATATGCGCCATGTTCGGGTTTTTCGTAGCTGCAATATGTCAGCTTACTTTTGTGAATTTCAGCAAGAAATTCTTTGTTGGTCAAGTATTGTACTGGGGCCTTGACGGCCTCAAAGTCAACTTGAGCAGAAACGGTGTCAGTCATGGTATTTTTATTGTTGTATCCATGTGGGCACTATTGCTCACGTATTAAGATGAATATACATGAATATATACATGCCATCAATAATCATGTATCTTGAGATTAAAGCAGCACTTAAAACATCCACTAAATATGAGGTATATATGAAACACGTAGTATTCACGGTAGTTCGTTGCAACCCACCAACCCTGGGTCACCTGAAAGTTGTGCAGACGGTTGAGCAATTGGCAAAGACACTCGATTGCGACTATAAGCTGTTTACCACCAAGTCGCATGATGCCAAACGCAATCCCCTGACGGTTGACGACAAGGTTTATTTCCTGGAGCAGCTGATGCCCGGATATGAGTTCAATGTCACGGTCAATCCATTCTCAGCTTGCCGTGAACTGGCAGCAATGGGTTACGAAAGTGCCACATTGGTTGTTGGCGAAGATCGCAATTTGGATCTGGTCGTTCAACTGAAAAAATACATTGGTCACCCTGTCGCAGAACATGACATTGGCCTCAAGGAAGTAGAAGGGTACGTGATTGAACGCTCATCTACTGACTACAGCTCGAGTACAACTCGTGCCCTGGTAGTCGAAGGAAACTTTGATGGTTTCCGCAAACAAGTCCCAAGCGCTGATCTGTCGGTCATCACTAAACTGTACGATACGATCAGGAGGAATTTAGGTTAATGAATGGCTGATTATCTCTCGAAACTTAGTAGTGTGTCTATCCCTTCTGGGCAAGACGCAATTGATGCCTTGCAAACATCATCCCTGAATAACATCTCGGGGATTCCAGGCAATCCTTTTAGTGGCGGTAACCCCCTGAAATCATTGGGCCCCACCGTCACCAATTTGACCAACGATGCAAAAAATAGCGCACAGGCTATTGCCACCGGGATGTCGATTCCTGGTGTAGATGCTACTGGTGCTATGCAGACCGTGGTAGTACCAGGCACACGACCAACGAGAGATTTTCGTATTCGCCTTGCACCTAAGGTGAATGCCAATCTGGCAGTATATGGTGCGAATGACGATTCAAATATTCTGAATCCATTGCGTGGAACTCAGGGTATGATGTTTCCATTCACTCCAACTATTGACTGGGCACAATCAGTTCAATATAAAACCACATCATTGGTTCACAGCAACCAAGACTATCTGTCATACGAAAATACCCCGAGTACAAATATCAGTATCTCGGGTACTTTCGTTATTCAAAATGAAAAAGAAGCCAAATATATGCTGGCCTGTATTCACTTCCTTCGTGTGGTCAGCAAATCATATTTTGGTAAGGCAAGCTTCAAAGAGCCTTCTAGCGGGGAACCATCATTGGCTGGTTTGCCACCACCAGTTCTGACTCTGAATGGTTATGGTGATTATATGTTCAATGATCTACCTGTCATTGTTAAGGATCACAATTACACGTTCAAACCAGATGTCAGTTATATTGATTTCACGGTTAATGGATCACCCATCAGATTGCCAGCAATCATGGATATATCGGTGAAATTGGTGGTACAGAATACTCCAAAGCGTCTAAAGGATAAATTCGATCTTGATAAATTCCGTACTGGCGAATTGATGAAATCGAAGGGGTGGATTTAATGACTAAGGTAGTCTACGACCCAAGTTCTCCCTATTATGGAACTCCACAGACCAACTGGTATTTGGGCCCAATCTCCTACCGGGAGATACCAGCGCATACCAGCGACATGTACATTCAACTCGATGCAAAGTACGAGTACCGTCCAGATATGCTGTCCAATGACGTATACGGCACGCCCAAGTACTGGTGGACCTTTATGGTTCGCAACATTGATATAATCCGAGATCCAATCTGGGATTTGAAGGCGGGAACACTCATGTACATTCCCACGTTAGAACGTATTCAACAAATTATAGGTTAACATGGCACTAACTCCAAAAGGCGTAACTGATGCAATCACTGACAAGGTAGTATCCAATCCACTCGTCAGTACAGGATCAAGTATTATCAAAGCGCCTACCAGTGTAGCGGCAATCACGCAGACATCCAAAAACAAATTGGACAACGGTACTAGCACGGCTACATCAACTGGACAGCCAACACTCAATTCACCAAAAGACACGCTGGATTCGTTGGATGGCTGGAATGAGAATGTCCTCAATGCCTTGCAGCAAGCCTCATATCGCATTCGCTTTTACATGGCCGAAGATAATCCCATGTTACCACAACGTTCGGCCACCTATGCTGACTTCATCAAGCGCATGAATAGTCGTAAACAAACCACCCTAGCGGCAACTGGTGTAACGGGCATCAATATCTTGAGTCTGCAAATGACCACGATCCCAGCACCCAATAAGCAAACTCGCAGCATGAGTGCTACCACGATGACCATGGTTTTGAAAGAGAACATGGGCGTCAACTTCATGAATGATTTGGCATTGGGTGCAAGGAATCTGAAGATCCGCAATCTGGCACAGACTCCATATTTTATTGAGATTTCATTCCACGGTTACGCTCAAGATGGTACCATTGTGGCTAATGCGTGTGACAGTGATGCATTTCCGAATGGTGGAGTATGGCTCTATCAAGTTGGTATTCAAAACATTGCTAGTGAGCTGGATGATAGTGGTACAAAATATACCCTGACATTGTTCCCATACGAGCAAAAGATCTACGATCAAAACAACTTGCAATTACCAGAGTCGATGTCCATTGAAGGGCGCACCATCGGTGATATTCTGAATGGTGTTGCATCTCGATGGAATGAAAGTATCAAGCAAACTTACGGCTTCCAGGCTAATGAATACAAGTTTGTTATCCCGAAGGTTCAAACCAAAACAGGCGAGACCATTGATGTGACGGCAGCCCCATTAGTGCCAGATCAAGACAAGTTCGCGCACAAGCGCGCCTATTCCATGGAACCTGGATCGAACGATAAGATCAAGGTACATTTGCCTAGAAACATGGCATTGAATGATATCGTGGAGATGGTGTTCGCCAATAGTAAATTGGGTAAAACACTTGGTATGGATGTGACGACCACCGAATCATTTAAAGGGGCGGTTGAGAAAGACCCCAAAGCGGCAATGCGCGAGTGCATCATCTTCCGTGCTGAATGTACCGCCGATCTTATGGGCGGCGAAGACGGAAATGATGCATACGATTTTAGTTTGGAAAATTATATGATGAGCTACACGATTCATATTTTGCCCTACTATACGCAATTGCCGATTTTGGATCGTCAGGACGTAATTACCTCACAGGATCCAAAAGTGCAAGCGCAGAATGGTCTCAATCTTCGCAAGCGTGGATATTTGTCCAAGCGTTACGACTATCTGTACTCGGGTCTCAACACTGAAGTTCAGCACGTTGATATCAAATTCAACCTGAAATGGCAAAATGCACTGCCACGTATTCTGGGTACGAATACCACGCAGGAAGCATTGGCACCGCAGGACAAAAAGAATGAAGATCCACGCGACGTATTGATCAAGCAGAAGGCTGAGTTGGATAAAGCCAATGCCGAATTGCGTAAGGTGAAAGAGAAGACTGAAGAGCACGATTTGAATCAAAGTGAAATTGCTCGTTTGACGGCCAATAATCAGAAAGAAGAAGCAGAAAAATTACGCAAGAGTGATGAAGCATCGTGGAGCTCTTTCATCAAAGATCGCGATAGTGACGAAGGTAAACAACGACTGTCGAAAGCTAAAGATATTCAAGCAAAGGCATTGGCTGAATTAGAAAAAGCACGCGCCAAGGTAAAGACTGCTAGGTTGGAACAAATCAATACTGGTGTCAAACGCACATCCTTGCATGAGTTTGGTGAAGATCAAAGCAAGGATGACACCCAATTGTCATACAAGCAACCGGTATCATTCGTGCAATCCAATAAGGATAACAAGATTGGCACCATCATGAACGATTATTACACGAATGATCGATCGGTATTTGGTGCAGTATTGGACCAACTCTATACACCAATGGCAGACGGGATGAGTCAGATAGCAATGGATGTAAGGGGTGACCCGTATTGGCTGGGTGCCAGCAATTTTGAATCCAATTATATCTTGGCTGTTCGTCCAGCCGATTCGGTAATTCGCAATTTCGATGCACCGATCCCGCAGTATATGACGCGCCCAAATTATTTGGCTGGCGATGTGATGTTCCTATTGAGTTTCAAATATCCAGCGATGGTATCTGAAACTGGTATACCTGAAGTCAAGTCAAACGAATTCTTCACGGGTGTGTATCAGACAACCAAGATCACACATAAATTCGAGGCTGGCTATTTTAGTCAACGTCTTGAAGGCAAGCGCATGCCATTGATTGAAGTCTATAAGGCATTTGGTTATCAGGATCCGGATGATGTGAAAGCAGCCGCGCAAGCAAAAGCAGAAGCTGATGCTGCACGTGAAAAGAAAAATAAAAGCTGAGGTAAAGGATGTTTGGTGCATTGGGTAGAAAGGATGATGATTCCAGCAAGATCGTCGACAGTAAGGTGTATTTGGGCTTTGTGAAGAACAATGTCGATGTGCAAAAGATGGGCCGTCTTGCGGTTTATATTCCTGAAATGGGTACTGACCCAGATGATGAGAATCAATGGTACATTGCATCATATGCGAGCCCATTTGCTGGCGCGTCGAGTATCCGTGACACGGTGTCCAACAGCCAGAACGAGGATGGGTCACAGCACGCATATGGTTTCTGGATGATCCCACCTGATCTTGAAAATCAGGTATTGGTATTGTTCATTAACGGTGAAGTAACGAAATGCGTGTGGTTCGCATGTATGTATCAACAGAACATGAACCACATGGTGCCCGGAATAGCAAGTGATAAAAGCTTCCAGGAAGGATCGGATCAGGTATTGCCACCAGTTGTTGAGTACAACAAGGCAGATGCAAATGTTGATGCTGCTGCACCAATTAGACCACGCTTTAATGCCTTGCATGAAGGCTTGAGTGATCAAGGTCTCTATACTGACTTTGAACGTGGTCCATCGAGTGGTAGTGCTCGTCGTGAAACACCATCGAAGGTATTTGGCTTCAATACACCAAGGGCAAATTGCATCTATATTGATGATGATCCCGCCAATGAATTGATTCGGTTGCGTACCCGTTCAGGTACTCAGATTCTCGTGCATGAAACGAACGGATATGTGTATATCAATTCTGGATCAGGCAACAGCTGGTTGGAAGTATCAGATGACGGCATCGACATCTATACAGATGGCAGTATTTCGATGCGTGCCAAGCAGGACTTCAATGTTCGTGCAGAACGCAATATCAATCTTGATGCTGCGGGTACCGTGAATATTACCGCAGGTGCGAATATTAATTCATATGCGGCTGGCACAATGAATAATAAAGCGGGCAGCGCCATCAATGAGGATGCGGCAACAATTAATAATCATGCCAGCACACACAATACCAAAGCGAGTTCAGTGAATCGTGATGGGCAGATCAAAGACAACAATGGTGCAGCGGCGGCAAATGCCGTGACAGCACCAAAGACTATTGCGAGGGCGGACGTGCCAAGTGGCACACTGAATACCACCAATAGTCGTATGCCGACGCATGAGCCTTTTGCCTTACACCCTAAGAGCAAGAACCTCAAACCGCCGATTGGTGACTTACCAGCCGACGGCAGCGTGGAAACTCCTGCGGGTAGTGGGAGCAGTATGGGTAGTGGTGTGGGTCCAAGTCAGCAGAATCAGACATTTAACAATCCACCCTCTAAGAATCAAAAAACAGGAGATGGAGGAAATAACAAAGTGGTTCTCGACGACGCCTCAAAGGCAAAACTTATTTCAGCTGGTAATGCAAAAGCCAGTGAACGTGTGGTAGCGGCAATTCGCCGTGCTTCAGATATGACTGGTGTGGACTTTGGCTATTTGATGGCCATGTGTGAAAAGGAAAGTACCTTTAACCCAAATGCACAAGCACCAACCAGCTCCGCTAAAGGGTTGTTCCAATTTACTGATGGTACGTGGGAAGCGGTACGTAAGAAATACCCACAATACAATATCGGTCCAAATGATCAATTCAACCCTGAAGCAAATGCGCTCATGGGTGCATTGTTGACAAAGGAAAATACCAAGTCATTGCAAGCTTACGGCGTGTCCGACCCAAGCCCATCTGACTTGTACTTGGCACACTTTGCTGGTCCAAGTGGCGCTGCTAAACTGATCAAAGCACCTGCCGATGGTAATGCAGCTCAGGTTATTGGTGATAAAGCAGCCAATGCCAATAAGAGTGTGTTCTATTCCAATGGTCAACCCAAAACGGTTGCTCAGGTTACGGGCAATTTCAGTAATTTTATCACCCCACGCGCAACCGCGTATGCGGACTTCGGTAAATCAGGCACAACTGGCTAATAGTGTTCAGGTAATTAAATGCGTACTTATATCATGAATAAATACTCAGATAATTACCTGGGCTCTTATGCGAAATACATTCATTGGTTACAGTACAACTGGCGGAACAAAAGCTGACGGCTTTAAGCTGTACGATGTAGATTTGGTTCGCCAGGATCTCTACAATCACTTTCATACTCGAATCGGTGAGCGCATCATGCGCCCCGATTTTGGTTGCCGTATCTGGGACTACATCATGGAACCATTTACGGAAGAAATTCGCAACCTCGCAGAAGCAGAGGTTGTTCGAATTTGCAATTCAGATTCCCGCGTGCAATTAATTGATACTCAGGTGTATAGTCAAGACAATACCCTGATCGTTGTTGCCACTCTAAATTATCTCCCATTTAATACCGTGGAACAATTCCGACTCAATTTCGAGAATCGCCAATCCACCACTGACTCAGAAGGATTCTAACCATGGCTTCACAATCAACACGTCAAAGCGAACTGTTCGCTGCTGAAGACTGGACGGTATTGTACCGCGCATTCACGCAAATCAACTTTAATGCCTATGACCCGGCAAGCATCAACACGGCATTGCGTGGCTATATTCAAGCCAACTATCCTGAAGAGTTCAATGACTGGAACGAGAACAGTGAATTTGTGGCTATCATTGACTTGCTGTCATGGTTGGCTGGTTCGTTGGCTTTCCGTACTGACGTCAATGCACGGGAAAACTTCCTGGAATCCGCTGAAGCACGCGAATCAGTATTGCGTCTGGCCCGCTTCCTATCATACACGCCACGACGCGCACAATCTGCTCGTGGTCTGATTAAATTGATGTCGGTGAGCACCAATAGCCCATTGCAGGACAGCTTTGGTGTGAGTCTGAACAATCAAACAATTCTGTGGAATGATCCGGATAATCCGGATTGGTTGGAACAATTCACCATCGTGTTGAATTCTGCTTTCCCTACTACGAATCCATTTGGTATTCCACTGAAGACTGCCACTCTGGGTACGGCGTTAACATCACTGTACCGATTGAATTCAGATACAAATCCAAAATGCGTATATGGTTACACGGCAAAGATTGATGGTGCCTCCTATCCATTTGAGATGACCAATATCGATATTGATGCTGACTTGGGTTTCTTTGAACGTGAGCCAGATCCAAGTAATGGTTTCCACATGGTATACCGTAATGACGGTCGTGGCAACGATAGTACACGAACGGGTTTCTTCATGTTGTTCAAACAAGGATCACTCAATACATTGAATGTTGGTATAGCAAATCCAATTGAAAATCGTTTGATCGACGTATCAACTACTGGTATCTCGGAGACTGATATCTGGACACAGACATTGAATTCTGATTCAACGATTGCAACGCACTGGACTAAAGTGCCAGCGATCTTCAGTGAGAATATTACCTTCAACAATATCTCACCTGAAATTCGTGATATTTTCAGTGTGATTACTCGTGATCAAGATCGGGTATCGTTGCGCTTTGGTGACGGTCGTTTCGGTAATGTGCCAGTCGGCGACATTAGGATTTGGTATCGTGTCGTAAATGGTCTGCAATATCAAGTGCGGCCGCGTGACATGAGCGATGTAACGATCAATATTCCATATACGGATTCCAGTGGTCGTTCATACACATTGACAATGACATTCAACCTTCAGGAAAATGTCAACAACGCCGTGGGTCCGGAAGATCTGGAACAAATTCGTCGTCGTGCCCCACAGGTTTATGGCGCACAGAATCGTATGGTATCTGGGGAAGACTACAATGTTTTCCCATTGAGTTCCAACAATGTCATCAAGATGCGAGCCGTTAATCGAGTATATTCGGGCCACAGCCGTTTCCTGGATATCAATGATCCAACATCCACATATCAGGACACGGTTGTCTATAGTGATGATGGCGCCATGTATAAAGAAGACATCAGCCGTTATTTGCAAGTGCCAGTAGGTACGATATCAAACGAGCAAATTGTATCGAGAAAAATTCAACCGATGTTGGATGATGTTTCGGTGCGTGATTACTTCAATGATATTTTTGTAGGCAGCAACCCAACATACGGCGCGGCGTTCGTGCCATATGGCACGGGTGCGAATCCTTTGGTATGGCGTTCAACTGCTGGGCTGGGCTTCAATGGCCGTGGCTATTTGCAAGTGACCTTGGATCCGGTAACGCATGCTGATCCATTGGATGAGTTCATGCCTTACTTCACCACTAATGCGTTGATTAAATTCCGCGTTACGGATGTTGATACCAACACGAGTAAATTCGTATGGGCAAAAGTATCAAGCACTGACGTTTACGATTACAACAAGGATACAATTAAGGCAGCAGGTAGTGTGGTAATTCTCAATGAAACAATTCCGGATGGTTCCGTTATTGTGAAAATTATTCCACCATTCCGTGCGACCTTGGACTCGCGTGCAATAGTGGAATTAAATGGTGAGTCAGAAACACTCATTATGCAAAACTTGATTGCTGCTAAACGACCATTCAATCTCTGGTATATTCCTAGCCAGAAAAGTCATTTGGTCTATGGCACACAATTTGATATTGCGGGGCGTTGGGTTGCACAAGATCTCAGTGCCACTCGTCCATCCCCGGATGCTATTTTGGTAATGCAAGCAAGCTATACGAATGGTCTGTATTGGGCATTTGAAGTATTGGTTGGTCGTCGTTACATCTTCGAGAGTCTCAAGACTGTTCGTTGGCATGATCTTCAAGATCACAAAGTCCTTGATGCGACAACTGGCACACAGAAGCGCGACACCATTAAACTGATTGCCAGTAAGCTCATGCCCGTAATTGATGCTAATACGGGAAAAGTAAAAATTGTGAATGGTAATTACCAATTTGTAACGCAAGATATTAATATTTCGTTCGACATTGTGGACAATGTATATGACCCTGACGGTTATCCTGTCTTCAAACGCATTGTGGTGTCACCTACTGACACAGACGACGATGGCTCGGTGGATAACCCAGAAGCATTCCAGGACGTGCTTGCGTTGACACCAGCAGCCACAAACGGTGAAGTTCGTCTGGTTAAGTTTGCATTGGATACAAACAGTAGTTTCAATTCGTGGGTTCCGCTCGCCGCTGACCTCCAGGATGGCTATGGTGACCCTGAAGCTTTGCCGGCAATGACAAGAGTGGGTGTACCTAACTTGAGTTTCCAATGGAAACACTATGCTGACAATGACATCAGGATCGATCCAGCAATAACGAACATCATTGACGTATTTGTCCTGACATCTGAGTATGATTTCTTGGTACGTCAATGGATTGCAGCAGGTAGTATTGAAGATGATGTGCCTGATGTACCAAGTGATTTGGATTTGAAATTAGCATTCCAGGATTTTGAACAATACAAAATGTTTAGTGATCAATTGGTATGGCGTCCAGTTCAATACAAATACTTGTTTGGTAACATGGCACAAGATGAATTGAAAGCACAATTTAAGATCGTGAAATTGCCCAATAGTACGCTGAGTGATGGCGAAATTCGCAGTAAGGTAATCACCACGATCAACGATTACTTTGATGTAAATAAGTGGGAATTTGGAGAGACATTCTTCTTCACCGAATTGGCAGCATACATTCACTTGCAGCTCGCCACTGCGATTAGTAGTGTGGCATTGGTTCCACTCTCACAAGATGGTAAATTTGGTGAATTGTTTGAGATTCGTAGCGGAAGCAACGAAGTCTTCATAAGTACAGCACAAGTAAGTGACATCATTATTATCGATAGTAATTCGATGTCGAACCTCAGGATTTCATAATGACTAAAAGACGTTTCATTACCCAGTTACCATACGTAAATCAGACTTCAGAGCTGCGCAAGTTCTTTAGTCAAACGATTGATCAAGTATTCCAACCGGGTGAAACACAAAGCATCAACGCTTTCATTGGTAAGAAACCATCTTACTACAATGCAGCACGAGATTTCTACAAGCCTGAAATCTCGGCTGAGCGTGCGTTCTATCAGCTGGAACCAGCGATGACGACCACGACGTCAACAGACGGATCGTTTGACGATCTTTTGTTCTATCCTGACGTCGTAAATCAATTGCGTTTCCAGGGTGCAAACACGACCAACCACAGCCGTTTGTTCAATACTGATTACTACACTTGGTGCCCGCCAGTAAACATTCGCAAGTTGGACGCATACCGGGAATATTACTGGTTGCCAGATGGTCCACCCATTCAACTGTATGATGTTCCAGTAGCTGGCGCATATGCGACTTATACGGGTGATGGTTTCAATAAGACCTTCAAGATTCCTTACCAGGTTTCTGGTTTGAATGACGGTATTATTGTTGAAATTAACGGCGTGCATGTGCCTATTACCGATTACGATATCGTTGATGGTAATGTGGTTCTGCATAGTCTTACTACCACTACGCCAAATGTACCAGCTCCTGGCGTTAATGATACCGTGTTGATTATCGGCAATTCGTCGTATCGTACAAATGGTACCCTGAATTCGTTCCTGGTGCCTAAGATCATTCCAGATTCCGTAGAAGACATGATCGTCATGATCGACGACGAGGTTATTCTCAATGGCTTCATTTGGGATGGCAATTTAAATGATGGTCTGTTGGCTGACGGCAATGATCCCGTGGGTTTGATTGATGGTAATATTCAGGTCAGCTACACGATTACCAATGGCGTATTGTCATTCAGTGAAGTAGTGCCTGCTGGCCATCAGGTTCGTATCTGGATGAATGCGTACTTCAAACAGAATATTGTGGGTAAGAGTACCTACATGTATCCAGTCAGCGCAATCACATATGCGTTGGAAACCATTACTGAACAATACAGCGACCCATCCGACCCTTCCATCATCTTGACTCGTCGAGTGTTGAAGAAGTATCCGGAAAAGACCTTGCCTTTGCCACCAGCATTGACGCAAGATATGCGTATTCAAATCAACGACAACGAGGGGCTGAACACCTATCAGGTTAACATCGTTGATGGTGTGATCGAATTGCAATTGGTCAGTGAACTGATTGCAATTGATCAACACGATCCAATGTATATCCTGATTGAACGTAATGCAACCAATCAAAATGAATGGTCTACCCGTAATCACTGGTATAACCGTGAAGTACTGATCTACGGCGATTCCACGTATCAGCCAGTTCAAGCCACTCGTCCAATTTTGGAATACTTCAACAACGTCCAATTGTTCAATTACGGCGCGTACCTGCGCGCACCTGTTGATTTGGTATTGGATGATACCGACATTGCATTGATCAATCCGAGTGCTGATGGCTACTCGTACGATATCAATATGACGTACGATGGCACGAAGCCATACGACACCATTTTGGTTGAAGGGTTGTTGGACTCTGACCTCACAATTCCAGCAGTGACTCGTGATCCTGTCCAGGAGGCGATCGACGGCGTTGCACACTTACCTTTGATTCATGGCACGTACATTCGCCCAGGCACTCGTATTCTGGTTACTGACAATTTCGATCCATCGGTTAAAAACAATATCGCGGTTGCCCGCACTTACACGCTTACAACCCCATACGATCCAGATGAGGCCGCGGTTGTCTCCAACTTCGATGCTGATAATCTGTGGGACAGTGTTGAAATGCTGACGTTTGATATCGAACAAACGCACGCATTGGATCAAGTAAAGCTTAACGGTACCACGAAACAATACTGGTCAACTGGTGCCGCGTGGAAAGAAATTTCCTATTTCGTGGGCCAAGAGCCACTGTTCGACTTGTTCGATCGTAACGGCATATCGCTGAGTGACACAACAACATATCCAGCCGCTACATTTGCGGGCTCGAAGATCTTCACATACGAGCGTGATGCTACGTCAGCCCTTGACACTGTATTGAATCTGAATGTTACTCGTAACAAATATGGTCTGATTGAATTCAGAGACCACCTTGCGACTGACACGTGGACTTACCGTAATAACACGGTGCAGGGCTACACATACTTTGGTATGAGTCAAATCAATAATGCGATGGCGTCATTGACCAAACGTAATAACTGGTACTCGGCTGGTACAACCAGCCAAACGGTTAATGCTGATGGTTTGTATTCTATTCCTACCAATCTGCAAGCCAATCCGGCGAATAAAGAGATTGAGATTATTGCCCCGAATGACTGGAAAGCACAGTTCAATGAATTGCTCGCGGGTAGCAATTGGAATCAGTCCAGTGACCAATTCAATTTGAGTTTGGGTTCGCACATTATTCAAAGTCGTGGTACCATGTTGAAAACCATGTTGCTGAGTAGTGACACGAATCTGGACTTTATCAAGGCTGCTATCTACAACGAACACGAATACACTCGTTATCGTTTGAAGCTCGTCAACCTGTTGAAGCAATACGAAATTCAAACTGGTTTGCAGGATATCCCAACCGCACTGACTGACATCATGAAACAATTGAAGTCAGCCAAGACCTCTGACTTCCCGTTCTACAACAACGGCGTAATTGGTGAATACTTCATTCCAGCATCGCCTGCATACTTGGGTATGACCTCGTTGTGGAAACCTGAATTGATTCTGGAAATAGGTCGTACTGGATCAATCATTCTGATCCGTGGCCACGATGGTTCCATTACTCCAGGGGCAAGTCGTTTCAATACCAAGACAATCACGATGACGCAGGATACGTCAGGCGCATACACGCTGACTGATTCTATGATCAGTGATCCGTCATTGCAACCAACTGTCGACTCCAAGGATTTGGCGTTGTTGGCATTTGAGCAAATGTACCACGATAGCACGATGACTGACTTGCAAGTACAGCGTCGTCCGGTATTTGACATCCGTACATTCACTCCAAGCAAATTCCGCACAACTGAATACACTCGTGATGAATACTTGTCTATTGCCCGTCCAATCTTTGAACGTTGGGTAACCAAGACATCGCTGCGCTATCGTGAAAATACCATCTACGACGAGAACAACAAATTCACGTGGAACTACCGTGCATTGACTGACATTGACGGCAATGCAGTCCCAGGCTTCTGGCGCGGTATGTATCAGTATTACTTTGACACCGATCGCCCGCATACGCACCCATGGGAAATGCTGGGCTTCACCAGCAAGCCACAATGGTGGGATAGCGCGTATTCTTGGACTGATGCTACCAAACGTCAAGCCCTCATCGATGCGCTTACCATGGGGCTGGTATCGAGTCCTACAGCTATTGCTGAATACGATCCTACCTTTGCTCGTGGTGCAATCATGGATCCAACTACGCATGCGATCATTCGTCATGGTATCGAATCGTTCGTTCCAGTTGATGTGAATGGTAAACTGTTGAATCCATTTGAATGCGGCATCGTTGTTGAAGATCCGTACACTGACTACTCGGGTGACTGGGAATTTGGTGACCAAGCTCCAGTTGAATATCAGTGGGCGAGTGGCGTAAGTCGCGGCTTCATCGAGACTCAATTGTCGTACCTCATGAAGCCAGTTAAATTCCTGGAATCGAATTGGGAAACTGCCGACGAGATCGAAGTGAACGGTTACGACTGGGTTAGTAAGACAACCGGTCGTCGCACACAGATTTCCGACTACATGATTCACAATGAAATTGTGAGCAATGCGGCTGTGCGAGTATTGGGTCTGCAAACCTGGTTGTCAGACTATCTGCGTTCAACGGGTAAAGATGTGACTGCATACCTGGGTGATCGTGTACGTGGCCTTGGTGTTAACTTGGCTCACAAACTGGGTGGCTTCATTGATGCTGCTAGCCTGAACACCTTCACGGAAAATACTGGTTTGATTCCACAAGAGGATGTCAAAACGGTAACCTACAACTCACCAAGTATCAGGGAAGAATTTTACGGCGGCGTGATCGTCCAATGGACTGGTCGCGGCTGGAAAGTTATGGGCTATGACGTGGTTGATCCAGCATTCAAGATTTTGCCTGTCGATCCAAATGGTAAAAAAGCTCGTGTCAATCTGGATGACGTCCAGGAAACCTCGGTTAACGATTGGCATCAAAATACCTACTACCAGATTTCGGTTGTGATTCTTTACAACGGCAACACGTATCGTTGTTTGAAAACGCACACGAGTGCGAAAGGATTTGAACCACAATTCTGGGTTGTTGACAATACGGTTTCACACGACACCGTCACGTCATTGCTGTTTTACGGCAACCACTTCACTGATGTTGAACGTGTGCCGTACAATACCGAGTTCTACTCCAAACAAGATGTGGCGGACTTCCTGTCAGGCTATCAGGCTTATTTGGTAAGTCGCGGTTGGGTATTTGATCAGTATGACAACAATCAAAACACGGTTCTGGATTGGAAATACTCCACGAAAGAATTCCTGGCATGGACTCAAGTTCGTTGGAGTGCAAACACTTTCATCGCATTGAGCCCTGCTGCTACTCAACTGAAATTTGCAAGTGCCCATGGTACGATCCAAAATGTCGAACAATTGGTAAACGGCGTCTACAGTCTGTTGGGTAAAACCGGCCAAGCAATCGACAAACGTAATGTGTCTGCTGATCGTACCGACGATGGTATTACGGTAACGGTTGTGAATGATGCCATTTATGGTTTGCGTGTGAGTGTGAATGAAATCGAACAAGCGATTGTATTCCACAACAAGACTATTTTCAATGACGTTATCTACGAACCATTGTTTGACGTGCGTCAGAACCGTCTGCGTATTATCACCCTGTTGACTACTGACTGGGCAGGTAAATTGGATGCGCCTGGTTTCATTATTGCTGACAACCAAGTGTTGCCAAGCTTTGAGAAACAAGTCGAAGACCTGCGCAATATGTACGACATTGAGAAGACAATCAATCTGCCATTGCGTGAAAATGCACAGCACCAGATTGGTTATCAGAATCGAACATACTTGGAACAGTTGATGTTCAACGAAGTCAACCAGTTTGAATTCTATCAGGGTATGATTCAGCAGAAAGGTGCGCCTGGCGTATTCAACAAGCTGCTGCGTAATGACGAACTGACTCAGTCGCGCAATTTGTCATTCTTGGAAGAATGGGCATTCCGTACTGGCGAATACGGCGGTACTGATATTAACTCGTTCTTTGAAGTTGAATTAACTAAAGCGGATATTCAGCAGGATCCGCAACTGGTTGTATTCCGCCAAGCTGATTCATACTGGGATTTGGGTGACTTTGATAGTGAACCAACCTTACCTGCTGGTCAGTGCTTCGAGGTAGGTGTTCCCGCTAATGTTGACCCAACCAAACTCAGCTCCATGGATCCAGATGATTCAGTGGTTGAGTTGGTGTCAATCAAAGACGTCTACGATAGCCGTATCATTATGCCATACAACGGCACGCCATTTATCTTTGACAAATCGTATCTGCCTAAGAAAGGCGGCATGCCTACTGCTGGCTATGTGCGTACCGATGAAGCAACTTGGATGGCTCCAACCATTGCAAACTTCAACAAGCAGATCTTGGCTTCACCATCAAACCTGTCTCTGTCGCAACGTGTATGGATCTACAACACGGGCTTGGGTGACTGGGCAATGTATCGTGCAAGCCAGGCAAGTGCCACGGGTGCAAATCAGATCGTATCAATCTGGCCTGATGCCTATGGTATCAAGGTTGTATTCGCACAGCCACATAATTTGGCGGTTGGTGACATGGTTTACTTCAACAAGCTCATCAATGCCGTACAGGGCCCAGGCGGTATCAATGTTGTTAATCGTACCATATTGGAAGATACTGATCTTGACGCATACTCGATCATTATTGATGGCGACATCATCAGTAAGCACGAGTACATTGATGAAGATCAACCAGCGGTATTGAAACTGTTCAATGTTCGTCAAGAGGTGACCGATCCAGCAATCATCACCGCGAATGCACTTACGATGAGTCAAGTGTTGGCCGCAGGTGTGACTCTGCCAGCTGGTGGTCTACTGTCGAATGAACTGTTGTACTTGGATTTGGCTCCAAGTGTGGCCATTGGACTGAGTTCTACTGTTGAACGTTGGCGTGTGTTTATCTGGGATAGTATCGCACAAGTATTCCAGAAATACCGCACTCAACCACAACGTGTTCGCAGCGATTTGATTCGTGATGTTCGCATCTTCGATACAACGGCTACTCGCACCAAACGTACCCTGAATGCTTATCCATTGTTGAACCAAGACATCCTGATTTTCGACCCAATTCAAGGTCTGATCCCAGGTGTGGCCAACAAGGAGGTCATGTACAAACTGGAAAGCGATCCTGCTCTCTACAATGTTGGTCCAGACGTTACTGAAATTGGTTTCGACTGGGGCGATACACAAGTGGGTCAACTGTGGTGGGATATGAGCACTACTCGCTTCTTGGAGTATGCAACCGATGATACGACTGATGATTCAGTGCGCATCACTGAATTGCATTCCTTGATTGATCAGCAGCGTGCCACAGTCGGTCAATTGATTGCTGCATGGATTCCACAACCAGGTCAAACGACTGCCTATGACGATCCTAGTGTCATGGCCGCGCAAGCTGTATTGAATCAACTATTTGATCAAGTGACTGACCGTCAAAGTGAAATCGATCGTGAAATCAAATACCGTAAAGACAATTGGGGTGGTTTGGCACCAAACTCATCCATCGATATCTACGAATGGATTCGTAGTGACTTGTCACCAAGCGATTACACGGCTGCGGCAACAGCCGGCACCAACCCAGACCTGTACGACGGTACAGTGTTGAATGCTGATGATCCAAAATGGGTTGAAGCAACTGTCTGGAATGAACTGCTTGGTACAGATCAGACCATCTATTACTTCTGGGTTAAAGGCCGTAAGACAATTCCAAGTCACAAAGACTTCCGTTCAATGTCGGCAGCAAGTGTTGCATCTATCCTGACAAACCCAGCAGATGCGGGCTTATCGTGGGTTGCTCCGATTGCAGACAATGCCTTCGTGATCACTGGCGTACTGGAAACACTCAACACCACATCAAGCATTCAATTCAAGGTTGCTACCGTGGATAGTGAAGTACCACGTCACGTTGAATGGGAAATCATGCGTGAAGGTGACGAACGTAGCGTACCAACCCTGCAACTGTGGAATAAACTCACACAGTCATTGACTGGTCGTGACTACAAGGGTAATTCGCTTCCAAGCGAAAGCCGTTATGTGACTGATCGTATTGGCTTCGATGTTGAACACGGTCAATCCCTGTTCAGCAACTTGACGAATGCCCGTAAACACTTGGTGCAATACTTGAACCGATTGTTCAGTGGCATCCTTATTGTTGACGAACGTCGTGACTTGAGTGTTCTGAACGTAAGCGATATGGATTCACAAGTATTGCAATGGTACCAGAAACAGGACTCATACTTCCATCAGCCGTTGCCTGATTCGCGCCTGTACAACCGCACATTCTATACACAGGCTGACTTTGAAGATTACATCAATTCGATTGTCAACAACCTGAATACGGTTGGTTTGGTATCGCATTCAAATCGTGAAGATTCGTTCTGGTCGGTTATGGTCGCCGAGTCGACTACGCCACAATACAATGATGATGGTTCCATTATTCCATCAGGCACTACATTGGCTACCTTGTGGGATATTGAAGTAGACACCATGGCCGAACTGCATGCCTTGTTGCCAACGGTTGATGTTACGAAGAAAGTTAAAGTCAATGGTTCGGATGATACTGGTGGCTTTGCAACCATTTGGCAATCAAACTCGGACCGTACGGCGTTCAATCTGGTTACCACTCAGCAGTTCAAGAGCACTGACCTGTTTGACTATGTGGATTGGTATGCGACTGGCTATGTGGCCACGAACCCACCAATTCTGTCATTCCAGAACACGATCATTCGTGACGAGCAATTGGGCACTAGCCCAACAACAACCTTTGTTAAGATCTTGGATGACGGCAAAGGTCGTTGGGCATGGATGCAATACACTGATGGCACCTGGTTCACTGTAGCCAAACAAAACGGCACTATTCAGTTGACTGATGCTGTATGGAAAAACACCGGCAACCTGTTGCCAGCATTCGCCACTCTGCCAGCTGACTTTGCAGCTCAGGTAACTGGTCGTGACCTGGGTTACGAATTGAATGCGTTCCTGAACGGCATGCGTGACTACATCATGACCAGCACTGAGATCAACAACATGTTCTTCAGTATGGTTTCATACGTGCATACCGAACAAAGCTCGATTGACTGGTGCTTCAAGACATCGTTCATGTACGTTACTGGTTACACGGAAAAACTGCTGCAAGATCCAGTCGCATACGTGGATCGTACAAGCAACTTGTTGGAATACATCAACGAGGTTAAACCGTACCACGTCAAGGTTCGTGACTTCATCAGCAAATACGGTGTTCAGGACACAGCAAACACCAAGGTCACTGACTTCGATTTGCCAGTCTACTATGATACTCGTTTGAGCAAGTTCCGTACCCTGAATCCATCGGTTGCATCTGATGTGGCTATCATGAAGGGTGGCGTGTGGAATGATTGGTACCAGCAATACCTGCGCAACGACAACCAGTTCGCACGTAAACTGAATATCACTATCGGTCGTTACGAGTTTGATAATACGGATGGTCAGATCATCAACGAAACAGCTCGTCTGAGTGTTGCTGAAAGTATTCGTGTACGCCTGTTCCGTCGTGGTGATGTGGGTGCATCACCAACCATGAGTCAACTGCAAACTACTTCAACGGGCGTGAATTTGATCTTGGATCAGGTTGCTCCAGAATCTGGTTCAATTGCCGTATTTGCTGATGGTTTGCGTGTTGATCCAGCAGTCGTTACGTTCGACCCATACAAGTCCAAGGTCACTACTCCTGCGAGTGCTGGTCTGCTGGTCCTGGATGGTAATCTGAATGACGGCTTGATCGTTGATACCAACAATCCGAATGACGCAATTGATGGTAATACCAATGACCCCTTCAACAAGACTTTCAACTACGAAGTTGCAAGCTTTGGTTATGGTTCGTCTGGTGTTATCCGTGACATTCGTTACTTCCACAAGACCGCAACCACGAACACATATGACCTGGGCTATTTGAACACGTCAGTATCAGTCAGCCAGCTGCTGGTAACGGTGGCAGGTAACCGCGTACAGTTCACAGTCAATAACGGCGTGGTGACAGTACCAAGCACGTTGCCTGACGGATTGGTGCAGATCGCTATATTGGACGCAAGCTCTAGTCGTTTCAATGCCGTGTCCACAAAACGTTTCGATGCAACGGCTATTGGTAACAACTCGTTAGCTCAATTGTACCCAGCATTGGTGGACCCAGCTCGTTGGCCAATTATGAACAATTTCGTAATTGAAATTGATGGCTTCCGCGTGGCTCCAGAAATGTTCTATCAAGTGAACATCAACTCGTCGAATCGCATTCTGCGTATTGAGCGTGAAGTTGACATGAATACTCTGGATGTTCGTTTCAACGGTACACCAATTCAAGTTGGCACCCATTTGAAACGTCGTGTGACTATCAATGCGCAAGAACGTGAAGCAAACTTGGAACAAGGTGTTTCCATTGACTCGATCCACGTTACTGACGCACAGGGTAATGCTTTGATCGTTGGTGTATTGAACCCAAGCAACAGCATGATTGATCCTGAACATCCAGGTGTGATTGCTGCTGGCACTTACACACCCGCGAATGCAACATTGATCCTCGAAGCTGGCCACTTGATTCACATTGGTCCGATGAGTGCTAACCTTGATGTGTTTGTTGAGATCGATGGTTACATTCCACAAGACCTCACCTACTACTCATGGACGCCGTCAACTGCTCGCTTCGTGCAAGTCAACGACGCGATTGTGAGCGTCAAGCCGGCTGACTTTGGTCTGCTGACTATTAGTGACAAGGCTATGGGGCAGATTGATATCATGGAACCAATTATCAACACGTTCTCACCAAGTGTAGTAACCATTACTGACTTCCAAGATGCACAATTGATGGGTGCGAAAACGTGGACATTCCGTACTGATGTTCAGGACTTCTTCCCAATCAACGGCAAGCCAGTGAATGATGCTGCGGTATGGATCAACGTGAACGGTCGTCGTTTGGTTAATGGTATCGACTACAAGATAGTTGAAGTGGGTCGTCAAACTTGGAATGGTTTCACATGGGACAAGGACACCTGGGAGTCACTGGATCATGCCAACCAGGGCAATGTGATCTCTGGTAATCCAGCCTTTGATGAAATGGATTGGGATCCGTTTGGTAAGTTCGACAATCTGATCTTCGAGAAACAACTCAATGGTACTGACATTCTGTGGGATGATGAAAGCAACTACGATCTCGTGGAAGACACCAACTGGGGTATCAAACTGTTGGGTGAACATAACCTGAATGATCTCGTGGTCGCCACGGTGTTCACACAGCCACAAGCTTCATACGCACAGACTTGGGAAATGTTTATCAAAGAACAAGTGGATCAATTATTCGATGCTACCAACTTCGATTACGAAGCATGGGATCACGACGAAGACTACACGGTTGTTCGTGAGATCACACTGTCCGATCATTACGAATTGGTTGCCAACATTGCCCACGACGACGCCGTATATTCGATTCGTCAAGCGGCTGGTCCGTTCACACGTGACACTATCGAGGCACTCGATATTGAGAACAAGTTGTGGTTGGACCAAGAGTACGTGGTTGTGAGCGACCTTCAACCTGGAGCAGAAGCGGTTATCACTACTACACGTGGTGATTGCATCACGAGCAAGTTGCCACACACCACAGTTACGCCAGTTGTTGCTCCTCGAATAAAGGGTCCAGAAAGCCATTATATGCCACTATAAATAGCTGATGGATAAATATAACGACAAAAATGATGGCATAAGGGATGACCAGAACGTATACGTTACTGATCATCTCTCCATCCGCGATGTCGACACTGGCGTGGTTTTAACCAATCAGCAAGGGTCGACTCGAAATTATTCGGGAGACGTAAATGATTGATAAAACGCGACTGCAAGTTGAGGGTCATGTGATCATTCGTGACATCGATACGGGTGAGATTTTGGTTGACCAGCACAATGACATTCACAAAGAAAACTTTAGTGAAGCTTGTGCGTTGGCGTTGGCAAATTTCGACCGTGGTGTTATCGAAGAAATTCACTTTGGTAATGGCGGTTCGGTAGTTACCAGTACGGGTGAAATTACGTATGGTCTTCCACAAGTAACGGGGCAAAACGCAGATCTCTATAATCCAACCTACTTCAAGGTGGTTAATGATCGCAGCTCAAGATTCTCATCAGATCCTATCAAGGTGAATGTGAAAACAAATCACATTTCAAGTACCACATACACGGATATCGTGGTTACTTGCACACTTGACTATAGTGAACCATCTGACCAACAAGCATTCGATAATGCCACGACCATGGAAGGTCTGTACATTTTCGATGAATTGGGTCTGAAGACCTATGATAGTGATACTGGCATCAAACGTCTGTTAACGCATGTGGTGTTTCACCCTGTACAAAAGGCTTTGAATCGAGCAATCGAGGTCGTTTATACGGTTCGCATCTCAATGATGTGATAAATTCACCTTATAAATAACCATTAATTAATTTTCTTTCGGGGTTACACTATGTCCAATTACGTTATTTCAACAGACGTTAACGGTTCCTTTGATGTACTTTCTGGCCTTGTCAATGACAATTTAACATCATTGAAACTCATTGGCCGTGGTGCTGCTGGCTACGGCTACGCAATTGCTGAAAATACCATCAAACAACTGCAAAATTTTGCAGGACCAAATTCACCTCTGACCCCACTTAAAGGTCAAATGTGGTTTGACTCATCAGTACAACAATTAAAGGTATACGTGAACAGCACTATCGGCTGGTCCGTTGTACCAAATGCCAACTCAGACTTGCTCGCAAGCTTTGTTACCAAAACCGACCTCTACGGTCCAGGTGGTAATGCTAGTGCTGGTCTGCCACCAAGCAAAGGTGGTACTGGCCTGACTACGGTCGGAGCTTCTGGCTATGTTCTCGCATCAAATGGCAACGGTGGCCTTATTTGGGCTGATCCGTCGACCCTTATCACAGGTTCGACTACTTTCTTGCGCCGTGACGCTTCTAGCAGCCCTACAGTCGACAATGCCGTCGCTTTGGGTACGGCTTCGCTGCGCTTCTCTGAAGTCAATGCTCTGTTGTTCAAGGGTACTGCTGTCCAAGCACAATACGCCGACATTGCTGAGCGTTATGCCTCTGATTCAGTTATGAGTCCAGGCGATGTGGTTATGCTTGGTGGTGAAAACGAAATCACTCTTGCAGTCAAAGACAATAGCGTGTTTGGTGTAATCTCAACCAACCCTGCTGTGAAAATGAATGCTGATGCTGGCGATGATAACACTCACCCTTACGTGGCTTTGAGTGGTCGTGTACCAGTTAAGGTGGTTGGTAAAGTTAAGAAATTTGACCGTCTCTATGTTAGCGATACCCCGGGTGTTGCTTCCGCGAAAATGCCAAACTCTAATGCGGTGTGTATCGGCCGTGCTCTTGTGGCAAAAGACACAACGGAACAAGGCTTCGTCGAAGTCGCACTGGGAGCAAAATAATGCCAGTATCAATTGGAACTAAAATCTCGGCCGCATTCTATAATGCGATCCAGACAATCATTGCGGGTATCTTGGGTCCATCTGGATACAATGGCACCGTTACGAGTTCGCAAGTAACTGCGGGTTCCGTTGATACAGCAGCTCAATGGAACAAACTCCGTACAGACATCAATGCGTGTCGGACTATTCAGGCAGGTACACCTTTCACATCCACGGAATTGCCAGTCATTTCACTCGGTGCATTGATCAAGGCATCTGATGTCAATCTCTACGAATCAACCGCCAACACGGTTTTTGCCAACTATGGTGGTAACCTGGTATTGGTCAACGGTGTATTCACTGACACTCGTACTACAACATGGACTGGTACAATCGATAACGAAGTTGTGGTTAGCTTTGCTGACCTCGCTACGGCAAATGGCTTCTTCCAGAACAGTGGTGAAGTGCGTCTGAATCTCAGTCAACCAACTAACAACAATGCACAAGATGCGTTGTGGGTTTCTAACCTGAGTAATGTTGGTACGATCTCGTTCACAAATACGGCGACTACCCGTAGCGGTACGGCTGGTATCCCGTTGGCAGTGGGTTGGTCAACCATGACATCCAACTACCAGATGATCTTCAATGGTAACCGACTGCACTCTGGTTCATCATACACCTACGTGTCAGTTGATGATTTGTATGTCTATGCAAAATTGAATGCAAGTGGCAATGGCATCGTGATCAAAACGGTTATGACCAATGGTGATAATGGCACTATCTCGGCATCTACCTTGGCATCGTATGGTGTCAAGAAACGTGTGACTGATACTACTCCATCATTCGCATTCCTGGCAAGCAATAACTTCAATGCAGCAGTGGCTGGTTCGGGTACAACTCCAACCATTACCGCTTATACGGCATCTGGTACAACATCGTCTGCCACTACACTGAATATCACCAGTAATGTGGCTGGTTATGCATTTGCGGCCGTATTGCCAGCAGCCAGTGCCGCTCCAACGGTTGCTACTTGGCCGACCTTGCAGAACAACATCAACGTGGTTACCAATACGCCAACTACCTTGACTGTTCCTTTGGCTTCACCCAGCACTGCTTACAAGGTCTACACCTTCGTGGAAGATGCATTTGGTAATGCATCAGCGGTATCAAGTGTATCTGTTACCTCTGCGAGTGGCACCGGTGTTACTGCGGCTACAATTGGACAATTCTTCAAGACAACGCCATATACGGGCTCTGGTCCTGGAAGCAATTTGAATGTGTCCAATAACATCGACTTGCTGAACAACCCAGGTTTCATGATCATGCGTAATCGTGGCAGCACTGCGAACACCTTCGTGGCACTGCAACAAAACGTGGTGAATATGCCAGGTAATCCAGCATTCAAAATGACTGGCCCTGCTGGTCCAATTGCACCGTTCTGCGGGTTCACATCGACGGGCTTTACTGTCAACAATAGCTATGGCAATTCCGTGTTCGTAAGCGAAAATGCGCAGAACTATATCACGTGGTCATTCCGTAAATCGACCAATTTTGTTGATATCGTGACTTGGACTGGTGATGGTGCAGCAAGTCGTAATATTGCTCATACCTTGACCCAACAGCCTGGTTTGGTGTTGATTAAGGCAAATACAACTGGTGAAATCTATGCATCGCACCGTGGTACAGGTGCAAACAATGGCTGCGCAATCACATTGACTACTGCATCTGCGGCAACAAGTACAACCGTTGCTTCGACTGCATTTAGTACGGGCACGTTTGACGTCCTGCATGGTACTGGTGGTCGTGATACCAATACGCTTGGTACAACCTATGTTGCATTCGTGTTCGCACATGATCCATCCGCAGGCGGTGTAATTCAAACTGGTCTGGCGAGTGGTAATGGTTTGGTCTCGCTTGGTTGGACACCACAATTCATCCTGTGCAAATCAGTCAATGACTCAGGCGCATGGGTTGTTTACGATGCGTCACGTGGTATTGGCCCAACGTCGAATCCGCTTCCACTCAATAACACCACCGCTGAAACAACCACCGCGTCTATTCAGAATGGTACAAATGGATTCACGATTGCTGGTGCAACAACACCAATGATCTGGATGGCGATTAGACAGTAACAAGTCAACACGCAACAGCAAGGCACACCTAGGTGTGCCTTTTCTTTGATTTATTAATGACTAAATAATCAACATTTTATACCATAAGAGCTATGACAATTAATTCAGGTTCGCCGGCCGCCGCCGCATTTTACAATTCAATTCAGTCAACCGTTGCGACGGTGCTGGGAACTGGGGGATACTATCAAACTCCTGCTAGTTCGCAACGAGTGACTGGTTCGTCAGTTACCGCGCTAGCCTGGACTCAGCTCCAAACTGATATCAATAAATGCCAAACGCATCAAACTGGTGCCGCTTTCTCAAATGCCAATTTACCCTCGGTTGTTGCTGGCGCATCAGTCAAGGCCTCTGACTTGAATTTGTATGAGACACAAGCTGGTGTCATCAATACAAATCGATATACGGCCAACGTGGCTAATATGACCCTGACATCCAGTACATTGTCGATCGCCCGCGGCAGTATCTGGGGTAGTGGCAGCACATCAATTACAGCCGCATTCCAGGCAGACTGGGGCACGGCAGCAACCATGGCCGCATTCTTCAACACTGGTGGTGAAGTACGTTGGGTACTGGCACACAATAATATCGCGGGCCCACAGGATTCAAGTTGGCAGTCCCTATTGAGTAGTTTGGGCCCATTTGATATTCATGGTGGCTCAGTGAACACAACCACGTCCACCACTGTGAAATTCCCGTTCAATAGTTTGACTACAACCTATCAGACTATTTTCAGCAAGACGAACACCACTGCCAGCTATACCGCCAATACGATCACCATTCAGGCAAGAATTAATGCGGCAGGCACGGGCATTAACGTGTCTGTGGTCTTGCTAGACGGTCACACAAACGCTTTCTACGACCAAGTGAGCAGTGGCACTACGCTGACGTGTAGTCACCTCAAATCGACTGTGGTGATGACTGGTATTACTTCACCAACCTACTCAGTACTTACGGCCTTCTAATGAGTCATGTGATTTTTATCCGCCACGGCGAGAGCCTGGGCAATGTAGACGGCTACTATTACACGTTGCCTGATGTTGCAAATATCCTCAGTAGCAAGGGTGTGGATCAATGCGTTGAACTGAATAAGACCTTTAAGGATCAGCTTGAGCACGATTTCTACAAAACTGAAACAACTGTGATTCATAGTCGTTATCAACGCGCCAAAATTACAGCACAGATTGTCACCCACAAAAGTGGCATAATTATCCACAGTGAAGATGCTCGTATCAATGAACAAGGGCATGACATATATGGAGTCGCGTCTGAATCTGAAGAGTCAGTTAAGACACGGGTTCGATCCATCATTGAACAATATCCATTCAATCTGGTATTATTCACACACGGCATGCTCATGGGCGTTATTGACCCAGAACGTGGCGGTGCTCGCAATTGTGAATTACGCAAATACAGTAGAGAAGAAATCCTAGCCTTGTTGGCTTAACTCATATTGAATCACAATCATAAGTAGTTCATAATATCCAAAAGGAGATTTTATGGACACTAGATTGGAACAAGCACTAGAATACGCAAACTACAAAGTCACGGTATTCCAACAAAAAGAAAACCTCAAATTGCGCCTCGACAACATGTTGACATACGCGCACAACGGTGGCATTTTCAAGATCTCAGATACTCTCATTTCATTCGTTGACTCATTGCTGCGTCGCGATGTCGTGGAAGTTGTTCTGATTGATCAACGTGGAAATCCCGTAAAGGTAGTTGATCTCAAGGCTTTCCAGGAAACCATCTTCAGTCTGTATTTTGAAGCAACGAATGAATACCAGACGGAATTTGATAAACTGCGCAAAGCACGCTCAGTCAAGCAGGTGACCGGCGTATGAGCAAAGGCTTTTTGATCTACGCGCACAACAATGAAGAAGTCGACTATGGTAAGTTGGCTCTTTGCTGTGCGCTAATGATCAAACGCAACCTAACGGTCAATGCGACATGTCTGGTAACCGATCAAGGCACACTTGACTGGCTGCGTGCCAGTCATACCGCCGAATTGATCGAGTATGCGTTCGATCACATCAAGGTTGTCGACTACGCGACATCCCATGGTGGCAGCAAACAAAAGAAATTCCTCGATACCAGTTCCACTAGCAAAATTCTGAGCTGGCACAATGGCTCCCGTAATACAGCCTACGAACTGACTCCATTCGACGAAACAATTATCCTCGATAGTGATGTACTGGTACAAGATAAATCGTTCGATCTGGTATGGGGGAATGATGAAGATCTGATGGTCAATAATCAAGCTATTACACTGGAACACCAGAGTCCACGGCATACTGAAGTGCGTCTCGATACAATGGGAATTCCCATGTATTGGGCAACCATGGTATATTTCCAGAAGACACCAAGGTCGAAAATGCTCTTTGATTTGGTCTCTCATATCAAGGCACAATACGCATACTATCAATACGTATATGAGTTCCCGGGAAAATTATATCGTAATGATTATGCGTTCTCGATTGCAATTCACATGATGAATGGCTTTTTGGAAAATAACGAAGTGAAGAATTTCCCATGTGGTAAGATCCTCAGTAGTTTCGATACCGATGAATTAATTGGCGTGAAAGAAAATGAACTCACGTTCTTGGTGCAAGATAGCCAACAAGAATGGCGATTCTTTGTCAACAATGTTCGAGGCATTACCGTTCATGCTATGAACAAATACGCATTGCTCCGCCATGCACCTACCATAATTGACATTTACTATGACTCAACAAAGATTTAAACGTGATCGTGGTTTTTTCACCTTTGCACAAAATGGCACAACGGATTATATTCGTCTAGCCTATGCACTGGCATTGAGTCTTAAGGCTACTCAAGTGGAAGTTCCCTATTTGTCAATTGGTGTGACGCCAGGTACCGTGGTTGACGCCAAATACGCATGGGCGTTTGATGAGATAGTGGAAATTCCATGGGGTGATGCAGCAAAGGATGCTGACTGGAAACTCCAGAATGAATGGAAAGCATATCACATGACTCCCTACAGGGAAACAATTAAGCTCGACTGTGATATGCTGTTCACGACCAATGTTGATTCATGGTGGGAAACACTCAGTCAGCAAGATGTTTGGTTCGCAACCACCGCAACCACATATCGCAATGATGTTGTGACCTCTGATTACTATCGTAAGACATTCACGGCAAATAAATTGCCAAATGTCTATACGGCATTCTGCTATTTCAAGCATTCAGATACCGCCTACCAGTTATTTGATATGGCTGAAATCATTTATACCAACTGGGAGAAATTCACGTTTGAATTCATGGACGAACCTCGCCCCACTGAAGTAAGTACTGACGTGGTATTTGCACTCGCGGTCAAGCTTCTGGGTATAGAAGATGAATGTACGCGCCCTGGAACCTTCCCAAGCTTCACACACATGAAGACTCAATTGCAGGGTTGGAATGTGAATCAAGTTACTGAACACTGGACTGATCATATCGGCGTATATTTCACTGACGAATTGGAATTGAAAATTGGTCGCTACCTGCAATTGGCGCCAATCCATTATCATGTCAAGAGCTTCATTACCGACGAGATGATTTCCTTGTATGAGAAGAAGGTGATGCCTTGAAAACGTTTTTGTATTATGACCAGTCAACTGGTGTCATCAAGGCAATTTCGCCCGTACAATCAAGCGAATTTGACAAATGGGCATTGACTAAACTTGATATCCCGACAGCAAATAAGTTCCTGATGGGTGAATGGGATACGAATCATTGGTTCGTCAGCAGCAATACGACTGAAGACAAATGCGTGCTCTCCATGAATCAATTCGACTATTTGCCACAGACCTCCACTACCATTGAAGTCTTGCCACGTTCAGAACACTCGCAGCATATCAAAACTGCAATCGGCGTAACGATCTACACCAAATTGCAGAAATTTGAATTGTCAGTTGCGCCTGAAGCCGCAAAGCTGGATCTCAGCAAGATAGAAGATGATACAATGGAATTCTTCATTACCAAGCGTAATGATCCATCCCATATTTTGGGTATGATTACCACCAATGCCAAGGAATTGTTTGAGAAGGGTACGCTCATCTTCGACTTCCCCGTTGAAGGAAATGACTTCTCGGTATCCACCAAGCGACTGTTCCGTTTCTATCAGTTGACTGTACGTCGAAACAAGGTGTCCAATCGGGTCAAGCATTCGCATCATCGCTACAATACCTTGGTGCCATATACTCGCATTAAGACCATGCAGGATGGCAAGGATGGTATCATCGTTGTCCACAATGTAAATAAAGATCAATTGGAAATCTCGCTTGATGGCGAAGTGTATGATATAACGACTGATGCCAGTTCTGAGATCGCTACGTTATTCTTGACACGAGAACGTGATCCCACTATATTGATTGACATCGTAAAGTTAGACCTTCGGGATATCGATTACAACAAGACAGTAGTGATCCCAGTACCACATGATGCTGGTGTGGACTTTGGTATCTCGGGATTTCCTTACGTGGACAAACTTTCATTCTTGAGAAAATAATGGCTTTACAGAAATTTCCTATCACATGAATTATATAAAGCATTACGATATCTTGATAGCCCGTGCGATAGCCAGAAAGCTTTCTGGCTATTATGAAGTTCATCATATAATTCCAAGGTGTATGGGTGGCACAAACAATGCTAATAATTTGGTCGAATTGACTCCAGCTGAACATTTTATAGCTCATTTATTACTCTGTCGCATATATCCAAGTGTTGACGGGTTAGTGACCGCCGCATTTTTGATGTCTCACAAGGGAAAATATACAAACAAAGTATATGGTAAATTACGTGAACAATATGCTCAAATTCGTAGTCATAATATGATTGGTGAACGTAATCATATGTATGGCAAAACACATGATATTGCAGCTCGAAATAAAGTATCACAAGCTAACACGGGGCGAATACGATCAAGTTCGCATAGACAAGCCATAGCCAATGCACAGACTGGTAAAGTCATGAGTGCTTCAACCCGCAAATTGATAAGTGATGCTAATGTTGGTCGCATAGTGACTGATACAACAAAAGATAAATTATCCAAAGCATTGCAGGGTAAAATACGAAACCCTGATTCAATAGCAAAGCAAAGTATAACAAATACTGGTTCTGGTAATCCCAATTTTGGAAATGGCCAAGCCGTAACAGGAGCAAAGAACGGAATGTATGGTAAAAAATGGTATGTGAATGCAAAAGGTGAGCGTCGTGTGATGTTTCCCAATGACGAACGTTTACAACAAGATGACTGGCAAAATGGCAAGGAGTGGAAATAATGGCATTAGAGAAATTCCCCATTACGACGTTTGATGTTTTTTTCCTTAGCTACGATGAACCAAATGCAGAGAAGCATTGGGCTGACCTCCTGGACAAATGCCCTTGGGCTAAACGTGTACATGGCGTAAAGGGCTTTGATGCAGCACACCGCGAATGTGCCAATCAATCTGAAACCCCATGGTTCGTTACGGTCGATGCTGACAATATCGTGTTACCAGAATTCTTTGATATCGTGGTTGAACTTGATCCCGAGAATGCACCAAACCGCTGCTATTCCTGGAACGCAATCAATATGATGAACGGACTCATCTACGGCAATGGTGGCTTGAAATTGTGGTCGAAACAATTCGCTGCCAATATGCGTTCACATGAACTGTCGGATGATAAAGACGCGGTTGACTTCTGTTGGGAATCTGATTACAAGCAAGTTCATCGTACCTTCTCGGAAGTACACAACAATGGGTCAGCGTATCAGGCATTCCGGGTTGGCTATCGCGAAGGCATCAAACTCGCGTTAGATCGAGGCCAGCGCGTCGCACCAGAATTAATGAAGACGGTGTTGCATAACGTCAATCTTCGCAACCTACGCATATGGTCGTCAGTTGGTGCTGACGTTGAGCATGGTCTGTGGGCCATATACGGCACTCGTATGGCATGGAGCCAAATGTGTGATCCAGATTACGACTTCACGGTCATTCGTGATTACGACTGGTTCAATGCCTTCTGGGAACAAATCATTGGTGACTTGCCACCCGATCCCGTTGATCGTTTGAATGGATTGCCATTCTTCATCAATGTGTTGGGTGAGGATATTAAGAATAAAACGAAAATTGCTGTACCATTGCTTGATAGTGATACTAGCGAATTTTTCCGTGATACCTTCAAACTACGAAATGACTGATTTCCAGGAAGCCAACCAGGTAATGATCCGGTTGGCTTCCTGCACTGTAGCACTCCGCCACGACTCAATACATGACTTCTTCGAGTCTGTATTCCTCCAAGCCTCACTCAACAAACAGTGGCGGGCTCCCTCGTATGCAAATGAAGGCCCAAAGGCAGATACCGATTATATCTTGGTATTCTTGCGTGACCTTCTGGCACTTCAATTCCCTGAACCACAAGACCCCAATCTCATACAGATGCTGGCCGATGCCAGACTGTTGTATGAATGGGTCAGACCACAATACGAAGAAATTTTCGAGGTGCCATATGAATAATTTGTCCTCCACTTGCTACCCTATTCGCCACAAGTCGATCGTGCCACTTCCCAATTACGCCATTGAATCGTTTGATGATGCAAACCAAGCCTATATCAAACTGATGGATCTTAAAGCAACTCTGTTGCTTGGGGCCAATAATCAATTGGTGCGTTTGGCTGTCCAGCAGGTGGTGATTAATGGCATGGTTGGTCACACGTTGGTGAAATGGCAATCTGCAATCATGGCACACATTCATGCAATAAAGGATCTTATGAATGCCCACTATCCAAATGACAACGATCCTGTGCTTATCGCCATGTTGGAATCTGCAAAGATTTCGCATGATGAGATGACACAACTCTATAACGAGCATTGTCATGCTGACTGATGCCAATTTGATCTATGCGCGTCTGTGTGGAATTAAAGTCAATACTGCGGGTGGTGTTACCTTGATTGCACGTCATACCTTTATAGACCAAACTCACCAAGCATATATAGAGTATTTGGATACAATCGTGGATGGCGTATGGCCTGAACCTGAAGATCCAGAACTACAAGATATGATTCGACGTGCAAATATACGTAAATCAATCTTACACGCATTCAACAAATAAGGAACACATGAGCGACACACCAAAATCAACAAATCAACTCAACATGGAAGCCATGATGGCCCGCATGGATGACGTAAAGGCTAAGAGCGGATCATCCACCATGTGTACTGCAAAATGGTTGCAAAGCACTGTCCATTTGAGTAATGGTCACACGCACTCATGTCACCACCCTTCTATTCACAAAATTCCAATCAGTGAAATTAAACGCAATCCGGCAGCACTGCACAATACCGAGTTCAAGATCGAACAACGTAAAAAGATGCTGGCTGGCGAGCGTCCTGCTGAATGCCAATACTGCTGGAACATTGAAGACCTGCCAGGTAATCACATCAGTGATCGCACCTACAAGAGTGCTGACCTGGGCTGGTCGTATCCAAATTTGCAAGACGTGATCGAAAGCAAGGGTGGCGAGAATATCAATCCGTCATACCTGGAAGTCTCCTTCGATTCAACGTGTAACATGAAATGCATGTATTGCACGCCTGACGTATCCAGCAAATGGATGGAAGAAAGTAAGCAGTACGGGCATTATCCCAATACTTCCCATTATGTGGGTGGCATTGAATGGCTCAAGCAGCAGAACAAAATGCCAATTCCGCAAAGGGAAGACAATCCATACGTGGATGCGTTCTGGGAATGGTGGCCTGATCTGTACAAGAGTCTGCATACCTTCCGCATTACGGGCGGTGAACCCCTGTTGAGCAAAAATACCTGGCGTGTGTTGGAAGAGATCAAGAACAATCCACGTTCAGACTTGACTCTTGCTATCAATATCAACATGATGGCTCCTGATGATTTAATCGATCGTTTTATTCAGTATTACAACGACATTGCACCTAACATCAAAGAGTTCCAGGTGTACACGAGTTGTGAAGCACATGGCAAACAAGCTGACTATATTCGCACAGGACTTGACTACGATAAATTCATGGCAAATTGCCGTAAGTTCCTGTCCAGTACTGGTGCATGGTCTCGTTTGAATTTCATGATCACATTCAACGTATTGAGCCTCAGCACCTTCAAGGAATTCCTGACTGATATCTGGACTATGCGTACCGAATTCAATGAGTCGGATGCAATCAATCGTGTGCCTATGATGATCAACTATTTGCGCTGGCCGCAATTCCAAGATGTACGAGTAGCACCAGCGGAATACAAGGAAAAATACCTGAAGGTCATTAAAGATTACGTGGAAGCACACACGCGCAATACAAGCCCGAATAAAGCCGGTAGGTTCTATTTGGAAGAAGTAGATCAGATCAATCGTTTGGGTGAGTATATGTTCGAACCCATGGAAGCTGGACACTTGAAAATTCAACATAAAGACTTTGGTGCCTTCTATCCAGAATTCGATCGTCGTCGTAATGTGAATTTTGCTGAAACCTTCCCGGATCTGGTGGACTTCTTGAATCAATGTATCGAGGTAAACAATGAGCAGTAAAAAAACAATCTTCATCAAAAATATTACGGAAAAACTCGATGCAGTTAGCCCATCAATGTGTTTGGCAAAGTGGACACAAACGACCACTTATCTGAATACGGGCCATACCCATTCGTGTCACCATCCTTCAGTGCATAAGATCCCCACTGAAGGCTTGGACGAACATCCTGAATGGATTCACAATACGCCATACAAGCAACAAATCCGTCAGCAGATGCTCGACGGCATTCGCCCACCTGAGTGCGACTATTGCTGGCGCATTGAAGACTTGCCAGGTGACCATGCAAGCGACCGTATGCTGAAATCTGCGGCACACTGGTCAGCAGATCACTATGACCAAATTGTGAAGTCTGGCACTGGACCAAACTTTGCACCAACGATGTTGGAAGTGTCATTCGAGACCACGTGTAATTTCGCATGTTCGTATTGCCTGCCTGAAGTATCAAGCAAGATCTACGGTGAGATTCAAGCACATGGTCCCTATCAGCTGTTCAGTCGTACCATTCATACAATCAGGGAAGATCGGTCGACAACTAAACTTGATCTGAATACTCCAGGCGACAATGTGTACATCGATGCGTTCTGGAAAGCTATCCCGCAATGGTGGTCAACCCTTGATACCTTCCGTATTACTGGTGGTGAACCTCTCTTGAGCAAACACACTTGGGGTATGATGGACTTCGTGGAAGCCAATGCCAACAAGGACTTGACCTTTGCGATCAATACGAACTTGGGTGTACCGGATCAGAAAATTGATCAGTTGATCAAACGTGTGAATGAGATTGAACCAAACCTTCGTCGCTTTACCGTCTATACAAGCGTGGAGGCGACTGGTAAGCAAGCTGAATACATTCGTTACGGCATGGACTATCCGAAGTTTATGGCAAACGTTTCGCGTGTCTTGGACGAGACCAATGCTGACTTGGCATTGATGACGACAATCAACATTTTGAGCTATTCGACATTCACCGAAGCCATTCATCAATTCCTGGCCTTGCGTGCTCGTTATCCTAATCGTGTGAATTTGTCATTCAACTATTTGCGGCACCCAGAGTGCTTAGATATGCGCAATCTGCCCGAAGTGTTGAAACAAAAATGGGCAGCAGAATTGTATCAATTGATGGAGCATCCGTTCATTAACCAATACGAAACTATGTCCATCTCTCGGGTAATTGACTATATGCTGAGCAGCGTTGAACCAGCAATCCTGGAGGTCAATCAAAAGGATCTCGTCATGTATGCCCGCGAACTCGACAAACGACGCGGCCTTGACTTCCCAGGCACTTTCCCTGACCTGTTTGCATTGTTGCCAGGAGTATGAAAATGAAAACAAAAGATTTAAACAAGTCAACAATATGCGCGCAACCATGGTTTGGGATAACCATCAAACCAGATGGAGTAGCGGGTATTTGTTGTGAGGTGACCGAAGAATTGACGGATATGAATATCCGCACACATTCATTCGCCGAAATGCAAAGTCATCCTATTGTGACACGAATTAAAGATGAAATGCTGGCGGGCAAAAAACCAAAAGAATGCTGGCGCTGCTGGCAGAAAGAAGCACACGGCGCCCCAAGCTTACGCCACACATTGAATAATAGGTATGCTGAGTATAACCCAACATCTGAGGAGTTTGATCCTGAGTTGATCATACCTCAAAATCTTGAAATTGTGCTAGGTAATCTGTGTCAACTGCGATGCGTTATGTGTCACCCTAGTCGCTCACGCAAAGTTGAAAACACTTTCAAGTACATCATGATTAAAGATATGCGTGATAGCTATGAAGGACTGGTTTCCACTTTACCACCAGAGTTCGATACCTCGTGGGTTGAAGATGAACAGCTATGGGAAAGTATTGCAGATCAAGGTAAAGAGGCCCGTCGTATATACCTCAACGGCGGTGAGCCTCTATTGGCTAAGCATCATGAAAAGGTATTGGAAAAGCTTATTGCGAGTGGTAAAGCTAAAGACACCGAACTCATATACAGTACCAATGGCTTTTTGTTAGAAGACGAGCATATGGCGTTATGGCAAGAATTCAAACAAGTCAATATCGCCCTGTCAATTGACGATTTGGATGATCGTAACCACTTTATTCGTAATCCATCCAATTGGGTTAAGCTAATGGAATCGGTTGATAAGGTGGTTGAATGGCAAAAAGACCCCAAGAATAAAGAAATTTACATAGGTATCTGGTGTGCCATCAACATGTTAAGCTTCGCATACTTGCCTGACTATTTGGAATTCTTTGCAACGAAATATCCATCAATTGTGATCAAAGGTTGGCGTGCAATCCAAACACCTGAGTACTTGAATCCAGGTAATTTGCCTCTCGAATTCAAGGAACAAGTGGCAAAGGAAATCAAGAATAAGATTGCCCAATACCCGCAATTTGCACACCTGCGCAGTGACATAGACCACATTGTAAATTCACCATCTAATGAGAAGTTACTAGATGACGGCATCGCATTTATGAAGATGAACGCAGAATGCTATAAGGTTGACTTGAATACTACGTTTGATCGTATGGGTAAATTCTTATGATTAAGCCAATCATATTTCACTCACATCGAATGACTCCGGCGCAAAATATACCCGAAGTGACGTGTCGTGTGCCATATCAAAGAATGTATGTCCAAGAGCAAGGCAACCTATATCACTGTTGCACGCATTGGATGCCATATTCAATTGGTAATATCCGAGATTCGAGCATATTGGACTATTATCAATCAACTGAATGGGAGATGATATCCAGGACGTTTGAAGATGGCTCATTTAAATATTGCAATGCTGATCTCTGCCCGTCACTTCAGACCTATAACACTATAGGGAGCTTGTCAACGGATCTTAGACCCATACATGAGTTGGAACAGATAAAAAGCGCAAAATATCTTGAAGTAACTTTGAATTACGACACGTCGTGTAATTTGGCATGTCCATCGTGTCGTAACGAATTGCAGTTAGTGAAGAATGATCCAGTGTTGCAAAACATACATGAAAAAACACTAGCATCAGTAACTGAATTGCTGGATAATGGATATAAAGTAACACTGGCGGTAACGAGTGCCGGCGACCCATTTGCCAGTAAACTATACATTGATGCGTTGCAAAACTACCATCATGACTCTGCAAATTACGATTACTTCATAGTCACAAACGGTACGTTATTGACTCAAAAGAAACTTGAGTGGGATAATATCCGCCATCGCACTCGAGGTTTTGCTATATCGGTAGATGCAGCCACAAAAGAAACGTATGCGAAGGTTAGACGGCTTGGTGATTTTGATCAATTGACCGCCAATCTTAAAAACTTGAATGAACAGAAACGAAATGGCTTCTTCACACTGGATCCATATATCACTGTTAACTTCGTGATATCATCATTGAATTTTAGAGAGCTCCCGCTGTTCATGGAGCAGATGCTGGAATTGGAACAGATCTCCGAAATCTGGTTGAACCTCATTGCTGACTGGGGCCATTTGAATAATTTCAACGACTATGCTATTTGGCGTGAAGATCACCCTGATCATGAAGAATTTCTAGCCGTCATGCAGCATCCATTGTTGAAGTCGAACAAACTCAAAGCCACCAATGCCATGCGTTTCATTCATGTCTAAGATTACTTGTTTGGCGCCCTGGGTCCATGGGTTTGCCACTAATAAACTAAAGGGACTCTGCTGCATTGCAGGCAACATGCAGCCGTTCGAAGCACATTCCGAATTCTGGAATGGAGACTACATGCGTGAGGTTAGGACTAAATTCCTAGCTGGCAAAACAATACCTGAATGCTCGCTGTGTTTCGCCCACAGTAATAGGGAAGAAGACAACCGATACTATCAGGTCTTTGATCGAGACTATGGGCACCTAGTCGATGACATCAAAACATCAACTGATGCTGAAACCGGAGCAACTACGTTTCAGCCAGTGTACTTGGATTATCGACACTCGCTATGCAATTTGAAGTGCAAGACATGTTCGTCACATTCGTCTAGTTCAATAGCATCAACATCACGTATGATCCCCATAGTGTCATACAAGTCAGTATTCGCAGATCACCTATCGGACTTGAAAGCCGTCATCACCGACAAGACACAGAAGATATATTGGGCTGGTGGTGAACCGTTAATGAGCCCAGTGCATTGGGAAATACTTGAACATATGAAAGACAGACAGTTTTTCAATGCTCATATGACGTACAATACAAACGCCACCAAATTAACCAATGACGAAATGTTTGATCAAGCGGTCAATTATTTCAAAATGTTCAACTCGCATGTGGGAATAAGTGTTGACGGTATAGACGAAGTCAACGATTATATTAGAGCAGGTTCAGATTGGAAATCCATTAATGCCACGATCAAAAAGTTATTGGGAGCATTGGGACGTCATGTCATCAGTTTAGACATAACCATGACTAACCTGACCTTCCTCCAATTGCCGGCGATAATTCAATACGCAATTGATACTGGATTGGAACATTGCTATTTCAAAAACATGATTGAATTTGAAGGTGACGTTCATGATGGGCAAATATACGATGACAATACGTACTTGAGTGTCAGCCTGATTTCACCCGCAACATTCAACACCATATCCAATGAGGTGACTGCAATACTAGCAAATTCAACTCTCCAAACAAACATCAGTTCGTTGTTGGTCTTCATTCAGAATCAATGCATTGGGCGAGAATTTACTGACCACGAACGGCAGGCAATTGTGGACTTTGAACAACGTCACAATGACACTCTATCACTGTATGACATAGTTCGTCACCAGGCGCTGCCTGGCACGGTCGTTGACACTCTTTGACGTTGGATGCACCCATGAGCCAAGTCATGGCATACAGTCGTAAAAAAGCCCAGGACGTCCTGGGCTTTTTTGTGATGAAGTTGCTTAGTTGTTGGTGATTTTGATGTTGTACGTTGCGTCGAAGCTTTCAACATCGCTACCGACTGGAATCAACCAGTTGACCCAATACATGCCGTTCGAGTAAGTGCCCGTATGGGTGTAGGTGATCGACGAGGTCAAAGTGTTCAGGTTGATCTTCTGGATTGCCGAAGTCGTGTAGTAGTTCTTGCCGTAGTTCGCTGGGCCGCCTTCGATATTGGTGCGCAGCAGGTACATGTTGCCGCCGTTTACGACCATGTCCAGTGGGAAACCGTAGTCGATACTTGCTGGCAGTGGCGTGACCTTGGTGTTCACGAACGAGTCATTGCCGTCGTTCTGGATGATCATGGTGTTACGCACGTTCACTGCATTCGGGCCGCTGTCTTCGCCGCCAAACCACACGTCGTATTTGCCGGTGCCGAAGTTTACCAGTTCAACTGAAGCAATTGCACGTTTGGTAAAGTCTGGCAGGCGAGTTTTGTCAATTGCAAACGTACCATCGCGGTTGTTCTTCAGGAAGAATGGGGTCAGTTGGATCGAATTGTCGGTCACCAGAATGTCCGCATAGCCGGTCGACTTCGAATCGATAGTCGCTGCTGCGTGGCAGAAGCAAGTCAGTGGCAGCGTAACGTTTTTGTAAGTGCCGTCAGCTTGCGACATCAGTACGTGTGGTTGTTCACCAGCGTATGGAGGAGCGTCAACACCATGGCAAGCAAAGAACACATCTGGTTTACCGTCGTTGTTGAGGTCAGCAACAACAGCTTTACGTGGGTGAATGCAACCTTTAGTGTCTTTCAGCAGGGCTGCGGTATTGTCGACCCATTTGCCGGCGGCGTCACGTTTGTAAAAGTGGATCGAACCGTAACGAGTAGGATCAATCTTGCCGTTCACGAAGTAGTCCAGCGTATGCGTTACCAGGGAGTACGTGCCATCCTGGAAGAAGTCCGCGAATGCTGCTGCATTGCCGCCAGCTACTTCGGCGGGCAACACTTGCGAGCCGACCGTGGCCGCTGCCGTCACTTTGTTTTCGTACGACGACATTTTCGGAGCAATGTGGCCGGTATTGAACGGGATGTAGTCGAAGCCGTTGATCAGGCCAGGGTTCACGTTGTTCTTGTTCTCGTCGCTCTCGCTGAAGCCGGTGATTACGTTGGTACGCGGAGTACCACGATCAAGAGCGGCGGTCCACCAGTCAACGCCGGCTTTCTCGCCTGTGCGATGCAGCACGTTTTGATACAGCAGGTTCGTGTACGCAACGTTGACCACGTTGTCGCCGTACGTGCGTTTGAATTCGTCGCTGTTCAAGAAACCGTTGGCGATGTCCAGCATGTCATGACCGTTTTGATTGGCGTAGATCCAGAAGCCCAGACCAGCCGGATCAGGTTTGCGGTTGAACGCCGCTTGATACAGACGGTACACTTGGCCGGCCGAGCCGTTGGTGTCGAATGTCGTGTAGTAGTCCACGAACTTGATCAGGTTGGGATTTTGGTAGGTCTGGACTTCGTTGGTGCTGTTGTTGGTCACAGTCACGACGCCCGTTTGTTGGTTCTTGTTGATGGTGTAGTTTGCGCGGTAGCCGGTAATGGTCACCACATCGGTTACCACTGGAGCGGCAGCAGCAGCACCTTGCATGACGCGTGGCGTGCCGCCTTGCAGCATACGTTTAATTTCTGGAGGTTGCTCTGGAGCACCTTGAACGACTTGCGAAGAGGTCGACGGAGCTTGCGAACCACCGCCACCGCAGCCTACCAGGATTGCTGCAAACATCGCGCTTACCAGCAAATTAGAACGTTTCATTTCATCTCCTCGTGTGTACAATAGTTCATATGGTACGTTCATCTAAAGAAGAAATCAAGTGCATTCATTGCTCTACTGCAAAAAGCATACACTCTTGTATTCTAAGTAAGCCTGATTTCACCAGTTTACGGGCTCCAGCTTGCATGTTCGTAGCTGGTAACGTTGTTTACATACAACAATTAATGGCTTCACTGACCGTCAAACTTGCAAGATAATACCGGTATCCAGCTGGTTGATTACTATCTTGCATGATATTCATCATGCGGGTTGGATCATACCACTCCCGCAATTCACTATGACGAAGACACAACATCTGCCATGGCATCACTTTCATATTCTGAAATATGGCATCACGATGATTCTCAATCAATCGATGCCTGTTCGCACTGTCAAGCAACCATGACCAGTCACCACTAGTAAGACATGATGTGTCAAGCTGTAAAAATGGATGTTCGAGGAGCAATGAACGAATGGCATAGATATTCAGACGGCTGGTGTCAATACGATTCAACCATTTGATATCCCGACCAAGCATGATCTTGATGCCATGACTATCCATATTCTCAACCGCAACCACATGGGCAATGTCCGGATAGTCATAGGCGATGACGTCAAACTTCACATCTTCAATCTCGTTGATCACCAGCGCGGCTGCAACGGGGCCTGATGTTTCATAGATGGCTTTGAAATCACTATACAGCATCGGCACGCCAACCCCTAGCTATGAATATGACCTTGGGTCCAGCATGGCCCATTGCCCCAAATAATGGTTGCCCATCCTCAGATACTACCGAGTAGTTGCCAATCCCACATGGCACATGTGCTCGATATCTCACATAGTCAAAGAACGGATCCCATGAACGACCATGCGAATTCTTTACATCAGGCATCGTAGTCATCATCATACTCGTCGTCATCTTCGTGCTCATCTGGTGATTCAATCCAAGTAACAAACGACGTAATGAATAAGACAATGGTGGTCAACACATTACAGACGAATACCCAACCACCATCTGATGCCGTGGACCCACTAATCCAGATCCAAATAAGACCAAGAAATCCCCAAAAGTTCATTTCTTATCCTTCATATTATCCCACCCACAACACATTGGATCCCAACATGCAGGGTCAGCGATCACTTCACCAGTCTTGGGATCAATACTCGCTTGACACTCATAATCATCCAACGCACCCTCAGCGATCATAGCCTCATCACTCATGCCATCATTCACCCCCTCGTAGATGGAAATCAGGTAGACCCCAACACCAACAAGCAAGACAACACCACCCACATAAAGCCCGGCACTCATGGCTTCTCCCCACGATGATGCCCACAACACTTACATGTTTGATCAATGGCAACCGTACCTGAACTCTGATCCATGTAGGTCTTGCAATCAGCCTCAAAAATCATATCAGTGATGGCCGCAACACTCGTGGGACCAATCGATGCAGGACGATTCATGAACCAAATCAAGCCGATGATGGCAAGAACCACTCCAGCAAGAATTAACAAACAGATACCCAACATGTTATCACCTATGAAAATGAAAAAACACCCCAGCCATATGAAGACAAGGGTGCATGGAATATGCTTAGGATGCATCAAATGATAACCTGTACAAAACCGCATCATGAGCATGTTCAAAGCGTAATACCACTTCAAACGAATCATCTGGCCCGTATAGTACGACAAATCTAGCCAGAATCCCGCTTGAAATCAACCACGATTTTAACTCGATGTCGAATATGGGTTTCCACCCACTCTTACGAAAATACGCATGATGACAATGACGATCCAATGGCGTCACATCATTGTCACCCCGTATATGATCCTCTAAGGCCACAACCAATTAATTGATCGAAGTCTTGGGCATCGCATGAATGCTGGCTACCTTGTTGCTCTGCTGAGCAGTGGTGAAACCAAATTGACGACTCTCATCAGTTGTAGACGACAATTGAATCTCCATCATGGCACGCAACTTCTTGGCCGCCCACTCAACTTCACACTTGAACACACGAGTGGCAATGATAAACTCACGCATATGTGCCAACGAAAAGCCTTCCGACAAACGAACATACTCGTCAATCTCACTCTGAGTCAACGACGGCTCCTTATTGGCCAGGTAAATGGCACGAGCAGGCGCAGTAGGCATACCAACACGCATCACAGTATCAAAACGCGATGGACGATTGATGAACCGCTTGTCAATGCGCTCCGGATAATTGGTAGTCGCCACATAAATGATGTTGTCAACCTGGTTCTCACCGTCGAGAATGGACAAATACTTGGCCTCACCATAACACGCAATCAAAGCATCCATATCCTCAAAGATGGCAACAATCTGACGGTCAGGCTCAACACGACGAATCAACTTCAAACACTCACTGGCAATGTTGGGATCCTCCACCATATACGCAATGCCACCCATCTTGTTGATCACAATGTCAACAATCTGACTGACCGTAGATGTCTTGCCAGATCCAGGTGGACCCCACAAAAAGATACCACGCTTATACACCAAATTACGAGCCAAAAACTCACTCTTCAACTCGGCAAAACGAGTGATCTCATCCAACACCGAATCACTCGCACTATCAGGCAAATGAATCAAGCCATCAGTGAGGTTGGCTTTCTTGTCCAAGTAATAACCAACACCCTGGCTATAATGACCCGTATACATACCCGTCGGCAATACATTGGTGGAATCCTGAACTCCCCAATACATCGAACCACTACGCGCCCAACGCGATGGATTGCTAGAACTCGACTCAATGTCAACACCATCCTCCACCTCATCATGGTACTGATCACGACGCTTACCAATCGAATTCTCACCAGCCTCAGTACCAAATGCACTAAAGTCAGGTACCTCATTGTCCTCAACACTCATTTCACTTCCCTCACTAGTTGCCATATGCCATACTGTACTGGCATCCTATACTATCCTCAATACACAATATACCAACTACACTGCCATATTCTTAAAACTATCAAGAGATAGAAAGAAGAATAGATATGATATTCTTGACGAAATATGTCGTTTTATAGTGATTTGATGTCGTAAACTCCAGGTAGGTTTTTGAAATCTCGTCAAGAATATCGTCAGATTCACAAAATTCCATCAAGTGAACAATCACAAGATAATTTGCGAAGCCAGCACGTCATGTTAATCTGGTATCATAATAACAACAACATGACCTATGACTCCTACAGAACAACAAATCACATGCGTGGAATCACTCTCCACCAACGACTTAATTAAGATCGATGCAGTGGCCGGTAGTGGCAAAACTTCCACCCTGGTAATGATCTCAGAGCAGTACAAACAACACTCACTCTACTGTGCCTTCAATAAAGTAACCGCAACAGAAGCCAGTCAGAAATTTGGTAATCATGTTGTATGCCAAACTACTCACTCGATGGCCTATGCGGTCTTTGGTGGACTGCTGCGTCATAAGCTGGCTCGTCCAGTAGGCGGCTATGTGAACGTTGCTGGTACTGGTAGCGAGATTGGCAAGTATTACAAGATGATGGCTGGTACTCTGACCAAAGCTCAGTTGGGCATGTTTGTCAAGAATACCGTCGCAGCCTTTGAACAAAGCGCGGATGACTTCATCACCATGGACCACGTAGACGAATACTCGATCACGAAGGCAATCAAACGCCTGTCAGGACGTGACGATCTCAACAAGGTTGAACTCAAGTTGCTTACCTACACGAGCAAACTGGTGTTTGACACGGCTAAGTCATTGTGGTCAGCCAGAATCGATCCCAAGAGTAAAGTGTTGGCCACGCATGACACGTACTTGAAGCTGTATCAACTGTCGAAGCCAGTTCTGGGTTACCAAATTGTTTACCTGGATGAAGCTGCGGATACCACTCCATGCGTACTTGATATCGTGATGCGTCAACAGGAGACTGCCAAGGTAGTTCTCGTGGGTGATGATCGACAGGCTATCTACCAATGGCGCGGCGCCGTAAATGCAATGTCGTTGATTCATGGTCTCACGTTGCCATTGAGTCAGTCGTTCCGTTATGGTCAAGAGATTGCTGATGTTGCAATGGCAGTATTGGGTAACACCACTAAGGTGATTGGCAATCCAGCAATCAAGAGTAAAGCTGCTCGTGGCATTATCGACACTACCAAGCCATACACTCGTCTGTTCCGCACCAACAGTCATTTGCTGTCTGAGGCCGTTGCTGCATTGAGTCGTGGTGAGTCGCTCAACATTGAAATCGACACCAAGGACTTCATCAAGATGCTGACAAGTGCCATGGCACTGCATGGCAATGACCTGAACAATGTCAAGCATGAGCGCATCATGCCGTTTGCCAAATGGGAAGACATGATCGAAGAAGGCCAGTATGACCGTGAGATTGGTCGTTTGGTTAAGATCATTAAAGATGGCAAAGCACAGAATATTATCAACGTGTTGACCAACTACAAACCACCGCTCAATGCCCTGATCACTATGACCACTGCGCACAAGAGCAAGGGTCGTGAATGGAAGCAAGTTCGTCTTGAGGATGACTTCCCTAGCCATCTGAAGGGCAATACCAAGGATAAGACGATCACTTGGGTGGGATTGAGTGAATCCGAGCAGAATATCCTGTACGTGGCAGTCACTCGTGCAATTGACTTCCTTGAGATCAACACCTCAGTACAAGAGGCGATCGACTTCCAGAATGGCAAGTATGACGATGACCAGCAAGCACAATGGTCTGAAGATGAATATCAACAACTGCTGTCTACCAATTGAGAGAAATATGAAAGTTAACCGTCAACATAAAGTCATCACACCAACAACAGCCATTGAAGTGTTTGACATCTGGGCTGACCCATCCAGTATGGACTACACATCGGGTGGTAGCATGTGTGCCAACTTTGCTGCTCAACGATATGCTGATGTCACGTATGAAGAGGCCAAGTCGTGGAGTCTGGAGTTTGTGAAGTCGGGTCATGAAGAAATGTTTGCTCAACTCAATGACGCATACGATATGTTTACCAGCTATTCGTTGTTGTATGGTCAGGATGATCAAGATGAAGAAGGCCGGCCGGTTCGCCCGGCTGAAAATGCCATTTTGCGAGTAGCTCAGGCATTTGCCAAGAACCCAGAAAATTATAGGGTTATCGTGGATGAGAACGAAGATGGTATGCTGTTTGTTGAGCTTACGAATGCTAAACAGAATCGCTTCGCGTTCACGATTCTGGAAGACTACGAGATCTTCTGGGCATTCTACAAATGGCGTGAAACCAATTGGGCACTTCAGAAAGCTGCTGCCAAGAAAGCAAGTGCTGATCGCTTCTTGGAAGACCTCAAGGACTGACTAGGCAGTCACCAGTAAGCAAAGGGCCGCATCTGCGGCCCTTTTGTCATGTTGCTTCAAAGTTTCCATCCCACAAGAAATGGTATGCTTCCGCCATATTGGGAGATATGCGAGCAATTTCCATCCAGTCTTCTTCACTAAAGCGCTTGAGAGTGGTGAACATCGTCGTTATGGCACTTTGATTGTACATGTGCGCCATCCATGTTGGCGACAACGAATCCCCGAAGTTCACTGCTCGATTCCAGTCAGCATCTGACTGATCACGATGATCTTCGAGTGTGTATGACAATTCATCGAGCCGTATTTTTGCCATAACGGGCTCAATTTCATACAGATCAATGAACTCCATTAGGGTCATTTTGCCACCAGATGATGAAGCGTATTTTGTTTGGTGAGAAGTACAAGGATCTGGTCTTCGGTTATCAGATCTATGGATTCAATGTTGAAGTCTGGATATGTCTCGCTAACTTTCAGACGAGCTTCGTCTGAAGAACTGGCACTCATATAGCAAAGTGTGCCCTGAATCGTTTCAGTAGCAGACACAATGCTGCCGTGTTTTGGCTTTGGTTTGTGTTGATTGAAGCCCCAGGTCTTGCGTACGATGTGACCTTTTATGTGGTAAATCATAGATGTTTCCTTTGTAAAAGCGCCAATATACTGCATTGAACTTTTCCCCGCAACTATATGATGAACCAGTATTTCACAGTAGAGGATCCATGAGTTGAAATCTTCTATTTTTGAACAAACTGGCAAATGTTCTACGCTGTCATTTTTACATCAAAGGACCACATGAGTAACATTGTCATCACTGATTTGTTCTACGTGAACTACAGCATTCGCAATGAGAGCGAATGGAACGCGGCCACGCAAAAGTACGACTCCAAGAAAACGCGCTTGGGCTTTGCTACCTACTACGAAGAGAACACGGCATTCCAGAAGCGCAAAGGCACCATTGATCGTTGGTCCGACAAAGCAGATGCAGCTGATACGGTAGCAAATGCGGCGCGTACTGGTTATACGTTGGGTAATAATGTTACTCACGGTGGTGACTGGAATGCGACTTCGGTCAACTGGCGTATTGTTGATCCATTGGGCTTTGAACTGGAAATCAGTTCAGGTAATATGGCAAAAATCCTGCAACACTGTACCATCGACAAGGGTATGATCCTTGATGAATGCGTTTGGGGTTGGGACAAAGGCAATGGTAGTAAGGTAGTGTTGGTCCCAACAGCAAGTCAAGAGTATCAAGAAGCAAAGAAGACGACCGTTCGTCACTTTGCTGAAACAATCAGCGTCAAAGATGTTCAACTGGGTGATATGGTTGAATACAAGAACGGTGCCATGGGCCTGTATTTTGGTAAGGTTAACGTCTTGAACATCGAACGCGGTATTAGCTTCACTGAACCATTGGGTTCAATGGGTATGGATCAGTATCATGTCATGCTGACCGACGATAATGTGATCTACTTCATGAAGTCACCGAAGCTGATCGCTTGCTCTAAATCCAGCAAACGTTACACGGTCGAAGAAGCCGAAGTGTATTTGAACCAGTGCTTTAATGACAAGAAATGGACCCGCAATGCAGCTGGTTGGAGTGGTAATTTCTATTCGGCGAATATCATCACGTACGATAAGAAACCAGAGACTAAAATGCACTTGGTGCCAGTAACCACGGCATACTTGCGTTCGGCATTGCGTGACCCATACAAGCATCCTGGCTCGATGATTCACGGTTACGATTTGCAAATGCCAGATAACAAATATGTGGTGGAAGATGCATCTGGCAAGCGCTACATCATGGGTTATCTGGTTCATGAAATTCTTGGTAGTGGTCGTCGTCACAAAGAGACTGAAGACTTCTACGAAGGTCGCAGCGACGATCTGGAATTGTACGTGGTGCCAATTGCCAACAACAACTACTTGGATGCGAACGTTGGCTTGATTCCTGAAAAGAATCCCAAATATAATCCGAACAGCTATTACGACCGTGGGAATCAAGAAAATCGTGTGGTAATGAAGCTGAGTGAGATTGTAAATGTCTTCAAGGTTGAAGTAACTCACAAAGATTATGTGGCAACCCTGAAGACGCGTTAATATAGATTGTTCCCGTAAATCAGTATAGAGTCATGTTAAATATACGATTTGCGGGACACTATGGCTTACGACGTTTTCTTCCTTTCATACAATGAGCCCAATGCGGATGACAATTGGGCTCATCTCCAAACCCTATCACCAACTGCTCGTCGCCTAGACGGCATAAAGGGCTTGCGTGCGGCACATCAAGAATGTGCCAAACAGTCACGCACAAGTCACTTCTTCGTAGTTGATGCTGATAGTCAAATAACAGATCCAAACGTCTTATCATACAAGATCTCTCCGTATGAACTCTCATATGTGCATCTCTGGTATGCCCATAATCCTGTCAATGGTTTGGAGTATGGCTGGGGTGGATTGAAACTATTTCCCAGAAACGTATTCTCAGCAGAAGCCAATACTCAGAGCATTGATATGACGACGAGCTTTGATCTGAAGATCATGCCGCAAGTGGTGAGTAGGACGATGTTCAATACCACGCCATATGACACTTGGCGGTCAGCATTCCGGGAATCGGTCAAGCTATCAAGTGGAATTATTCGAAACAAGAACATCCAGGAAAACCAAGAGCGTTTGGAGTCATGGAAGACCGCATACGTGACTGCTCCAAATGCCAAGTGGGCGATCCGTGGTGCATATGATGGTGAAGCATTTGGCCAAAATACTGACCTGACTTTAATCAATGATTGGTCTTGGCTACAGGGGGAATTTACTCGGAGGTATCCGGATGTCTCTTAAATTTTCATACCTGTCAGGTAACTGTCCTGTTCAAGCTGAAGGGTACTTTGATGAATATGCGTTTTACTTTCGAGCGCGAGGACAACATTGGTCAATTGAGATAACTGACCCATGTGATATGACTCTGGTACTTGAGATGCGGGTAAAGTATTGCGAGGATACATTCAGTGCTGGATGGATGCCACATGAAGAAGCTTTTCTACTGATAGTCAGCACTTACTTTAGATGGAAGAATAACGCCATCCACCCATAAAAAGCCCGGCACTGCCGGGCTTTTTATCATACAGCCATTGGAGCTGGCAAACTATCATAGCTGTGATAGTCGGTCAGTTTGATGTCATCCATTGTAAATTTGGTGATATCACGAATCTCTGGATTCAACCACAAGCCTGGCAATGCCATAGGTGTACGTTTCAACTGTTCAGCCACTTGGTCAAAGTGGTTATGATAGATGTGTGTGTCGCCAATCACGTGAACAAATTCACCAACACGATAGCCGCATACTTGTGCCAGCATATGGACCAACAGCGAGTATGATGCGATGTTGAATGGGATACCCAAGAAGGCATCACCCGAACGCTGATACATCTGGCACGACAGCTTATGCGTTGGCAGACCAACGTCTTCCAGATCCTCAACGGTTTTCTTACGACTGGCTCGTGACAAACCATGACGATCCACGTCGATTACCTTGCGTTCCAAATGTCCCTTGTCGTCATACCAATCTGCATACGATTCGTTGATCTCGTTGGAGTCCAATGGAGCAACGAAGAACTGTGCAAACATATGGCACGGTGGCAACGCCATGTTTTCCAATTCACCTGGATTCCATGCCGACAACACATGACGCCGGCCATATGGATCATGGGTCAAACCATCAACCAAGTCCATCAGTTGATCATGAATTTCTTGCATGACGACGGTCTCTTCACCAGTAACTGGATCTTTGCTTGAACAGATTACCTTTTCGCTCTCAACGAATTCGTTAAACGATTGTTTGTTCAACAGACCATGCTCGCGACGTTTCGCCACGTATTCATCATGTGTGATTGTGAACAGTGGACCTTTCCACTTGCGCCACTGAACGCCGTACACGACACCAAGGTCGCCTTCAAACTTGGCTTTAGGTGTCCAATAAGGAGCATTGGCATTGCCAGACCAAATGGTTTTCTTGGGCGATTCACGATCACCGTGCAGGATTTCCTTCAAGCGTTTTTCATCGCCCGAACCTTCGATGAACCAGAGCAGTTCTGATACCATGGCTTTGAATGCCAGTTTCTTGGTGGTCACTGCTGGGAAGCCGCGAGTCAAGTCAAAGCGAAGTTGTTCGCCAAAGGTAGCACGGGTGCCCGTGCCTGTGCGATCTGGACGATCGACGCCGTCGTCCATTACCTTCTTGATGAGGTCTAAGTATTGTTTCATGTTTTACTCCAGATTTCAAAAGATACTCCGATATCAGGATTATGGATCCTAGAGTCACACGCGAAGCCTCCCAGGATAGCCAGCATGGCATCAATATCCAGATAAGTGTCAGCTTCGACGTTTTGATGTACTCTTGTGATATACATTCTTGATACCAGCGGTGCAAAGTCGTTGTAGACCTTGGCACCACCCATGATAACGATTTCGTTATGGGTTTTGGTTAATTGGTCAACAATCTCTTGGGCAGTTCCATTCAACACGAGGTCAGCCCCCTGAATGTCTCTACTGCTCAAAACGATGTTGGTACGATTCGGTAATGGTTTCTTGGGCAAACTATCCCAGGTACTTGACCCCATTACTACCGTTTTGTCTTTCGTATGTTCTTTGAACCACATCATGTCTTCCTTAATGTGGGCCCAGGGTAATTTATTCTCAATGCCAATCGCATTATTGTCAGCGACCGCGACGATCAGACTAATGGTCATTCGTCAGCCTCTTCCTGATAGTCATCCCGGTGCCAATCCGCCACCATATGTTGAAGACGATCCAAGTAATCATTAGCCACTAACGTGTCAATAATTTCTTGATAACGCGGGTAGGTCAAACGCAGAGATACCTCGAGGGAATCCAGTAGCTCTTGAATCTGCGCATACTCACGCCCTGCCTGCAAGTAGACGATATGTTGAGCGGCAAAATCATACATGAACCTATGTTCAAATTTGGCGCGTTCTAGTGAACGTTCCAGCCATTTGTTTCGGTCTTCCAGACGTCTCACGTATTCGTGATCAATCACTGGTGCTTCAACGGGATAGCTGCCTACACTGGCTTCGCCTGTTAAGCCACCATATGCGATACTTTCATGTAAATCAGATATAGATGTCATTCGTTCTCCATTAGTTTTTTCAATAAGTCTATTCGACGATCACTAACTATTTTGTCCACAATTGCCTCGAAGTCTGAACGAACGAGTTTCGTCATTGCATCAAGTGACTGTTTAACATCAGCCATACCCACATTCTCACGGCATAATTGATCATGAATGATCTTATGCGCGGCTATGGGCAAAAGGAATTCAATCTCAGAAATCAATTCAGTAATGAGCGTCAGATCTTGCTTGCTTCGTCGTTCCAAACTATCGATTTGAGCTTGAGCAGCTTCAAGCTGAACTTCCATTACTGTCTTCATTTGCCAGTCATCTTTTGTTCAATTTCCGGATCAGCCAATCGCATGATGGCCAGGAACTCTTCGAATGCTTCGCGAACGCCGGAATATTCGCGCACACACTCCATCATTGCCCCATAGATCTTTGCTGCACTTGCATTCTCATTGACCTTATTTTCATAATGATCGGCGCGTTCGATGGCTCGAGTACGCTCATGTTCTAGTTCGGCATATTTGGCCTCGATGAGTTCAATGTTGAAGCGTGCGTCTTGAAGTTCGAAGAATCTGTTCAAGTCGAGGTTCGCTTGTGCTAGTGGTTTTGATAAGTCGTGTGAGTATGTCATATTAGTTTGTCCAGATAATGTTTTGATTGCGGGTCAACCAATCGAAGGATGACCGTGAAATTGTCCCAAGCATTTTTGGCACCTGCATGATTAGCCAACGACTCACGTAATTGAATTACTGCTTTCATAAGCTCATGTTGGCTATCCAACTTATCTTCAAGTCGTTCAATGCGGCGTTCATAATACCTAAGTAAGGTTTGAGCCCTACGAGTATCCCAAACATGCTCGGAGTCGTCACCAGAGGTCATGGAATCAATTGGTTTGTTTGGGTCTACTGTCATTGTTAGCTCTTATTAAAAACGACGCCAGAGTCGATCTTCATACTTGGTGATCTCTTCTTTGATGCGAGATTCCAAATCAGGCTCGCACAAGCGCAACAGAGTCATGAATGATACCCATTCACCCTGAAGTGTTTCATGTTTGTGAATTGCAGCAGCCAATGACCGATAGAAAATCGCATCTGCGTATTTCAGTTCGAGATCGGTATTGCGATGCTGTAGTTTGATGTTCTGAGCCCTAAGGTCAGAAATATGTTTGGCTTGGGCTTCGTATTCACGCCCGTATGATTCCATCATAGTGATTGCCTCCTTGTCTTGATTCTACAGTGACAGGAGGCAATCAACTAATTATTCTTGACTGGCTTTTTCGAAGATGTCGTCTGTAATTTCGAGAATTTCTTGGCGTATCATGCGTACATCGAGGATGACTTGCACATTGAAGATCAGGTCGCCGTTATCGCGCATGAAATCGTCAAATTCATCTCTCTTAACAATGGTTTCGTTTCCATCAAGCGTGCGAACTTTCGCCAGAATGATGTATTCAGTAGGGATCAGCTCAGGATCCAAGTGATTGATGATTTCATCAAGGATGTCAGGTTTGTGATTCATGATTGATACTCCAAAGTGTGGTACATATATTTACATCAACGTGACAATTGTCCTGCTTGGGTCAATCGCAACATCACCTGATATTCCTCCCAAGACTTCATGAGACTGGGATATTCATTTCGTAGGGCTTCTTCTTCGTCCTGCCGTGCCATTACAATACGTGCAGTGTCGTGGAATTCCAAAATTCTTTTTTGGACTTTTTCAAGGTTCGCATAGTAATTGTCTTTGAGTGCATGATCGCGCTCAGTGGTGTCTGGCATATTGGGAAATTTTATACACATGATGGTAAAATGAGCCCTCAGGGGCTCATTCTTATTGAAGGTCGCCTGATGCGACCAATTGATCCGTATGCTCCAAAGCTGCCAGGATGACAGCAGCGGCTTTCACCAGACTGATCTGAAAATCGTCTTGTGTTGGCAATGCACCACGGTTGAAACTTGCTGAACTTCTACGCTTTGCGGGCTCATTCAAATAATGGCCAGCAATCGCAATCCAATCGTTGATCGTATTCTTTTCGTCGAACTCTGAACCCGGCAGGGTTTTCTGCCGGTCACGCTCTTCGCGAATACGCTCCAGAAGGAGCGCAGTCTTATCAGCCATTTGATGCCGACTTTGGTTTACGGCCACGCTTCTTTGGCGCAGGCGCCAGAGTTGCTTCGTTGACCTTAGTCATAGCAGCCTCGACGGCTACTTTGGCTTCAGCTGGGTTCATATTACCAACGTCAACACGATGTACTTGACGTGGCGCAGGACGCAATTCTGGAGCCAGACGGTACGCTTGTTCGCGTTTGCGATTTGCTTCGCCTTCCAGCATTTCTGCTTCAGCGATGAAGTTCATTGCTTGGTTGGTACGCTTCTCTTCTTCAGCCGCATTAATGTTGCTGACGATTGGATTGTACTTTACTTCTGCATTGTTGTTCGCTACCGGGGTATCTGGTACTACATCATCCAGTTTGCCCAGTTGTTGCAAAATGTCGCGCAGGGCGAATGGGGTATTCGGCTGCGGCAGCATGATTACATTGTCGATCGACTCGGCACGCATCAGGCCAAGGCGATGGAACTCGGTCAACACGGTATTGCCAGTTTCCTGAACAGTACGACGTGCCATGGCTGATGCCAGATCGGTTTCATGCTGGCCTTCTGCCGAGTCAACAACACTCAACAGAATCTGTTCATAACGTGGTTGCAGTGACTCAACGTCAATGATCAGTGCTTTTTGCTTGTCATCAGGCAGTTGCATGAAAACAATCACGCAGCGGGCATCGGTCGAACGAATCTTACCAACGTGTTTTTTGATTGCCATATGGGGATATCCTATGAAAACGGGTCATGACTATCCACGACCCGCCTATCGATTACTTCTTAGCTGCGGTCTTCTTCGAAGCAGGCTTCTTAGCCGGAGCAGCTGGTTCTTCTTCAACTGGCGCAGGAGCGGCAGCTTTCAGGAACGTAGCAATCTTTTCGCGAACTGCGATAACTTGCTCGATGACTTGCCAACCCTTGAATGCGCCTTGTTCGCAAGCGTAGTCAATGATTTTAACGGCATTTTGCAGGTCAGCCAGTTCAATGGATGGTGCGGCAGGGGCCGCTTGGTCTTGAGTTACGTCAGACATCGTGTATTCCTTTTGTTATTGTTATGTGTTACTACTGCGATGATTCTACAGGCTTCAAACTTGATTGTCAAAATAGATTTATCGTTTGTCACCAACCAGCTTGATATTTTCAGCTGGCCAATCCAAATACGATTGCCATGATGGATGACGTATCGTGATTGGGAACCGCTTTATCTTACTTACCATTTCACCGTATGAGGGTTTACGGGGAGGGTTCCTGGGCTTCATTACCGTGTGGTGGGACTTTCTTTGATTACATGGACGACATGCAGCCACAATATTATCCCACTTCACTAGACCACCCAAAAACTTGGGTATAACATGTTCCTTCGTCAATTGATGTTCTGGAAACACTTCACCACAATACTGACAAGTGAAGTCGTCGCGCAGATATACATTATGACTTGAAAACCGTACCGTTCTACCTGAAGGAACCCATTTTCTAGACATCACTACTGAGGGAACCAGCATAGTGATGTTCTGACTACTTATTTGCCAATCTTCGTAGCTTTCCAGAACATCAACCTTATCCATTATCGTGTCCACAATAGCATCACGCCATATCAAGGTGCTGATAGGCATTACACTTAGGGGCTTACCATCACAATTCAATATGAGAGTGTCTCCGCCTCTTTGCAGATTATACGTACCCATGATACTCTACTGTTCATTAATGTAAGTTGAAATTTCCAACTTTGGCCGTGGTATCAGTGAAACGAATATCAACTGTACTCAAATGCCCACCTTTGCTACAACCAGTATCCATGAAAATGGCAGTACCACCCTCAGTACCAATCTGCGTCAATGGCTCGAATGTACTTCTGATATCATGGCCGACAATCGCAATTTGATTCTCAGTCAACTTATCAACCCAGTTATACACACGATTCGGATAACCATCATCGCGCTTTACCGAGTTGTCGGTCTCTCCAAACAAGCACATCGATTCCAATGCACCTGGAAGACGCTTGGCCGTGATATCAAACAGATCCGGATGCGCGGCGCCATGTGTGAAAACAAATCCGTCAGACGACCTATGATGACGCATCAGATGGAACATGGCATTGAAGCGACTGACCCAACGATTGTAGTCAAACTTACTCAATCCCTTTACGCGATTGATGGTTACCTTGTTCCCTTCAGACAACTTTACATGTTTGTCTGGTTGATTCAAGTATCGGAAGATCTTTCGTTCATGGTTGCCCATTATCACTTCAGCTTCACCCCTAATAACCATTTGATAAACAACCTCAATTACTTCCAAGGAGTCTATACCATAGTCCAACAGGTCACCCAGCAACAATACGAAATGATTACGCCCGCGTGCCCAGGATACGGCATTTCTCAACGCATTGAGATTACCATGTATATCAGGAATGGCTGTGATACCCGAGTAGCCACGTGCGCGCAAGTTGGCAAAGAAGTCTTGATCTGGTAGTAGCTTCACGATGTTATATGCACCAACGGTAAAATCAATAACTTCTGCTATTCGATCACCGCCCATAAGGTCAGGTCGTTTTGACAAGTCACCAATCAAATAGAACACATTGAAGCCACGATTTTGTGCTTCTTTGGCCATATTGATACGAGTGTTGCGTTTAAGGTGGGGGTCAGAGATGACAACACGCTCGCCCAATGCCAGTTTTGACATCATGCGTCGTTCCATCTCGGATGACACGGCATCTGTCATCTCGTGACGTTCTGGAGCATATCCCAATAGGTCAACGAGGATCTTGTTTGGTGTGAGAATTTCGTGAGGCTGAAATGCGTTCGAGATTTTATCAGGATGCAAATCAATCAGGAAGATTACACTGTTGAGTGTTATTGTTTTCATTATTAAAATACGTAAGAGGCATTGTGCCGATGTTCCTCTTATCTATCAAACCTGAATTTGGTAGATTTACGTCTTCAACAATTCAACTTAAATCTGATTCGGGAGAAAGTTTGAACATCGTTGCGTCGAACGCGTCATCAAAGCCAACGACTATGATTCGTCTATGTTCGGCGACATTCCAATTGCTGGAACAGTTCGTTTGACACCAAAACTCAATGAACCGAGCGAGCAGGTCATTCCGAGTTGCTTCATCAGTAGACAGTTTTATGACTATCGTGATTGGAAGCTTCTCAGAACAACCAGCGGTGTATGAAGGGATATCCATGCAATTACTATAGCATATCCCTTGTTACAAGCTTGTTACAATTAAGCAAGCTGACGTTTTGCAACGATTTTATCCACGATGCCGAAGTCAACAGCTTCTTGGGCGTTCATGAAGTAGTCACGCGAGCACTTCGCTTTCATTTCATCAAACGTGTGACGGCCCAGGCAGTCTTCGGTCAGGATGGTATGCAGACGATCGTTCAGCTTCTTGGTCTCGTTCAGTTGGATCTCTTGATCCATGAACGTACCGCCGGTGCCGCTCGAAACTTGGTGAATCATCACGCGGGCATCTGGCAGAATAATGCGCTTGCCTTTTGCCCCCGAACCCAGCAGCAGGGCGCCCATCGATGCGGCAATACCCATGCACACGGTACTGACGTCGCAGCTGATGAAGTTCATGGTGTCGCGGATTGCCAGACCCGCGGATACCGAACCGCCTGGCGAGTTAATGTACAGACTGATGTCTTTGTCTGGTGCAGCGGATTCCAGATACAGCAGTTGGGCGACGATCAAGTGCGACATTTGGTCGTTGACCGGGCCGTTCAGGAAGATCACGCGATCATTCAGCATGCGCGAGAAGATGTCGAACGAACGTTCGCCGCGAGCAGTTTGCTCAACAACCATAGGGATCAACATGTTAGTGTCATTCATCTTTAAGTCCTTCAGTGGGTGAAATGTTGTGAGAAAACCATACAGTTAAGTACAGCTTTATTTATTTGATGGCCTCTTCGAGACATTGCTTTTCGCCTTCGAGTAATTTGAACAAGATGGCGTCGCTTGCGTCTTCAAAGAATACCACAATTGTTTGCTGATTTTCAGCAATGTAGCTACCCCATTTGCCAAAAATATTCTGACGAATCCATGCATCGACATTATTCAGATTGCCGATGCTGTATTGGGAGCTTGTGAACTCCAAGCGTGTATAGCTACAGGGATATGGACTTTTGACGTACCGATCGGTGTGTTCGTACAGCAAAATACTGGCATCGATCTCAGCACCAGTAAAACAAACTTTCGATGGAATCATGTATTGATCTTAACGTAAAATGGCTAACTGAGGTCATTATACGTTATGGCAACTGGCGTTCATAGAATAAGTTTGCCAGATTATCTGACAAATTACCAGTTTTTGCGAGTGAAGTATGCGACGGGAATAAAGACAATATCAAGCTCACGACCATCACGGATATGCTCCAGGATTTCGCGAGAAGAATTGCATTGTGGCGTGTTTTCCCTAAAGATTAGGGCGCCATGAGTGGGCTCGACCAGCCACCAACGATTGACTTTGCAGATTGCTTCGTCTTGTGGGGTAGTCAGAACATCAAGCGGTATATAGCGATACTTGTCGCGATCACGCATGGGCGGGCATAAAGACGACTGGCTTGTACTCTTCTTCACGCATGGCGTCTATGGCACTCTGGAGAGTGTCACGACAGTTGTCGTCATGGGGGATGACGCCGCAGACAATGTTCACCATGTGATGAATTGTGAGGTCACGAGCATGGGTGACCTGAATTTTCAATGCCCGGATCTCTGCATCCTTGGCATCCATTGCAGCTTTCATTTGAGCTTTGGATAGTTTCGACATATTGTATCTGAATGAGCTTCTTGCAATATTTTCAATGTACCATTATTGCAGGAATACTTGAAGCACTCAAACTACAATCAGGTTAGTTGGTATCAACTGGTATGTGAAATTTGATGTTTGCTCTAGAGCAAGTGATGCCATGCTCAAGATCAGTCACTGGTGCGTCTTGGGGATAGTATGATGCCCATAGTCGTAAAAAAGACGAAAAGCGATCCTAGACCGGTTCTCGTCTTTTCATTTACGTGATATGATTGATAGGTTTACACGAGCTGCCCCAGATATCCCACCACTCTTTGAATGTTAGGATGAACGAACACGTGGGGTTTTCTTGTGAAATTTCATCATTGAGATATTTGTTGATGGGCGAATCGACATCGTTATGGTCACCGTATTCTGCTATGTGCTGGCAGTATTCTTCTTTGGTCAAATTGAGTTTATCAAAATGCGTGTTGGGGTCGTTTATGACATAATTTAAAAAAAGACCTTTTGTAGGAGCACGGAGATTGGCAGGTTCAACGCAACAGGTTTGCGGGCTATATGGTGTTGCGTGGTCATGTATCCGGATGATTTTGAATACGCCATTTGCCAAACCGTTCTCGTCCCAGTGCCCATATCGTTCCAGCATACCAAGCCAAGTTTCAAAGGTGAAGTACCAGCTTTGATGGCCAATATGGGCATTATGGCGTTGTTTCAAATATTTTGCCATGTTACTGTTTCCAGTTAGTGGACCATGCTTTTCCACCAGAGCCAAATATGCATCACCGGTACAACCCCATAATTTTTCATTATTTTCCGATTTACGCTCGGCTGCTTCTCGCTTCTTACGATCAGCGGTTTTTTCCGGCATCTTACGATCAGAATACGTAATGCCATATTTGTTCAATATCTGCCCAACACGGGACCTGGACACTCCGAAAAATTCAGCAATTTGACGATACGTTGATCCGGCTTTATATGCCGAAATCATTTCGGCAGTTCGTGGGTTTTCTGGTACGGATGGGATGATTTTTGGAGCGAGTTTCAAAGCTAATGCTTTGGCTTTGTTGAACACGATTTTTTCTTGACGGACTCGTTCTTTTTTACGTTCGGCCGCTTCTTTTTTACGTTCGGCTCTACGGGCGGCAGCTAGTTGCAGCGCGATTTGCAATGGTGTTGGGTTGGCGGGTTTAGTCGGTTTGACGATAGACTTGATCGGTTTACCAATGCCGTTTTTTCGCAAAATGAGACCAATACTCTGCGGATTCATACCAAACTCAGCCCCTAACTCACCATGAGTTTTTCCCATATTGTAGCCAGCAATGATGCGTTGATCACGTTCAGCATTCTTCAATTTGAGCCCGACTGGCTCTTTGTATTTCTGAACTTTCAGAGGAACTGGTGACTCCTCAGTAACCTTGCTTGGTTCCAGCAAGGGGATAAACGACCTGATCCTGTCCTTTTCCAGTTCAGCATCAACATGTTTTCCATACTGACAAATGGCTTGATGGACCGTTACTTTGATCCCTTCAGTGACGGGGCCTTTATCGACATAGCATCCGCCTTCGTCAGCCTTGATACGATGCAACCGAAGCAGTTTTAGGAAACCTGCGGAGTCGAAGCCATACTCATCACGTAGTTGGGGAAAGTTTTCACCTGCTAGAAACCGTTCAAGTACCGTACGAATCTGATTTTTATCCAACGCGAAAATTGGGATGATTCGTGATTGTTTGTTAGCCATTCCAGGGATACTTTCGTTAGCTCTCTTGATGTTGGTATTATAGTGAAATATTCACCACCACGCAAGTGAACCATCTAGATATCTCTGAATGTTTATGACAAACTGGCGCGCAGATTTGCTAAGGAGTGTTCAACTGCCTGAATTTGATTCAGGACTGTGTTCTTTTGCTCAGTCAACATGCCGGCTGGGCCGCGCTGGGCGATCATTTCCAGTTCATCGGCAATAGAGAAGTACATGCGCTCGCGGAACGATGCAGCCAAGCGCATCAAGTCCTGATACACTTCATCAGCAAACTCGTTGTCTGCTGGTTGAATGAATTGCTGGGTCATACATTCCCTTTAAAACGCACTTCAACACGCAGATGGCCTTCATTGGTGCCCTTGATGCACAGTTCAGCCGAACGATCGGCAACCGTCACATACGCGACGATCAGCTTGTTGCGATTGCATGCATCGGGTGTACCACTGCCGATCAGACCTTTCTTCTTGGCTGACCGCACGAAGCTGGTTGGGCTGATCAAACGCTTGGGGTGCATGACCATACATTCGACCACTACACCAAGACCATTGCCCACGTCATATTGACGAGAACTCAGCACCATCGAACCGGTTACCAGCTCGTGAATGTGACTATGTGCAGCTAGGATGTAATCGACTGTCATTTTGTTTCTCTCGTTATATCGTAGCAACATGATACAACCAAATGAACTAAAGGTCAAGTATAATGCACAGTCGTAAAAATGCCCGGACTAGCCGGGCATTCATTTAACTACCAGTACCTTCAGCGTTCTTGTCGTAGTACGCTGTGATGCCGAACGGAGCAACGATTTGGTCATTGCCGTGGATGACGAACAACGTGTCGCAGTAGTTGTCATCGCCCCAGCTACCACCTGGATAACCGTCGGTGAACATAACTAAGCGTTGAGGCTCGATGCCCTCGCGTTTCATCATTTCCCAGTTGACTTCAAAGTCAGTACCGCCACCACCCTTCGGATCATATTCCATGATCTCGTGGAGGTTTTCGGCCGTGAACACTTTGACGCCATACACCGCAGTGTCGAACGTCCACAGCGTCAGTTTGAAGTCACGGAAGATTTCCATGATGCCCTTAACTTCGCTCAGGAAGTCTTTCAGCATCTCGTCCGTCATCGAACCCGACGTGTCGATGGTCACAGCAATGTCGATGGAATCCATGACATTTTGGCCCGGGAAGATTGCGCTGTTGCCGCTACCCAGACTTGACAAGCTGCGACGGCTGATTTTCTGGAACGTGAAGTCATCCTTGACGGTCGACTTGATGTGCGATTCCAGCAGAGTGCGCCAGTCCATTTTCGGCTGGGTGAACGCTTCGATGAGGCGTTTAACGCCTGCCGGGACATTGCCAGCACCGACCGATTGAGCTGCTTGCATTGTTGCAGCGCGCACTTCGTTGCGGATTTGGTTGATGTCGTCTTCGGTCAGTTTTGGTGGGCCGTCTCTGCCCATAACGCGCACTTCAACACCGCCATCGCCATCTCCGTCATCGTCACCGGGCTGAGCCATTTCCAGGTGCTCGTCCAGGGTGATCTTGATCGTGGTCGAGTTTTTACCCAGAGTATCATACACCTCTTCCGAGGTCATGTGGTCTGTGTAGCGCTCGTCGAACAGACCGCCCGGTGGCATGTCGCCCAGCTTTTCTTTCACCAACGTGTAGTTGACGATGTAGTCGTTGGCCATGTTCCACAGCTTCGGCTCGCGAGTACCACGACGTCCCATGTGATCGTACACGCAATGCAGCACTTCGTGACCGAACAGGAACAGCAGCTGATTAGGCGTCAGACCTTTGATGAAATCTCGGTTGTAGTAGAAATGACGGCCGTCGGTCGCTGCGGTTTTGCACCAGCTAGACGCATCAATGATGATCAGACGCGCTGCGAGGGCACCGAAAAACGGCTTCTCCAGCAACATCTTCACACGCGCTGAAACGATCGCGTAGACGATTGGGTCATTGAGATTGAGACTCATACAATGAATATCCTTATGAAATTCTTATTCTGCTAGTATAGCGACATCGTGCCACATGCGCAATATCCCTACACTAGCAGGTCATCAACAACGGCCCGAAGGCCGCGCCACTTAGTTGTTGATGATGATCTTCTTGTACTGCTCAACGAACACGCCGAAGTTAGGCATCACTTTCGGGTTCAGCGGCAGTTTGAAGGTCGACAGCGCGGTCTTGCTGCCCATCACGATTACTTCAGGCATGAAGTTCTTCATCATGAAGCCGATGAAGTTGTCGGCGCGTTGCAGCCACAGCGCTTTGTCTTCCTTCTTGTTGCCGTTGCGCTCGACGTTCACCAGCGATTCACGCAGGGCGTAGCAGAGCGAGGTCGACAGTGCGTAGTGCAGCGACACGTCGCGAGTGGCCAGTTGCGGCGCTTTGCCGTTCAGGATGTCGTCGGTGCTTGGCAGCTGACTTGCTTCTTTGCGGAAAGCGTGGAATTTCATTGCCACACCTTCACCGACGGCGCCGGCGATCATGGCCAGCATGATCTGGTCATTGATGCCGTCCGGGGCCACGTCAGCAGTGATCTTGCTGGTGAATTCCCACGAACGCGGCGTTGCGAAGCCACGCGATGCCGAAGCTGCGTCGAAGTTGTGCAGGTCGTCCTTGAACGCGCTGAGGTAACCAACTACTGCCGAATCGATGCCGGCCAGCAGTGCCCATTTTTGCCAGTCGTCGAAGTCGCTGCGCATTTCAATGTGAACGAAGCGGTTGGCGATCGGGGTTGGCATACGGAACGTGATGCCCTTGTCGTTTTCACGGTTACCAGCGGCCATAACCATCACGCCATCTGGGACAACGTATTCACCCAGGCGACGATCCAGGATCAGCTGGTAAGCACCAGCTTGCACGGACGGCGCTGCCGAGTTGAACTCGTCCAGCATCAGGATGCCTTTTGCTTTGCCGTCGATGGTGAAGTGCAGCTTGCCTTCGACTGGCTCGCCGGCGTCGTTCAGCAGTACGGCGGTGAAGTTGTCTTGTGCTTGCGCAACGATTTTTGCCGTGGCGCCTTTGGTCAGGGACTTGACCGTGATGTCCACTTTTTGCACGTGGTGGATGCCGTTGTCGCCCAGCGGGTTGTTGAAGTAGATCACTTCTTCAACGTTTTCCAGGTTGCGGGTAGATTTGATGCGGATGTCGCGTGGCAGTGCAGTTGGCGCCGACCATTTCAAGCTAGGCACGCCGTTTTCGTTCGATGGGATTGGAACACCGCGCAGGTCAGTTGGTTCCATCTGGGACAGACGAATGTCGATGAGCGCTTCGCCGTCTTCAGTTGCTACTTGGTTAGTGATCGCGGACTTCGCTACACCAGGTGGGCCCCAGATGAACAGGGATACTTTGCGCGGACGCATGTGACGAATCACGATTTGCGTTTCGCTAGGTTTCAGGGTGAGGGTATCGATCTTCGATACGGATTTTGCTTTTGTTGACATTCGTCTGTCCCTAGATAAAAAATGTTACTGCGGTGTGTTACAACAGTATCTATAGTATATCTAGTGGCAACTAACGTCAAGCACTTTTCATAATAATCAACTTTTTTCTGATATATTCATTTAGTGTTGCAACGCCACACTCAGTCGTCCTTGATAATTTGCTTGCTATCGCTAACAAGACGAAAACGGGCTTCTATCAGATTGTCCAGCGAACCATCTGTCATTTTTAGCATTGCACCAAGTTCTGTGTCAAACAACGTCAAATCTTTATCGGATAACCAATATGGCATTTTTGAAACACGGTCCAAATATAGCAAATGAGGCAACTTTATAGCATATCCGGCCGGCATCTGGACGTGATAACTTTTAAAGAACGATTTGAGCAGATTCAGCCCAACCTCGCTTAAACGCAGGCCTCTAGCGGCATTTTCATTACCCCGGTACGAGTGGAAAATTAAGTAACATACCTCCTGGGTCGTCAAGCCATCTACAAACGAACGCAGTGGATGCTCTTGTTCAGTTGCATGACGAATTAATTCATCTGCGATCATAGATTGTATTGTTGCCATATTATCTCACAAAATGAATATTAAAAGGTGATGACTACCAGTTTGAATGAACCATAATATTTATAGGTTCATTCATCTACTGGTTAGATGAAAAGTACGTCGTGCATGAACCTTTGGTGTAAGGTTCATTGGTGGGGAAATTAAAACAGGATGAGACAGGATTCATTGCAAATCCCATAAACTTGACTATCAATCAAGTTTTAGATTATTCTTCGTCGGAATCAGCTTCTTCGTCAAATTCAAACACTTTGACACCGGTTGTCAGTTTGTACACGCCAAACTTGTCGGTCTTAAACAGCTTATTCAACTTCTCGGCCAGATTGTAAGCATGGCCGCTGTTACTGAAGCTACTCTTCTTGTACTTAGGGCCCGGATAGTTGACTAAACTATTCAACGAGCGCAAATTGATTGGTTTCTCTTCATAGAAGACAGCATAAATGGCATCCGCTGCCAAAATTTGCTCGCTCTTGTATGTCTTGCTGTCAGTATGAGACAACAGAATCTCTGGTTTTGGTCGACTCATGGTGATACACCCCTGTGATTACTCTGGAACAAGTATTTATGCGAATAAGCGGATTCATTAACAGATGTGTTTCGCACAAAAAAGGCCCCAAGAAGGGGCCCTTGCTACAAGGGTATTTATCGAAAAGCGATGTCACGTGAACGCAAGTATCAACAGCGTAACCAGGTTGGCCAACGTGTACCCAATGATGAACCAGATAATCGCATTGACTACACGTTGACGTTCGTTGCCATCACTTGCGAGCTTTTCCAAGTAGTTGAAGAACATTAAAATTCTTCGTCGAAGTTGCCGGCCGCTTTTCGTGCCAGGATGTCTGACTTCATCAGCTCCTGGAAGCCACCAATGCGCTCACCATCTAGGAAGATTTGTGGCACTGAACGAACACCTGGATAGTTGGCATAGAACGCGGTGCGTTCATCGTCATCATCCAGATTCTTTTCCTCGAATGCAATGTCATTGCTTTTCAGGAAATTCTTGGCCGACGTGCAATACGGGCAAATGGTCTTACTATAGATTATTACTTCCATGATGATCTCCTTGTTTATCTATGGGAGGATATTTAGTTCCTCTTGGGAAACCGAGCACTCTTGTCTCGTCCCGTAAATTTCGGCTCTGGGGCATCCAACTCCTGAGCCTCTTCCAATGCTTTCATTATGCCATGAACTTGCGTCTCAGACAGACCACCCTGACGCATGCGTTCAATAGCTCTTGCATTTGACCCCGTTATCTCTGGGTTCTTCAGGAACGATAGGTCCATTTTCGCCAATGCGTCAGAGGGTGACGGCTGCTGTGGTTTCACATAGCCGGTCTTTCGGCCCAGATAGATGCCCAGCCAAATACAAAACAGCAAGCCAACCAGTATGCCTACGCTCCACAGCGCTTCAGTGTATTGTCCCATCATTTATCCTTAATGGTGGTCATAGCGACCGGTTCTGTGCTGCCAATTCTGTCATCATTTCAAGACGTGACTTGAATGGTCCCATACTCTGATATTGCTCAACTGTCTTCAACAACGGGCAAAACCCTGGTACCCAACGCTTACTGAATTTGATACACCAGTAACCAGCAGCATGTTGCGTCTTGCCCCGCAGATACACTGGGCGATCACCAGCATGCTCGATAGTGATGTTCTGATGCTTCACTGGGAAACCGTTGATGTCTGATTCAACTTGATTATCCAGGCCGTCTCCAGCTTCAACGATTTGTTCCTTTATCTTACCGCCTAGGAACTTCTCAATAGCCTTCATATCAGGAAACTTTTGTTCAACTTCTTTGGTGAGAAACAGATATGAATCTTCACTCTTGTTGATGAAAGCAACCGGAGTGCCGTTGGTATGGGCGATCCAGCTGTTTTCGGTAATCTTACGAAGCGTGTAATTTGCTGCCATCTTTCAATTCCTTGACTGTTGTTTTGACTAACTGTGGTTGTACCAATTGAGTATTGAAAAAACGGCGATCGTGACGAGGCACGAAATACACCAGATGATCTTTGACGAATGCTGGAACTTCATCCGGCTCTTCCACACCGTCTGGTAGTTCCACTTCAGCCATCACGATATAGATCTGTTGATTTGATTCTTCATACAGGAAGTCGACTTCCCAAGTGAGATCATTGTGTGGTACCGCGATACGCACTTTGTTGATAACGCGATCAACTTTTACCCATAATGCGTTGAAATCCTCAGTAGTGATTTCAGTTTCAATTTCAATCAACTTTCCGTTGACTGGCTGCTTGAAGGTAAAGTAGTTAGCCACGAGTTCATCATCCTTCATCGTTTGACGGATGCGCGTCTGATCATTTAGATAACCTTGGCGGATGTGATACGTGGTATGTGGTCCGGTGACTCGAGACATAAATTCACTCTGTGAAATCGTCTCCAATACGTATTTGCGTTCGTTCTCAATGGCCATAGTTAGTCCTCTATATTGCTGTCAGTATATATAAAAAGACCATAATTCGCATTATGGTCTCTTCAATTATTTGGCGTACGGTGCATTCAGGTATGCGGTATGATCGGTGGCCTCTTTGCTGATGTTCACCAGACCATTCTTATCACAGAAGCGAAGCATGTGAATGCCCACGTTACCCACTCGTGCTTTCTGAACTCGCTCAACAATCACATCATCCATCAAGGCCTTAATGTCATCTGGCTGACGAGTTAAGTCGATCAGACTTTCGTTGAACTTGTACTTGTCCTGCACCTTTACCTCGATGGGCTCGTCGTTCTCGTCATAATCAGTCCAAGTCTGAAGCATCAGATTGTTCCAGTCAAAACCACGATCAAAGCGATCATCCCAAGCCGCTTTCATCTTGTTCTCACGAACCTTTGGATAAGCGGAGAAGATATTATCACCAGCATCGCCACGAATGCACTTCATGAACAAGGCGCGTCTCCACCATTCTGATTCTGGAATGAAGGTAGCAGGTGGGACCACTTTCTTACCAATCTTCAGCTTACCAGCACTCGTAACTGAGAACTCCACTACATCACCATCCTTGTCGCTCACTTGGTCTTTGCTGATAAGCAACTCACGCACGCCGTCGTAAATCTTCACATTATCAGCCAGCAATTGAATGAAGTCTGTGTCGCCACTTACAATCAAGTGTTCATCGCTTGGGTGCATCTGGATCCAGCGAGCAATGAAGTCATCACCCTCTACTCGATCCTTTTGCAAGACCGTTGCATTGGTCTTGGTCACCAGAAAGTCGGTCAACTCAGTGAATGTTTCGCTAAAGATCTGATTCTCTTCGCGCTCGCGTGCGGTAATGGTCAGGTCAGCTACTCGTCGATGTGCTTTATATAGCGGGTGCGAGTCAAAGCGCCAGCTCTTGCCTTCGAGACAGAAGACCACATGCTCGCCGCCATATTCACGCCACATTTTACGAATGGAGCGGAAGATTGCATGCAGGGCCAAGCCCGCTTTACTGTACGGGTCACCTGATACTGCATGACGCGCACGGTAAAACAAATTGGCGGTGTCTATAATGATGTATTTTGTCATTGATTTTTATTGTTATTTTGGAGTTGTTCGTTGCGTCAATCAACTATACGAGGTTGGGCCGTTTGGGTCACTTTCTTTTTTGATCACGCGCTTGCTGTTGAATGGCATCACGTCGCCCATATACATCTGATCTTGTGATTGAACTACGCCACGGCAAATGTCGGTGAACCAACGCTCGACAATCTGATCTTCAGTAAAGCCCGTATAGCCAGCTTCACGCAGCTCGTCAATCCATTTATCATTCCAGTCAAACTCGAAATATAGACCATCGAGTTTGTCTTCTGGATTATACTCAGAGTTCAACACACAGATATATGGTTCACCCTTTATCGTCGCACACTGTTTCTCGTATGGTTGTTGTTCAATCAAACCCAAGCTCAGATCGATATCCAGGATTTCCAGTTCGAGGTCAACACCAGGAGCAACCAGAATTTTGGCAACGCCAACCTTGTACTCGCGTTCTGTAATTTCACCATGGACCCATTGAATGCGCAGCAACTCGCAAGCTAGTTCATCGCCTTCGAGGTTCAATTTCGCAAGCGCATTCATGTATGCTTTCTCGGAAATTTCTTCAAAGGACCAATCGATATGCAGCAGTTCAAACTCCAGGTCTTTGCCCGTAAGTGTGATCTTGGCTTTCTCAATTGCCAGCTTGCGTGAATTGATTTCGCCCCGTTGATGTTGAATATCCAACAGACGTAATGCTAGGTCATTGCCAGTTAGCGTGGCATGGGCATGCTTGATGTCATATTCATGACTGGTGATTTTATTGTGCTTCTTGCGATTTTTTAGTTTCGCAACAGTCAATGTCTCGGGAGCTTCGTCCCGATATTTGATTTCGGCCAGCTTGTCGTCAAGCTCAAGGCCGTTAAGTGTGTACTCAGCTTCTGCCACTTCACGTGTAGTGCCTTTCAACCCCCATGAGCTGGGCAACCAGCCAAATGGTATTTTCATAAATGCGAATTCCCCGAATCAAGTTCTACCTCTACTATAGAGACTCAATCGGGGAATCGCAATATTTTACTTCAGATCAAGCTTGCTGTTTCAGCCACTCTTTATTGAACGGATACTGAATGATCTCGGTACTAAGTACCATATCATCTTTAGCCAGTTCAATGAACTCCTGTTGCGCGATGGTGTTTTCCTTCAACAGTGCATTCACGATACGCGCAAACAGTGGCTTATTGCCTTTGATGAGATCCATGGCCCGAGCGTATTGATCATTCAAGATCTGTTCAATGGCTTTATTAGTTGCCGACAGATCAGTGACGTGGGTGACGCCGCCATTGCCCTGAGCATCGACGCGCGCCAGAGTATCACCAAGGCCGTAGTTACGAACCATATCGCTTGCAATCTTGGTTGCACGACTCAAGTCGTGTGACGCGCCAGAGCTGCGGTTGTTTGCGCCGAAGAACACTTCCTCGGCAACCGTGCCCGCCAGATAAGTCGCGATCTCATCCAGGTGATCCTGTTTGGTCATGATCGCGCCGCTTGTAGTAGGCAGCATGTAGCCACCTTCAAACGAAGCAGGATTGATCTTGATCTCAATCGGAGCACTCTTGGTCAGCGCCGCGAATACAAAACCGTGACCAGTTTCATGCACGGCAACCAATGTCTTGGTGTCGAGTGTGGTCTTGGACTTCTTGAGGTTCAGTTCGAGATCGACTGGGAAGTTGGTACTTGCATTGTTCCCTGTAACCACGATCGACTTCGCATCAGCACTCATCTTCATGCCGACATCCAGATAACCATTCTCGATGGCCCAGAACGTAGCATCGACCAACACACCACTGAAGATCATGTGGATCGACGAGAACACAGGACGAGTACCCTGAGTTGGATACACGGAGTTGTTGTAGATCTCACGATGGATCGACTTGTCCAACGTGAAGACGATATCCGATACCGCAGTCATCTCGTCGATGTAACGCTTGCAGGTCGACTCAATCAAACGCTCATACGACAACTTGCTCATCGATGGATAGATGATGTGGTTGTTGCCCATACGTGCGATCTGCTCTGGACGGAAACGACGCTTCAGATGACGCTTGATGTCAGTGCTGCTGATCTTCTTGGTCATGTCATGGTAGAAGTCAGCATCGGTATCGCAATCGTCCGTGCTGTCACTGCCAGTGAATGCCGAATCCAGATTGCCGGAGATGAAGATCAGGAGCTTCGTGTAATCGATTTCCCACGACACACGCTGTTGCTTGAGATCGGCCAATGCCAGGCTGGTGCGGTCTGCATCCCATTTCATGATCTCGGAAACAGATTCACTCAAACGCAGAAGCTTCTTGAGATTCTTGGCTTCATACGGATAGACCTTGAACGCACGTTGCTTCTTGGCTTTCTTTGGCTTTTCTTCCTCGTCCTCGTCGAGATCATCGTCGTCTTCAGTACCAACACCATCCTGGTCCCATGCACGATATGCCAACATCATCTCGATCTCAGCAAAGATTGATGCGTCGGCGGAGAATTTGCCATCACTAAGCAAAGTCCAGACGTCCTGGAAACGCTCAACCTTAACATCACCACCCACTTCATCAACAGTACGGAAGCGCTGGATCTCATCCAACAGCAAGATGCCTGGCTTACCTTCGTCGATGGTGCTGGTACCCAACAGTTTAGTGATGCTGTTGGCATTGTAGGACGAAGTAACGGAACCACCGTCCATTTGAACTTCAACGAACTTTTCGTTGAATTGCAACAACGATACGATACGACGTACCAGTTGCGTTTTTCCCACACCAGTCATACCCCAGAGGTTGATGATGACCGGGCGAGTAATGATATCTGGGAAGATATACCATGCCGAAATGGCAGAGATTACCTTGTCAATGATTGTATCAAGACCAAAGAACTCAGTCTTCAGTTGCGCGGCCACGCTGGCAAGCTTTGCACGCTTTTCGGCAATGACTGTATTGTCCAGTTTGGCTTTGATCGGTACTACGTTGTTGCTTGCGGTCATGGGGAAGAGCCTTTTAATAATTGGAGGCAAGTTGTATTGCCAGTTGCCAGTATACTGACATTACTCTTTCTTGCAAGTGGCAAGAAATTAACTTTTACGGAATCACACAGTCAAGCGACTTCAACTGATCCATTAATTGCAGCTTACGAACCGCATAATAGGAGAACCAACGATCACGATTGTCCCATATGAATTCTTCATACCGTGCCAACCCATTGCACGGACAGTCATCTGGAAATGCCATCTCATTGATCATCACATAATGGATACAGTCAACATCACGAACGATGATGTAGCTGTCTGGATCTTCCGCTGCCATCTTCTCCAGATCTGGAACAGTTTCATCCAAGTGACATACATACTCATCATGGATGTTACTGCTATCGATGGCAATATGCTCACGATCACAATATGAACAATTGATCGCCGTTGCACCACCACCAGACAAAGAGTTCACAAACGCATCACTGACCTTGGGTCCATCATATTTTCTTTTCATATACTCAACTTAAACATTGTCATATCGGATTCAGTCATAGCAACCTTCCACTCAAAATCATGCAGCTCCTCGTCACCCAGGGCGTCATATATGGTTTTATACAAGTGAACTCTACCATTATGCCGGTTGATCAACTCATTGATTTCCGGCTTTAACATGAGATCAACATGGTGCCGTGGTACAACTATGCTATCCAACTGAGGGACTTGTTTGAAATGAATAGTTGAACGAAACGCCTCAAAATGATCAGCAAACCAATCCTGCGAAATACGAAGCTCCGTCATATCTGGAAACTTATAGACGGACAAGAACCAATAACCTAACTTCAACTCATAAGTCATATACTTGAGCTTGAACACTACCATATCGCCCAAGGAGTCAAACTCCATATAGGTCAAGAAGCCATCGCCATCCGCATAACTCAACTTATGACCATCAGCCAAAATCAAACTCTCAGTGGTAAGAGCCAAGTCCCTAAGACTGGGATCATGCCCACACTGACCCTCATCATATATGGCAATGAAGTACGTCATATCAACACATCACTATACTTGAGTCGAAACATTACCGCCTGCTCATCACTCATAAACTGAATGTGAATGAACCCCTGATCTATGAACAAAATCGTTGAGTCATATCCCTCAGATCTCAACTCACTAACAATCTCACCCTTCAACATGGGAAAACCCGTAGGCACACACAACGCCTTTACGGCATTAGCAGTCAATCGAATATAACTCATGGACAACTCAACTTGAATAGCATCAAGTCCTCTTCAGACTCAAAGGTAAGATACGGAGCATCAGTCTCCAACTCAACCTGACCATATCTGGTGTTTATAACAAACGGCTCCCGCCTACTAGACAATACACCTTTGTACTTGGCAACAACACCAGCATACGGCTCACGAATCGAAGACGGCGCATAGACAGCATACTGATTCATGGTACACTCACACCAGTCACTCGGTATTTTGATTGATATACTCATAGGTGAGTCAACTTAAACAAGGCAGCCGAGGCTTCATCCGGAAACACAATACTGCAAAAACTCCAACCATGATGATCATCCCACTTAATGTCATACCCCATTCGTCTCGCTATATCAATCACCTTATCAATATGACGGATCTGAGCAGTCGTGTAGGTATGCTGGTGATCATCAAAGACTTCAAGTTTAACGATTCCGGTCATCACTTGGTATCACATTAAGCCAATAGTCACTCATACTCAATTTAAACAAAACAGACTGTTCTGATGTCGTAAACTCCAGGTAGGTTTTTGGATTCTCGTCAAGAGTTTCGACAGGAATGACCAGATTCAGCGTTCTTAGGTCAAACCCAGCATCCACGATTGCTAGCTGCATTGGGTACTTGAGGCCACCAAAACTCTTGGCCAATTTGCCACCCATCATCACACTACGATGGTTCACCCAGTTGACCCAATGATCCGGTATTTCGATACGATCCATATGCTTTATAAAAAACTTTGGTGCCACATTATGGCACCATTTGTTGAGTTACTGCTGACCCATATATCATGTTACGGCGTCATGGATCGTCACCAGTCAGTCGTATGACTCTGGGATGACACCTTACATGTACGTGAGCTTAAACAGCGCAGCTTCGTCTTCATGCTCAAAATGCAGATATGGCAAGCTTACTGGAAATTTGAGTTTGATTGACTCGCCAGTATGAAGAGGAAAATCGAAGATGACGTCCTCGGATTCCATCACCAGAGTTGCCGCATACTGACTTACGATGTTGATCTTTTCTGGACGTAATCCTGACTTAACTTCACCCAACGCTGTAAACTTACGAACGCCGTAGAATATGTCGACCCAATCACTTGGTAGTTTTATTCGTATCATAGGTGGGTGAGCTTGAAAATAGTTGCCGCTGCGTCATCATCGAATGCGACGTGTGGCCAATATTGGTCGGTTCTCTGGTAGGTATGGGACACAGTAAGACCATGCTCTGGTCCCAAGTCTGCAATCTTGACTGGGTGCATGATCATATAACCACCAGCCGCATTGACGATCTCCCAGTATTCATCATCCAAGCCATAATAGCCATGGGTTTGAGCTTTGACTACTCGATTTGACGGCAAGCCCTTGGCTGCTGAATGCCAGTAATCTCGGGCGTCGTACCACCACCAGAGATTGGGAGGGCGAAAAATTACTGGCATGATAGTTTGAACATCACCGCATCTTCTTCTGTTTGGAAGCATGCCATTATTTGATAATAGGGCTTTCGCATGGTTATATACTGGTCCCCATTATGGAACGAGTAATCCATGGATGTCTTACATCGCACAAGATGGCCATTGTGTTGCTTGACCATTGCCTCATAGGGCGAGTTATCAAGCTTAGCCATGAAAGCTTCCGCGACAAAGCTCCATTCGATAGTCACATATTCTTCTGGAGTAGGAATCTGAATCATAGCTCGGTCAACTTGAACAACACTGCATCAGCGTCAGTCTCAAAGGTCAGGCATGGACGCACGGCCACGTATGGATAGCTTGTACCATCGGGCAGATGCTTGACTAGCTCGTGACGCTCAAATGTGAATTGACAATTGAACTGTTCGAGTACGTGCAGACGCCCATCGGTTAACCCTGACAGACGAAACGTTTCTTGCTTTGCATCAAAGCCCCATTTGCACCATTCATACGGTATAATAACTTTAGTCATAGGTGTTTGAGTTTGAAAATTGCAGCGTCACCTTCGTTTTCAAACTCAATAACCCACAGGTAATGACCATCATTATCTGGAGCAGTCGCGAACACCTTGTAGCCATCAGCCCGATAGGCGGCTATCTTGTTGTTGAATACCACATTAGGTCTGATCCTAAAGTAATCCTCAGCTAGTATGAAATGAACACTCATAGGTATGTTAGTTTGAACATCACGGCATCTTCTTCATTGCGGAAGATCAACTTACAATATCTCCGTACATGCGGTATCATAATACCTTTATATGGCCTTTCTGATCTTTCAGTACAGGTTTTCCGTATAGCATGAACATCAGTCAAGTATTGTTCTATTTCTTGATTGATGAAGGTTGGCTCACCCCTCCAGGCAATGGCTGCTGGGCTACCGGGAGGTATGATAAGCTCGATCATTTGCCCGCGTAGGCCTTGAGTGTCTCCTTTATTGCTTCCTGCTTGGCTTCTTCGGGAGTCAGCACTGGCTTCAAAGTTTCAACGAGCAGAACCAGATCATGGGCTGTATTGGAAATCGACAAGCGAGTGTGTTTGCCGTATTGCTTCTTGAATTCCTTCAGGCGGTCAATTGCGTCGGTGATATCAGTATTCAGAATTGGCAATTGATTCACTACTGCCCAGGTCATTGGTTGTGTGTTTTTAGTCATTTGGTATACTCAGTTTGAAAATTGCCAGATCACTCTCGGTCATGAACAGAAGAGTGTTGTTCCTGCCATTGTATATGGCGCCAAGATTATTTGCTAACTCTTGACACCAACTTGTCAACACACAGATGCGATCACGATCCTCATTTGCCATAAGGAAAGTGACTCGATAGAAGTCAGTCTCTTTACCTGTTGGGGTTGGCAGTTTGAATGAAATCATTGTATGTCAATTTGAATAAAGCTGCGTCCGTGTCAGTCTCGAATTTGATTACGTAGCGACGATGCATCACCCATGTATATTGAGTGTCCCGTTGATATTCATGTTCAATGGCATGTCCGGCCAGGCGGAACACATTAAGGTATTCATCTTCACCTAACACAATCTCTTGACACAAATTGAAGTGCGGATGCCATCTCGAAATTGGAATTGTGATCATAAGTGCGTGAGTTTGAACAAGGCAGCTTCATCTTGAGTGGGAAATACCAGCCAATAACGAAGGTCAAGTGTTTGAATGATAGTGTCGCACTTCAGATGCTCTAAGGCTGGGCGCAGGATGGGATTGAAGCGGATGAAATGTGTGATGCCGGCCGGTGGCCATTTCCATGGAGTCACTTCCAATGCGGTATCAGGCAAGGCCACTGGATCACGATAGATCAGCACCTTACCGATAAAGAATTCACATATGAAGCGTTCGAGACGCGGCTCGTTGATGTAGTCCATATTGCCAGTATAACAAAGCCACATGATGGCAAGTCTGGCAATATTTCACTATTGAGTGAATGGTTCCATGTGGATCTTATCGGCCCACTTGAGACGAAACACGGCCATATCCTCTTCGTCGTCAAGCCATATCATCTGCTGATTATGGCCAAGTTTTGATGTGATGGATCCCACACGACCATCAAGACGAATCTCCGCAAGATGCGATTGGTATCGAGTGAAGCAATCGTGATAATTGCGCCATAGTGGCGACAAGATTATGTATGCGTAAGTCATAGGTGAGTCAATTTGAACAAGGCCGCAGCCTCTTCGGAGTCAAAGAATAAACGGGCATTCTCGATATCAATCTTCACCTGATTATCCTTACAAGTCTTATAGAAGTCTTCTCGTAGGAACCGACGGCGCACAGGCAAACCACCGTCGTTCCATCCCGAAAGAACGGTTATGACACCAAGTGGGCAGGCCAATGAAGCCACGCCGGAAGTCGCGGCATCTTCTGGATCAACAATCTCACCGAATATGAAACTCATATTGTAGCCTAAAAAGTACCGCGTCTGCTTCAGTCTCGAAGATAAAATACGCTGACGACATACCTTCGCCATATCCAATTTTCACCTCATCGTTGGTCTGCTTACGGGCCTCAGACATGGATTCAATGAGATCAAACAATGGACTTACCGTTGCGGGGTCGCGAGTGTAGAAGGTCAGGTGATAGCTAATTTCACCACAGTGATTTGATAGAATTCCAGATCGCTCATGTAGTCGATGAGCATTTGATGACCACGCCATAACGGGTGATCAGCCGTAGTGCTCAGATGTTCAGGTGTCTTGGGCAAAAGCTCGTGCAAGACTATTGTGTGCAAGCCTGGGTTTTCTGGAAGAATCCAGTCGCACCAAGCTTCTGCTTCGTCTTCTTCTACATCGTATTTCTTTGCCGCGTATTCGATCAGATCGTCGGCTTCAACTCGTACATTATGGTGCATGATTACAGGTGGGTTAGTTTAAAAAGTGCTGCGGCATCTTCGGTTCTGAAAAACATCAAACCACGTTTGGTGTCATAGCTGATCTTGTGTTCACGCAGTAAAGCACCGAACTCAGCAGTCACATGTGACTGTTCTTTCCAGTCACTAGTGTAATAGTAGAAGATACGAAATTTGTGGGGAATTTCAACTTTAATCTTGGAACGTTTCATAGGTATGTGAGTTTGAAAAGTGCTGCCTCTGCTTCATTCTGGAAGTCTATGTAATAGCATAGCTTGAAGTTGAATTGGCCATATTCTTCGTGTTTGGTTTTCACCTTAAAGCCAGCTGCTTCTAATTTATCGAACCACGCATACTCGGCAAGGGCTGTCACACTCGAGACTGAGTATGCCATTCGATCAAGCAAAATTATTCTAACCATAGTGCGTTAACTTCCAAATGACTGCATCGGCTTCAGTTTCAAACTCCATCCAAATTTGTCGTCGACCATCCACTTCACCCCACCTGGGTTCATGGCCTTTACTTCGCCATTCTATCAGATCTCGAACGAAGGAATTATTGCGTGGCCTCAGTATAGCATCGTAAAGGATTACTCGTATCATAGGAATTTCAATTTGAATATGGCAGCGTCATCGTCAGTATCAAAATCCACATAGTATCGATAGATGGCATACCGTGTGTCGTAGTTATATTGCACATCCGATCTAACCTCGAAACCAGCACTCGTTATTTGCGTCAGCAGTGTGCCCCATTGCTTGAAGTTGTATCGTGTTTGATCGAGTTCGATGTGAATCATTTGACGAAGATTTCCGGATAGGTGAGTTTGAATATCGCAGCCGCTTCTTCACTACTGAAGACCACCTTGTATTTCTTGTATTTACGGCCGGTCTCATCCAGATACTCATCGAAGTCAAATTTCACTTCTTCTTTGATGAAGACTTCTCGGGCAGCAAGCCAACGATCCTTGGTCCACAAATGGTCGATGTTGATGCCTACTGTCAAGATATTCACAGTACATTCAGCTTAAACAATGCCGCAGAAGCTTCGTCTGGGAACACCAGAGTCATACGTCGATTGTCGTTGATTGCTAGATGGGTACGATCAGTTAGATTATGTTTTTCCAAATATGCCTTGATTTCTGGCATTTTGAATTCCCAATGTGATGGGGTTCCCGGCCACACTTGTTTAGTGATACTTGCCGGATCGTATTCGTCATATACCAGTGCCGCTTTAAACAGGTGATAGGGGATAATAATAGGTACCATTCTAGCCTCATTAAGTTTGCCACATGATAGTATGGCACCACACATAGGTAAATTACATATGCGTCAACTTGAACAAGGCAGCTTCAGTTTCATCAACGAACGGTATGTAGAAAAAACGTTTATCGGCCTCATCGTAATAGTTGACCATACATCCAAGTTTCTGATACTTAGACGCCTGTGCGCGTAACCGCTCACGATGATCCAGTTCACTTTGTGGTGAATGATAACTGATTTTGGTGCTGCCAATTATGAGTTTGATCATAGATGAGTGAGCTTAAAGATTGCGGCGGTGGCATCATCCGAAAATCTAATCTTCAGTAAATGTGGTGCGGTCACTTCGCCATCACCAATAACAGTTCCACCCGCAGTCTTAATCAGTCGTATGGCGTCATTGGTGACGCCCCAGTACATGCAGTCGATGTACCAAGGGCTAACACTGTCTCGGGGTATAACTTCGATTAGCCATTGTTCTGGTACTGGAAGGTCGATCATCAATATGTCAATCTAAAAAGTACCGCTTCTTCTTCGGTTTTGAGGTACAGGTATGGTTCGTCAAATGGCTCGTCAACTTCAAAGTTTTCACCCAACAGTTCTTTGAGAATTGGTTTCGCATACTCAGATGGAAACTTTGCCAAAACACAATCATGGAAACATGGAGCCGATTTGATGTCAATATCCCAACACCAAAATTTATCTGGCAACGGTACGCGAATCATTGGAATCGACCTGCAATAAGTTCTTCAGGGAGTTCGCTCGCATCGACGCCATATTGTAGCTTGAATACTGCTGCTTCTGCTATCTCATTATCTGGAAAGATGGCATACCAGACTGTTGGATCATCGCCTATGTATTTGGGCGAACAGTCATGTGCTATTTTTGCCTCATCCAACTCTGCAATGATGACGTTACAACGGGCCAGACCCGCAGTAGCTTCCTCATATGTGGCACCAGGCTTGAATCTATTTTTGATGTGGAAGATGATTCGAATCATAGGTGTGTGAGCTTAAAAATGGCTGCTTCGGACTCGGTGGCGAATTCACACCAGAAGATATACGAAATGCTTTTGTCATATATAAACGACGTTGGCAAATCCATCATGCACAGCTTTTTGTTGTCGGTTGGTCTAGCTTCGAGTTTGATGTTGTTATCTGTTAGCATTTGCAGAAATTCAACCGTATTTTTGAAGGTGTTCATGAACACCTGGACCTTGATTGTTTGGAGTGCCATTACATGTAGGTGAGTTTGAAGATTGCTGCTTGTGTATCGTCGGCAAATACCACCACAACTTCAACATCATATTGCTCGTTGAGATACGAAAGCGAATAACCCTCGTCTTTGAGTTGGCGCTCAAGAACTGCACGACGTTCTTCTTCAATGATCCATTCAGATTTAGACCATATCTTCTCACGCATAAATGCGTACTTCAAATAGGAGTACAGGTAATGGCTTCTCATTGATGATGTCCGTATTTCAGTTTCCACATGACTGCTTCTTCATCACTGTTAAACACCAGATGGATATCCCAGTTAACTTTTTCTGGTTTCAACGTGTAGGCTTCAGCAGGCAATGGTTGTCTTGCGATAACCCAACCCGGGAAATCGAAACGTACACCAGTCATGTCGATGCCAATAGGTACCATTACGCGCTTGAACATGGAAGTGTACGTTGAGGGATGAGTCACGTACTCTATCCACGAGTTTGGTACTCGTATTCTGGTCATAGGTGTGTCAACTTAAACATTGCGGCATCTTCTTCTGTATCGAATTCCATCCATGCCTTTATCAAAATCGGGCGCATCATGAGTCCATTATATTCGGACTGACGTACGACTGGATGATTTTCGTTCTCCAACTTGTGTACACAGCGTATGGCCTCAACGGTAGATGGTGTGCCATACATGTCAAATAATAAAATCTTGATCATAGGTGCGTCAATTTGAACAATGCAGCTTCATCTTCGGTATCAAACCACATGTAGATCCACGAGTCATCCATTGCATATTGATAGCCCAGACGAATGATCTTAACACCCATGGCATCTACTTTGGACCAATCACGCCGCATTGCTGGCACCGCCGGGTCTTCTGGTAACTTGATGACATTTAGACGGATCATATTCTGAGCTTCCATATGGCGTATGCGGCCTCATTGGGGAATTCAATATACCATTTCAAATGACGTCCCACCTTTTCATACTTGAAAATACTGCCATCAAGCCGTGCTAAGTCGATTTGCTTTGAGACCAATTCATATCGTTCTTTAGTTACATCGTCTTCTTCTTCCGAATCTAACACCTTGATTGTTATGGTCATAGGTGCGTGAGTTTAAAAAGCATAGCTTCCTCTTCGGTCTCAAATTCCCAATAAGCCTGAACAAGCCCTTCTGTTTCTTCCCGCACGATTGGGCGTGGTAAGTCAGGATGAGCAGACACCCAGGTTGCAGCGGCGCCGCGTAACTTCAAATGGAGCATAATAGTGTTTCCTGATACACCAATTGCGCCCAATTCACGAAAGATTACCTTAGCCATGCAATGACTCCCAATTGGTTAATTTGTACAGGGCAGCTTCTTCTTCAGTCTCAAACTCAACATAAGCTTGCACGAGACCCTGACCTTGGTTACGGGTGACTGGACGTTGCTGTGAAGGATTTTTGACGTGCCAGCGATTGTATTTCATCATCAACCACATTTCAGTTGTGAGGGCCGCCGAGTTGGAATTGGTTTGACGTTCGTCAATGATCAATCGAAACATGATTACATGTGAGTGAGTTTGAAGAGGAGCGCCTCTTCATCGTTGGGAAATTCCCAATAGAGATAAATTTCTTCGTCTGTTTCGTCAATACTGAGTAGTGGCATCCAGTTAAATTGATTGCGCCAACCATAACTAATAAGCCTCACATCAAAGCGCTGCATGTCTTGCATAAAGTCATCGCCAGTACTGAGAGGCTCGCGGTATACTATTAGTCGATACATGATAAAAGGGGATTGCTCCCCTTCCCTTACTTAATTGCTTCATTGAATAGTTACATCAAGTAGCACCCGGCCACCTGTGACTCAATTTGTACATCATGGCTTCTTCCTCATCATCGAACAGAAAGTAAACACTGATGCCTTTCTTGCCGCCACGCATTTGAAGAAGTTCCTCGTCGAGCGCCGCACTGTTATTCCAGTTACTCATAAATTCCCACAAGATATCCCATGACCCAACAGGATACGGGTGAGGAACAAAGCGGACGACGAGTTCGTACATCATTGAGCCTTGAAGTCGGCCAGCAAACGCTCTTCAGCAGCCACACCAGTCAGACCGCGATACCACAAGGTAGCCGAGATAGCCACTGAGTCCCGTTGGATTTCATGCAAGACACGGTTAGCCATTTCCAGGTTGTATGTGACCAATACTGGGGTCTGACCCGCGACACTGTCAGCAACCGCAGTAAAGCCATGGCCACTCAAAGCAGCCACGAGAGTGTCGAGGCTTTTGTGATTGCGTTCATCAACCTCAGGGTAGTGCATGTGGAGGATTGCCATCGGGGTGCCGCCCATCTCGCGAGCAAACGCCTGGAAGACGTCATTGTGGCTGAGGCCGATCATGTCGTCGGCGATGGTGCTAAAGTCTGGTGTATTCATTTTATTGGTATGCTATGTGTTTAAATTGCGAATTTATTCAACGTTGGTTTTCATATCGTTAACGAAGCTATAACGCCGCAATGCCGTGATGGTGTCGTCATACGTCAATCGAAATACGACAAGCTCGGATTCGGTATCAAATTCCACATGGTAGTGTTCAATCACGTTATAATGACTATAGCCACCTTTGGACGGGTGGATTTCTTCAGACACATGCCCCACCTTATATCCAAGTGACTCCAGCATGGCAATGAATGCCAACACCTCTTGATTACTACCACGACATGAATAGCTGTGAAACTGATACTGAATCATTGTTGTGATGTGATGACTATTGGCAACACGACTTCGCGGAAGTGTTGCGCTGCTTCTTCGGTAGCAAAGTCAATCGCACCCTGATACTTGCCTGCCTCTTGGATTTCGCGATATTGAAATCCAGCAGCTTTCATATTTCCTTGCATCAGCATGCGAGGGAATTGGTCTTGCTGGATTTCAAATGTAACAGTGATTGTCATTATTTCGCTTTCAGTTTTGACTTATGGTATTTGGTACGTATCATAGCAGAGTAACATAAACCATACCATACTAAAATAATACATGACATATCAATGCCAAGAATGCACCAAATCATTCACCACAAGGTCTGGGTTGACCGGCCACAGTCAAACACATAAGGTCAAGAAGCCTATTGTGATGAAAGAATGCTCTATTTGTTTTACTGAATTTGATGCAATGGTCAGACGAAAGAATGGCCAATACGTGGTGAAAGAAACATGCTCAGATGACTGTCATTTGGCATTGAGAATAACCAGAGCTACTATGACCAAACGTCCTGATGTTATTTCTCTTGGCAAAAGTGTACATGGTGACAAGTTTGACTATTCACAAACTGTTTATGTTGATGCTAAAACTCCAATCATGATAGGATGTCCTATACACGGCAGTGTGAAAGTAAGTATCTACGGCCATTTGAAAAAATATGGCTGTCCTCGGTGTGGGACTGAAGTGAAGTCTAGAGCATTTGTTGATAATGTATTGAACGCACCAGGTGGAAAAATATCAAAACAAGAAACTATTTGGCTGGATGAGCTTGGTATAGTGGAAAGACAATATAAAGCTCAAACCAGCCAGCGTTCAATATTAGTTGATGGGTATGATGCTATTACAAATACGGTGTATCTATTCCATGGCGTTTTTTGGCATGGCCATCCTGATCATTTTCCAGCAGATCAAATGCATCCAATCAAACACGCATCATACGGAGAGCTATATGAAAAGACCCTCTTCGAAGAGGGTCTTTTGCGTGATGCTGGTTATAACGTGATTAGTAAATGGGGATAATCATTTGCCGATGACATTGTCAAACAGGAAGCAATGTGCTCTTGTGGCCACATTATAACCACGAGCAATTGCGCCTTCAGCGACCTTGGCTTGAACCAAACGTTGACCCGCCGCGGTGGCACCTACGGGCATGATCCAAACAGGCCAGGTGACGCCAGCAGCGCGGAACAAAGCAGTCGCACGTTCTACCTCATCCCATGCACGATCGCTGCCATCCGACACGAATTTCAGCTGGCCGGCGTTGCTGAGCGCAGCATACGCGGCTACGATTTCTGGCTTGATGGCGTCATCCCATTTTTCGCCACTCAGGAACAGTTTAGGCGACACAGACCAGAACCACTCAACACCCTGAAGTGCTTCAACGGCAGGAGGTAGGCCCGTGAACGAATCAGCGCACAGATTTTGCAGGTCAGTCATGTAGAAGCTTTGCTGCATGGCTTCGCTGTCGATGGTATCAGCATCTGGGAAATGACCGCTCAGATAGCTGGAGAATTTGTCGCGTGCCTTTTGCGTGCCGTTTGTTTCAACAGTCACGTACTTGGGCATGTTGCCGCGCTTTGCGAACTCTAGCATGATGTCCACGATTGCGTTCTGGGACATCATTGGCTCGCCGCCCGTAAAGGCCATGTGAGTCCATTGACCAGACTTTGGATGCAGGAAACGACCGTCGGGATTGCTTGGCGATTTCAGGAAGGCTTCCAGCTCATCACAGATCTTTTCCACCGACCCTTTGCGGGCAAGGTGTGCGTATTTTTTCGACCACGAATACGAGCTGTCACAACCTTTATTGAACACTGGAAGTTCTTCCATGCTCTTGTAAGGGGTGATGTCGATCTTGCGGTAATCCAAATCCCATGTTTCAGGCTGATCTGGATTCGTTTGGCCGAAGCCCTCACATTCGAAGTTACAGCCCCAGAAACGGATCCAAATTGTCGGAATACCGGTGTATCTTCCTTCGCCCTGGATTGTGTTACCAAAAATCTCAGAGTACTGGTACTCTTTAATGCGTGTAGTAGTCATTGTATTTCAATGTAATGTGGTGTTGCCATTCTAGACAGAAGACTTGAGTCAATCAATAGAAAAATATGGGCCACGAAGGCCCATATTTCACAACTTCTTCAAATATTCATACGCCTCAGCCAAATTCCAAAACTTTTTGGAGAATGACTTTAGGAATATGGTTCTGCCTGAATGTTCTGCATACACATCGACCGATAGGTTAAAGACACCATATGACTCGGTTAACGTGTAGCTATTTGAACGTTTACTGGATCGGCGCCAGCCAACTAGATGATATGCCATTTACGCTAATGAACTCCTACAACGACATTATAGCACAATCGTGCTGAAGTTGCTGTAGGCAAACAAGTTCATTCAGTAATTTCAACGAGCTTATAGATACGATACGCGCCACGTGGATTGATCACTTGACCGCGTGAGTCAACCTTGCCTTCACGGCGCAGCTGGCTCTCTTCCTGACGGTTGCAATAGTCACGAAACCCTTCTGCATCTTTCATCGTACCATATTGATTGGTACCACCGTAAGAGTAAAAGCCCACATGACCATCTGGCTTTTCAGGATACCAGGGCCGGCCGACAGCATAGTTGAATTGTTCGCTCATTCGTATTCCCAAGGATAGACGATCCATTCTGGCTTTTCGATCTTGTTGATCTCTTCGCCAGAATAGTCTGGACTGAACAGTGTAGCACCTAAATTGTGCTGCAACACTGCAACTCGAATACGTGCCATGTCGTATGTTTCAAGATCAACATCATAGCCATTGGCTTCAGCAACTGCGGTTGCCATATCGCGAGCATTGGCGAGATGGGTTTCCAACTGTTGGTGAATTTCATGCAGGGTATGACCTTCATCACAGATGTCGTCTACGATGAGCACTCGTTTATTGCTACGAATAACTTCCACCAATTTTTCAATTGGGTCGGCACCTGGATGATCACGAAGAGAATACTTGAAAGCAACCATAGGTACATCGTAGTAGTGGCTGACATGCACGGCAGGAATCATCCCACCGCGCACAAGACCTACCACGATATCTGGTTTGTACTCATCGAGAGCCATTTGACGATACATGACATTCAGCATGTCGTGCATATCAGTGTAACCGAGATATCGTTTCTTGATCATTTGATGTGCTTGACCGAATTCAGGAATTCAGTACGCATACCCAGTTCAGTGCGGAACTTACCACCCATGTAGGTAGTAATGGTCGAACTCGTGGAGTCTTCAACACCGCGGGTTTGAACGCACATGTGTTCAGCATCCAGGTGGACTGCTACATCATCCGTTTTCAGAATGAACTTCAGTGCTTCAGCGATCTGAACGGTCAGACGCTCTTGGATCTGTGGACGACGTGCGAAGTATTCCACGATACGATTCAGCTTGCTCAGACCCAGTACGGTGCCATTTGGCATGTAGGCAATAGTTGCTTTGCCGATGATTGGGACCAAGTGGTGTTCGCAGTTCGATTGAACCGTGATACCAGTTTCAACAACCATTTGATCGTAGTTGATTTTGTTTTCAACTGCGGTACACTTTGGGAAATTCTCAGGATCCAGACCCCAGAAGATTTCGCTGGTGTACATTTTGGCAACGCGCAATGGAGTTTCCATCAGGCTGTCATCTTTCAGATCCATACCCAGAGTTTCCAGAATGCTCGTTACAGCTTTCTCGATCTTGGAGATCTTTTGTTTGATAGTCAGACCGTTGTCGATCATTGGAGTTTGCAGACCCAACGATTCCAGGTGTGCTTGAACTTGCTTACCCAATTCCGGGTCGGTTTTTGTTTTGTTAAAAGACATCAGCTACCTCTTATAGCGTAAATTGTTATGAACTATGACCTCTTGCCATAGCTATGTGGGAATCATCGATCAACATGACACGGTAAAGAACGGCTCTCGTGGCCGGTTACGGGACGTCATGTTAGTCAACTAGGACTTTGTCCACATCTATTTATGAACTCAATTAAGTATCATACAAACATGATAGCAAGTTGAGATCATGGCTCATAATTAAAGTTGAATTATTTCGTGTACCACTTGTAGGCACTACCGATGATGGACTCGATATTCGAGAAGAATGGAGTCCAATGCAATACGTCATGTGCCTCATCAGCATTGGCGATAAGTTCTGCTGGATCACCAGCACGGATGGGACCAACTTCAAGATCGAACATGCCATAACGCTCAGTCACGTAGTCGATGATCTGCTGATTACTGATGCCCTGGTTGGTGCCAAGATTCAATACTCGTGCTTGTGGTGTGTCATCGGTCAACGTCAACTCAAAAGCTTTGATGTGTGCTTGTGCGATATCCCAGACGTGGATATAGTCACGAACGCAAGTACCATCAGCTGTTGGATATTCGTTGCCATTCAACACGAAGGTCGTGTTGTTGATCTTTGCTTCAAGAACACGGGCAACGATATGAGTTGCACCTGGTTCTTGACCCAAGTCTGATGTTCCTGGCATTGCGCCAGCGGCATTGAAGTAACGGAAGCAGACACTCGGAATGCCGTAAGCTGACTGATAATCAGCCAGGATTTGTTCGGTCATTGCCTTCGTCTTGCCGTAAGGGCTGATGGGATTGACGAGATCGCTCTCAAACGCTGGAACGTTAGCTTCGCCGTACACACTAGCGGATGAGCTGAACAATACGACTGGTGACTTCTCCATGTCTTTCAGAGCATTCAGCAGTTTGATGGTCTTCAACACATTGTTTTCGTAGTATTCGGCTGGATTCTTCACTGAAGGACCAACCAAGCTGGTACCAGCACAATGAACGATCAGGTCTGGTTTCATGTCAACGATGCCCTGAAGTGTACCCTCATTGGCGAAGTCGTCCATGATAAACCAGTCAACATCTTTCAACGTGTGACCACGACGCACACGGTCAACAACTACCATCTTGCAATCAGGATAATGTTGCTTGAATGCGCGTACGATGTGGCTTCCAATGTAGCCGCAGCCACCTGTTACCACTATTGTTTTTTTATCTGACATAAATTTCTCGTTTGAATGGGATTGCGGACAACCCCGTACATCTTAATACTTCGCAGTACTGGTGTGTTTACGATAATCCGTATCCATACGCAACCACTCTTCGCCATTACCCTCAACGATGTCCAGGATACGGTCGATAGTGCCATCATTGTGATCCGAAATCTTGCCGATGTTGCGATGCGGTGCATCCAGCAGTTTTTCCAGTTTCAGCAATGCATCTTCCAGACTCCAAGGCACGTACAGGCGCTCGTAGTCATTCGCGAAGGTCTCTGGGAATGAACGATAAGCTGGGTACAGGACATTCGAACCCAGAGCATCACCTTCGCTCACAGTATTGCTGACCCAATCCTGCAACGCACAGTTGAACAGCACACGAGTGTCATTCAGCAAGGCGTAGTATTCGTTCTTTTGCAAGCCTTCATGAATGGTCAGAATGCCTTTGGCTTGCAGGTCGCGAGTGCGAGCCATATAGCTGTCGTTGTTGCTCTTCAGCGCGCCACCTGACATCAGACAAAACTCAACAGGACGATTTGGATGCAAACGCTTCCATTCTTCAGCCAAGTCCATGAAGAAGTCAGGTTGCTTTTCCTGATCCCAACGCGCAGCAAAGCCAACACGATATGCACGTTCATGGAACGGCTTGATCGAGTCAACACGGCCTACAACTTCTTGTTTGCCAAATGCCAAGCCCGAGATGTTGTAGATTGGGGCCGTCCAACCAGCAATCTTCATGTGAGCGACCATTTCTTCGTTGGTGGCCAGCACACCGTCAACGAACGAGTCAACCATCTTCTCATACAGACCCATCCACTTTTCCATCTTCCACACGTGAACGAAATCATCTGGGTCGATAGTTTGCGCCAAGCAGCGGACGAACACTTTCGGGCGATTACTTGCTGGGGTTTGATCCATGATGTATGGCAAGCTTTCGATGCCAGGGGTGTACATGTCTTCAAACAAGATTACGTCGTCGCTGGTAACTTCGCCGTCTTTCATCATCTTGACCAGACGTGCCATCTGTGTCATTGAGTAGTAGGAACGACCGTGTGCGTCAAGGACTTGCCCAGTAACGATAGCCTTGCTGTTGTCCAGGTTATCGCCTTCGACAGTCACGAAGTCAACATCGCGACGTTTGAATACTGCTTCATACCATTGCTGCAACTGGTAGGTGTATCGTGCTTGGTAACTTTCCAAGCCAATATGAAAAAGCTTTCTCATCTATTATCCTCTTGGGAATCTGTGTTCCCTGTTTTCTTATCCGGCTATTATACGCCACATCAAGTATTTGACCAAATACTTCCTAGTAGTCTTCTGCCGTTTTCAATACAGGGATCCAGCCAAGATCCCTGAAGTGTTGAAGCACGTTATCTAGAACATCAGTCAACTCATCCATGTACATGAATACGTAAGTGCTTGTGATTTTGTGATGTGACCAACGAAGTGTTTCAATGATTTGATGTGCGTATCGGTGGGAGCATGCCCACTTACGGCGTGAATCGTAGGTGTCCATTGACAGGGCATCAATGACTTGACTTGCTTCGTCTTGGGTGACATCTCGCTGCTTGAACCACTTATATCGTGCGATCACGGTATAAAGTTGTCGTGACGTGTCGTCCTCAATCAGCATCTCCACCAAAGCCGGCGAAGTGCTGATATCGGTTTCTAGATCAACGATCCAATCACTCATACTTGAAGGTCTGCGTCATACGACCTTCCGTGATGGTGATTTCTTGGACTGGGATGATCAGCAGAGTGGCGAACTCATCCTCGATAGCATCCGTCAATTCTTCAGATATCATAGCCAACGTTTTGTGATCGGCCGTCAGGGTCTTGTTTTTGTACAGTTCATTCAACCATACCGAAACTTCCGGATGAGTCATAACATCCAGAACATCAGCATACAGCTTAACCTGGATGTCAATCGAATGACGGAAGACTTGCTTGCTCGTTGGTGCAGCCATCACAACGGTGGGATCACCACTGCCGTCAATATGCAATACACGAGTCACAACCAGATTACAGCCAAGGATCACTTGAGTTGGTTTCATTTCTCACCTTTGAATGACATGATGGCGCCGTTTTCGCCGTCTTCCGCGACTTCAATCGTGGCGTCACGACCAGGATATTTGGCCTTGATTTCATTCCACAGATCGGTGGCAATCATCTCGCACGATTTGAAGTCAAGTTCAAGCGTGCCGCCCTTGTACAGGTTTTCCAGCCAGCGTTTGAACTGGATAAACTCGATGTCACGGTCAGCATGGAAAATGTCTAGAGTGACGCGGAAATGGAAGATGTGACGATGTGGATATCCCAGGAACGAAACATCGTATTCATCGCCAGTAGCCAGACTTGGATCAGTCAATGCTGCGGGATATTTGTGGGTGCCCTCTTTCTGGAAGGTCACGAAGATCTTGGATGCGACCAAGTCTTCAGATGGAGTAAATGCTGCCATGTGTTATACCTTTGTGATAGCCAAGATGGCCAGTTTATTTTTGCTGCGCTCTGCCGCACGTTTGTTTGATGCACGACTGAGTTCGTTGGAACGCTCAAGATTTTTGGCACGCCAGGCAGCTTGATATTCACGTTGATATTCACGATACTTTTCGCGATTGCTATCACGCCATTTTTGCAATTTAGCCGCATGCGGGCTAACCAGCCGAAGCTCGCCAATGCGGGGACGACCTGGCTTAAAGCCCGTATTCCAAGGTTTCTTTTGTGTCTCAGTCATTATTTGTCTTTGTGTGCGCGGTGAACAAATCTAGGAAAATCCGTTTCACCTAGTGGGTCATAGTAGTAGTCATGCAGGTCTTGGTTCAATTGAGCAAACTCATCGGACCATACCTGACAAATGTGCATGGTATGATTTGCCACGCCATTCGTGGGCGCATCAACCTGCATGTAGTAGAGGATAGACTGTCCCACTTTACTTTGCAATTTAGACTGCTCCAATTCTGCCAACGCAGGATCCATCTTTGCCCAAGTGGCTGCACGCCGATACTCAATCATGCTGTTGATTGCTTCGTGTGTGGCCGGTTTGGTGCGAGCCATCTGTTCGAGGAAGTATTGATTCAAATCGTGATGCATATTAGCCATTAAAAGGAAGAGGGGAAAGTGAACGCTCAGAACAGAAAGCCAATTTGAATAGAGTAGCATCGTCACTAGTTGTGAACATAAAGTAACTGTTGACATTATACCAATCATTCACTTCAAAATTGGCAATGCACCATTCCTCTGCTTCGCGGCGCTGTCTGATATCAAGGATTGACATCTCTATAAATCGCCCATAGTAATGAGTCATCTCATACTTGGATGGAATATGCTGACCTGTTTTGCCATAGTAGCGATCCATGAATTTGCGGACAGGCTCGCCTGCAATCTCACTCAATACTTCGTAGTGTTCGTTCAAACTCATTTGTCAGCCCAGGTTAATTTGTACAAGACAGCATCATCCATATTGACGAACACGTAGCCATACATCGCATTGTTGAAGTCGTGCTTTTTGTCAAGTAAGGGGATGAACTTGTATGTTTTTACTCCCTTGGATTGTATCCACTCCTTGCACTCTGGTGTCCGCAATTGACGAATAACATCAGCCAACGGCATTAGTACCAGAGTGTGATCTGCATGCCACTTATACGTTTGTGGATCAACGACCACGTAGCCACATTCATCCATTGCCGGATCTGCCAAGTCATAGTTGTTTCCAAACCAGACATGCGGGTCGCAACCTTGCAGTTTGCATTTTTGATTTATTTCTTGCTGAACTTGTTCCATAGCATCAAATCGAAGTCAGCTGGAGTCATATTCACTTTCTTGGCTTCTGCCAAGAAAGCTTGCTCCAATACTGGATATTGTTTCGGGCTGGGCGTGCCGGTTGGTACATCATAGCCAAGCGTTCCCAGGTACTTTGTGATGTGGCGATCTAACACCGCGATGTTTTGATTTGGGCGACTGTGGATCAAAAAGAACCTTGCTGTTTTGTCACCCACACCCGTTATGGCTTTCAGCCCGTCAACATCAACCGTGCGCAAATTCAATGCAACACTTTGAGCAAAGCCTTGTGTCAAACGAGTATATTGCCCCAGTCGTGCTTCTTTCAAATTCGCCGCCAAGGTATCTTTGCTCATCATAACCCGAATACGATCAAATGGCGAACCTGATGTTTCAATCAACAGGAACTTTTCCAATGCCCTAGCTTGCGTCCTTGCGGTCTTACCAGCAACTACCTGACAGAACAGCCAATACAATTCTAACTCGGCATCAGTCCTCGTGTAATTGGTTACGATAGTTGGATCAACAAGTAAATTCATTAACGACGCCCATTGTCAAATGCACGACGTGTGATGTCGTTCATGGTCTTGAGATCATGGATAGACATATTGACTTCACCCAGGTAGCCGATGATTGAGCGAATGAAAACCACAATATGTGGCTCATGATCGGGCATTGTTTCGAGTTCCTTGAAGGCGTCTTGGAACGACGGATAAACGATTTTAGAGTCTTCCTGCTCCGCAACCTCACGAGCGATGTCAATAAGCTTTTCCATGACGTCCTCGCCATAATACCAGCGCATTGCACCCAACAGATCAGACATCTCAATCAAAGCCATGATGACGCAGAACTGTTCAAATGCGTCCATGCACTCAAGGTATTCTTCTCGAATCTTGGAGAATTCCCCCAAGACGCCTTTTTCGATTACACGAATATGGTAACCAGGATTTTCTTCTTTGCTCATATATCTGAATAGGTTAAACGAAACATTACGGCATCTGCCAGATCATCAAAGCCAAGCAGGTAACCACCTGAGATTAAAGATCGCGGCGATGCCATTTGAGTTACTGCATAACGACGAGCCGTGATATTACCAACTGTCATAATATCCGATGTTACAAGACCAAACCATTTTGTCGCTGGAGTATCTCTACGTAAGGTCAAACGCTTTACGCCACTGTTGAGCAACACAAAGGTTTGGCACTGGTGCTCCAACAATTCGTCATACATGCTGGGCTTCATCCAGAATAATACGCCCGGAATATTGATGTCACCATAGGTTGATACGCGCTCGTCAGTCACGATACACTGTATATCAACACCTGGAAGGGTTACGGTTATTGCCATGTTAGTTTGAACATCGTTGCTACTGAAAGGTCATTGAACAGAAACAACATGTGGGGCGTATAATCGCCCAAGTAGATGTTGCCATTGGAGATGATATGAATAGGCACAGACGCATATGGACATGGCATTGGGTCAGACCAAGATTCCACAGTCCAATCCTCATATGCTTCACGTGTGATGATGACGCCAATTTCCCAATCGTACAACGTTTTGTCAGTGAAGTGTGAAAACCACTTGCAAGTGGAGAACCCGTCATTTTCCGTCTTACGCGAACGAGTGGTCCAGATTGGTTCACTAACGCCTGCGGGCTTAAAGATCATGACCACCTCAACTTGAAAAGTGCCGCAATGTCTTCACGTTCAAACACAAAGATACTATGGATATCATTTGAACTACTAGCCAGATTGATAGCATGCACCAGTTCATACTCGCCAGGATCATCAATGCCGAGATTATTGTGTGTGGTGATATGTTCCTTCAATTTGGTGGTGGTTTTCGATGAAACCAGCACAGCATAGCCATCCGTCAGGCTGATGGATTTAGTCACAGTGAACCAGTGACTATCGAGTGCCGCAGCCGAATTGAACGCAGATAGGTCAGCATCGAACCATATCGCACCGTCAAGGCCTTTTAATTGTATTTGCATGATGAATTGGTAGATTAGGTGCCATAGTATGGCACGCCAAACTGGTTGCCACAATAATACCTGAACTATAGCCAGGTAAGCTTGAACATCACGGCATCTTCCAGCGCCCTAAAACCAAACAATGTTAAGCATTGCACTCTAGAATTTTTGCCAACTACATACCACACTGGCGTTTTAGTGACCGGATAGCCAATTTCTGATAGAAATTCATCCCAAGCGGTAGGGGTTTTGAACTTTAGGGTGGCAGATGGCACCAGGATGTACTGTGTATTTTGCGAATTTATAAGTGGCAAAAACTTGTTACCATCAATAACGTATTTCGTTTGATCATCTATAATTCGCAGAAATGACAAATTGTCAGACAGAATGTGAATAGGATGGGGCACGCCCTTGAGATTAACTATCATGGATAGGTCAACTTGAACAAAACGGCTTGAGTTTCATCTTTGAAGCCAAACATCATAACGGCATCAAGCTCTCGCCCATTTTCGACCGGATACACGGGGCCCATGATCACTCGGGAAAAGTCCGGATTGTTAACTATGTCAAGCGAAATGACACGAGAATGCTGATACGGACGTATCAAACAATGCACACAATCCGCGTAGACATTTTTCATGAATGGCGAACGATATACATCAGTTGAGTTACGGATACCGTTGAATGATACAGGGCCTATGCCTGGTAGAATTACTTGCATGAATACTCCTTTGTTGTCAGTATAAAGCAAAAATCCCTTAGAACAAATCTGGAGTAACCAGCTGTTCTAAGGGATTTACTTGTCACTTGGGCCTCACGACCCAAGCTTCATTAACGACGTCGTGCTGGAAGGATATAAGCATAGGTTGCATTCTCAGTAGCTACACTGATTTGCATTGCACCTTTGCTCGTCACATTCACGGAGTAGTCATTGCCGTCTGCCATTTTCAGAATCGACAGGAACTGTTGGATTGGCCACAGCAGTTCGCCTTTCAGCTCGCCAGTGATCTCAGTAGCGAAGACCATCTGGGCACGGTGGGTTGCTGAACCTTCATCGCCGATTGCCAGTACAACATTGCTGTCTTTGGTTTTCACCGAGAAGAACTGCTCGCCTTGCGAGTACAGGCCAGCCAGCGCCGCAAACTCTTGGATCTTGCTCTTGGTTGGAACGAACGAAATGTCCCATTTGATGTCCGCAACCAGCGGTTGCTCAGGTACCAGATTGCCCGACATCAGGCGGAAATTGGAACCCATACCGTTTTCGTCACGGAATTCAAACTCTTCTGGAACGCTTTTGCCGCCCAGGTCACGACGTTTAACGTTGAAGGTCGCAGCTTCAGTTTGATAGCTGGAGAAGTTCAGCAGACCAGTCAGCAGCGGCAGCGAGCTAACACCAAAGTCGCCGATCAGCGACTCTTGAGTTTCTGCCAGTTTGGCCTTGATGATAACGGTCTTTTCGCCATCAACTGCTTCGATCTTGGTTTCTTCAGCTGAACCAGTTACTTTGATGGTGTCGATAAAGCCCAGACCACCAATTTTCTTCATCACTTCTTTGAGTACAGTTTGCATATTTGTCATACCTTTGTTGTTATTGTTTTCTTGTTGTGCCAGGTGCAGCTCAAGTGTTTGTATTCTACATGAGCTGCCCTTGATAGCAAATTAAATCTGGCTTACCACTTGAACAAATCGTTACTTACATCTTCGTTGGTCAAGGTCAAGTCCCACTTCAAAACACCCAAGAGGTTGTTCAATTTGAAGTCGATGATTGTCTCTTCCATCGTAGTGTGATCAAACGGCAATTCTTTGAACCACTGCGGCAAGTGCGGCTCGTCAATCGGATAAGCGATTGAGGTCATACCCATCGGATTTGGCTTCAGTTTGCAAACAATGATCTTCTGACCATCAGTCAATGACATGGAGAAATTGTCGTTGTGCATCTTACGCAATTTCATGTAATTGATCGAGGCCAAAACGTGCCCAGCAATGATGTCTCGCTTCTTCTTTTCATTGGCTTTGTGGCCAGCGTAAATGTCCAGCTTACCAGCACTTGCATTATTGACCATGTTCGTTTTCTCAGTCAAGCCATTGCACTTCTTAGGCGAACCTTTTTCCCAACCTGGTTTGTTCCTGAACTCTTTCCTGAACACTTTGATCATGTCAAAGATTTCATCCTGGGACTTACCAGTCAGCGTTGCCATCAGCACGTCTTCCAAGAAGTCTTGCATGTATTGTGGCGTGTCTGAACGTTTCAGGTCCAAGCCCATAACTTTCAGCTTACCAGGTTTGCCGTCAATGTCGTAGCGCTCACCCTCTTTGTCGTACATGAGGACCGCGTACTTCTTCTTCTTGATGAACAAGCCCTTAGAAGCGACGAGTTCGCGACCTGCTGCGATAATTCCACCGCGCTCGATGCCAGTGTTGAAACCCTTGTGCATGAACTCTGGGAAGCTCTCATTGACTGCATCACCAATGCCATCATACAGTTGAATAATGTTGTCACGAGTGAATTCAAAACTTGCATATTCAGGACGCTTCTGCCATACAGCTTTCGCACTGAAGTAACTGGAGTCAGTATCCGCGTAGATGATTGCCTCACCCTTGAAGTCATACTCACCTGTGATGATCTCGTTAATCTTCGAGTTCATGTGTTTGGCAATCGAACGACCAGTCAACGTTACTGATTGACCAATACGTTTGTCGTAGAACTTCATGCTGGAGTTCAACAACGCACCATACAAACTGTTAAGCAGAATCTTACGCGCTTGCTGACGTTGATTCCAGAATGTCTTCCAATACTTGGCATCCTTTTCATCATTAGCAGTAATGCGCCCATCTTCGATCACAAAATTGTGATTGACCATTACCTGAGCTACAACCTTGGCATCTTTCTTGTACAGGGCTTTCGTGAACGCGCCCGAGTCCAAATCATTTGCGGTCAGGGTTGGCAGCAATCCATTTACTTCAGAGATGAAAGCACTTGGATCAGCATCGAAAGTCTTTGCCAAGTTGGTGCTCTTATCAGTCACATATGCGAAAGTTTTCTCGCGTGCCTGCATCTCTTTACGCTGACGATACCACGTCGCCAGCAAGCTTGGAATCACGCCAACTTTGTCAGTGCGGAAGATCGTGCCGTTTGCAGTAATGCACAGTGGGCGACCTTCGTGGAAGATGAAGTTGTACAGTTCATCAGCCCTAAATACCTTAGTTGTGCCATCTTCAAAGTCAACCGTAATTGCATCCTTGGTACGAGCCATAACCTTGTCGTATTCCAGAGTAGAGAATACATTTTCCCACAGTTCAGGCTTTGGTACTTTGTTAGCAATCCGCATTGCGATCATGGCTTCAGTATCCAGCGGACGAATGTGACCATACAACGTCTCAGGACTCATGTTCAATGCGCGCAGCGTTGATGGGTACAGGGAGTTAATGTCGCAGCAACCAATCTCATCCTGAATACCAGTCTTCGGCTTGGCCACGTATGCGCCAACGGCCGCATTGCTCAAGTCTTCTTCGTCATCATCGTCCGAATCAAATTCTTCGTCGAACTCGTCATCAACTACTTCGGCGGCTTTACGGTCAGGGATGACCATACCCAGGTCATGTGCTTCCAGCATGATCGAGTTTTCGATCAAGGCCACGGAGCCATTAGTGGTCTTCAACAGCACGCAGTTGGTGTGCGCAATCTGATTGGCCAGTTCGATGAATTTCTTCTTGGCATCAATCTTAACCATCAGCATAACGTCTTGACGGTTGTATTCAAGGAAGCGTTCAAAGTCCTTCTTGTACAAGTCGTCTAGCGTACCTTCGTAGACGGTCTTGTTTTCTTTCACCTCAATCTCGCCAACGAAGTCAAGACGATATGAGTGCAACTGCTGTGGATTGTGCTTCTGATACAGTTCCAGATAGTCAAGGTGAATACGACCCACTGTATCGTAGGTGATACTTTTCTTCTTGAACTTGATGTACTCACGACGACGTGGCAATTGATTCCACAAACAGAAGCGACGAGTCTCATCTTTGCTGATCACTCGAGTGATTCGATTCACCAAATATGGTACGTCGAAGCCGGTTGAGTTCCAACCAGTAATCACATCTGAGTCTTCAATGATATCCAGGAATGCTTTCAGCATATCACCTTCGTCTTCGAACAAGAAGCTGTTCTCAAACTTGTCATTGATACGCTGTGCTTCTTCGATCGCCATACCTGGAGGTGGCATGCACAGCGTTACCAATTGATTAGCCCAACTCAAGTATACGGAAATTGCGGTCACGTTATTGAACGGGTCTTCGGTTGGTGCGAATCCTCGTTTAGTATCAAACGCGACCTCAATGTCGAAAAATGCGATATTGAGTGCTGGTGCTTCAATGTTTCGGTAGTTTTCTTCCAGACTGCGGAAGACAGGATTGACATCGCTTTCAAACAAACGCTTGTTTGCTAGGATGTTTTTTTCACGGTTAAATGCTTTACCGTTATTGGTACTATACTTGCTGAGGGCATCACCAAAAATACTAACATGGTTGCCTCGTGTATCAGGGTAATACAGTGTGTAGTTACATGGCAGAGTCTTGTGAACTCGTTCTCCATTTACACGTTCAACGACCAGGATCTGATCTTTCTCCCGGACGTGCATCGCATCAATATAACTCATTTTAATTCCTCATATCCCATTTTTGGCTGGGTGACCCTATTGAATTATCACATTTCAGTGATACTTGAGTTTAACAAAGCCATCTAAAAACTCATAAATAGAAAATGCCAGTCGCGATGTCCCCACATCCACTGGCTCTAACTACTTTCAAGGAGTAATCAGCGTGGCTATTTATAGCATCTACACCTTTACCAATATGACTAATCAAAAAGTGTATGTTGGTATATCAAACAACCCAGAACGACGTATGAAGACTCATATTTCTATGTCAAACAACAGTTCAAACTATCTGTTACATAAGGCAATCCGTAAATATGGCGTCGACAAATTTACGTTCAATGTAATAGCTCAAACGTGGACGAAAGAACTGGCATTTTCATTAGAGCAATATTTCATTGATGATTTGGCATCGTATTTTCATGACTCTAGATTTGGTGGATACAACATGACCAAAGGTGGCGATGGTGTTGATTCCGAAACTGCTCGTAAAAATATTCAAAAACGAAATAAGTCGGCGGTTGCCGCTGGCACCCATAATTTTCAAGGCGATACTGGCTCGCAAATGCAAAAGGATAGATTTGCTGCCGGTACACATAACTGGTCTGGTGATAATGGCAAGCTACTATCCAAGCAACGGTTTGATGATGGCACACATAATCAATTACTAGTTCATGTATGTCCACATTGCCAAAAACGAGGAAAAGGGGCAGTGATGTTTAGACATCACTTTGAACGGTGCAAACATCGTTAATTGCATCAACGTATGACATTACTTACTTACCTCATATCCCATTTCTGGCTGGGTGACCTTATTGTGGTTTGGCAGTCAGTATATGGCTTCTATACTGACTTGCCTATTAACCGTGCCAGGTATTCCACAGTCCCACAATATCAATACACCAGAAGAACAGATTCAAGAACACCCAGAACCCATTCGACCGCATGTAACTTGATACCATGAGCAAACTGCTACCACACAGGTAGAAGAAATACACTTCAAGCAAATTTGGATTCGGCGCGGTTATTGCCAATGACCCACTTGCTATCATACATGACAGCGTGCCAGCCATTTCAATCCAAAAGACCAGGGGATTTTCACGCAAGTCCTTGCGCCAATTCTCGATGATCCCGTCGAAGAACTGCTTATTGAAAATATTACGCATTGCTATCCTTATCAGTCGGAGCCAATGCCATTAGCCATTCCGTGAATGTTTCGTTATGAAGAGCATCAGCTCCTCGTTCAGCACGAATGTGCTCTATGGCGTCACCAGGCGTCATACCGCGCTTGATCAACGCAAGAGCTATAACCAGTGCTGAACGGTTCAAACCCGCGCTACAGTGAACGAGGGTTGGTCCCATACTTGTGAATCTGTTAACAGTTTCAGCAAGCTCATGAAGCTTTGTCAAATCAGGCATCCAGGCAGCATCGTCGAATGGATAAACAATCGCCATTGTGCCATTAGGAATGTGATAAGTTGGAGCCTTATTTACCGCAATGATGTACTGATATCGCATCGCATCAACGGGATTGCCACCAATCCAAAGATTGTCAGCAATCTTGTCTTCGTTGTTGACCAGAACAATTCCGCCAAAGCTTGACTTCAGTTTGTCACTTATCTTCATTTAATCCCAATGCCTTTCGGTCACTATCTGACAATTTGTCCAGTGCTTCTTTACGTTGACGAGCAAACTGGATGGCCTTGAACTCTTCGTCGCTCATTGGCTTGCCAATTGTTGCCTTATAGACATCAGTCTTACCCTCACGATATGCTTCGTTGGTGACTGCCTTGTCTGGGCAAATGACCACATTCATGGTAGCCAGATATACTGAACTTCCATTTGGCTTATACCAAGACAGATCACCAACTTCACAATTACGGAAGGTGCCATATTTTACAAACTTGGCTTCATTGCTCTTGCCTTGCAGTACATCCTGGACGATTGGCTCGTTGGGATCTTTACTACATGCAGACAGGGCAACCGCCAGCAAACTTGCTACTAAGAGTGATTTCTTCATGATTTAATGGGGCGCGAAGCCCCGTTGATTACGAACCGCGACCAGCAGCTTCCAGAATTTCTTCCAGAGTGTCTTGTTCTTGACGAGCTTTGCTAATGCTCGATTTGAAAGCAACACGAATTGCTTTGTTGAGTACGCCTGGTTTCACGCGCAGTTCTGCGGCTACTTCTTTGACAGTTTCAGACAGACCAGTGCGCAGGTCTGCGATCTCTTGGGATACTTTGATACCCAAATCAATGGCGTGCTTGATCTTCTTCTTGTCTTCGGCGGTGAGGTCTTTCATTACATCGAAATCAGTATTAGACATGTGTCTTCCTTTGTTATTGTTATTGTGTGTACTGCGGAGTTTTATAATATGATGCTAACTTGATTTCACAAAATTGTTTATCAAGTTTTACTGCGTTGTTCGTTGAGTTGATCACTAGCCAGGTTCTTCATCTTTGCTTCAACCTCAATATCCATCCAAGACAAGTGACTCAATGCCCAGTCATTGGTGGCTTGATTCCAGCAGTAGTCGGAGTGAGCACGCAAATCACGCAAACTCTTACCAGCCGCCCGTTGTTCATGGAAGTCGGGAAGTACCAAGGGATCAGCATTAACCAATGCTTCAGGCCTACTGATACTGTAGTGACCTAATGGGCGAACACCACGCCAACTTGCTTTCACATAGTCGATACGATGATCGTCAGGTTGAATGAAGTGACCTTCACTCTTAATCCACTCGTGGTGAATGTCCAAGACAATGGCGGCGTGATCGGCCAAGTATTCCAGTTCAGTCAATCCGAAAGAGTACTCATCATTCTCAATAGTGATGAGATTTCGCCCATCTTCGCTCAAGCCTTCAAGACCACGAATCAAGCCCGCTACACCACCGGCGCGACTGCCTGTATGGATATTGATAGCTGCGCCATTGGGGTGCCAGCCAGTAGCAAAGCCCATCATACGCATCATCTCGACGTGGTATTCGAACTCGGCGATCGCGCGATAGTATGTTGATTCATTGACTGAATTCAGAACACAGTATTGGCCAGGATGGAATGAAACTCTAACGTCGTATTGGCGTGCGATAGCGCCAATCTTTTCAAAGCCTGTTTCCATTACTTCGCGCATGGCAGGTTCGCCATATACCCAATTACCAACGTCATGCGTGTAGGCGGGCAGTAGATCAGAACCGAAACGAATCATTCGTTGTTCTTCTGGAAGCAAGCTGATATGCGTGATCAGACGTTCCGTTGTATCCATGTTGTGGGTCACAAGACCCAACAGCTTGGTGATGAGTTGATTGTCTGTCAGCTTGCCCAATGACGTGATTGTTGTTGTTTTGGGATTCATTAATCCCTCGGCTGCTTCGTCGCGTGTTGGACTGAGCCAATTACAACAAAAACCTAATCTTCCTTGTGTCATGAGTAACCGTTCTAGCTGATGATTCAGCTTTTATTATTGTTGAATGCCAGTGTACTATTGGCTATGTGGAATGTACAGAAAAAGCAGTGACAGAAGCGCAGATTGCGCCCAGTCATCTATTTAGTATTGTACGTACTTAATACGGGTATGCGTCTGTGTCACGACGTGGGTAATCGTTGCTGTAATTCCATTCCATGTTGTGTTCACCATATTCCAAAGCATCATCTTTCCACCGCATTTTGGTGGTGATGTGCTCTGAAAACTTCAGAGCGAATGCTACTTGACTCGCTTCACTCTCAAAGAAGAATCGATAGTAGCCATGGCTCACAGAGTAACCGTAATCACTATACGGGCGCCCTTTGATTTTTGGTTTGTGGTAATAACCAAGCCCCAAGTATGCCATGATCACCGTGTCACTCAATACGTGTTCGACGAATTGACGTATCTCGCCTTTGAGACGATTTCGGTTCTCATAATCGTAAGTGTCATCCATTAGTTTGATGTGGATGGAGCATTCATACTTGAAGACTGGACATCGGTTATCAACAATAGCCATACCGTGCGGGCAATACCAAGGCAGCATGCCAGTATCTTCCAGGTGTTTAAGAGTGTGAAGTTGACCCATTATATGTTTGCGAATCTTATAGAGTTTTTGTTCTTGTTCTTACCAACCTGATACGGCGCATCAGGATCTTTCACATAGATACTAAAGTGACCTTCATCATATACCATCTGAGCAAATTCTTCCAAGTTAGCCTTACCTTCGGGAGTGTTACAGTTGACCGTCAGTTTCTGTACCATGCGATAATTGGAATTTTGCAAACGAAGCATTACCCCCAATGCACCACTCAATATGGCCTGTCGTTCGTTGTATGGAATAAAGCATTCACCCTTGTAATAATCTTGAAGCGGCATGCAGTCGTATAGATGAATTATAATCACGTCGTTGATGCGTTGAACCACCACCTCAAGTGCCATACTGCATGGTAGTATGTCAAATGATGCCAATGGATCTAGCAAGATCCGATGTCTCGTTTGCCCAACTTCATAATATGCAGTGACTGACTGATATTCTTTATCGAGAACCAAAATAGCAGGATCGCCCGTAATTACAGGTACGATTACCTTCGTGCCCTTAATCTTATCCAATTGATTGATCTTGTTTTCGATATGATGGCCTTGCAGCTCAAACTCACGCACCATATAACCCAAAGTCTTCGGATCACTCAACGACAGTTTCTTGAGGATCTTGTTGATGGTTTGGATTTTCACCCAAGGCCACGAACGCAACAGGATGTGACGATAGAAGTCATTCCACTCCTTAGCATCAACGATGCTCGCAGCATCGTTGATGAGCTGTTTCCGTTCCTTGGTGGTCAAGTATCGGTGTCGCAGTTTGTTGCAAAGTTGATGAAAATCCACGAAGGTGAATGGAGATACAAAGTCATCTTCGTCATCACCAGGTTCAATTGTGGCAATGGTGAATATGTCGTAGTTGATGTCGAAATTACGTGCCAGTTGTGCGGCAGTAAAGAAGTTTCGTTCACCAGACATCCACAAATCAATTAAGATTTGTTCGACGGCCAAACGATCTTTTGCTGTATCTAATGAATGAATGATGTCCAGTATTGCCATATGCTCTCCTGACGTCAGGATAACACCATGGCAACACTGTACAAAATTAATTGATATCGCGGAGGATTTTGAGGAGTGATCCCAGCTCAGATTGCTTCACGACTGCAAAGCCCTGGCTGTTGAGGAACGTCAGAAAGTTTTCTGGATTGTTCGTGTTGATATCACGATATTGTTCGGGCAAATCGTCCCATGCTCTCATGAGAGGATGGGTTTTGTTCTTGAGACTCAGAACTGCACCAAAACTCCATCCTTCATTTGCTTTCTCACGCATCCAGGACGCATGTTGAACTTTTGCCAATTGAGCACACAGAGCCTGATATTCGTCTTGTGGTAAGGTTAAATCGGCTACTGCTTGATTGAGCTTTTGATCTTGGGTAGGATTGATGGCAATCTGGAAGTTGCCAGGAGGACTTACACGCTTCCATGCGTCAGCGACTTTTGCAAGTTCGCTTGGCAACAAGTCGCGCATAAGAGGAATAATGAATTCAGTTTTGTCATTGTATGAACGTCGAACCATGCGCGTAGTTACGGGCTGGCCATTCAGATCCAAAGTTTCAACACCAGTCATGATGCCCTGCGGCGCATTGCTCATAACGGTTTTAAACCAAAGACGTCCATCCGTAACAGTGATGTGGTCATCACTGACTAATTTGATATATCGTGGAATATTGGCTTGTTTGAGCATTGAAAATCATCCGAATTATTGGTTCATTAGGTATTTATAAAACCCTACTAAATAGTCTACAACGCCAATCTGGAAGGATCAATTATGAAGAAAGTTGAGAAAATCGACAAAGAACAAGTCTGGAAGCAAGCGTGGAGACCAGCGGCGGCCTATCTGTATTTGGCAATTTGCTTTGCTGACTTCATTGGCTTTCCCGTATATTACATGGCACTGGCACGCGTCAATGATGCAGCAGTGGTTGAGCAAGCACTAAAGTTCAAAGATGGTACGGCCCAGGTGGAAGTACTGAAGACATTGCGTCATGAACAAACATGGACACCAATTACCACGGTAGGCGGTGGTATGATTCACATCGCATTGGGATCAATCATTGGAGTTTCTGCGTGGACACGAGGTCAAGAGAAAATTGAACTGGTGAAACAAGGACCAGGAACTGAGGGCGGTGAGCCTCCTCAGAATTCGTAAAGGTAAAAAAGCCCGGAACCTCCGGGCTTTTCGTTTATGCCTGAATGTATTCGATAACCAGAACAGCCGCACCTGCTGCGGGACCACCTGTTACCGTTACAAGCAATTGTGTATCAGTTGCATAATTGGTACTTACGTTCATGTCATACAGCCCAACCGAAGTTTCATCAATCATGTTAGCATCAACCAATTCATCAACTGCGCCAACACGACCAACGGTCAATTGTGCGCCAGCTGAGTAAGCGGTTGTTACCTTAACCATCACACGACGTACCAGACCCTTGATAACCTCACCAATGTTCATGGTTGCAGTCGACAATGTGATTTCGCGAGTTTGCAACGAACCAACCTTGTTTGCAACACCAGCATCACCAACAACCGAAGCCAACTGACTTACGTTGACTGCATCAGTTGGGGCAACACCATTCGCAACATTGACAATGGTAGTGCTATTGGCACTGATCTTACCAGCACCCTTAGGGGCCAGGATCAGATCAATGTCTACTTCCGAACCACCAGTGCTGTATGTGAACGAGGTAGTACCGCTGATCAGTTTACCCTGGCTGGTAGAGCCAGTTGTCATTATGAAATTGGTGTGTGTATTACCCGCACCAGTTTGAATAATAACGTCGCCTGAACCCAGAGTACCATTACCACCACGCAGGACCAGATCACCACCAACGGTGTCAGAGTCGCCACCGGCAACGATCAGGTTAGCATCTCTATCAGCAACGATTTCTGATGTTGAACCAGTTTCACCAATGATTACTTCGCCTAGTGGGCCCTTGGCATTCAGACGCAGATTAACATTGTCTTCCAGACTATCAATCGAGAATGTAAACTCGCCGGCAGTCAAGTTGCTGAACACACCGCTCGTATCAGCATTTGGACCTGATGCAAAGGTCGCAACACGAGTAGCTAGATCACTTACACCTTTCGCATCAATGGTAACAACACCAACAGATTCGTCAGTTGCAACCATGGAAGTTGGCGTAGTTTTGTTATCAACAATGCGAGTCGAGCTGAGGTTAGCGATGTCTGAAGCCAAAGCAATCAGTTCATCGGAAACCGTACCGGCATTGTAGGTTACATCACTAGCACTCAACTTAGCATTGATCCAAGCCGTACCATTGTATTTCAGTGCCTGACCGGTAACTGGCGAGGTGATTGTTACATCACTCAGGTCATCAATACCATTCGTACCAAATGACAGATTAGTACCGTCACTCTTCAGAATTGTACCAGCAGCACCAACAGCCAGAGTACCCAATGGACCCGTGCCGTTACCAATAATCAGTGCTTTGGGTGTGAATGTAGTGGCACCAGTACCGCCATGAGCAACATCAATCGTCGCGCCATTCCAGGTACCAGTGGTGATTGTACCCAGTGTAGTAATCGATGCTTGACCCAGATAAGTGGAATCAATATCAATACTATCGGCATTGACCAAGATACGACCATTGGTACCAACAACCTTGATTTCTTGACCATTACGAACCAGACCATCACCCGCAACAATCAGACCAGCTGATGAGAACTGAGTGAAGTTCAGTGGGGTAGTGCCTACGACAATCGCATCGTCAGTGCTAAGTGTCCAACCGGTGTCATGGTTAGTCGTGCCTTGCTCCACAAACGTAAATGCGCTTGCGGTAAGGTTTGTACCGTTTGCGTCGCTGGAACGTACCCAGGCTGACACGGCAACAGTATAAATGCCGTTTTGTGTTGCGTCTGCTTGATCTTTAACCAGGACACGATCGCCTGCCGAAACCATAACATCGTCAATCAGTTGACCGCCAGACAGAGTGATGGCAGCAGTAGTTGCAACTTTTACTGATTGTTTTACATCAAGACCTTGGACTCGGTCATCAACATATTTTCGTGTGGCAGCATGATTATCATCAGTTGGTGCTGCGACTGAGACATTCGCGTAGCTTTGTTCGTTGGCTGTTCTGAAAGTGAAAGCATCACTTGCCTGAAACACTTTGGCGCCGCCTTTGCCAAATTGTAATTTAGTACCAACCCCAACTAAGCTGAAATTTTTAATATCGGCCATATAGGTTCTCCTGAGGAATGTACGGGTATTTATGCGTTCAAATGAACAAATGTGCGTACACTTAATTCAAAAAGTAAAGGGCACCGCAGTGCCCTTTATCATGTCTACCTACCAGTAAAAATTACAGGTATTCAACAACCACAGTACCTGCAACCGTACCAGCCGCAACGAAAATCTTCAGCGCGGTGTCAGTTGCGTAGATCTGGTTAACTTCAACCACGTACACGCCAGTGCCAGTCGAATCGACATCAGCGGTAGAAGCGAGTTGATTGTTAACAGTCAGAGTACCAACTTGTACGTCAGCATCGGTAGCGCCAGCAGCAGTGATGTACACTTTCACGCGGTGAACCATACCCTTCACGGTGCCCAGATCGACAACAGTTGCCGAACCAGTTGCAGTGAATGTGGCGTAAACGGCACGGCCAGCATTAGCAACACCAGCAGAAATCTTGCTGTCGGTGTAAGCCTTGGAATCAACCAGAGCTTGGTCAGCCTTAGCAGTTGCATCTGCGGCAGCAGCATCGATTGCATCAGAGATCTCGCCTTCCAGCAGAGTTACTTTGCCATCAACATACGCCAGCAGCGACGAATTCAGTGCAGTGTCAGCAGCCTTGTAAGCTGTGTCCATTGCCTTGAGAGCAACGTCAAGAGCGGTCAGGGAGCTAACAACCGAAGTAGCCGAATTCAGGTAGTTGGTACCTGTGAATGTGGCAAACGTACCGTCAGTGTTCAGACCAACAGCGCCTTCAATTGCATCAACTTCATCTTGCAGGGCCGTGATCGAACCCGAACCCAGAGCAGCCAGTGCATCCGATACCGATTTGATCTGTGCATCCAACAGGAAGTCCGCACCTTTCAGTGTGGTAGCGCTGTTGATGTAGTTCGAAGTGGTTTCAGCTACATAAGCACCAGCAGCCGACAGACCAGCACCTGCTTGCGTAGCATCCAGTTCACCCTGAACAGCAGTGATTGCAGCGCCACGAGCAGTAACTTCAGCCGACAGGTCAGTACGCAGAGCGGTGATTTCGGTAGTCAGAGCATCCGAAACCTTAACACCAGTTGCACTCATCGACAACGACGAACCATCCAGTTTCAGAGTCAGAGTCGAATCAGCACCAACTTCATCTGGTGTGAAGTGCAGACCACCAGTGCTCGATACTTGTACATCCAGACGGTTACCGTTTTTCAACAGACCCAGACCAGCAACGATCTGACCGGTACCAGTGAACTGGACCCATGCAGTACCGTTGAATACCCAACCTTGTTGGTCAGCATCGTCAAACAGTGCCCAGCTTGTGCTTGGAGTTTGACCACCGTCAAAATCAGCACCGTCGAAGGTGTAGATCTTGTTGTCAGCGTCAACCAGAACGCGATCGCCAGCAACCGAAGTCAGGGCATCACGTGCAGCAATGTCAGCAACCTTAGCGGTTACTGGAGCTTGCCAGGTCAGACCACCAGCAACGGAGTCAACGTAGTTCTTGGTAGCAGCGCCGAGTGGCAGTGTAGGGTCAGCATTCAGAATCAATGCGCCAGTCAGTGTGCCACCAGTCAGGTTCAGTTTCAGTGCTTCAGCGGCAGTTGCACGAGCAACTTCAGCAGCCAGTGCATCGGATACGCCAGTTACAGCAGTTGCGCGGTCAGCGATTTCGCCGGTCAGAGCAGCACCGACAGCTTCCAGAGCTTCTTTGAACGAGGTCTTACCGAATGCAGCAGAACCAGCAGCGAACGCAACCAGAGTACCATCAGTACCCAGACCAACAGCGGTCTCGATAGCATTTACTTCAGTTTGCAGAGCAGTCGTGTTAGCGGCAGCTTGAGCAACAGCATCAGCAACAGCAGCGGTCAGCTGGCTGAAGTTGATTGCGTCACCATTTGCAGTACCATTTGCCACGTTAGTGACTTTGTTGGCACCCATGTCGATCGTTGCAGTAGCACCAACGGTCAGACCTGCAATCGTTGCGTTACCCGCATTGATTGGAGCAGCGGCTGAGCCAGCTGCATTTTTGAAAGTGAAAACATTTGTGTCGTTGATCAGACGTGGACCAGCTTTACCAAACTGAACGTCTGTTGCTACACCAACGAGACCAAAATTCTTAATATTAGCCATCTTTAACTCCTTGTTATGATTTAAATCCCCGAGTGGGTTTTCGTGGATATTTATATGAACCTAGGCGCCAATTTAACTCTGTGTTAATCACAGATATGAAACAATGACTTTCGCCGCGCCTGTTGATGAACCAGCGGAGTCAAGATGTACAAATAATTCACCATCCTCATCACCTTCGTAGATGTAAGTGGTGTTGGCTTCGTACGAACCAATGTTTGAAAGATCAGTATTGTCGCTAGTGATAACCTCGTCTGGGGTTGAGGCTGTACCAACACTGATAGTTGCTTGTGAGTTGAATGGAGTAGTCACCACAACAGTCACGTTCACGATTCGAGTACCTGACGAGACATTACCCAAAGAGACGACTGCCGAGTCTTTGGTGACGTCTACCGTCATTGTGCTGGCATCGGTCTTCGCTGAATCGTAGTTGGCAATCATGGTCCAAGTTGCACCAGTGCGAACATAGAGTTCCCATTCACCAGTCGTATTGCCATTTTGAACATAGACTTGATCACCAGAACGTGGGCTCGCGATTGCATTCAAGGCTGTGAGATTTGCAACAATCTGCCCGCTGCTGGTAGCAGTCATAGTTTTGTCCACAACCAAAGCCAAAGGCAACGAGCCGTTTGCGGCACTTTGAATGCCCGCGTCAATAGTGAATTGACCTGAAACATCCGTAACTGTGATTGCTCCGCCATCTGCGCGAATCAATTTCAAACGAGTTGTCGCCGCTGCTGGATTATTTTCCGGCACACCCAACATATCCGTGACCGTCTTGTCCTCGCCTGAAGTGGTTGTAGGTGTGACGTTTACGAAGTTGATATCAAGTCCTTCTGATTGCGTAAAGACAACAAAACCGGTATTGGAATCAAATGATGCATAGACGCCATGGATTGCAGTTTGCTCATTAACCGATCGAATAACATCCCACCAACCAACTTGCCCAGAAGTACCAAAACTGATACTAGGGAGTGATACAATGGTTGATACTCCATTGATAGTGAATTGCATATTAGTGGTAGGAGTCGATGTTGGATACGCTACTGTACCAGATACGATAGTGCTTGGCGACCCCATAGATGCCGTGACACCATGATTTGCCGTTGTCGAATTGATGGCAGATATGATGCTTGACGCATCAACCGTTGTATCACCTACAAAAGGAATTACATGATTATTCAGCTTAATGATGTTGCCAGGATATGTAACGGGCGTGTCAATTGATCCAACCGTAAATGCTTTAACAGCATTGGTCATCTTGATGTAAAGGGCATTATTTCCACCTGTAATCACAGCACGGTCCCCGGTCACAGGATCAATGCCCAAAAGGTCACCTGCCACACCTGGTAGTCCAGGTTCAAGATCATCAATGATCTTTGTGCTTGGCGACAGATAAAAATAATGCGGCCCTGGTCCTACTGCCAATACGGTACCGGCAATGTAGATGTCGTCACTTGTAGCATTGACGAATTTACCCGTGACGTTGTCAATACGTACCACTTGCCCTTCAGCAAATCCATGATTCAATTGGAAGAAACGGTTCTCTACAGTTGGATTGAACACACGAAAACGCGATTCAATTTGACTGGTGATCGTCAAGTCGATACCAACTGGTAATGGATTCAACACTGGCAACCCGTCATCGCCAAGTTCAAAAAATACCAAATTATTATTGGAAGCAAATGCTCCAGTACCTGTCTGTGATGCATCAGCGAACGTGTTATAACGATCGACGTCTTCAACGATGCATTGGATTGACGTATCACTAAGGCTAATTATTGATACAATACGCACGGCCCGTGGCTCTGTGACGGAAAACACCCACATTCCAGGTGTGATGTCCAAGCCCGTGTATGTATTTGGCACACGAGTCAGGTGACTGCTGTGTGCTGCTGAAAAAACATCGGCCGTTAAAATCCAACGAACTGGAGCACCGATTACGCCTTGCCACCATTGATCACCAAAGCCATCGTCATACAGCCAACTCTCCAAACCCACAATAGTTTGCCCATAGCCAGTAATGACCTTGCTGGGCAAATATTTGCGAATTGAGCTACTTGTTAAATTATTCTGAATTGCCATTAGAAGGTCACCACAATTTGAACAAAACCGTTGGCAATGGTCGCCATTGTTGAGACCAATTGATACTGGAAAGTTGTGGTGTTCAAGGCCGTCGTACCAGAGGTCGCCATCTTGACAACACCGGTTGCGGCTGTATTACCACCTGAAACATAGACATAGAGTGGATTAGAAGTTGACGTAGTACCAACCCAGAAATTGACTGATTTTGGTGGACGACCAACGTTGTGCGTAATGGTCGTAACGCCACTAGCAACGGATACAGACCAACCAGATGGCAAATTAGTTGTCAGCGTGGTTGCGGCATCAGCACCATTGGTTGTAGTATTACCGGCATTCATTTGGGAAGTGAAAATAAACACACCTGGGGCGATACTGTTCGCAGGATTGGCACCACCGCCACCTGATGCTGCATCGAGCGTAACGGTGGTACCGTTGTCAGTAACAGTCATGTTGGTGCCAGCAACCAGCTTCTTGAATTCGAAATTACTACCAGTCTTTTGATTGAACACACCCACGCCAGTTGCACCAACGTTCGATGCCGTTTCAGCACCAATTTCAACAATGGAATCAGAGCCATTATTCTTCTTCATGAACAGCTTACCATCATTGGTATTCATTGCCAACTCACCCAATGCCAAGTCGGTTGTCAGTGGAATCTTTGATGCTACCGCGCTACGTTTAATCTTAATCACTTGTGCCATATGGCCTCCAGAAGGTAAAAAGGGGAGCTATATAGCTCCCCTGTGGTTCAACTATATGTTCCTATTTACTTAGAACGAGCCGCCATCCAAATCAGCAGCAGTCAAGTAACCAGCATCATTGGTGAATGCACTAACGACGGTTGGAGCCGTGTACGAAATTACACCCGTTGATGTGTTGTATGCCAGCGAACCAGTTACCGATATTGCTGCACGAGCGTTCGTGTCAGTGTAAGCAGCTGGGATGGTTGGTTTGTTGGTCAAGTCAGTGTAGCTGCCCGATGTAGCTACAGTTGCCAGACCAGTGATCTTGGCAGTTGACAAAGTACCACCGATCGAACCCAAGCTCAAGTTTGCCTGGTTAACGTCAACCGAGATCGAACCACTCGAAGTGATTGGCGAACCTGAGACAGTGATCGTACCGCTCGACGACAGAGCAACACTAGTAACCGTACCAGTACCACCACCAGTAGCCAATGCGGACAGATCCAAGATACCAGTTGTCGAATTGTAGGTAGCACCTGACGAGCCAGCAGTCAAGCTGATGGCTGCACGAGCCAAGGCGTCAGTGTATTGAGTTGGGATTACTGGTTTGTTGATCAGGTCAGTGTATGAACCCGTAGTAGCGACTGTGGTCAGAGCTGGTTTACCAGTCAACGATGCATAAGCGCCATCGAACAGTGTTGGTTTGTTGGTCAAGTCAGCATACGAACCTGATGTTGCAACGGTTGCATATGTTGGTTTGCCAGTCAATGACGCATACGTGCCATCGAATGTTGGCGTACCTGACAGATCGGAGTAAGCACCCGAGAAAGCGACCGTTGCCAGTGCCGAGGTGTTTGCCTTCAGGGCAATGCTGTTGGTAACAGTGGTTGCAAAGTTTGCATCAGCACCCAGAGCATCCGACAGTTCTTTCAGGGTATCCAGTGTGCCTGGTGCGCCGTTGACCAAAGAAGCAACCTTGGTATCAACATACGACGTTGAAGCAGCACCAGAGATGTCACTGGTGGTCAGTACAACGGCGCCAGTACGACCGGCGACGGAAGTAACAGCACCACCGGCGCCCAGTACAGCGGCGTCCAATTGACCTTTGGTGATTGCATGACTAGCCGCTGTACCATCTGGAATGGTTACTGCGGCTGTGAATGTTTTTGCACCCGTGATAGTATCATCACCGGTGATCGACACCATTGCTTTACCACCGATTGCTTCAATTGTAGTTGCAGAACCACCAGCGCCACCAGTACCTTTACCGTAGTACAGGACGCCATCAACTTCATTGAATGCCAATTCGGCATTTTGCAGGGATGCTGGAGCGCCAGCTGCACCGCTTGTACGGCGTTTAATACGAATAACTGACATATGAATATTCCTTCAAAAAGCGACGAACATTTCCGAGGTTGGTCGCTGGAGTTAAGTATTGTTATTTAGTCGAGATATTGATTTATCTCGATTAGAAGTTACCGCCGTCTGTCAAATCTGAAACAATCATTGTGGTGTTCCATTTTTGTGCTTCAGCATCCCAAACCAAAATAGATTGATCTGTTAAACCTGCAATCACTACATCGTCCAAACCATTCAGGAAGGTCGCCCCTGGCAAGCCATCAGCGCCAGCTGGGCCTTGTTCGCCCTGTGGACCTTGTTCACCCGGCAAGCCCTGTGGACCGATTGGACCTTGAATACCCTGTTCGCCTTGCGCACCATCAGTACCGTCTACACCGGCTGGACCAATTGGGCCAATTTCGCCAGGAACGCCTTGTGGGCCCTGAATACCCTGGTTACCAGTGTCACCCTTGTCGCCTTTAGGGCCGGTTGACGAAGTCCAGTTATAGTTGGTACCATCCCAGTGCAGATACGTATCAGCTACTGATGGAGTCGCGACTGTGGACAGATTGCCCGTGCCGTTACCAACGATCAGAGAGTTCGAGGCAAATGCCGTTACACCAGTACCACCGTGTGCAACATTCAATGTACCACTCAGGTTGTTCAAGGTCAGGTTCGATTCAACCAGATCAATAACGAATGAACCGTTTGATGTGATTGGGCTGCCAGTTACTGACAACTTGTTCGAACCAGAAGTCAATGCCACACTTGTTACCGTGCCAGTACCGCTAGATGCCAATGCCCAAGTAAAGGCTGTGCCATCCCATTTCAGAACACTATTGGCCAATGTCGGAGCAGCAATGAAGTTCACTGCGCTTGTACCATTACCAACCAGGATGCCATTTACGGTATGAATCGTACGACCAGTACCACCCTTTGTTGTGCTCAACGAACCACCCAGGTTGTTCAAAGTCAGTGCTGACTCATTGACGTCGAAGTCAAATGTGCCGCTGCTTGTGATGGTGCCACCGTTTACAATGATCTTGGAACTCAATGCGTTAGCGGTGATGCTAGTAACCGAACCCAAGCCAACTGCTGGTTTGTTCGTCAGGTCGTTGAACGAACCCGAGAATGCAACCGTGGCAAATGTTGGTTTGCCCACGATATCGTTGTACTGACCAGTCGTTGCAACCGTGGACAAATCAGCGAGATCGGAAGCCGACAGAGTTGCGTATTCCAAGCCGGATGCAGAGCTGTTGACACGCATGACTTGCTTGGCCGAACCGATAGTCGTCAGACCCGTACCGCCCTTAGCTGTTGGTAATACACCGCCAATGTTAGCGTGGTTCAAGTTTGATTCAACGATGTCTACCGTGAAGGTGCCAGTCGAAGTAACTGGGGAACCAGTCACAGTGACTTTGTTGGATGCAGCCGACAAGCCAACACTCGTAACCGTACCCAGAGTACGCCATACAAATGCCGAACCATTCCACATGATGGTTTGATTTGCCGCAGTCGGTGCGACAGTTGAGGTCAATGCAGAGCTACCACCAACCATCAGACCATTGGTCGTGAAGGTCGTTGCGCCAGTACCGCCTTTGCTAACTGCCAGATTACCAGACAGGTTATTAATTGCGATGTTGGATTCAACCACATCCAAGGTCACAGTGCCCGTCGAAGTAACGGTACCATTGACAATGCTCAGACGTGACGAATTGGCTTGCAGTGTGATGCTCGTAACACCGCCGCTACCGCTACCGTTACCGTTACCATTATCAGCTGGGACGATCCATTCATAGTCCATACCATTCCAGGTAAGAACTGCGCCTAAGTCTGAAGGAACTGCGATTGACTGAATAGCAGCAGCACCGTTACCCAACAACAGAGCATGGACGGGCAAGCCGTCTGCACCTGCACCAGTACCACCTTTCTGCACATTCAGGATACCTTGAAGTTCGTTCAAGGTCGTGGAAATTGCACCAGTTGCCGTCAGTGTAAGGGTCTCTGCATCACCTTCGATAGAGATACCATCACCAGCTACAATTGAGCGGAATTGAAGCTTTACGTCGTGTTGGCCGTTTGAACCCGCATAGATGCCGTTGCCGATACCCAGGTTGTCACCCAACACCGATGAGACTGTATTTGTTGCTGAATCACCAGCAGTATCCGATGATGTAGATGGGCCTGTAGTTGGGCCCGCATCAACCGGAGTATTATAGATCGGTTTACCGTCAGTACCGATGCCGTATTGTTGTGACATACAAATTCTCCAGAAATATCTTAATTATTAATTAGCACTCGGTCAACCTGACCAAGGAGGCCCGCCAGTACATTTGCTTCTGTTCCAGGAATGGACAGATCACGATCTACTCGCACGCGGATCCATGTAAAATTTCCAATTATGTTCATGCCAACCGTACCAGTATCACCCGTAATACCAGTAGGGTTTACGGGATCTTTAGGATAATTCAAAGAAGGACTGCCCTGAATGATGATCGGAAACCAATCAAATTCTGTCGGATCGTTGGCAATACTGGCTTCAAACCAAACACGCCCAGTAAAATTCAACAGGTAGATGGATACAGTATGGAGACCATCCGTATAGCCATACCAACCATCAGCACGAATTTTATCACCCGTGACCGCTAGCTGACCCATAGTATTACTTAACATTACGATGCTAGTTTTGCTCATGATAGATCCTTGGATTTTCATCTATTTATTATTTGAGGACCAGAATTAAAGCAGTATCATCCACTCATGACCTCATTACACACATTCGCAGCATGGCGCAATGATCCCATTTGCAAATCATTTGAATATCTGGACACCCTGCTGGATGGACTCAACTATGTGATTGCTGGTGGCTCGGTTAGAAAATTATTCCTGCACGAGCCCATTGAAGACTCAGACATTGATGTCTGGTTTTATGACGAAGAGTCGTTGACTACAGCTAAGAATCGCCTGATGGATATCATGCGCCCAAATATCCATCACAATGTCAATCTACCGTGGAGTAAGCCATTCTTCAATACGTTTAGCCTGTGTTCACATTCAGAATTTGGCTATACGCTCGTGTATGAAGATGTAATTGGTTTGACTACGGGAACAACAGTTCAATTGCTACGCAAGCAATCAACCAATAATGGCATTGACGGTGTGATTGGAGTCTTCGACTATACGATCTGCCAGTTTGGATACTCGAAAGGAACGATCTATGCTACACAGGCAGCGATGGCTGATCATCAGGCAGGCATACTACGCCTCAATGAAAAATACGATCCCAAGGTCTGCTATGACCGCGCCTTGAAGTATATTGGGAAGGGTTATACGCCAACAAGAGACCTGTTCGACAAACTGTTTCTGCATGACCGTCAAACTTTGACGCACAGCTCAATCGATATTGAAAATTTGAACTATACGGATATATTCAAACGTGTCTAAATTCAACGACCTTGACGTCTCATTGGTGATGAGCAAGCTGAGTTCCGGAATTGCATACACTCAGGTAAAAACTACGCGAAAGAACTGGCAAATTGTTGTAGTGGCCGGAGTACCAATTGAATTCCGTCAACTGTGCATTCTCATGCTGTCTTGGGCAAGTGGTAATTTTAGAGATGAGTTACGAAATCAATTCCATGACGACACCATGGCAATGTGGAGAGACATCAAATGGCTTCCTGGCAAGAAAGTCAAAGATGACGAGTGGGACTTGCCGTTTTTCTGTATGAAGGCATTGAAAGCAGCATCGAGTGATACTGCTGCCGAACTTGATCTGCTGCCACTTGCACAGCAGATCAGTCGAGAACTACACGAAGCAGTTACTCTTTAGAGACTTCCACTACAGCGCCAGTACCAGCAACCAGTTCACCAACAATTGCTTCCAATTGTTCGCATACTTCAACGGGGGTGGCGTGGTCCTCTGCTACGAAATCTTCCGGGTTGCCCTTTACTACTTTGCTGATAGTGACTTTGATGGTTTCGGTGTGAATGAATGCCATGATAATACTCCTTGAGTTAAAGTAGTATTTATCTTTCATGTAAAGAAAAAGCCGGGTTGCCCCGGCTTTCGCTTATTCCTCGGAGTATTCCAAGTCATCTTCGTCTTCGTCTTCGTCTTCGTCTGATTCATATACCACATCAGCTTCTGGACGAACTTTTGGCTTACGGCCACGGCGTTTAGGTGCGTCGTTATTCATGCCATCTGCCCTGATACCATGAATCAATCCCAATGCGGCTGGATCCAGGCCTTCAATTTTCTTCAGACCCAAGTAGTCAGTTTCAACTACCTCCATGGCATCGTTGGTCAATTCAATAATGGTATTGAATGCAAACGGGTGAGTATAAAAACGCTTGACCTTAAATGTACCTTTGGCTTTTACCAACTTTCCTTTCTCATTTTCTTTGTCATATTGGGCTTCAACGGTCATTCCCGGAGTGATCAGTTTCAGTTCGAGAAGGCGGCGAAAGAGTGCTGGGTGCATGAATGGTACCTTTGTTATTGTTATTATTTTTGGTATGCACTACTGGTTCAACTATGATTGCACGAGCAACATTTTTGATAATTCCAGAATACGTCAATTTTGTCATAAGCACGTCATCCTCGTGTTTCAAATAACAGATGAGGGATGCACTTGACGATCGTAGTTTAACACGACTGGCGTCGTTTTCGTCAGCCAAGGTGGCAACACACCACTGTATTACTTCAGCGGTTGTTTGCTTGCCAAGATTTGTCTGAAATGTGACCTTCCATTCATACTCGTTATGAAACCAATGTGAACGATACACAACAAAGCCATTCGATCGCAAAACGTCAATCTGATCCTCAACACTTGGTTGCATGATCTCAGATATATGATAGCGACACGTGATCTCAGCCACCTTACAAAAGTGGTCAAAGTCAGTTTTTTCCGCGAAGTAGAATTTCCAAGAACTACGGCGCCCCTTTGTGAGCTTGAACCGTTCCTCGGTATCTGGGCATGCAGCCATAAGAGCGTCAAGTGACTTCTTTGACATGCGCCCTACACGGTAATCCATTTGATCCCTGAAAACCCAAGACCCACCAGGATTATGAATGGCAACCACATAGGCGTACTTCCCCCACATGATTTTAGGCAGAGTCGAATACTTGACCCTGTGCTTTGATGCTAACGACATTGGTTTTTATTGTTATGAATGTTTGGCACTACGATGTTACGGCAACAGGGGATCAGCCTCGCCAATCCCCTGTTTTTCGTTAAGCCGCTACCGCGACTGATTTGAAGCTGTCCAGCTTAATCTCGCCGTTTTCCAACACGACATTCACAACCGAACCTTGGCCCAATTGATCGAAGATCATAGCTTTACTGAGCGGCTTCTTGACCTTGTCTTGAATCAGACGGTCAAGTGGGCGGGCGCCCATCGCCGGATCGTAGCCCTTGTCGGCCAGATAACCCAGTGCTTCGTCGCTGAAGTTCAGCGTGATGCCTTTTTGACCAACTTTGTCCACCACCACTTTGATGAACTTATTGACAATTTTCAGCATGTTGGTGCGGCCCAAAGCTTTGAAGCGCACGATTGCATCCAGACGATTGCGGAACTCTGGAGAGAACAAACGATTCACCACATCCTTGTCTTCGTCTGCGCGATCCTGCATTGCAAAACCCAACGGAGCCTTGGCTGCATCACTAGCACCCGCGTTACTGGTCATGATGACAATAACTTGATTGAATGGTACCATCTTACCAGCACTATTCGTCAGCTCGCCGTGATCAAACACTTGCAGGAACAAGTTGAAGATATCCGGATGCGCCTTTTCAACTTCGTCGAGCAGCAGCACGCAGCTTGGCGTCTTTTCAATCGCATTCACGAGCAAGCCATTGCCAGCACCGCCTTCGCCGTAACCCACGTAGCCAGGAGCCGCGCCGATCAGTTTGGCAACCGAGTGTTTTTCCATGTATTCGCTCATATCGAAGCGAACGATTGGCAATGACAGCGATTCAGCCAAGATCTTGGCGGTTTCAGTTTTACCGACACCAGTAGGGCCAGTGAACAGGTATGCGCCGGCGGTCTTGTTGTCGTCACGCAGACCAGCACGAGCAACAATCACGCCGTCATTCAGGGTTTCCAGTGCGCCATCTTGACCCATTACACCAGCTTGCAACTTGCTTTGCAGCTTCAGCAGAACTTCGCGCTCATCGCCGTCGATGTTTTCAACTGGGATATGGGCTACTTTGCTGACTTCCACCTGGATGAGTTCCGAGGTGATGACCGTGGCTTTGTCAGCGTCCTTGACACGTTGGCGCGAACCAGCAGCATCCAGAATGTTGATAGCTTTGTCAGGCAGTTTCTGGCTTGGCATGAAACGAGCAGTCAGGTCAACTGCTTTATCCAGGGCTTCGTCCGTAAAGGTGACGCCGTGGAAAGCTTCGTACGATGCACGCAGACCACGCAGGATCAGTTTGCAATTTTCAATCGAAGGCTCGTTGACGTCCAGCTTGTGGAAGCGGCGCATCAGGGCGCGATCTTTCTCGAAATACTTGCGGTATTCTTCGTAAGTGGTCGAGCCGATGCAACGCAGTTTGCCTTTTGCCAAAGCCGGTTTCAGCAGATTGGCAACGTCCATGCCGCCCTGATTACTACCCGCACCAGCACCCATGATCATGTGGATCTCGTCGATGAACAGGATTGGATCTTCGATGAACGACAGCGCTTGCAGGACGTGTTTCATGCGCTCTTCGAAGTCACCGCGGAACTTTGTGCCGGCGATCAGGTTGCCGATTTCCAGACTGTACACGACACTGTCGCGGATGATCGATGGGACTTTGCCCTGGACAATCATGTGGGCCAGACCTTCAGCAATGGCGGTCTTACCAACACCAGGATCGCCGACCATGATGACGTTATTGGAGCGACGACGTGCAGTGATCTGGATGATTTCTGCAACTTCGTTTTCACGGCCGATAACAGGATCGATGTCGCCGTTTGCTGCTACTTCGTTGAGGTTGATCGTGTACTTGGCCAGGAACGCGACAGCTTCGTCTTTGTTCGTGATGTCTTTTTGGCGCACTTCGCCGTCAGGACCACGCTGGACGTTTGGTTGACCTTGTGGGCTTGCTTCTTGTTCGCTGGCACCGAAGTATTCTTTCAGACTCAGCGGATCGAGGCCGATCTTGTGCAGGAAGTGGGCGGCATGACTGTCGTCTTGTTCGGCCACACCCAGCAGCAAGTCAGCAGCGGTTGCTTGTTTGCGCTTGGTGAACATCGCATGGGCAACGACGTGTTGAACAGTGTTGCCCAACGTTTCGGTTTGGCGAACTTGCCAATTGGCAGGGGCTTGGGGAATGAATGGACCTTCCATGTAGTCGGTCAGGATACCACGCAGGTCATCTTGATCGATTTGGAAAGATTCGAAGATCGTTTTTACTTCTTGTTCTTCGATCAATGCAAACAGCAAGTGTTCTTGTGTTACGTATTCGTGGTCATACTTCCGTGCAAGCTCAAATGCTGCGCGCACGATGCGTATCGCCTCGGCGTTGTCAAACTCCGTGGATTTATTGCTCATTAGTTTTCCTTATGCTGGCCCGTTTTGCTTCTCTTCACCTGCCATTCTTGCGATATTGCAGATTGGCTTGGTATATACTGTTAGCCAGTGTAACACCTGCTTGTAGTTTGTCAAGGCAGAATTTGCCATTTCCTAAAAAAATGGCATGATGGATTTGGTCACGATATGGCGTCAGTTCGCGCTGAATGAGCGACACAATTGCTTGACGGTCGCTGTGACGAACAAAGTAGCCAGATTGGGATTTAGTTTCGAGACCATACAGCTCGCCATTTATCTCCTCAACACGCTGGTCGAGATCATGTTCGGCATCGATGCAAGTTTGAGCACCGCGTTGCGATTGGCGAACAACACCGTCATTTACACCCTGGGCAATGGGAATGCCAGCTTCGTTGTACTGTTGCGCCCATACAACTTCTGGCAATGCCAGGGCTAACAGCAAAATGACAGATTTCATTTGTGTGCTCCAGTATATCGTAATACCACATTGTTGCACACAAATGAATAAAAATCAACTACTTAATGAGTCGCGAATGTCAACAAGTTCAAGTATCTGAGCATCAGTCAATTGCATGATATCTGGAACCACTGACACAAACTCAATAAACATGTCACCACGACGGCTAGCATGTTGGATGTTCATGCCATGATTTGGAATACGAATTTTGGAATGGGGCTGAGTGCCGGCACGAACTTGAACGAGCAGCTTCTTACCATCAATGGTCGGTACAGTAAGTTCAGTACCAATCATCAAATCCAAGACATTGATTTTTTGCAAGAATGTAATCGTGCTATCTTCACGCAAAAACTGTTCATGCTTAGTAACATGGATGGTCACATACAAGTCGCTGATCTTCACATTGGCATGTTGCCGCCAACCACCACCCTTACAACGAACTTGTTGACCGTCGTTAATACCAGGCGGAATGGTAACTTGCACCGTGATTGGTGTGAGATTGGACGTATTGTAGAACCGTGATGACGCCGATGGCTTTGGAACATACGTGACATTACTGACAATGCCCGTATGTGCTTCTTCCAACGTAATATTAACGTCAACGAACTGGTCAGGATTTACCTTGTTACCCCAGTCGCTATAGTCATCTTGCGGGTAGGCTTTGCTATGACGACGCAGCAGTTCATCAATATCGTCAAAGTCGCCGCGCTTGGACTCCCAGGCTTCCTTGAAGTAGTCGGCCGAATCCCAGGAACGAGTACTGGCACGTGGTCTCGTGCTGCGATCATATGTATCACGCTTATCTGGGTCAGTCAAGACCTCATATGACTCTTTGATTTGTTTGAACTTATCTTCTGCGCCTGCATCCGAATTGCGATCCGGATGGTATTTCATGGCGAGCTTGCGATATGCTTTTTTGATTTCATCCTCGGTTGCCGTTTTGGCTACACCGAGGATTTCGTAGTGATCATTTTTTTGTTGTGTCATTCTGATCTTTCGGGGTGGTATCACGACGAAGGTTGATAACACCTGTTGTATATTGGATCACAGATTTCTGCTCCAAAATATACCGTTGCATTTCGTCAAGGTTGCCAGTCAAATTTTGGAGATTGTCTTGGTCCAGTGAGTATAGCACGATGGTTGCCGTCTTGTCTGTTAGCAGCTTTTCTAATTCTGGTCTAGTCAAAATAACCCAATTAACTGGCTTCAAAACCATAGGCTGTGCGGTTGGGATTGACGCAATGTCACCAATTGGCTGTGGGACAATCACAACTTCTGGCTTCTTGGTCTCCCACAATGCACATCCACTAAGACCGAACAGCAATATGAATATGGCTAGAATTTTACTTACCATTTTGAACACCCTTCGTGGCAGTATTGAGCTTGTCAAAGTAATCATTGAACGACTTGTTCAATTGATTTTGCGAGTCCTTAACGTTAGACGTAACTTGTGTTTTGAACTTAGACGAATTGACCACATTCGACAACGCATTGGCATTGGCGCGAATGTTCGTCAACTGAACGTTGAAGGTGTCATTCAGCTCTTTGATGCTCTTGATGTCAGACGCCAATACTTCATTTGCTGCTTTGATCTGTGTGTTTTGTTCTTGCAAACTGGCAATGATGGCCTTGTTGGATTCAACGGTGGCTTTCATATTTTCCAGATATGAATACAAGAAAAATACGCCGCCAAGAATCAATCCAATACCAATAATCCAAGGCAAAAACTGCTTCAGATATTTGCCTATTGTGTTTGATGCAAACCATTCAAGTAGAAACATATAAACCTCTTGGGGAGCGAACTCCCCCGTAAATTAAGCGTAAACGCCAGTCATGGTGTACCATTGGCTAGTGGTGGTGGCAACAAACATCAGACGAGCGTTCGGGCCCAGCGAATAGGCGGCATTCAAGCCCAGTGCATCAATTGCGACACTCGCCGACGGGAACACACTGATTGTCACCCCGGTAGTATTGATCAAGATACACGTCTGACCTGCGACTGGTACTGGCAATACTACCGCCTGCGCGGTACCAGCAGTCGCAGTAGAAATTACTGTGATCTGATTGGTGATGCTTGCTCCATTACCCTGTGTACTACCAGCAGCCGCCAAACTTGGTGATACCGAACTGATAACAAAACGTCCTGTCACATTACCAGTCGCAGTAATGTTTGTGGTGGACGTAATAGCACCGGCAACATTCAATGACGTCAATGTGCCAACCGAGGTAATTGCTGGTTGAGCTGCATTGGTGACCGTCTGTGCGCTGGTGGCGGTGGCAGCATTGCCAGTTGTGTTACCTGATGCATCTATGTTGAGGGCGACGATCTTTGCCAACACACCACTAGCAGTAATACCATTCCATACGTTCACTTGCGTGATAGCACCAGATGCTCCCCGGTAGTTCATATTCAACTGCCCGCCAGCGAAGCCATTAGCCAGTGTCATCTCATTGGTATTGTCAACGTTCTTATAGCCCGTCAGATTGCCCGTCAGATTGCCCGTAAATGATGGCGCGGTAACAATACCAGGGACAGTCAACGCACCAGCATCAGTCACCGTCAAAATAGGGGTCGAGTACGCGTCGTTGAGAACTTGGAAGTTGCCATTTTGTGAGCGGACATATTTGATTGGAGTTGTCGCACCATTACCAACCAGTTTGATATTGGCTCCGTTTGCACCGGTGTCAGTGATCAATATTGAGGTTGATGAACCTGATGTAGTTACATTCAAATTGCCCGTCAATGTGCCACCAGTAAGCGGCAGTTTTGTGGCATCAGCAACAGTTATATTCGCGGTACCGTCAAATGCGACACCATTTATAGTACGAGCAGTTTGAAGCTTGGTTGCAGTTGCCGCATTGCCCGATGTGTTACCTTGGGATATCGCATTAGTTACAAATGCCGTAGTTGCAATTAGCTGTGAGTTATCAGATGGTGGCTGAGTTCCGGCTGTCCACAAACCACTCAAATTCATTGTCGTGTCTGAAATTTGCTGGATCGATGCCATTGCAACACCAGCCCCGTAGGTGCTAGTGCTAGTCAGGAACGAAATTGGTTGAGTAACCGCCGTATTACTGGCTGGTTTCAAGGCAATACCATACTGAGTTCCATTCCCCGTGTAATTGATAGTCACACCCGAGCTGACACCCGTATATGCGCCAGTTGCACCATTGAGGTAAGCAAGACCAGTACTCTGAAGGTTGGTTGCACTAAGGGTACCGCTTACGGTAGCACCTAAGGTGGTAGTTTGGAATCGTTGACTACCTGCAACGAATGATGTGAATGTACCATCAGGAGCAACCGTAACTCTTGAGGTATTGCCAACCATATCAAAAAGAATCAAGTTAGTTCCACCTGCGGAGCCATCAACACCTACAGCCCAACCCAGAACACCAGTATCACGGTAGAATTTAATTTGACCATTGCCGCCAACACTAGCAGTTGGATTACCAGCAAACACATGACCAGTTGCATTGACTGAGGTCGCTGACGTAATGGCTCCAGATACAGTCAATGGGCCAGTCATAGCATCGCCTGCCTTATTGACTGGTGTAAAACCCAACGCACTAGTGATATCACTCGGAATCACGGAAGTCGTCCCCGTCACACGGCCGTAACCGTCAGTATTCAATTTACGGAACAAGCCAGTACCTGAGTCAGTAACCAGAGCTAAATCCAGTCCGCCAACACTTGATACAATACGGGTTGCAGAAGCCGACAGTGCCGAAATAGTAGATCCGGTTTTAGTCAAACCATTGCCAGCAATGACTTGGCCCAAGCCCGTAAATTGAGCAAAGGTGAGTGAGGTTGTACCAAGAACAATCGCACCATCAGTAGTCAAAACCCAACCTGTGTCGCCATTCGTTGTACCTTGTTCAATGAAGCAATACAATCCAGCAGACACTTCTTGACCAGGTGTATTATCTGCGTCCAATGAACGAGCCCACGCACCAGCAGCGACCACGTAGATACCGTTTTGGGTAGCCGTAGTTTGATCTTTAACCAGCACACGATCGCCGGCCACAACCGCAACACCGTCAATAGTTTGAGTTCCGGTCAATGCGATATTCGTTGTAGTTGCAACCTTAACCGATGCTTTGAAATCAAGTCCGGTCGTAATGTTATCAACATATTGTTTGGTGGCATAATGCGTAGCATTCGTTGGATCAATACCAGTCACAGCATTATTGAAAGTCCAAGTTCCGGCAATAGTTTCGTTGTCTGCTACGCGAGCCAGCAAACCACCATTCGTAATCTGAGTTTCAACAATAGTCAGAGCAGCTTGATGCTGTGTGACATTCGATGCGGCGATACGAGCATCAGCAAAGGTACCAGAGGTCACTTGTGACGTAGCAATATCAATTGGAGTCGCACTTACTGCGGTGATCAAACCTTTAGCATTCGCGGTCAAAATTACCGTGTTGGCTGCCGCACCAAATGAGCCCACATTAGAATTGACGGTTGCCAATGTCAGCGCACTGGATACATCAGCGGAACCATCAACAGCAGCGAGTGTGGCAGTTGCATCACCAGTGATCGACAAGGAACGGGCATTGGTCCACTTCAATGCAGACGCCACTGATCCACCCGTAGCAGTTGATACGGCATTTGATACGAATGCCGTAGTAGCCAACTGAGTAGTATTGGTACCAGAAGCGGCGGTTGGTGCAATAGGGATACCAGTCAATGCCGGCGAGGCCAATGGCGCAGCACCTGATACATCAGCAACCGCCAAGACTACATTGCCATTACGTCCAGCAACCGTTTGCACAGGAGCAGCAGCCGAAGCACGGGCATTCGTGTAATAGAGGTTAGTGCCTTCGGCCAAATTGGTGGTCGACTTGGCAGCAAATGCGGCATCAAAACGGGCCTGAGTGTAGTACAAGTTAGACGTACCTTCAGCAGTCACATCAGTCGTGAAGCTGATGTCGTGGGTGCCATCAAACGGTGTGCTATTGATGTTACGGGCAGTGGTCAATTTGTTAGCTGAACTTGCAGTACCACCAGAAATCTGAGTGTCAACATAGTTCTTGGTAGCAGCACCCAGTGGTAGTACAGGGTCAGCATTCAGAATTAATGCACCTGTCATCGTGTCGCCAGTCTTATTCATGGCATTTACGACATCGGACAAATTGATAACCACATTGCCGGTACGGCCAGCAACAGTTTGCACAGGAGCAGCCGCAGATGCGCGTGCATTCGTGTAATACAGATTCGTACCTTCAGTCAAATTAGTGGTCGACTTAGCAGCAAATGCGGTATTGAAACGCGCTTGAGTATAGTAGAGGTTTGAACCTTCCGTAAGATCATTGGTGGTCTTCGCACCCAATGCAGCATCGAAACGTGCTTGAGTATAATAGAGGTTCGTACCTTCAAACAAGTTGGTGGTAGTCTTATTACCGAACGCAGAGTCAAAGCGTCCTTGGGTGTAATACAGATTACTTTCTTCCAAGACACTGTTGGTCCCAAATGAAATATCCTGAGTGCCATCGAAGACCACACCATTGATTTTACGCCCAGTCATCAACTTTACTGCTGTGGCGGCATCTTTACCAATTTCCAAAATGCTTTCAACAGTAAGGACACTACGTTTCATGAACATCTTACCATCGGTAGTGTTCAATTGCAGTTCACCGATGGACAGGTCGGTGGTAGCTGGTACGAAACCAGCAACATCAGAGCGTTTAATTAGAATTTTTGCCATATCGATCCTTAAGACAAGTGGCGAGCTGAAGCCCACCGTGTACACGTTATTTATGTCACGTATACGGCCATCAACTAAAAGTGAATTTATTGTATGAAAAACACTTGTAAGTGAAATCTAATGGCTATACCATTTGTTCGCTGTCAACACTGAATTTTCATTTTATTCATTTGGAGAAGATATGACCGAAGCCACTACCTCGGAATTGATCGAGCTGGTAATCAGTTTCGACACCACGGGTTCCATGTATCCATGTCTGGCCGAAGTGCGCCGTCGTGTTGACGAGACCGTCAAACGCCTGTTCGCCGAAATCCCTAACCTGCGCATCGGCATCGTTGCCCATGGCGACTATTGCGACGCCGACATCTACGTCACCAAACACCTGCAACTGACCAACGATCCGAACGCTGTTTCCTACTTCGTGAAGAACGTCGAACGCACCGGCGGCGGCGACTTCCCAGAGTGCTACGAGCTGGTACTCCACGAAGTTGCCAACAAAATGGCATGGACTCCTGGTTCCAAGCGCGTCCTGGCAATGATCGGTGACGCAACGCCGCACCCGAAAGCCCACAACCCAGGCAAGCTGGACTGGAAAGAAGAACTGAATCGTGTGATCGACCAGGGTGTCGTGGTTCACGGCGTTCAAGCAATGAACGTCCACAGCTCCTCGTCCTTCTACCGCGAACTGGCCGACCGCAGCGGCGGCGCCCACCTGAACCTGAATCAGTTCAACGAAGCCACTGAAATGCTGCTGGCCATGGCCTACCACCAACAAGGTCCTGAAGCGTTCCAGAAATACGAAGAAGAAATCGTGACCAAGAAGAAAATGACCCGCAGTCTGTCGGGCATCTTCGACAAACTCTCGCGTCGCGATACCACCAGTGGCCGTTACCGCACCATCGATGCCCGTGCCGTTGACGCCGGCCGCTTCCAACAGATCGAAGTCGATGCCGACCAACCGATCAAGGACGTGGTTGCAAGCAATGGCCTGGTGTTCAAGACCGGCCGTGGCTTCTACGAATTCACCAAGCGTGAAACCATCCAGGCCAAGAAAGAAGTCGTTATCCTGGACAAGGAAACCGGCGACATGTACCAGGGCGCCGCGGCGCGCGAAGTGCTGGGTCTGCCAATCGGCGAAAGCACCGACATTTCGCCGACCTTCGACAAGGCCAAGTACACGGTGTTCGTTCAGTCCACGTCGAACAACCGCAAACTGATCGGCGGTACGACGTTCCTGTACGAAGTCGACTCGGCCGTGTAACCCACGTCGATCTCAAAAGCCCAGGACATCCTGGGCTTTTTTACGACTGTTGATATTGATTCATAGCGCCATGGTTGTATCATGAGGCATGATTACATTTGAACTACTTAATTGGCCTGAAACATCAGAACTGGATGAAGCTTTGGACTATCTCAATATCACGGCATATTGGGTTTCAGGTTTTGAAGATTTTGGTGGTTATCAAATGAGTACTCGATATGTCTGGATCGAATATATTCGTTTCGCAAATGACAGTGATGCGGCCCTGTTTGTTCTAACATATGGTGATAAATACCAGCCACAAAAAACCGATCGTGAGATCAAACATGGAATCACCCCATACTACTAATGACAACATTCAAAGTTTATCACGAACTAGACGTGCGCCGCTGGCGAAAAGACGAAGTAGAACAACAAGTCGGTAATGCACTGGAATTCAATTCATATAAGGTCTATATCGATGAATTGGCTGGCTGCTATATGGCTATCACTATGATTCAATTTAGTGATGAAGATGATGCCGTAATGTTCCGCTTAAAGTATGGCGATACCTGGAATGCATCAGCCATGTTGGCCTCAGAGTTCCGTGAAGGTCACAAAAGGTCATACGTGGGAGGCTAATGTTCATTTGTCCAAAAAGTTGATAAATACAATATCAACCTCGAGGACACTTCCATGAAGCTTTTCGCTATATCGGCCCTGTGTGCTTTGATTCTCATAAGTATCATCGTACTGTCTGGCTGCGCTCAATCAATCATCCCAACCCCAACTCCATTCACCACCGGCGAAGAAGTCCAACCAGTTAAGGGTTGCTTGATGCTGCGTGAAGAAGTTGAAAAGTACAATGCCAAGCATCCTCAATCACCCAAGAAGGCGGATTGCTAATGGACATTATTCACGACACCTTGGCTGAGATTCATAAACGAGTCTACGGCCATTTCACTTACCAGACAGATCTGGAACAATACGGCGTGCTGGAAAAGTGGGTTATGCCCACTGATACATTCCAGGATTTCAAGGGCGACTGTGAAGATTTTGCCCTTGCTTGCCGTAAACTCTGCACCGCATCCACCAACCCATTGCTGCCAACCCGTTTGGTGGTTTGTACTATTGATGGCGAAGGGCATTGCGTTCTGGAATGCCAGGGCTGGATCATGTGCTGCAATCAGAAGACTCTCATGAGCCGCGATCAGTTGGCAAAAGAAGGTTACGAATGGCTGTATATCAGTGGCTTCCATCCCAACGATGCTTGGCACAAAATTACAGGTTGATTTTTGTTCATTTGTCAACTATAATTCACATATTAGGTCAACAGGAGTGCATATGAACAACGAACAAATTGTTTATCCGAAATACGGTAATGCCATTGACAACATGCTGTGCGTCTATGGTGGTGCAACCCTGGTGGCCATCTGCATGACGATCTATACGTTAATTCATGTATAACATTTGGCAACGCGAATACGAGTTTGCCATTCAGGTAAAACTCCCAACTGAATCACGCACAACAAGTCATACGGATTGGTTGCGTGAAAATGTTGGTCATGAAAATCTTGATTGGGCCTATGGCTTCGTCACAGCCACACTGGATGTTATCGTCTATCAATTCTACTTCCGCGACGAAGGCGACTTAGCTCGTTTCAAGCTGGCAATGTTGTAATCAAAATAATATTGATCCAGATACGTAATACGTGCCTAATATTACGGTGGTGTGGCTACATCCCGCAGTCATACCTTTCCATTAGAGGACGTATGACTAAAAATATCAAACTCGTTGTGATAGCTGTTCTGGCTATCCTCTTTATCTGGGCAGGCTTCTCAATCAAGGAAGCTTGGACTCATGTATCCACACAAGCGGAACAAAGCACCATGCTGATGTGGACTGTGGGTTGGCTGTTGTCGCCAGCTGCCACCGCTGCCTTGTTGAAAATCCTTACAGACGAATAATCGTGCTACAATACGGTTTTGAGCAATTGCGAAAGGATGAGTATGACCTGGAATGCAGAGCAATACCTGAAAGGTCAGCACATACGGCAATTGCTTCAACTCCGCAATGCTTGCCATAAGTTCAATGGCTACTACGATATCTGCGACCATAGCGGTTGTGTGGTGACTATCGATCAAGTATTGGCGGAACTCAACACGCGGCCACACTTGGCACGTGGTAAAGAAGCTAAACTGTTGCGGCGGCTCATGGCAGAAAATCGCATGACTGACGAGCAAGTGCGGGCAATTCCAAAATTCGCGACCATGTTGGCACAAGCGCAACCACGTCGTGTTGTATCGGCCGAAACATACAATCAGTACAAAATGGCTGCTCCTGAATGCTGGGTGACCAAAAAGATGATTGTATTGCCTAAGCCATGAGCCGCATGGTTTATTTCGCAGATGGTGCCCCGATGGAACCAGCCTGGCGTCATTTACCGTTCTTTGACATAGCCGTTCATTCGATCAATGATAAGTTGAATATTGATGAATACAAGGAAATGATCGACTTCCTTGGCACCACGTCTAGTAGGACGTTGAGATTCCAGATACCTGGTGATATTTGGAATATTGATGTGATTCGTTATTTCTTTGATGATGACGAAAGCAAGGCTGTATTCCGGTTAAAGTATTACCAGCTTGAATACGTGACTCTTCCACCATAAATAGCTTGACGATGTGGTAAAGTAATACTATACTGTCTTGCAACATTTGGGCCTCTAGCTCATGCTTGGTTAGAGCAGCGGACTCATAATCCGTTGGTGCCCGGTTCGACTCCGGGGAGGCCTACCATTTGGACCGTTAGCTCAGGGGCAGAGCGCAGAACTCATAATTCTAGGGTCACTGGTTCGAAACCAGTACGGTTCACCATTCCATATCATCCAACATTAAATTGTTGGACATTTCCCGTAATATTATCAACACTCCACGCACTTCCATCCAGATCTTCAACATCTGTGATCGTCACCCCATTCGCATCGGCTGACTGTTTAATGGTCGTCAAGGCCTTGACCAAAACGTCATGGGTCAGTTGACCGTTTGAACTTACTGCCACACTAAAGACTGTTGTGCCACTTGCTGTTTGCGTAGTGGTAAATTGTCCCGGTGCTGGCTTGGCATCATGCCCTTCTTTCCAACGAGCTTGTTTGAGTGCGGCCTTGACATTGTCGACGTATTGCTCAGGTGATAAATTTTCTGCTTCGATGAGTTCGTGATATCGCATATAGTCTCCAGATCTTTTGATATTTATTGTCAGTAAGTTGAAAAATGCCAGTTTGGCATAATCAACTTTACACGCTATAGTTTGATCTGGCAACAACGCCATGCAACTACAAACAACAACAACATGTCTAAAGTATTTTTGGAAAAAGGCCCGATCTATACCGTGGCCGATCGCGAGAGCATGACTTATCTGGACAAACTGCCTAGCGGCAATTTCCTGATCAAGTTCTCCCCATTCATGGGTGGTTACTACTTCGAGAAGATTGAATCCTTCACGATGGACCACAAAGTGTATGGCAATACCAATCGTCATGCTGATCGCATCCTGGCAACCTTCAAGGATCGTCCGGCAAGTACTGGCGTGCTGTTGAGCGGCGAAAAAGGTTCGGGCAAAACTCTGCTGGCAAAACGCATCTCCATGGATGCAGCAGCGGCAGAAGACGTGCCAACCCTGATCATCAACACCCCGCTGCACGGTGACGAGTTCAATCAGTTCATCCAAGAACTGAAACAACCAGCAATCCTGCTGTTCGACGAGTTCGAGAAAGTGTACGATCGCGAACAACAAGACAGCATCCTGACCCTGCTGGACGGCGTTTTCGCATCCAAGAAGCTGTTCGTGATGACCTGCAACGAAGTGCATCGCATCAACGACTACATGCGTAACCGCCCAGGTCGTATCTTCTACGCCATCAACTTCGAAGGTCTGGACGCCGCATTCATCCGTGAATACTGCGAAGACAATCTGGCTAACAAAGCCAACATCGAATCGGTGTGCCGTGCTGCTGTGATGTTCGATCGCTTCAACTTCGACATCCTGAAAGCACTCGTGGAAGAGATGAATCGCTACAACGAGACCGCCAGCGAAGCACTGGAACTCCTGAACGCGAAACCATACGGCGACGCCCAAGTGTTCGACATTGACATGAACGTGCGTGGCACTCAGATCCCTGCCAAATACCTGTATCCTGAACAGATCCACGGTATGCCTCTGCAACACGACGAACTGGATATCGATATCAATCACTATCCAATGACCCAAGCAGAGCAGGACGACGACGACACCACGGAAAGCGCATTCGACGGCGAACAGAAGTTCAACCAGAACAACCTGGTATCGCATGACATGGTCAAAGGCGTGTACGTGTACAACAACGGCGAATCGGTCATGACCTTGACCCGCCGCGTGAACGTGAAGAACGACTTCCGTCGCTTCCTGTAACTAGCAAGGTTGTAGTAAGACAACATTCATCTTTAGTTCAACATTGACTTTAGATGAATGTTGTAGTAATATGGCTTCTAGTGTTATACCTAGGAGACAAAAGTGAGCGAGTTTTATCTGCGTACCGGCCGTGAATGTTTTGTTATCATGCCATCTGGCATCGCTCATCAGTGGCAATTACGGGAAAATTGCTCGTTTACAGACGATGACCTGATGTTTATACCAGGGCAACGTGAACTGTTCAATCCCCGCTTCAAACGCCTGCCTTGCATCCAGCAAGCACGCGCCAAACAAATGAACCAACACGACTATTATACTGTCTTCCTCCGTGAAGCACGTCATTCGGGTGAAACGTATTTGCTCGCCGTACACTTGACGGAAAACGATACTGACGACGATTGATTGCTGTATAATGGTGCTTTATTGGAGTCTATAAATGCCTCATAAACAAGTAGCTGCGGATTTGGCAAAAGCGAAATCACTCAATCTCGTGGACATCGATCGCTGGAGCGAAGGGATGGACCACCATCCTATGTCTGAACGCAGCATCCGCTTCATAGCTGCTGAAGGCACCATGGACATTAGTGTGGGTGGCGACGGCGATGACGGTGAAACAATGATGTTCGTCCTGGATGCTTTCTGGGAAAGTAAGCCCGACATTAAAGTGTCACCAGACGTCATAAGCCGTCACCTGGCAGCAGCAAATCTGAAAGATGACCCCAACGTCATTGCTGCCTTGAAAGCAATATTCCTTGAAGTTGACCTAACCTTGGTAGTCGAATGATCGTCGCATTCCGACTGCGATTCCCCAAGCCAACTGACACAGTTGATATTCAGACGGATATGAACAAATGGTTGGAAGAGATTAGCGGCCTTAATACATTCGATCGGTGGCACTGGAACCCTCTCGGGATTACTCAACCACAATTCCGCGACTGGGAACTGCAAATTCCAGACGAAGAAATTTCGGTTACATTCAAAATTCGATGGTCTGAATACGTGACTGATAGTCGGAGCATAAAATGATCACTCATCCCGCAGCACCAGACTGGTTTTCCTGCACACTTGATGCCAAACATCTACCCGCTATCCACGCTTGGATGACCGAACATCAAACCAATGAACTGTCGGTTCATCTTATGAAAACCGACAAGCAGGTATTCGTTTTCTTTAAAGACGAAGCATTGGCAGCAGTATTCAAACTGGCGTTCATTGATCACATCCTACCAGAATAGCATATTGCTAGAGTGTAAATAAGGCTTTACACTTTAATACTATGATACCCCTTTGTACCTATATCCTACTCTCACTCGTAAGCTTCATTTATCTACTGGTCAAATATAACAGCTGGTTTCTCAACATCTTCCGCAAGTGGAATAAACAGAACGCCAAGTTTATTCTCATGGTTGCAACTTTCATCTACATAATATCGCCAGTCGTATCTGTGATTGAAATCACAAACGCTATCTGGCAATATCAGAAATCCCTATAAGGAACTTGAAGTCATGTTAAAGTGGCTTCATGACCAAAATCCCACTCCATATTGTACCATTTGATATTCATGCGAAAGCTATGGGTAAGAAGCATGACGACATGCTCAAATGGATTAGCTGGCCACACAACCTGGACCCGCAATATGTGCTTGAGGTTAAACATTATGGATTCAACCTCTCCGATTTGTTTCCACAAATGAAGCAAATTGCCGACTGGATGACTTGCAACCAAATGACTCATTGGCCCATGTATGGCCGGCATCGCATTTACCTAATGGAACAAGACGTAGTCCAATTGAAACTAACATGGTTATAACTTTCACTACACACACGGAGTTCACCCAAGAATTGAGGTGGTGGGATGCTGTGAAGAACAGGCACGATGCCTTTATACCCAAAGTAATAGCTGAATTCTCATTTGAAGACTACGAGACCTATTTCAACTCTGGGAAACGTCCCACACAATGGCTTCACGATAATAATCGCCCATATTGCATGTATCGCACCCCAGATCCTAATTTTGTGGGCACCGGTACGGTTCAAGTTTATCTAGCAAGTGAAGACGATGCAGTTATGTGGAGATTGACCCTGTGATCCAGTATAAGACCATACGTGAACACAAACGTGGCTGGAATATGACTACTCATTCATTCTGGGCAGGAAGCGTCACCCCACGTCACCATATGCGTTTTAAACCTCGCCTGATAGTCTTTATCGAACACAAGACGTTTAATGACGAGCGGTCACTTCCAAGTCACCATGACGTATTCAGCACAATAGTGAGACTGGGTATTACCTTCGCTATCTACCATAACAGCGATCATAACATCACACTGTTGATGAATGACGAAGCTGAGATCGCAACACTGCGACTGGCATTGGCATGAGTATAAAATTCTACACAGGCGATGAATTCAGAGCCCGGAAAGCATTCCAAACAATAATGATTGCTGGCGGGTATGGTGCGATAAACTATAACGAAATCAAGTTTATGATCGTCATAGCAGTAATCCGCAACATACCGCAAACAATGCAAGATTTCTTATCTGAACACAATATCGCATTCTCACATTTTCCCACTTACATGGGCTTCCACTTCATTGCCATCAATAATGAAGATGACTTTGCATTCACAAAATTAACATGGATATAGAATACTGGCCCGGCGCTGAATTTAAAACACAATTGCAACATAGATGGACTATCGCCACTTATCACCCAAATCAGGTTATACACCCAACTGATTTCGTGATCGCATATCCATATGATCGCCTAACGGTCAGAACACCAAATGACCTTATGGAGTTCAAAGACCTGTTGGATGAACATCAGATCGAATACAACTTCCTATTCACCCCATCGAAAGTGGCATACTTCATAATCAACTCAGAAGACACTATGGCTATGATCAAACTCATATGCTGATTCAAATCCATAAAAGCAACGATATATTGGAACGGCATAAAATAAATTGCTCCATGATGTATCAAATCATGCAAGAGTTTAATTACCCAATCTGCATGACATTCACTCTCTCCTACGACGCACCATTAGACGCTGCCCTAAACATGAGCGTAGTACGAACCAAAATCCATGAACTGGCAACAACACTGACAGATCAACCAACTCCTATCTTCACCATACTGCTACGGCAATCCGTGATCTTCCTCCCAGACGAAGAAACAGCAACCATCCTTAGACTCATGTGTTGACTTCAAATGAATATCAGTGTATCATGTGGTTAATGACATAGGAGAATGCAATGAAAAACCAAGCACAAACACTCATGGATGAAATCAACGATCTGAAGTCCAGCCTGGTATATGATCGCAATGCCATTCAAACCCTCCTGGCAAAAACTGCCCTGGATGCCTCCCGTCTGAAACAGGCCGAAGAAGAACTCAATCACCTCAAATACGCTAACCTGGATTACTCCCAAGTACCATGGGCCGAACTCCTAAACGTGGACGCCGGCGGCAATACGAACAAAGAACTCAAACATCATATCAACAATATGATGGAAGGTAAGATGGGCATCCAATGCTCCTCCTACAACGTACACACCCTCCAAACCGCACCACAAATCTATATCAACTACCCAGATGTCTCCACACACTACAAAGAACTCCTGGTACGTGTTCTCGATATCCTGGCCAAAAATCTGAAACCAACCGAAACTCGAGCACGCTTCAACAAAGAACCACAACTGGGTCAAATGATCTCCATCCTGGACCCATCCTGCGGTGAATACGGCTCCAAACACGCTTTCCACAAAGACGGAACCTGGTATATCATCTACAACCGCACCATGGAAGCCGGCTTCCCTACCTACCCCACCACACAAGCACTCGTAGACTACCTCTGCGAATACTTGAGCCACAACAAAGAAGACCAAGAGTAAACAACCACAATAACAATATCATACCACCATAATGATTCCAACTATCAAGATATAGAAAAGATCATTAATCATATTCTTGACGAAATATGTCAGAAACAACGATCTCGATGTCGTAAACTCCAGGTAGGTATTTTGAAACTTGATCGATTTCTGACATATTTCCTCAAAAACCTAAGAATCAACTGGTGTCAAATCTGTGTTATAATGGCACATGATTATTCAATTCTTCTCCGACCTGCACACCGAAGACGGTGACCTCCCATATGAACCAGCCCCATGCGATGTCATCGTGATTACCGGTGACCTTGGCGTTGGGCGTGGCACTCTTGACTGGGTGGATCGCCACATGGCTGATGTCAAACAACCTATCCTAGTGGTCCCAGGCAATCATGATCCATACTATGGCCGGCTAGATGACCGGTTGGCTATGTTTGAGACCGAGTTCGCCCGGATGGGTGTAGACTTCCTGTACAACAAATCTGTCACGATTGGCGATACGTTGTTCCTGGGGACCACACTCTGGACGGATTTCAACCTCCATGGGCAACAGTACAACAAGATGCTGATTGCTCACCAGCAGATGTTTGACTATCAGGTAATCGATGGCGACGGCCCAAATGACAAGATAACGGCCGACGACATTTTGGCTGAACACAAGAAAGCAATCGAGTTCTTGGAGCGTGAGTTATCCGCTCGTACACCCGGTCAGAAAACTGCCGTATTGACGCACCATGCCCCTTCTGCTTTGAGTTTGGGGGATGATCACGATAATCGTTTTGCTCCCTACTACGCATCACACCTTGATGAGTTGATCTTGCGTCATCAACCAGAGTTGTGGATTCATGGCCATACGCATCGCAAGTTGCAGTATTTTATTGGCGAGGAAACCCTGGTAATGTGCAACGCCAGGGGTCGTAAAGGCCATCCAAAGTCGTGGAACAAAGAATTTGATATGCGTATGACGGTTAAAATATGATCATCGGCACTTGGGCGGACCATCCGGTTCATCTTAAAGAGCTGGTTAATAATAGGTTGCCATCTATGGAATGGGGCCTTCCCAAGTGGGTGGTTTGTAGTTACAATCGCGCCCAAGACATTGAATTCTTGAACAAATGCACGGACTGGCAACAGTGGATAGAAGACCAGAATATTTGCGCGTATATTTGTTTGGTATCGTGTGCTATAGTTTTCATGAATGACGAGGATGTGGCACTATTTCGTTTAACTTGGTTATAAGGATGGAACATGGATTATCAGAGTCTCACCGAAAAGCAATTGCAAGCCGAGAGTATTAAGATCGGAAAGAAAATCAGGTCACTCCATGCCAAACTGGAAGCGTACCAGAAAAAAATTGATGATGAAATTGAAGCATTGTCGTGCGACAATGTGGAGATCAATCGCATCATCAGCACTCGCAATCACAAGCCTGAAGTCATCGCCGGCGTGGACTGGAAGGCATTGTTCGCGCCAGTCGCTGACATTGAGGCGACGACTGATTGGCAGCGCGAAGTACCAATGCCTGGTGAAGTCGACCGTATCCTGGCATTGTACCAAATTTCACCTGGTGAGATCCGCCATGTGTCGGCAGATCACTACAACGGCGCCACCGGTCAGCCACAGCTGAAGCTGCAATTCGATCACGAGTCGGCAGCCAAGCTGGACATCTACGCCGAGTTGCTCCAGCAGATCATTCCGCACATCGCCTCGGAAGAAGCTTATCGTTACTTCCCAGCCGGTGTGCAAATCGAAATCGAATCCCCACGCGACCTGGATGATCGTCGCCCGGACGGTGCCCCGGATGCCACCTTTATGTTGTTCGTGCGTGATGATGGGCAGTATGCGATCTGGGAGATCGAAACCAGCTGCCACGAATGTGGTGTGTATTCAACCCTTCGCGAAGCCTTGCAGCATATCCAGGACGGCTTGGCGTTCGATGGTTCCGAAAACGATTACGACTGGGAACCGTTCAACATCGACGAATTCAAAGAAGAACACGGCGTGAAATGATCTATCATCGTTCGCAACGAGCACCTGGCAAGCAAACCATCATCTGGGACATAGCAGAAGAACAGTATGGTGCTGAATTGATAGCCGTGGTTGATCGGGCACGTGGTACGACGGAAGAGCAAAAAGCCTGGATGAAATCTGTTGGCATAAAGAAAGCTGATTACCACCAGATGAATGTGCTTATCCACTTTTTTGCTCGTGAGGAAGATGCGATGCTGTTCTACCTTACTTGGGGTATCAAGTGAGTGACATACGGTCATCAGTCCTTCGTCCTTTTAGTGGGCCCGCCAGGGCGTCAAGTTGGTATGAAATTGAACAACGATATGGCAAAGAATTTGTCGTTGCATGGTGGCCCACTAAAGGAACAACTGAAGAACGTCTGTGTTGGTTGGACGAGCTGATGCCAGGTAAGTATGGTGTGTTTAGTACCGTTATGTCGTCGTATACCTTCTTTGTCTCAGAGGAAGATGCAGTGCTGTTCGCTCTAACGTGGTGTGGTGGTTGATTGTTGTAAAAAGGCAACCAACTATCGTGTTTCAACTATTTGACACAAATGAACAAAAAGTAGTTGATTAATTTTCATTTGAGCGTAAAATGTGAAACATGATGCAGCGGAAAACAAACAAACGCTGCAACGACAAACAACCACACTGAAAGGAAACATCATGAAAGTAGAAATCCTGGGCCTGGCACATGCAACGTTCAACGGCACCCGCGGCGAAGCTGGTGGTGCTCCTTCCAAAGACAGCATCTTCGGTCTGGCGCTGGTACAAGGCAACGTCGTGACCTTCGGTGGTCGCCGTGGCGGCACACTGCGCTTCAAGACCTACAAGAAGCCAGAACTGGAAGCGCAGAAAGAACGATTCGCGGCCAAGCTGACCGGCAACCCATTCGGCAAAAACATCGATGCCCGTTACAGCGTCGTGACCGACGACGTAAAAGCTGAACTGCTGGGTGCGGACTTCGACACCGAAGTAGTTGGTCGTGGCTTCTACAAAGCGATGTCGGCCAAGAAGCTGAACACCTACAGCCGTAAGCCAAAAGCAACTGCTGCGGCCTAATACGGTCAACACACAAAAAAGCGGCCTCAGGCCGCTTTTTGCATTTGGAGTAACTATGCCAGCAACTGAATATTTGGCCTGGATGGAACAGTCCAGCAGGGATAATCCCCTATACAAGCATGCTATCGAGCAGGGCTGGAGACCAGGCCCCAAGAATGTTGAATGGTCGGCCAGCGTGGTTTGCGAGCCACCTCAGTTTGTTGACAACAAGGGAATGTTCACGGTCTATAGAGACTGGATCAAGCGTAATGACTTCACGGCCCAGTATGAACATTCTACTTGTACCTGGTATTTTGAACGTGAAGATGAGGCTTTACTCTTTACAATCACTTTCGGGTAGACTGCCACTCATCTGTTGTTGGTTTACAACAGGTGGTACAAAATGATTAGAATTCAATAAGAAATCATATTTCGCTTGATTGTGAAACCAACCAGTGTAAAATGTGATACATGATGTAGAAACAAATTGACTTTAAATCTCTAAACAAGGAGTACGACATGGCAGCAAAAGTTGAACTGCAAGCACTGGGCCACTGCACTTTCAAAGGCACCCGCGGCGAATCCGGCGGCGCACCATCCAAAAACAGCCTGTGGGGCGTGGCCTTCATCGGCGGTACGCTGGTAACCTTCGGTGGCCGTGTCGGCGGCAACATGCGTTTCAAGACGCACAAGAAAGCTGACCTGCCAGCCGTGATGGACACCTTCACCAACGGCAAGCTGACCGGCTTCCCATTCGGCAAGAAAATCGACGCCCGCTACAGCGACGTGACCGACAAGGCCGCCGAGTGGATCCCTGACCTGGAAAAAACCCTGGGCGGCCAATACTACGCCGCGGTGAAAAACCTGAAGGTCAACACTCGCGCCACCGCCAAGAAGGCCAAAGAAGCCGCGTAAGTGAACGCCGGCGCCAACGAAGAAAGCCAGCCCTGCTGGCTTTTTTTGTGACGATTTTCGGTAAAATGGTTGACCTTTTAACGTTGACTATTTGCCATAATGAATGTATTCTGCGATAACTGGCTTAGCCATACTTAACTAGGAGATTCAAATGACCGGACTGTTGAACCGTATTGTTACCGCCGTAACTGGCAAAGCCCACGACCTCGTCGATGCTGCTGAAGATGCAGGCAGCATCGCACGCCAAACTGTCCGCGATATCAGCAATGACATCGACAAGGCCAATGAAGCCCGAGTGACCGCCCAAACCGAATACAACGCCCTGCAACACCACCGCGACGAAGCGCAGAAGAAAGTCGACGAATACACGGGCTACGCCAACGACGCGGTTGCAGCCGGCGACGACAGCCTGGCTACCGAAGCGCTGACCAAGCTGGACACCTTCGAAGCCAAGGTGAAAGAATTCCAGGTGCAGATGGACGCGTTCAAGCCGACTCTGGATGGCATCGCATCCAAAATCCACGACCTGGAAAAACGCCGCGACCAAATGCAAAACCAAACGACCATGATCGAAGCACGCGACGCCGTCGCCGACGCACGTATCAACGTCGCAAACGTGATGTCCGGCCTGGGCGAAGGTGCCAACGCTGGCAAGACCTTCGACCGCATCTCCGAAGCAACCTCGCGCAAGGAAGCTGAAGCAGCAGCACGCGAGCAAATCGCTGCTGAGAAGAGCCCAGAAAGCGATGCTGACAAGTTCGCTGCACTGAAGACCAAAGTCGGCGTGGCTGACCGCCTGGCCGCTCTGAAAGCTGCACAAGGCAAGTAATCGCAACGGGCGGTTCATCGCCGCCCCATAATAAGGAAGAACATGAAAAATACCGCCCGTTTTGTTGCCGTAATCTTCACCATGGTGCTCAGCTTCAGTGCCATGGCGAAAGGTCAGTTCGATGAAGCCCAACGCGCCATGATGGACAGTCAATGGGGCCGAGCAGAACAACTGCTGAAAGCCTACCAGGAAAAAGACTACAACAACGGCAAAGGTCACTACCTGCTCGCCCAGGTATACGAACAAACGCGCCGTTATGCGGAAGCACAAGATCAACTGGACATCGCCAAGAAAGTTGCACCAGACGGCCGCTGGGCAAAAGCCGACCAAGCTGACGCAATGGCAAATCGCCTGAGCGTTAAACTGGCAGCAAACAACCCGCAACCGCGTACTCAGCCGCGTGAACGTACTCGCGTAGCCGACGAGCCACGTGTGGCCTATACGCCGCCAGCACGTCAAACGCCAGTCGCGAACACTACCCCAGCACCAACCACTAATGTGGCGCCGCAACAAAGCAGTGGCGGTCATGGCTTCATGATCTTCCTGGTCTTCCTGTTGGTCGCTGCCGGTGGCGGTCTTGGTATCTATTACTACCTGGGACGTCGTACTGAAAAAGAAGCTGAAGAGCGTCTCGATGCTGGCCGTCGTGCCCTGCAAGCAACTGCGGTTGACATGCAAGCCCGTGTGACCGCTATCCGCGATGCACTGAAATTCCAGAACAAAGCTGGTAGTGAACTTGGCTTGTCGATCGACGGCATTGCATCCAGCCTGAACACCAACGCAAATGCTCTGCGTGACCGTGCGATCGACTCCAACACGCTGAGCCGGGCACGTTCGAATCTGGACACTCTGGAAGCTCAACTGTCGCGTGCTGAAGGTCGTCTGGCTCGCAAAGACTTCGACGCCGCGAAAGCTGCTCCAGCACCAACTCCTGCTCCTGAACCCGTCCGTGCTGCTCCTGCACCAACCCCTGCGCCGTATCAACCAACGTCCACGACTCCACCGTCGCCGCGCTACGCTGCACCGACTCCTGCACCGGCTCCTGTCCACCAGCCGCAGGTTGTTCACCATCATCACGAAACGATCGTGCATGACAACAGTTCGTCAGACCTGCTGACCGCTGTGGTGATCGCTGACGCAATGTCGAATAGCCGTCATGAAGATGAGCGTCGTCGTGAACGTGAGCGCGAATACGAACGTGATCGTCAACGCGAGCGTGACCGCGAAGAAGAACGTCGTGCAGAACAACGTCGCGAAGATCAACGCCAACGTGATCGTGAAGAGCGCGAAGAACAAAATCGCCGTGATCGCCAAGATGAAGAAGATCGTCGCAGCAGCCGTTCTGCTCCCGCGATGGACTTCGGCGGCGACGACGACAGCGGCAGCTCGTCGAGCAGCCCAAGCATGGATATGGGCGGCGACGACGACTGATGGAAGAACTCAACTATAAGCGTTCGTCTTGGCACTACTGGCTTGCCACTAAACTCGGCCCCATGCAACGCTGGGACGATGCAACAGATTTCTGCACCTACGTTCGTGCAGTGGTGGTCGGTATGCTGATGTTTTGCCTGCTGTCTTGCTTGGGCCTTGGTCTGCTGTATTGTTTCGGCGATTGGCTGGGTTGGATCTCGGCAATGATCAAAGCTGGCCATATTATCTGGCTGTCCGGTAAAGATCCATCTGGTGCAATGATCTTCAATGTTGTATTGGGTGTTTGCGCCGGTATCGGCGGCTTTGGTGGTGGTATGTATTGGCGTGAACAAGCCAACCACAGAAAAGCAGAGCGTATCTGGCAAGCAAAACAGGAACTTGGTGCCAACTATGTTCCTCCGGAGCCAAGCTTCATTGGTCATGCTTGGAAACGGTTCAAAGACAAGACCTGCTACAAAGTCAAATTCAATTGAAAAAAGCCCGGGACGTCCCGGGCTTTTTTGTTGATGAAAATTTCATATGGCTGTATAATGTGAACCAAAGGAGGTTCATCATGTTCAATCTCGATATTTTCAATCTACCAAAGCAGTACACGGACTTGGAAAAGCGCCTAGCCGCTGCTCGTAATCTGGGCAATTGTCAGGGCTACATCACCGGCCACAACGGTGCTGAAGCATGCTGGGCCCTAGCCATCGAATACAAGATCGGCATCAAACACTTCCCAGACAACACTGGCATCGAAGTAAGTTACTGGAAAGATGGTTGGATTGTTCGCGAACATTTGTTCACCGACTTCGAACATCCAGAACTGGCCATTCGTTATGCTGTCTGCGAACTGGTCTGCCACAAACTCGAAAATAAACAGGACGACATGTATGGTTAAGAAAATCGGCAAGTACGACATTCCATTCGACGCTGATGGTAACCAGATGCACTATGCAGAACATGGTTGGGACGGCACCTACAACCAAAGTGGTAGCTGCAACCATGTAGCCAAGTATACCATGCAGCCAAACGATCCATTCCCGGATACGCTGACCTTCAAGGGTTATCAGCGTGGTCGGTCGGCAGCATATTTCCACTTCGAGCGCGAAAATGGCAAAGGCGTGTGCGTCTTCCTGAAAGAGATGGAAGCCATGATCCCGCTTATGGTCCATGGCAAAATTACTGGCACCTTCCAGTTCATTAAACGCGGCCAAAATTACGGGTGCGCCATCGCACCATAAGTTGCAAGTTCACTGGGGTGGCACTATACTGGCACTATGATAAACGTACTGGTAACCACCACCTATGCTCGCTCAGAAGGAGCAGCAATATCAACCATGTTAATTCCAGCCGCCAACTTCTACGAAGCTGAGCAAATAGCTGATAAAATAAACACGGAGGCCACAAATCGTTGGCCAAGATACGGCGGATTCGGCCAGTATGCAATAATCGTCGGTGGGCATCCACCAGAGGAAACCAAATGAGCATTATCGATAACAAAAAAGCATTCCACGACTACACGGTCGAAGACCGATATGAAGCTGGGCTCGTCCTCGAGGGCTGGGAAGTGACAGCCATCCGTGCCGGTCGTTCGAACATCAAAGAAGCTCACGTGGTGGCTCGTGATGGCGAACTGTTCCTGTTCAATTCCCACATCAGCCCATTGCCTAACACTAGCGGCTTTACCACCTTGCAACCAACTCGTTCGCGTAAGCTGCTGCTGAACAAGAAAGAAATCAACAAGCTACTGGGTAAGGTGTCCACTGCTGGCTATACGATCGTACCCTTGAACTTCCACTTCAAGAAGGGTCGCATCAAGTGTGAGATCGGTCTGGCAAAAGGCAAGAAGCAACACGACAAACGTGCGACGCAGAAAGACCGCGATGGTAAACGTGAAGTTGCCCAAGCGATGAAACAAAACGCAAGGTAGCATGATCGACGCAACGTTCGCCTGGTATCCAGAAATGCCAATTGCATGTGAGGGTGATGATGTCAGTGCAAGAGTCATCACCCTTCGTATACGTGTCTGCCCGATACGTATTGTAAGCGCGGAGAGGACATTGGAGCGTCGCTATGGTGGGTATGTGCAGCTTTGGAGCACGACTACAATATGATCACCCAGGTGTTTCAAACCGTCGATGCTTTGATCGAAGAGATGGAGACTGTTCGTGGAAGCGATAAGATGTTTTCCGGAATATCAAGTGGGCAAATGGTTCACTATATGGAAAGCATTTTGGAAGGTGTTCATTCAGCTTCTTTCCCAGTAATATGTTTCTATATGGCTTGGCGTACTACTTGGTTTGGGGCTGAAGAAATAATCCCTGAATTGCCCATAGATTCGGTGGGAAGAATCGAAGCAATAAGCACTGAAGCTGGTGTTGTGGTTTGCTTCGAAGATGAAGGCGATGCTGCATTATTCAGATTGGGCTTAACTGACGATTAGTAAATACCTGATTACCGGGTATAAGATGGCTACAATAAATCTCCTCCTAAATGTGATGGCCATGCGTTCGCAATATGTTGCGTTGGAGGAGTGCCTAGACGACAAAATGAGCTGGACCACCTACGATAAACTTCTGGAAAATATTCAAGCCATCGATCAGATGATGGCTGGTTATCCGGATGATTTTCAGGCAAACATCAAACAATTCTATCACTTCGGCGATGCTTTCATGGCATTTGTTGCCACCCTTCCCTGGACACCAGTCATCGTTCAACAATTTGATATGACCGACCCCATTGTTGAACTTGATAATCCCAACATAGTCACATTCAACACATATCGATTCTTCCGCTACGAAGACGACGCGGTGGTTTGGCGCCTATCGATCTGATGTTGTATTTTCACTAGTGTGCCAGATTCTTGTTTAAATTTTAATCAAGTCGCTGTATACTGGCTATATGAAACTATTCACCATTGAACCCCTGGATGTATGGCTGATGAAGCTGAAAGGCAAGGAACGCCCATTTGATGAGTATCCACGTTCAGTTCGTCGCACTCTGACTCGTATCAAACAGATGGCTTTCCAGCCTGCCATTGTGATTCGCTATAACAGCAAGTTGCAAACAAGCACTACGGTTGATATTGATTGGAACCAAGAACAAGCGGTTGCTTGGTTGTCTGCCAATGCGTCTGGTATGTTTTTCCATGAAGTCAAGGGCAATCGTATCTATCTGGCTGACGACGATGACGCCGTCTTATTCAAACTAATTTTCTCGGAGCAAGTATGACAGTATTCGCACCAGAACGTATCAAAGAGTTGATGGCAAAGTACCAGGTGACTGAGCAGCAGGTCATCGATGCCTTGTCTGCCGCACAGGAGTTCAAACAGTTCCTGGGCAACCAAGCATGTGTGGATCAGCTGGTTGAGCGTTTGCTGGCCACCAAGACTGAAGTGATGAAATTTCCCTGCTCAAAACAATAACGAAAAATTATTAAAAAGTGCTTGGCAAAAACGCCAGACTGGCAATATACTTTGTATACAAGGTGGCAACAAGGGTTACCGCCAGAATAGCCAGAAGGAAATAGTAATGAGCCAAGCACCAGTTGTTAACGCACAAGTTATCAATGCAATCGAGGTTTTGACCAACAGTGGCCACCTGACCATGCAAGAGCAAGTGGACATCTACAAGAAGATGTTGTTGAATCAAAATGGTGTGTCTGCCATGTTGCCAGTTTCGGCGCCCGCTGTGACGGCACCAACTATCCCGGTTGTCACTAGTGTGACCGCAAATCAACAAACGGCGACGACGGCAAACGGCAATAAGTCGGTCTCCTACACTCGCAAGTGCCCAAGCCATACCGAAATTACCAATGCCTTGGCTAAGTTGCGATTGGGCGTTGATGGACTGGAAGTAGCCCGCGACCTCGGCACGTCTGACACGTATGTCGTCAATCTGTGCAAAGAAAATGGCTTGCAGTATGTAACACGCTATGGCAAAACCCGGCGACACCTGACCGACGACGACAAAGCAAAAATCAACGCCATGCTGGATCAAGGCTATTCGGTGGTCCAGATTCAAATCGCCCTCGATATCTCGGCAGGCCCGATCTCTCGGTATCGTATTGTGCCGACCGCCCGCAAGAAGTAAGTTGATTGTCAAATAGTTGAAAATTCCGCTTGACACCATGTTCATTTGAACTTATACTGTGAAACATGGTGCTGCGGAATAAGCAGCAAAGACAAACAACTGAAAGGAAGCAAATCATGTCCAAAGTCGAAATCCTGAAATTCGCTCACTTCTACAACGAAGGCGCACGTGGTGCTCGTGGCGGCGCTGCCCAGAACGACAAGATCTGGGGCCTGGCTAAAGTTGACAACAAACTGGTTCGCTTCTGGGGTCGTCGCAACGGCGTGATCAAGTTCAAAACTCACCTGCTGGGTCAACTGGGCGCTCTGAACGAAGAATACGGCCTGAAAACTGGTGGCCGCGCCGACGGTGGCGACATCTACGACGGCGTCAAGCCAAGCAACACTGCACTGATCGGCTCGCTGGTGCCAAACCTGGCGCAAAAGATCACCAGCCACTTCTACAGCGCGATGAGCACTGGCAAGCTGAACACCAAGCACTAATCAACAAAGCCCGGACTAGCCGGGCTTTTTTGGGAGTATCGAATGAATACTGCACAAACTGCATACAAGCAAGGATATTATGCGTATCCAGCTTGGGAGAAAAATCCACACATCTCGGGGACGGTTGAAGCCTGGATGTGGGATATCGGCCACCATGAAGCATGGTGTGGCCTTTCTGTTTCGCTGTAATGGCCGGAGGTTATATGAAAATTGCAATGGCTCGCACTAACGATGACCGCTACGAAGCTGATAATGGATTCGTTCTGGCTCGCGAATATGGCAAAACTCCAAATGGCAATCCAATGGGCGGCCGCTGGGTGCTGCGTGATGATAAACGCAATATGGTTGATTTTGACCAGTACAGTAACGACATTGCAGAACGCCACAATTTGCGTTTGCACTAAGCCACGTCTGTTACAATAAAAGCCTGGCAGGTGCCAGGCTTTTTGTTATTGGAGCTTCAATGAAACTAACTTTTTGGCAAAGCGTCGCCCTTGATATTGGCTCATGTTTGGCTATGATTGCCGTGCTGTATTATGCCGACTCACCATGGTGGGTATACCTTGCTGTATTGGTATTTGGTACCTGTCAACGTATGGACGCACAGGGTGGCCTATGAGTAACGTAATTCCAGGCTATCAAGCCAATCTGTATGCGCGCTGGCACGACACTGATCCCTATGACGCATTCGGTCGCGAGATCACACCAGGTATGATCATCCTTAAACCTGATTCCAGCAATCAGCCGCCTGAACTGCTGAAGGTCACTCATCGTAAAGGTGATGCCATCTATGTGGAAGGCAAACGTGCAAAGATTGCACTGCCAGGTCGTTGCATTATCGTTACCGAGAGTATTCCGGAATTCGTGAATATCCCCCCAGAAGAGGATTGACCTCAAGCACATATGAATGTAGTATTGTTCATATGACAACACAAGGATTTGTATGAACATCGAACGCTTATTGGTAATCCTGCATAATATTGCACCGCAACTGAATGCCAAGTGTGTGGGTAATATGGTAGCCGGTGATTTTGAAACTCAGCTGGCAGACGGCGGGGTTATCAATTTCGTCAATGACGAAAAAGGTTGGACTCTGGCTGGCCCAGTCGGTATTGGTTTCAGCAGCGGAATTACGATCGAGAACCTCAAAACCGAAACTGATCTGGTGAAGGCGATCAAGCGGTCGTATATTCCGCAGATGCACGTCTACAACCTCAAGCATGGCTATCCAATCAGCTTGCCAACTGAAACGGGTAATTTCTACTGGGACTTTCTCTACTATGCGTCCTGGGCTCTGTATGGCCTGAACGGCGCGGCCCGTCAAGCATTTGCTCATACCATCCTGTTGTTCCTGGACGTCTACAACAAAGATTTCCAGAAGACAGCTCGTGGTTATTTTGAACGCTTCAAACTGGAAATCGAATGATGACCGTCGGCCACATTATCAACAACGGGATATCGTCACAGAACCTGACATTATCTGACGTGGCCAAGAAAGCTGGTTTCGTTAGTGCCCGTGTTCTGGAACTCATCAGTCAAGACATATGCGTCTTACCCATGAACATGCTTGTTCCGCTTGCAGATGCGATAAACGTCGATCCTGCGACTATCTACCGTCAGGCAATGCAACAATATCGGCCGAAAGAGTGGACGATCCTGGAGCTGACACTCGCTTGCCATGAAATCACAGCTCAGAATCTCAAGCATGTCGAAACCCTCCGGAAGCTGGGTGGTAATGTTGATGCGCTATCGGAGGTTGACTACGAGCGCTATAAGTTCGCCAGAAGTCACCTCAATAAGAAGTAAAGTTGTGTTGATCTGGCGTTCATTTACATGTAGAATTCATTTATCGTAAATGAACGCTGGAGCAAATATGTCTCGTACTACTCCCAAAAAGGTCATTGAACTGATCGAGCGTCACCAGTCGCGTCAAGACTGGATTCAAGAACAAATTGACATTCGTCGCAATCCGAATATTTCCCGCGACAACATCATCTACCAGCCCGAGCATGGCCCCGAACACTTCGAGGCAATGGCTGTAGGGCAGAACACGATGCTGGAAGACGTCCTGCACGTCAATAACTGCTACCATGGTTATAACAACGTCGGGCGCTGGGAGCATATCCCCAACCCCAACGTAGGCACACAACCGGACAAACCAACTATCCGCCGTCGTGATATCGGCGGCCAAGTACGGGCAGCTGACAAGGCTGACTGGCGTCGCATGTACTACATCAAATAAGGAGATAGCATGACGCGTAAAGTAATTCACCTGGGCCATCATATTTGGTTCGTCGTACACCTGGATCTGGCAGGCAAAATCGAAGCTCTTGAAGAACATGATTGGCGAGAAGGTGGCGGCATCGAGCCGCCCAAGGGCGAGACCTACGATCAACTGTTTGAACGACGATTCAAGAATCGCTGGGGTGGGACTGAAACTCAACGCAATGAGCTGTTTGGTAAAGCACTTGCGTTCCTGAAAACCGCCGAAGAACACGTCAACCTGGTAGATAACTAATGGCCCAACGCACCCCCGAAGAACTCGATGAAATGATCGATGCCTTGGATGTCATGCAGGGCATGTTGCGTGACCCGCATAAGATCATCAACGGCACGGCCGAACCACTGACCGACAAAGATCCATCCGTCTGCTATGCGATCAGCTCGTCACTGTGCCACGTGCTGGATCAACGTGCCAAGGCTCTCGGCATCCCAGATACTTTCCAGAAGGCAATCGACGTCTGGGAGTTTGAAGTCAACAATGCGGTGGGCTTCATGCTGGAAAACTTCCACCTGGAGATGATCATCATGAGCTTGAATACGCTGGAGAATCAATACAAGCTCGAAATCCGCACCATCCAGCAGCCAAACGTGGTCAAACTGCTGGAATTAATCAACTCCTTCTACTGATCAACAGGGAGTTGATTAATTGTTCATGTGGCGTTACACTATGATCATCATAACGGTATAAGGTCATCCATGTACGACAAGATTAAAGCTGGTGCCTACAATAACACCGCCCACTATCCATCCAAGATAGAGTACGATAAGTTTTACGTCTACCACAGCGGTGAAGTTATCCACAACGGCATTGTGATCTGGGACGAAGACGAGCGTGATGCCAAGCGTGCTGAATGGCGAGCGGCTGGCTACGTGATCGAACAAAAGGTCGACTGGGATGCCATGAACGCCCAGCGTGACGTATATCAGGCTGAAGAGCGGCGCCTGCTGGCCCAGTTCCAGGCTGATATCACGGCGCACTTCGGGCTGACTGACCATCCAAAAGCTGCCATGCTGTTTGATAAAGCATGGGCACGCGGCCATGGAAACGGTTTCGCAGAAGTGTACAGTGTCTACGAGGACCTGAAAGATCTTCTGGTCACTGCTGACCGGACAGCGGCCCGCCGTAAAATGTTTTCGGCGTACAGCCAATGCCTAATTGCCGGTGAAAACATGACAGTTGATGAAATTGCCAATAAACTTCTAGATGCGGCGCAATGAACAAAGAAACCAAACTAGTGGTCAAGGCCGCAATTAAACGTGGCTGGGTGTTCAAACATGGTAAGAAACACCACAGTCTAACTTACAAGAACGGCCGAAAGGTTTCGGTGAGTGGATCACCATCGTGCCGACATTCGTACAAAAACCTCGACAGTGACATTCGAGCCATCGAGCAAGATTTGTCATGTGCGTAGTTTGCAGATGAAAATAATTGCTTGACTTTAGTTCATCTGTTCTGTATCATCTTTTACAAGATAAACGAACTGGAGAAAAAGATGACTGAAACTGTCCGCGACAAACTGGCTCGCGAAGCTTACAAGAACAACCTGCCATATCCGCGTGCTGCCGATATGAGCGTATACTTCGTCTACAACAAAGGCACCGTGATCGCCAACGGCCTGCCAGCAGCTGAAGTTACCGACGAGATGAAGCGTGGCTGGAAAGACGCCGGCTTCCTGGTCGACGTGCAAAAGGTCGCTGACGATAAGCTGAAAGAAGCCCGTCGTGCCCATGGTGCTGAAAATCAGCGTCTGATGGACGAATTCCGCAACGATGTGGAACGTGAAAACGACATGGTCGGCCATCCGAAGGTGGAAAAAATCTGGACCCTGGTTAGCAACGAACGTTCCAGCCTGAACGAAAAGGTCGACTTCTTCGAAGATCTGGCCGAACTGGTCAAATAAGGAGAACAGCATGACCAAAGAAATTGAAAAGCTGCGTAAACGACTGATCAAGGATTACAAGGCCGAGCACGCCGAAGCGTTGAAGTGGAAACGGCAAGGTCAGGCAGAGGTCAGCGCAACGACAGCCGGAAGCGAACTGGCGGTGGGGCGCGAGAAAGTGCCCATCGACGAGTACATCAAGATGTGGCAAGATGGCCTGACCGCACTCGAAGGTGGTGCGGATCCAGAGAAATACAATTACTAACACGATGGTCAAGTGAACAAAACACTTGACCATTTTTCATTTGGCCCGTAGAATACTGACATCGACAACATGAAAGACAACATCATGCCAAAGCCAAATGCCGTCACCCCAGAACAACTGTTCCCGATACTGCTCAGCAACTGGGAAGTCATCCATGCTGAATTTAAGCATATCAAACCATTCACGTTCGGCGACGTCGTGGATTTCCTGGCAGGCGAACCTGGTGCTGTAATTGATGAAGATCGTTACAGCTATGGTTACACGCGCAGCAATCAAGTCAAACAAGCTATCTCGGCTATTGGCGCGCGGTTGGTCGATAAAAAGCTGGCCGATGCTGAAACCACGGCCGTATATAAAGCACTGTGGGCCATGGAAAGTTCGTGCAAGTGCAAATACTGCACCAAGCCGTTCAAGTTTGCCTTCATGATGGGCAATAACAACGGTGTGTGCCCAAAACCTCGTTGCACGTTGCAGAATATGCGTGACTCTATCTAGGCAAATGGTGTTATAATGGTCGGTATGAAAACCGACCTGCACATCCTGCCCCATGAAGTCGAGCCCAGCATACTGGCTCGTCTCATAGAGCCACATAGCAAAGAACGTCCAGGCATTCCCTTTGCCTGGATGCTCAGTTATGGTGCCCGGGAAGCTCGACAGAATATTCGTTACTTTGAAAATGGCGTGCGTCACTGTGCGTTGGAGTTTCCCATCCGGGTATTCTTCAGCAAATGGTCGCACGCCATTGTCATAACATTCGTGCCCCTTGAAGCCATTCGGGAACCGCATATTCTGGAATGGTATGTGACCTTCTACGAGGTTCCAGTTGAGGAAGCAAAGACACGTCTGGAAACATGGCCTGAATGGCCGCATGATGGGCGCAACGAGATGGCAGTGCGAACCGAAATCCTTACTGCTGAAGGCGGTATTCAAAAGATGCTCGACGACTCCGAAAGGGTGTTGGCCGAGCGTGGCATTGACATTCCAAGTAAATGGTGAAAAATGACTGTACGTGAAGATATTCTGGCGGGTAAGTATGTGCCTAACCTGCCGCTGAAAGACGCACCAGTGACCGTTGGTGACTGGCAATTCGCACAGATTGCACGCATCGACGTCTATCCGGTTGGCTACGATCCGTTTGCAAAAGATGAACCCGGCAAGCCAAAAATCGTGCGCCTCAAGCCCACGTATGAATGGTACCTGGACCTCATCACGCCAGACAAAGGAGTGGTGCGCCAGCGCATCGATGTTAAAGATCGCCAAGAAGCCGAAGCAATGCTGAGTGCTGAAGTTGAGCGTATCGAAGATCAGCTGTACGACGACCTCGCGGATGAATACCACGTCACACATGGCACTCTGGGCCTGTTGTACGGCATGGCAAAAAGCCTCCGCTTGAAAGGATTGATTGCTGTGGCCGACGAGTGGACGCGCTTGTTCCCTTTGACCCAAGTCAATAACTAGGAATAACATGATAGAACTTCGTGCAGATGGTTCAATTCCAGGGCCAGACAAATATGGGCGCGTCTATCAAATCGTCAACCTGATGACTGGTGAGATAGGCTACAACATGTGGAGCAGCGACTTGCCTGAGGGTGATCCAGATCGTGTTGCTGGCATCCAGAGCTATCCAACCTTCAAGAAATGGGCCAGTGATATTCTTCCTGTTGACGATGCCGACGCATTGGTAGAAAAGCTCAACCGGGGCCCTGCTGAATATGTGAACACTCCGCATACCTTGATGGTGGCTCGTGTCCGTGCTCGTCTGCAAACTGGCAATGTTGGAGACATAGACGGCGTTTCAATCATCGACGACATGAAGGAAATGTTGCTCGATATAAATGGCAGGGGAGCACGGCCTCCGTTGTCTGGCTGGTAAGTCAAAGCCTATATTGCATCAACTTACCATACCGTCTAAACTGGCGGTATGAATACTCCAATCCGAAAAGCCGTCTTCCCCGTTGCGGGCTTGGGAAGTCGGTTCCTCCCCGCAACAAAAGCACAACCCAAAGAAATGCTTCCCATCGTGGACAAGCCTTTGATCCAATATGCGGTCGAAGAAGCTGTTGCGAGTGGCATTACCGAACTCATCTTCGTTACTGGACGAAACAAACGTGCAATCGAGGATCACTTCGATACTGCATATGAACTGGAAGACACACTTCAGAACAACAACAAAACTGAATTGCTGGCTTTGGTTCAAGACATTCTGCCATCAAACGTCAACTGCGTCTTTATCCGTCAACCAAAGCCTCTGGGCCTAGGCCACGCTGTCTTGTGTGCAAAAAGCCTCGTGGGTACTGACCCGTTCGTGGTCATGCTGGCTGACGATTTTATGACGACTGAAGGCGATACTGCACCAGTGCTCAAGCAGATGATTGATGCCTATCAGGTGAACGGCAACAGTCAAATCGCCGTTCAGACCGTACCCTGGGCCAATACTCGTCAATATGGTATTGTGACCACCAGCAAAGATGCTGGGCAAATGGAGTTGATCATTCCAGGTTCAAGTATTCCAATGATTGGTATTGTGGAAAAACCACATCCAAAAGTGGCTCCAAGTAACTTGGCTGTTGTTGGACGCTATGTGTTTGATAATGCAATCATGGGCTATCTGAAAAATCTTCCACCACCATTTAACGGCGAAGTGCAGCTCACCGATGCAATCTCGGAGATGCTTCGTTTACATCAAGTTGAGGCATTCAACTTTGTGGGTAAGCGGTTCGACTGTGGTAGTAAGTTGGGCTATCTGGAAGCAACCGTGGAGATGGGCTTGCGTCACCCAGAGCTGGGCGCTGCCTTTGCCCAATATCTCAAGGGGATTCAGGTATGAGGTATTCGATCACCCTACATGTGGAAGTTGAATCAAAGTCAATCGATAAAGCATACAAATATGCTGATGCCATTTGCGATGCAGTCTTGGAGACAGAGGACGATAAGAATGGCTCAGTCGCGAGTGTTACTATTGGCGATGCTGAAGAAGTGGAAGATGACGAAGTATGACCTTCAGAAATAATCCAGTGCCAGCTCATTGGATTGCTAAGCCAGATAGAACAGCCGCTCAAGAAACTCGTGATCGTGCTGTACAGGCTGCAACTATCAATAAGCTGAAAGAAATTGGCAGGATGACTGGTGGCGAAAAAGAACTCGCGATTGCTACCCTCCAACGGTTGTTTGGCAAAGTAGGCGAAAAAGTTTCAGTTGATTTTTATAAGTTCATCAACTATAATGATCAATCAACAACTTGAAAGGTAATCATGTTCCCCGATGTCGTTTTAGTTGTAGGTGACGATGACCAACGAACGGTTGAACTTATCACCCGTAAAATCCTGCCTGAACACCAAATCTTACTGATTGGTTCAGGCAGTTACAATAGTATGGCCAGCGAAGCACTGATTGCGGCGGTTGAGTCATTCGACATTTACCAGTTGCAAAAGTCTGCTGTACCAGAATACGGTCACTACCGGGTAAACTTCCGCACCGGCAAGCCACTCCGTTACTAATTCGTTCATCTTTTACTTGATTCATGTTTCAAATGAATCTATAATTGGAACAAGTTAAACGAAACGGAGCAAACAAAATGCCAGCAACCACCAACCGCGTAGTAGAATCCAGCGTTGTAGATTTTACCAACTCCAGCAACGCAAAATGGCGTGACCTGGGTAAAGCTACTGTTCTGAGCATCAAGTCTGCGCGTGTTTGGATGCACTATGAAGTGTGCCCACAAGCTGGCGAGTATGCAAACAAGATCATCACGCTCCGCATTCGTATGCCAGGCACTATCGACACCCGCTGCGAACTGATCACCGGTAAGTCGAAAACTAACTTCGCCAAGGCCGTCGAAGTCAAGGTCAAGAAGATCGAAAAGAAAAACAAGGCCATCGAAGCCCTCGACATCAAAGACGTCAACCCTGGCGACATCGTTAGCGTAAAGAACAAACTGAAGGGCACCTCGTATGACTTCAAAGTATACGAGATCGACTACAATCAATGCCGCCTGAAAGGCTGGGCAACCACGTTCTCGCAGTGGGACGTTGGCTCCAAAATGGGCTGGGTGTCGTTTAACCACGATTCCGTTGAGATTACCATGAAGACCCGCAAAGCTTTCAAGGTCGAAGGCGATCCCCTGTACGAACGTCACAAAGAAAAATCCGGCCGTGTCGGCGAAAAACGCGCAGCCACCCGCCAACGCCGTGCAACTCTGCGTTCCATTTACGGTTTCTAATTAACCACCTGAAAGGATTTTCCATGCTGTATGTACTGATCATCTGTGTTGCCATTAACCTGTACTCGTTTCATATGGTGGAACTGACCAATGCTGCATCGGTTGTGCTGCGCTTCATGCTGGGTGGTGTGGTGTTCTGTGCTCTGTTGTTGGCAAACGCCGAGGCAAGCAAGCCGGTCGCCACGATCAATTCATCGGCAGTGCCATACATGGACGCCTATATGGCACTGGTCATGTTGCTGGTGGTCGCGGCAACGACCACGCCTAGCTATAATCCAGAACGTACGAAAATTCTGGTAGGTAAGATGGTTATGTCCGTTCTGATCGTAATTCTGGGTTACAACGCATTGATCGGGTTCGGCATCGTCACACTGCACTACTAACACGTTTCTGCTCCTAACAAATGGCACCCATCGTGGTGCCATTTTTCATGTTTGACAATTTTTAATTTTTGTCTTTCAACTATTGTCGCTAATCTTGTGGTTTTACAACTACCCATAAGAGTAGCAGATGATCCTGAACCAAAACAATCGTAACATTGAACGTGGTGGCATTCGTGTCGAACGCGAGGCAACCATTGTCGCAGATGCAGTGGCATTCAAAGTTCTGTCTGACATGCTGTATCCTGACAAACCACTCGCAATCATCCGCGAGCTGATGTGCAATGCGTACGATTCTCATACGGCTGCTGGTAAGCCCGATGAGCCTGTTCATATCCACTTGCCTAACGTTATGGAGCCATATCTGAGCATCCGTGACTTCGGCTTGGGTCTGAGCTTCCGTGACGCCTGCGTGCTTATGCTGACGTACTTCAAAAGTACCAAGCGTGAAGACAATAAAGTGACTGGTGCATTGGGTCTGGGTTCCAAAACACCATTCAGCTATGTGGACTCCTACACTGTGACCACTCGCTTCAACGGTCGCAAGTTTACCTTCAATGCGTTCATCAACGAAAACGGCAATCCAGCAATGGCGCTGTTGGCACGTGAACGCACGACTGAAGGTAATGGCCTGGAAATTATGGTGCCAGTTCGTCGCTCAGATTTCCATGTGTTTGAAGATCGTGCCCGCACTGTTCTGGAATGGTTCCGTGTGCCACCGGTAGTGAGCGGCAACAAAGATTTCAAGATCAATCGTACTGAATACGAACTGTTTGGTTCGACTTGGAAAATCGGCAAGCAACAAGGCTACTGGGGCTATAATGGCACCGCCTATGCAATCCAGGGCAACATCGCATATCCGATCAATCCGGCGAGTATGCCAACCCTGCCCGCAGGCTATGCTGAACTGCTGCGCATGCCGATCTACATGGAGTTTCCGATTGGTCAAATCAGCTTCACGGCTGGTCGCGACGCAATCTCGTATGACAAAGCAACGGTTGCAAACCTCATTGCTGGTCTGGATGTTGTGGTCAAGGAATTGCCAGAACAGTCGCAGGTCAAGTTTGATGCATGCAAGACTAAATGGGAAGCCCATGCTCTGTATGGCGAACTGATCAACGATAGCATGAGTGGTTCGATCATTCGTGTTCTGAATCAGCACAAGAAGCTGTCGTTCAAATGGGGCGGTGAAGAGATCAAGACCTCGACGGTTACGATCACGATGAAGTCATATAAAGATCCAGTTATCACCGCACTGTGGGGTGGTGGTTCGCGCTCGAAGCGTTATGCCAATACTGATCCGATCAATATCACGGCTAACGCCAAGACTGTCTTCTACATTGACGACATGTCAAAGGGCGCAGTCACCCGCATGCGTTCGTGGCGCTATGCCAACAACCCATCGTATGACCTGTATCTGCTTGGCACTGATACGAAAGAAGTTGATGTAAAGCGTGTGGCCATTGATGCAATGCTGGAAGAACTGGGCAATCCTCCGTTTATCCTGGCTAGCACTTTGCCACCGAAAAAACGTAATCCGGCCAATCTGCTGAGCAAGAAGACCAACAAGGTTCTGACTGTTGATAGCAAGAGCTATTACAACAACAATTTCTCAGAGTCAACTGACGACATTGATATTGAAGAGGGTGGTTACTATGTGCCAGTTTCGCGTCAAAAAGTAATCGACGACAAAGGGGTGGCATATACGAATTTCAGCGCAATGATTCGTCAAGCAGCGATCATGAAACTGATTCCAGAAGGTACTGAAATTGTGGCCGTTAACCCGTCCCAATTGAAGAAGTTTACCGATAATGAAGATTGGGTGAATGCGGTTGATCACATCAAAGAAGCATTTATCGCTGACATGAAAACCAACAATGTCCTTGACGCAATTGCCGCTGCGACTGATTACCAGACATTGCGTTACACCAATGCCAACTACTACTACAATGCGCTGAATGGCGTATCGGTACTGGTGCAGAAGATGGCAAATGATCATCCACTGCGGGTGTTTGTTGATCAATGCACGATGCAAGTTAAATCCAGCAAGGTGACTGATGTTAGCACCATGATGACCATGAGTAACTGGTTGAACTTGCAACTGGATGTTAATGGCGGCACGGCCAAGTATAAGTTCACGGCCGAATGGGATAAAATTCAAGCTCAGTATCCAATGCTGCGCCTGATCAATTATCCGGATGCCAACAACATTAAGACGGCTCTTAAATACGTTCAGGATATGGATCGCTTGGCAGAACTGGAAAAACCAGCTGTTACGGTGGTCACTATCCAGAAAGCACCAGCGACTCAACCTTAATTAGCAATCTACACCATTGCTCTGTACCATTTACAACAACAATAACAAGGACACATTATGGCAATTACAGCACGACTGATTACTGAATCATCGATCACCCTCATCATGAACGGTAAGCAATACATCCTTACCGAAGACAATCACCAGCATTACACTGAACTGCGCAATGCACTGAAGAAAAACGACATTCCAACCATCGAACGTCTGATTGACCTGCCAAAGCAAATCAATCACTACGGCAATGGCAAAATCACCGTGGTTGATGGCGTGGTAATGTACAACGGCGATGAGCTGCACAACAGCTTGACCCGTCGTCTGCTTCGCCAGATGGACGAAGGCTTCGAGGTAACCTCCCTGATTAACTTCCTGGAGAACCTGATGAAGAATCCATCCATGGTTGCCCGTAAGGAACTGTACGATTGGCTGGAAGAAAACAACAACCCAATCACCGAAGACGGCTGCTTCATCGCGTTCAAGAACGTGCAGAAGAACTACATGGACCACTACACGGGTACCATCCGCAATGCGATTGGTGATACTCCGAAAATGGATCGCGCATCAGTTGATGACAATCGTCACAACACTTGCTCGGCCGGTCTGCACTTTGCATCCGAAAGCTACCTGCCACATTACACTGGTGGCGGCGAGAACAACCGCACCATGATTCTGAAAGTGAATCCAGCTGATGTCGTGTCAATCCCGGTTGACTACAACCACGCGAAAGGTCGTTGCTGGACTTATGAAGTAATCGGCGAACTGGACGATGATGGCTTCCAGAAGTTCTACAAAACTGCGGTTCACGGTGCAACTCCAAATGCCCGCGAAGATGACCTGGTGGACGAGGTAGAAGAAGAAGTCGTGGCAGCACCAGTCAATGCGGCTGTAACGCCTGATCGTGTGTACATTGTTCGCAGCTACAACGACTATACCAATGGGGCCAACGTCACCAAGGTCGATGCTGAAGTTTACGAAGAAGGCAAGCGTGTAACTCTGGCTGCTGCCCGTAGCCTCGCCGAGTCCGTGATGGCACAAGAAGATGTTGATCGCGTGCGTATCATCGACTCGATCACTCAGGACACCATCCTGGTCTTCGAATATGAAGAAGTGACGGATGAAGTTGTTGAAGTTGCTGAAGCACCAAAAGCTGCTTGGCCTATGCCAACGGCTAAGCCAGCAGTGGCCCCAGCGAAAGCACCAGTCAAGGCAGCAAATCCATTCGAAGGTCTGACCTTCACCAAGACGCAAGTGTGCGCGATCCTGGGCGTGGATATGGTTACTCTGGATGAAATGCTTGAAGATGGTACCAAAGTTGAGCGTGTTGTCCGTGGCGGCAAAGGCTTCGTAGTCATCAAGTAATTGATGATCATAGCAAAAAGGCCAGCATTGCTGGCCTTTTTTATTGCCAGTCACTTAGTGCATATGAAAATAATAGTTGACTTGTAGATGAAATAATTATATTCTTGTAACGTTAATTCATCTACAGGAGCTGGACATGAACGTGTTTTCGGATAATCTGGCTGCACCATTCGATATGGCTGATGTGGTGGTCGCATACCTGAATCAACTGGAAGTTGAATACATCTTCGGAGTTCCAGGCGGTGCCATAGAACCCCTCTACAATGCAATAGCTCGGCAAGAAAAACGCGGTGGCGTTCGCCACGTTCTCGCCCGCCACGAAACTGGGGCGGCATTCATGGCAGAAGGCTATGCGCGTGAAACTGGCAAACTGGGCGTCTGCTGTGCAACCTCCGGACCTGGTGTTACCAACATGATTACTGGTGTCGCCAATGCCAATGCCAACCGTGTGCCCGTGTTGGCAATCACCGGCCAACCATCCCTGAAGTCGTTCGGTCGTAACGCACTTCAAGAATCGTCCTGCACTGGCATCGATGTTGTAGCAATGATGAGTCATTGCACGCAATACAGTACGTTGATATCGCACCCTGCTCAGATCGAAAACAAGTTCATCTCCGCAGTAAGTCATTCGTTGCGTGGGGCGCGTGGTGCGTCGCATCTGTCAGTGCCCAACGACATCTTCCGCATGCCGAGCGAACATGGTTCGCCACTCTACAAGCTGGAACGCGAACGTATGGTCAGTCACCACTACGCACCCAGTGATGTGATTAATCTGTTCCACACCATCACCAACAGTCAGAATCCAGTCGTGTTGGTGGGCGCTCATGCGGGGCCAGCCATCCCCGAGATTATGAGTTTCGTCAAGGAGAACAATATTCCCTTCGTATCGACGCCTGACGGCAAAGGGTTTGTTGATATCAACAGTCCATTGTATTGCGGGGTGGTTGGCTTCAGCGGTCATCAATCGGCAATGGAAACCGTGAATGACCCAGCGGTAGACCTCCTGATTGCGATCGGGGCCACCATTGGTGAGTTGAATACCGGTGGCTGGTCAGCTGGTATCCTGAATGAGCACCTGGTCATCATCGACGAATGTGATCAAAATCTCATGCGGGCGCCAATGGCAAAGCTCCAGATGCATGGCAATACGTCAGCAATCATGCGTGGCTTGAATACCATGATCAACCTCATGCCCATGCGCTTCCGGGGCAATACGCATGGGCCCGTGACTATTACCGACTTCGTATGTTCGGTAAGCGACGATACACCAATCAAGCCCCAACGTTTGATGCGTGAGTTGAGCAGTATGTTCCCAAGCAACACTCGCTTTTTTGCCGATAATGGCAACAGCTTCTCGTGGGCCATCCATCATCTCAATCCAGGAATAATGACCTCCAATCATTTGAGCCGTGGCTGGTTGCATGTCACCACCGAGTTTGCTTCGATGGGTTGGGCAATCGGCACTTCAGTTGGGGCAGCAATGGCCAATCCAGAGTCCCCGGTCGTCTGCATTACTGGCGATGGTTCGATGCTGATGAGTGGTCAAGAGTTGTCCACTGCGGTAGCGGAACGCATCCCGATGATCTTCGTGGTGTTAAATGACAGCACCTTGGGGATGGTATATCATGGGCAGAAGATGGGCGGTGCTGAACCCATAGCAACTGACATCCCGGTAACGAACTTTGCCGCGATCGCACAAGCAATGGGCGCGCAAAGCTTTGTGATTAACTCGGCCGTCGACCTGGAAGCTCTGAATATCAAGGCGTTGTTGGCGCACAATGGCCCAACATTGCTGGATGTGCGGATCGACCGTGAAGAGGTTCCGCCCATGAAAAGCCGGGTGGCGGTATTGACTGATACAGTTGAATAATTAGCAAAAAGGCCGCAGATTGCGGCCTTTTTTATGAATTGATTTTCGTTAAATCTTTCAACGTCAACAAGCTAGATCGTCGACCATCCCAAAGAATCATGGTACTCGACACCAACACGTCAACGCATTCGCCATCGGCTTTGGTGACCTTTACCAAATAGTTATGAGGTGATTCGTCACCTTGGATACGGCGATTGTGGCTGGCGGTTACCAATTCCTGATACTCGGCGGTAATGAAATTCCTCACCGGCTTGGCAATCATTTCTTCTTCCAGATACCCCAGGATACAAGTCATTGCGGGATTGACTGCCACAACATGATGGTTGTCTACAACCATGATGCCATCAAAGCTTTGTTCGAAGATGCCACGATACCGTGACTCCTGCTCCAAGAGTAATTGCTGGACGGCCATGATCTTGGAGACGTCTTTGATCAAGAACAGAATCAAAGTTGAACCATCTTGGCGTTCAAATTGCGATACATTACCATCAACCCAGATAGTATTGCCGTTCTTCAGTTTACCACGAATGAGTTCAATGTGATCATCATATAGCTCTGAACCATCTAAAGGTGATTGCGCGGTAAGGATGAACAGAATATCGTCCATGGAAAGCTTGCTGCCGTCTTCTCGAACAAACAGGTTACTGATACATTGGCCGATGATTTGAGATGCACTCCAGCCAAAGATAATCTCAGCAGCACGATTGAATGTAATGATGGTGCCGTCTGGTTTGCATACAATCAGGGCATCGTGCAGAAGCTTGGATGTGACTTCGATTTGTCGTATGCCGTCATCCAAGCGTCGTTTGAGTAAAGTAGTAACATCGTGCGCTGCATCAGCGGTCGACGTGGCAGCAGCCAATAAAGCTTGTTGGCTGTCACGTACTTTAGCCATCATAGCTTCTTCGATTGTATTGTCTTCGACGGGCTTGGCCATCAAACTTTTGAACCAATTGAACATAGTATCCCCAATGAGTTAAAGTTTGGCTTTGATTTCGTAGAGAACGATTTTCAGGCTGGTCAGTGCATCACTGAGGGACAGGTTGCCCTTGTAGTAATCGTCAATGATTTTTTCTATCTTGGCATCCTTCTTAGTAACTTCACCAAGCAGGCGGCGACGTTCGTAGTATAGGAAGACGATGCCAATAACAAGAATTGCGATGATGGCAGAAGGTCCACCTTCGAACAATGCAGCGACTAATTTTTCCGTTATAGCATCCATGGATGATTCTCCGTATTTTCATTTATTTATTGGAGAATCACGAATGTTTAACCGTTGTTTTAATCCAGGACCATAATGAGAAAAGCCCGGCTCTTGGGGCAGAGCCGGGCTTTTCTTGAGACGTTTCGTTGTTACATGAAACGCAATTTGAACAGAATTGCATCCGAGTCATTGATGAACTCGAATGCGAGACCATGATAGTAAACCGATTCTGGCTTTACATCATACACCGTTGCCATGGTGAATTGAACAATCTGGTTTTCATGCAACCAGTTCTTCAAGATCTCTACGTTGTCTTCCTTACTTTTCGGAAGCAAGCAGGTCAGTCGCTTACCACGAAACTGACTTGCAGTGCGACGCACTTGATCGACATTAATGCGGGTGCTCAAGGCTTGACGCCAGGTACAAGCTAATTTCATTTTCATGCAGAATCCTTCTTAATGACTACAACACTACACGAATCATGCAGTAAATGAAATTACTCTGCTGCATTAAAACCGACCACTTCTACCGTATTACTCGGCATTATTGGCCCCATTTCTTTAGTTGCTAAAGTTTGCACAATTTCTGCAAGCAAGCAATATAACATTGCATTTGAGCACGCCGCAATGCTTTTACTAAATTTTTTTGACGTTCAACACGACATCAGGCGCCGCGTGATTTTATCAGGAGCAGCATGTTGTTTTCATCACGATATGCGGTCATATATTCACCCATACAATCAACTTGCCAAGATTCACCTAAGATATTCTTAATATTCTTATAACTGTCTCCCAGGTACTTTTTAAAGTTGATTGGGGCCTCATTGAGTTTATTACGTGAAACAACAGTTTCCATGATTCCGTAGTCTTGAATCTCGAAATCCAACGCACCGCACAAGCCGTTCATTTCAATGTAGTTTTCATACACATTGACCTTTGTCGTCGTATCATCTGGAAGCCAACTCTCAACCAGCTCCTTAACCTTTTCAGCAAGCTCGAACTGAATATCGTCCAGAGCGACCAAGTGAGTGTCATCCAGACCTCGGATGCTGAACTCCCAATTTTCAATTGAAGTGAGGCTGGACAGCTCGCGGCACATCGCCGCAATATTTTCAGCTGTCTTATTGTTCATCCGCATCTCGACGAATACCATATAGTATCCGGTCTGGTCCGGGGCAGCACTGACCTCAGTGTCAAGTAGATCCACGTGACTCTTTTGCAGGAAACGATTTACATCGTTTGCAACATCCTTACTATTGGCATAAAAGCCAATAACGATCGCAGCATCATCGATTTTACTTTCGTATTCGTCGATACTCACACGATTGTTCATCATGTGGACCAAGTCGTCTTTTCTCAAGCCTTCGTTTAACTTATTCATCGGTATACCCCGTATCATTATCGATGCCCATATCCTTTGCACCTTCCAAGTCGTCTTGGTCAACCTCGTCGTCGTAATAGTCACTGGCAGTGTTATTAACGCCTGACAGTAGTCTGCGTGGTACTTCTAATTTGACAAGCCAAATCGGCTCTGCTGGCTTATTGGCCATAGCTTCCAGTTCACCCTTCTCAAATGACACCAGGATACCATGCTTCAACAGACGAAGTCCGGCTCGTGGGTCGGGCATTTGCTTGTGGGCATATTGAAGTGTGATAGACACCCAATATCGTTTAATGCGTGGACCGTCGATCAGTTCACCGTTGATCCAGTTCTGGAACACGTAAATGTCAAGCGAGTCCAATAGATCCTCACACTCCAGAAGAATGTCGAGAACGTGGGGAGTGTCTTCAATTGTTTCGAGATCAAGAGCCATATTTACACCATGTTTTTGAATATTTATTCAAAAGAAAAGGGGAGCATCCGCTCCCCTTCTTTCAAGCAATGAAAAGCTTACTTGACGTCGTCGCCGTACAGGTCCAGGACCGCAGCTACGATTGGATGACGCTCGATGTCGCCGTTGGCAAACTTGATGACCGTAATGCCATCAATACCATCGGATTCAGCCAAGCGATCAGTGAAGTCTTTCAGGCCGTTCTTCTCAAAACCGCGATCGTGCTGGTTGATGTCGCCAGTAACAATCATTTTGCAACCCTGCGAAATACGGGTCAGAACCATCTTCACCTGAGATGGAGTACAGTTTTGCGATTCGTCCAGAATGACAACGCAATCCTTAAGGTTACGACCACGCATGTAAGCGAGTGGTGCAATCTCAATTTGCTCGTCAATCAGCATTTGTTCAATTTGTTGCGGACGGTAGTATTCCTTAAACACGTCCATGATTGGAATAACCCATGGGGCCAATTTTTCCACCAACGTACCCGGCAAGAATCCGTGTTGCTCGTCAACACTTACTGCTGGACGCGAGATGATGATCTTCTTAATCATGCCTGCTTTGAAAGCCTTGATAGCATACTGTGTTGCCAACAAGGTTTTACCTGTACCAGCTGGTCCCATCGCGAATACAATTGACTGGTTGTTGTCAGTCAAGGCTTTGATGTATTTCTCTTGGGTCAGATTGCGTGGGATCAGGTCAACATTCTTACGCTTCGGATTTGCACGTTCGAACTCGTATTGTTCTTGTGCCATCCGGTCGTGATTCGACTGTTGCAGGAATTGATTACGATCATTACGATCTACGCGAGAATTGGACTTATCGCCAGTCCGTTTCATTCTTTCTTCTCTTTTGGCCAATTCAGCCTCCTAAAGGACGTTATGTGTCTGTGTGCCTGCTACCAAGGAAAGGTGTAGTCAGGCGGGTTAGTTTTTAGTTTTCACTGCCTGGCCCGCGCCATCTTTTCGCTCCGATTTGGTGAGATTGTCGAGTTCATCATTGATCATGGTATCAAGCCGTACATTAATCAGACGAAGTACCTTGTTGCCAATTTCCGCTGCTGCTGGAGATTCGGCAATTGCTTGGGTCACGTAGCCAGCTGCCATCATATAGGCTGTACGTTGAGAAGGGATTAGGATCGCACAGGCAGCCGCGATAACTGCATATGACACAAAGCGTTTGACAAAGCCCATAAACCGAGTGGCGGCGTGAAAAACTAACATTTCACCCGAGCCATCTGATTTGTTACTCTTACTCACGGTTGCATTCGGCCCCGCATCAACCCATGCCATGAAATATACCACAGCCAATACCAGGAAGGCCACACCTGTAATGATGGCGGCAACCTTGATAGAGTCGAGGAATTGAATCAGGTAGATAATAAATGCAAGTGTCATTTGTGTTCCTTTATAAGAGTATTTATTAATCGGCAAGGTTCATCATTCCTTGCCGATTCTGTTAACCGCCGACGTTAATGTCTTTGATATCAGTTTGTGCTTTTTCGTAAGCCTTACGTTCCATCCAGATCGATACCGCTTCGCTGATCTGTTTCTTGTACTTGCCCATGAAGTGAGTCAGCACCTCTTCGTCAGTGGTATTGGCCTTCAAGCCATTACGAACGACCTTTGCTTCCATCACATCAATGATCACAGTCGCATAGGTGGTATGCTTGTCCGTAACACGATCAACCACAGTCATCTCTTCCAGAGTCTGCCAACCAGCACGGTCAGCCCAACCCTTCTGTTCAGTACGTGCGCCTGGTGCTGGGCGATAACGATTGGTAATCACCACAAATGGGCGCTTGGACAGATAATTTTTGTTGTACATATGTTTCCTTGTTTTTGGGTGGCACGACGGCCACCGGTCGTTTAAATCATGCAGAGCTTGCACAGGGTTGCAGCCAAATTGATCTCGATGTCAGCAACCAGAGTATGGTTAACCAATCCATCACGAATAATCAACAGGGCTTCATTTTGTTTCGATTCTTCCGCTCCCCAAACTTCCAGATTTTTGTACAGGAAACGGTAAATCTCCGTGTACTCGTCTGGAGCTGCTTGGGCAACCACCAACTTACGACCCTCAGTGAAGCGGCCAGCCTGGAACAGGGCGACCATTTCCAGCAAGTAGTCTTTACCACCAGAATCTTTGGTTTGCGGAATTGTCAGCTTGCCATCAACTACACTTTGTTGAATGAGGTTGATACTCTTACGCAAATCCGGATAAGCCATCGACACAAACACATCCAGATGCTCAACCTCAAAGGTCACATTCTCGTTGTAGAGAATCTCAGCAAGACGGACAGTGAAGTCAGTCACATCGAGTGCATCAAAATGGAAACTTTGGCAACGGCTATGAATTGGAGGAATGATTTTGTTGGCCGCGTTGACGGTGAAAATGAAGCGAACACTTTCGTGATATTGCTCCATCATACCAAGCAAAATACGCTGAGCCAGCGGCGTCATAACCTGAGCTTCGTCAAGCAATACATACTTCATATCGCCCAATGCCCAAGTGGTGCAGAAGTTCAAAATCTTGTTGGCAACCACGTCAGGGTCACGTTCGCGCGAGGCATTGATCTCCAGAATGTCACCAGTGTGAACCTTCATGAGCTTCAATACCATCTTGGCTAAACTGGTTTTACCAGTACCCTGAATACCACCAAGGATCAAATGCGGCACAGAGCCGTCTTCAATCCATTTTTCGACCTTTGCACGCTGGTTAGGGTCACGCCATACGTATTCATTCAGGGCTTGTGGGCGGTATGCTTCGGTCCAAAGTTTAGTCATGTTTGTAGTTCTTATTGGTTAATTGGCTTGAGTTCTGATGGGAAAATTGGCGATGCAACATCGACCGAGTCTGGATAGTCAACACGCCAGATCTTGATCAGGCCTTCGGTAGGGTGTTCAAGTTCCATACCGAAAGTCCAGCGACCATGCTTGACGAGAATCCACTCACCAGGCTTGATATCAGTCACGTCCGGACCAACGGCATAAACCTCAGCCCAACGCGAACGAATGCCAGTATCTTTCATGTTGTCGTCGAGAATAAAAATACCACCCGCTGACTTACGGGCACCGTTTTCCAAATCTCGTACAAAAACGGTGTTGCGCAATGGCTGCAATGTGCCTTTGATTGTTGTCATGTATATCTCCTATCTACAGTCATTGTATTTGCCAGTACGGAAGCCGTCAAAATGTAAATCAAATTATTGGGCAAATAGTTCCAATGAAAATGGCAAGCCGAAGCTTGCCATTCCATTAGTTCGATTCCTCTTACCTAGACTCTCTAGACCAGTGGTGGGTTGATCCTCTCATCGACTGTGGATCATTCGTCATCAGTAACGATACGGCGCGACTTTGGAGCAACTGCCGCAGCAGCCGCCGCTTTGGCCGCGATGTCTTTTTTAGCTTCCGTTACTGCGTCAGCTGGTGACAGGAACACATCCGGTTGCAGATCTTTAAGACTTACAGTCTTGACCGCATTCGGATTCTGTTTGTGATACTCTTGGGCTACCTGTTCCTTGCGACGAATAATTGCGCCACCTGGGCCGATGATGTCTCCGCGGGCGTTCATGCTTGCATTGCCAAGAGCAATCGCATTCTCATTTTGTGCCTGGATTGCGCCGACATCAAGCGTCTTTCCTTTCATAGTTGTGATTTTCATAATCGCTCCTTTCAATACTAACTATTTAGTATTAAGATTCTTTGATGAATTCCGAGATCGGAAGATCGTACTTCAAACTGTCAATACGATGAACACCAATCAAAAACAGGCAATATGATGCCACACTACTGCCCCGGCCGACGCCCCACATCACATTGTTGGCCTTGAGGGTCTCAACCATGTATAGGAGAAGTCGTAGAACGTCATACATGTGATATTTGGCAAACAATTGAAGTTCGGTGTCAACTCTATCAATTTGATCTTTGGTGACACATTTGGCCCGCAACCATTGCTCAATATCAATTGACTTATACTCATCAGGCATAAGCCAGTCAGCTTGACGTTCCGCGTGATACTGTTCTGGTGCTATATCCAAAGGAGTATGTAGCACCAGTTTTTTATTCGCTTTATCAAAGACTTCGCACCAAGTATTGAACTCTTGTGTTGCCACATTATCGTCAACCAATACTTCCTGGTGGTCATGACCTTTGTAAAACAGTTCGAGCAATCCTGACTCCATCAAGACTACTCGGCCCCACTCATCAACTCTTTGGTGTGTCATCTTTACCGCCAGTGATCACTTCCGGCTTGAATGCAGGCCGCAAAACGATCGGTGTGGCAACTTCGCTTGCCTTATAGCGTTCTTCAATGAAGTTCAAATCTACGCCAATAACTGGCGGTTTGGTGAGGTCCGCATCTTCTGGAGGGATCACATCCAGAGTCGAACCGTCATTGCGCGCCCACCACGGCTGTGCATGATACCCACGATCACCAATCCATTCTTCCATTGGCGGCAACAACATTTCGCCATAGCCCGTAAAGGTGATTTGGAGATTTTCTCGAGTGTCACTCGTTAGTTCCAGAGTACCAAAGTTAACGATGCCATTGCCCAGTGCATTCAATTTGCAATGCAGCACGGCGGTCAAGAGGTCGTCGTCCGGTTCGTCGGGTAGAACGATAGGCACATTACCCATACGGGTGTTGCCTTCATCATCAAACATGATGTCGAGGGCAAATTCATTCTCGCGACAGAACATAACTGAGTTCGACACGATGTAATCGAACCAGAAGTGGATCTTTTCCAACGACATCGAAATGTCGCGTTGAGATGCTTCTGGGTCAATATAAACCTCGGCGCGCAAGGTGTTTACGAATGACGTAATTACATTATTGACAATGCGAATGGTTTTAAACTTGAAACTAATAGAGGTGAAACTTTCCGGGAATTCGGCGTCGTCATCGTCATCAAAATTCATGTATTCTCTTCCTGAGGTTATGATATTACCAATTTCAGTAATGTTCTTCACATTACTGAAATTATTTATAAAATCAATTTACTGATCGTTGGATGTTGGTTTGCTTGTACGCTTGGGGATAAAAACAGGATGGCTGGACTGTTTCTTATCTTCCTTCGCGGCCACATGCTTAACCGGGCGCACGGCTGTTTCAGGGTCAGTCTCCCGGACCAGACCACTTACTTGACTTGCACCTTGTTTCTTGTAGACTCGATTCATTTGCTCAAATTGCAGAGTTTCCAACAACGCCTGCAATTGATCCACCATACCAGAGTTGCCAGCATTGTAGTGAGCAAATACCAACTTACGATGAATCTCCGCAATCTTCTGGAAGATTTCGCTGTCAGTCAAGCCGTCAACATTGAGGCCTGGGAATTCCATTTAGGCAGTACCGGTCGAGTTGAAGCCACCATCAGCACGTACGGTTTCAGTCTCGAAACTGTCGACCACATCAAAGGTGACTTGCACCACAGGGACAATCACCATTTGTGCAATGCGTTCAAGAGCCTTGATGGTGAATGGAACTGTGCTGCGGTTCCAGCAACTAATGAAGACTTGGCCTTGATAGTCAGAATCGATCAGACCAACAGTGTTGCCCATGATGATGCCATTTTTGTGGCCCATACCGCTACGAGGCAGGATCATACCTGCGAGGCCTGGGTCTTTAATGTAGATAGAGATGCCTGAAGGAATCAGGATGACTTGATTTGGTTCAATTGTGAGATCTGCATCCACGCAAGCACGCAGATCGAAAGCAGCTGAACCAGGAGTACCATACGCTGGTGGTAAGTCTTTGAGGCGTTCATCAAGAACGCGGAGTTTGATTTGTGACATAAGTCCTCCGTGCCAATACGGCTATTATTGTTATGCCAGTATTGTAGAGGATCAGCCCGCAAAGCCATAATTAAAACGCTTTTACTTCCTGGGGCGGGGAGCCACTATAGAGAGCGCAGGGTTTGAGACCTTATGAGCTTGCCCGCAACTCGTGCAGTAGAACTCCATGCTCTTGAAAATCATATTGTGGGGATCAAGGTGCGATATGTTACCGCAAGGGCAAGTGATGCTAAACGGCCCTATATACATTTTGGGCTGCGAACCATCTACATTGTGCTCAACTAGCGGTTTGCTGGTTGGGGGAAATTTGATAACTTTCACGATGTTCTCCACGTTATCAAATATTTATTAGGTACTTTCGCGTAACAATATGCTAAGTTTAATGTTATGACAGGTAACATAAGGCAAAATGCAACCTGTAAACAACAAAAAACATTCGTTCTGTTGTGGCACCACAACGAAATGAACAAATTTTCTAAAACTATTGACGGCGTCGAGCATTGTGTGTGCCATACATCATTTGTAACATGGCAAAATACCAAAATTTATGGTATTTCCTTAGTTCACCATAGAGCGCCATACGAACTTAATGTGAATTCTAGAATAATTCTCACGTTCAAAATGTTACAGAATTGTTACTATTAATGCATCAAGCATTTTCGCTAAGTCCTTGAAAACATTGAAGTTTTATTGTACACGATCCATAACAAATCGCTTGACTATCAAATACCACAAACGTACTATTGCGATACGGTGATGCAACAAATGAAAAGTTTTGTTGGTATCAAGTAGTAGCAGGAGCCAAGTAATACCATGTTTTGATAAACTAACCCATGTAAAGGAAATATCATGCAAGT